GCATCATAGCCATCGTCCGAATCATCGTCCTCATTCCAGTCATCATACCGACTCATCATTCACCTCTTTAAACCTAACATCAGCACCCATACAATCGGGCCAACCCCACTTGTCCCACGCCTCACTCCACGCTTCGGATGAAGTTGCAGCAGACACACTGTCCAGCAACTCATCTGTCCAGATATCGAAAACCATCACGGTCGTCATTCTGTTTCTCCCTCTACTCTATTATCGACAAGTATAGCATAGAAACTTTAGCTGTCAAATGAAAATTTTTCTTGCAATACCGTAAGGTTGATATAAAGTGTTATAGCATAAGGAGTTACAGCAAATCCGGCCCGCCCCGTTTGACGTAAGTGTTTACGCCATAAGGGTTTAAATTAGGTGCAGTTGTAAGTGTCCGTGTAAACCTCGCACCCAATCTCACTAAGCTGCTTTGCCAGCTCTTTGACCAGTTCGGTACGCTCAGTCAGAGTGTTAGGGGTTCCACCCTTATAGACGGGAGACCAATAGCCAGCACTGTCATATGATTCGATGCCGGGGCTTTCAAGGTCGAGTTTACCCAACACAACGTCAACGAAATCCTTGCTGTCTTTCAGACCCCACAGCAGAGTGTTTCTCACGGCAGCAATGCAGTGAATCTTCTCTTTGACAGGGACGCTTTTCAGAGTCAGATTCATATGACGAGTAGGCTTGACATCGCTATCGCACTGAGACAAGCCGATTTCAATGGCTCTCTGGATTTCGTCACGAATAGTGTCGGAGATGCTGGTGTTGCGGAGCAGAGAGAGAGCAGAGGTGAGAGAGAGCGAGAGGTTGACGTTGATCATCTTACAGTTTCCTACTGGGGGTTTGGTTAGTGATTACACACTAGTCTACCATATATTATCGACCAATGCAAGAGGGTATCTTAAAAAATTCTTTTTTATCCTAAGTCTATTAGCTTCAAGGACTTACGTCAAAAGCGGCCCGCCCCGCTGACCCTAAGTGCTTTCGCACAAAGGGTTTAGGGCGAATGGCTCAGTCGTCGTATGGGCCATCTTCATTATAATCAACAAACCCTACAGCCTCATCAGAGTGGAAATCCTCTACTCCATCGTCCCCATAACAGCCGTAATCCTCATCTGTTCCCCATCCAGCGGAAGCCAACGCAGATTCAGCATCACCATCCATACTATCATCAAACGAATCATCGTCATACGACGGATCGTAATCGCCGTCTCCATTAGGGTCAGAATCCGCACTGAAAAAATCCTCGAAATCGTCATACTCGTAACTCATTACCAATCCCTCATGATGGTGGTGATGTAAAACAGGCCAACGTATGCAACAACAAAAGCAATCGTACTAAGCATGATCATACTCCTCTGGGACAAAATCTTCAACAGCACCAACAATGTCTGCCCAATCCCAAAAATTGACTTCCACGCTGGGATCGTCAATCGGCTCGACCATCGGCTCAACAATACCCGCTTCGGCCATGTCGTTCAGAATGTCGTTGATCTCGTCGAAGTTCAGCATGATTCTGTTCCTTGTGGTTTCCGTTCGTGATGCTGTCATTCTACACTTATTATCGACCAGCGTCAAGCAGAAACTTGGAAAATTCCAAAATATAATTTCGTGCCAAAGATGAAAAATTTTGCAGTTACCGTAAAGTGTTGGTAAATAAAGAGTTACAGCGAACGCGGCCCGCCCCGCTCGTCGTAAGTGTTTACGCAGCAAGGGTTTATGTCAAGGATTTTTAGAGAGACTTTTCGATATAGTCAATCGGGCCAAAAGCTGCACGAAGAGCAGCATAGGAAACAATGTTATCGCTGTCAACCCATGTGTTCTCTCTGTCGTCAAGAGGAACCACGTAGTATGCAACAATCTCGCCATCTTCGGTGCGAGCAAAATCACACACCCGGCCAAACCACTTATTGTCACACTGAACCAGTTCTCCATCATTGAGTTCGTTCTTCATTCTGTTCTCTCTTTCTTGTTCTTCTATTATAGAGTATGGGCTTATTCTACCAAGCCTAATCAACTCTGTCAACGCTGATCATACTCGTACCAGAAATCTTCTGCGTCGATTTCCTGCTGAATTTCCGCACTAGAGGTGAAGCCGGGATGTTGAACATTCTGCATCTCAGGATTGTCCTCGCAAGCACAACAATGCTTAAAAGGCCCACAATCAGCATCACATTGCAAACAGTAGAAAGTATTCGTCATTCTGCTCTCTCTTTCTTGTGTTGGTATTCTACCAAACTTTTCCCTGTTGTCAAATCTTGGAAATCCGGCCTAGATCATTAACAACCAGACATGCCTTACCACTCCATGTATCTGGAGCATCATATTCTACTGTGACGGTGTTTTCGGAAACCTTCACAACCGTAGCGTTAACATATGGCTCAACGCGATCATGGACTTGAACCCAGTATGGCAGCAGCACCGAAACCTTATTCCCAACTTCTAGCATTTGACTCCCTTTCTTTCTTGTCCTACCATTCTATACCTATTATCGTCAACTGTCAATACCCTTCAGCAGTAAAGTTTCCTTACAATGCTGTAAGTTTGTCGTAAAGTGTTGCAACATAAGCACTTACGCTTCGCGGGGCGGGCCGGACTGGTCGTAAATCCTTACTGGTGAAGGAGATACGTCATGGTGCAGCCGATTATAAAACACACCCCCCACAATATGTAGTCACTCACTTTCATCATTTTCCTCCATATACATGATATTTGACATACTAGCATACAGTACGATACCACAAATATAGCCGAAAGCGACACTAACAAAATCAAATTGATACATCCTTGTATCTCCATTGTTATTCGGTCAATCCCCGTATCCCACCCAGAAATCATCACCCTTATCATCTTTCATAAGAGTAAAACCCCTGGCCCTCATAGCCTCATACTCATTTATTCTCTGCCAAACTTCCCCCACAATAGAGAGAAAGTAGACACACCCCAAAACAAAAAGCATAAGCCCCAGCCAAGCCCACACCAGAATAAAATCACCTACCATGTCTCCCCTTTTTGCACCATTCTATACTATAGTTATCGGCTTGTCAATAGGCCAGTCTTTAGGCTGACTATACCCAACAGCCGCAAATCCGAAGGATTAGGAGAGACGACACTCAACCCCTACTTCTTAGGGGCGGCGTCAACCCTCACGATTTCCTTGGTATCGAAACCATTTGAACGCATGATTTCGTAGGCTTGACGATTCGAGCCACAACGAGAAAGCTTATAGGCTTTCCCGTCTTTCATACGCACGATGAAATCGTGGGTATAGATCGGAGGCAGCGAACGGGTGAAACTCTTGACTGAAACTGACTTTTCCATCTTCAACTCTCTCTTTCTTTCTTCTATCATTATACCAGTATTATCGTCATTTGTCAATAGCTTAGGCCAGAAAAACTTTCCTTGCAATATCGTAAGGTTATCGTAAGTCATTACCCCACAAGCACTTACGCTTCGCGAGGCGGGCCGCGTTTGCCCTAAGTCTTTATAGGGTAACGCTTTACGTCAACTGCTATGCTTTTGTGCAGTAGTGATAGTTCATTCATCGCCCTTGAAGCTGAACGGGCTGATTTCTTCACCACAAGCAGCAATGGCAGCGTACTGTCTGGTCAGTTCTTCAACACGCTCACGACTTCCCGGCTTGCCAACCGGAACGATCATGGTATCTTCACCCCCCACATATCGGGGGTCAGCCTTTTCCTTGCGAACCTTGCCAATGTTCTTCAGTGCGGTACGATTGAACTTGAGAACCTTTTCGCTCACAACGTAACGCTTGTGGTCAGTCACACCGTAAACGTAATCGACATCGTCCACAACCTTATCGTCAGGGATTTCCACAAGCATCGGCACAGCGATACCCTTGAAGATCATACGGGCTTGACGCTTGGCATTTTCGATGATAGGGAACTTTTCTTTCATTTCTTTCTCTCTTTCTTGTGAGTGCATTGTAGCGATTTTCTCAACTCCTGTCAAGCGGGAGACATTTCGCTTTCGCAAAAATCCCAGTGCTGCCCACCGAGCATCCTAACCGTCCACACGTTTCCCTCATCATAGTGATAGGAAACAATCTTTCCAACCGATCCATTCACCACAACCTTATCACCAATCTCGTACATTCTTTTCTCTCTTTCTTTCTTCTCTATCTCTTATATCGTCATTATACCAGAGCAATCTTGAGTTTGCAAGAGAAATCTAGAGATTTTATTGTCAAGAGATTTTGACAAAACTTTGCGTCATTTTGTTTGGGTTTGGCACAGTATTTGCTAGATGAGCGTAAAGTGTTGCAGCATAACGACTTGCGTCAAAAGCGGCCCGCCCGGCTCGACGTAAGTGCTTACGCCGTAAGGCTTTGCGTCAACCCTTTGCTTGCCTGTATCTGTACAGAAGCTCAGTTGCAGCACCCTTGATTCCCTCACACAGGATATCTCTCACCGCTCCGGTAGATTCGGGCAGTCTAACCTGTGCTTCATACAGCCAAAGCCGAATGGTACTGGTGTTCATCTGCTCAAAGGTGGGCTGGAAGTAGTTGGGATTCATTTTTCTCTCTTTCTCTTTTTTGTATTCTACCAAACTTTTCCCCCGCGTCAAGCCCCTCTACTTAGGGGTCACCGAAGTGACGCTCACAATATCCTTAGGATCGTAGCCTAGTGAACGCATGTATTGGTACACTTCACGATGCGAATGGCATCGAGACACCCTGTAGGATGCACCACTTTTCAGACGGACCACATGGTCGTACAGATAGATGGTGGGGAGCGAACGAGTAAAACCTTGAACCGAAACCGACTTTTCCATTTGAAACTCTCTTTCTTGTCCTATGATTCTACACATATTATCGTCCATTGTCAATGCTTTACGATAGAAAAGTTTTCTTACAATGCTGTAAGGTTACTGTAAGTCCTTATGGGGTAAGCACTTACGTCGATCCCGGCCCGCCCGCCTCGCCGTAAGTTCTTTACGGTCAAGGCTTTATATCAACTCACTACCATACGATCCTCAAATGGTGTGCCATCTTTCAGGTACCATTCATAGTTCTTCTGGCATACCTGTACGGGTGAATACTGATTGATACGCTTCTTAGTGGTGTGCGTATGCCATCCACCACTATTGAGCATAACAGTATCGTCGGGATAAATCACCACGACATTCGTACCATGCAACTCTATTGCAACGCTACCATCGGCCTGGATGTAGGCATAGGTGTTGTTGCCAACCTTGCGAGTATCCTTATTGGTCTTACCACGAACCATCTTCACTGCTTCACTGTGTGTCATACTCAAACCTCTTTGTAATCGGTCAACTGGTTCTGATTGAATATACCATGCTGTCCGTTGCTGTCAACAACGAAAAACACGATAACGGGCTTACCGTCCACAATAACGATATCGCTGTCGTTTATGGTAACGTCAGTACCAGATAGAGTTTTGGCAATCATAACGTTCCCCTGCGATGAGCAATGTTTCAGAGACATAGTTCCCTCAGTCGTGAAGAATGGAATCGATAGCATTAGCCACTTCGTGAACAGTATACGAAATGAAACCAGCAAAAGCAATCAAGGCAAACAGCTGAACGTATTCGATAACCGTAATCATTAGTTTCTCTCTTTCTTGTGATTGAATTGTAGCTAGGGGTTAGGTACTTGTCAAGAGCCAATCTTGGTCAGCTCTTGCTCAAAACAGTCGATGGTCAGACCGTTGGGGAACTGCACAACCCACATATTCCCCTCATCGAAGAACCATCCGATGATCGTACCCTTGTCCTGAATCCCACCTACCATCACCTTATTGCCAATTTCGAAATCCATCATCTCACCTCTTTCTTGTGCTATCATTATACATCTATTATCGTCAAATGTCAATAGCCTACAGCAGAAAAAGTTTTCTTACAATACTGCAAGGTTGCCGTAAGTCGTTATATGGCAAACACTTACGTCAAAATCGGCCCGCCCGCCTAGCCCTAAGTGCTTATAGGGTAGGGGTTTACGTCACGAAGCGTGAATGAACACCTTTTCACTTACTGTACGGCTGGTCACCGTCACGATCCAATTCTTTCCGCTACCATCTTCACGCATGATGCTGTTGATAAGGCCCACATGAGCATTACCCCTTGGGTCGATCACACAGTGATACTTGCCAGCTCGCATAGCAGCGAAAATCTTGTCAAGGTTGTTCGTCACAGTTTTGCAGTTGGTCTGAAGCATCTTTTTCTCTTTCTCTTGCTTAGAGGGTTTCTATTTCGTTAGTTTCCGCAGTAATGACTTCGTCACTGTGATTCACAGCAATCGTCCATGTTGCGACATGATCGTGTCGATCATATCGAACGCCAACAATCTGACCCACAACACCACCGCAACGAACATTTTCTCCGATTTCAAACATACTCAACTCTCTTTCTTGTGTTGGTGGTATTATACCGTATACGCTACTGTCTTGTCAAGCCTAGATGCCCGACGCACAATCTTCACACACCACATCATAGAACAGCTCATTCAGCTTTTCCATGATCGTATCATTCGACTTGATCGTGACAGAGTGAAGCATCTCTTTTGACTCGACTCGCGTATACGCACCAGAGTGGACGACGCGAACACGATACGATTCCTTGCCGAACACCTGTCGAACGCCAGCCATCACCATGTCGAAAGATACATTGCTCATTTTCTTTTCCTTTGCGTTACCGTTCTCTTGTGTCATCATTATACATACATTATCGTCCAACGTCAATACCCTACAGTAGAAAACTTTCCTTACATTTTCGTAAGGTTTCTCATAGCAAATACCGTGCCAATTGTCGTAAGTCGTTATCTGTCAAGTACTTACGTCGAATTCGGCCCGCCCGGCAAGTCGTAAGTCTTTACCACATAAGGCTTTACGTCAAGCCTCAATACTCCCCATTATCTTCGGATACTTCCTCCCCGATAACCTCGCAGTGTTCTCCACAGCTAGGGCAGATACCGTAATCGGCCTGAGCAAAGGTCATTTCGCAATTGCAGCAGTCAGAAGTGAAGTAGACGGTAACGACGTTTTCCATGTTTCTTTTTCCTTTTCTCTTGTGTTGGTTCTATTATACAGTATCGGCTATTCCGTTGTCAATACCTTAGTAGTAAAGAAAATCTTCCAGAATGTTTCCGTCCCGGTCAACGGTGATCCCCTCACCCTCATCACCACAGGGAAAGAAATCTCCGATGTGGAAGGTACCATCCCTCAGATCGTGAGTCAGAGCCTCAGACAGCAACTCACCACCGATGCGAGCAATCCCAACAAGAGTGTCGGGCATGGTGGAACCCTCTCCGTAGAGGAGGTTGTTCAGTTCGTCGCGGTTGTTGATGGTGATCATTTTCTTGTCCTCTTGTTGTCTCTTACTCTTATATCGACATTATACAGAAGATTCTTTAGCTTGCAAGCGAAAAGTTTCCTTACAATTTCGTAAGGTTGTCGTAAGTCTATGTTTCATAAGTAGTTACGTCGAATTCGGCCCGCCCGGCAAACCATAACTCCTTACGTCGTAAGGCTTTACGTCTTACAGAATCGTACCGTCACCACGAATGCGATACATGATGCCACCGATACTGTACAGACAGATACCCTCGCCCATGTGCTGTACAAACGTAGCAGAATATCCATGTCGAGCAACTAAGCGGCGAATCGTGTTTTGAACTTGAATTGTCATGTCTGTATCCTACTGTGTTTGGTGGGCGTTGTCAATACTGTACAGATAATCAGTTGACCGCAAAATCATCCACAACATAACCCATCTCGTCAATCTCGATCCAACCACCATCGTCCATAAAGCCCAGTTCGTCGTCGATTGCAATCTGGTTGTATCCGCTCGCACGAACATGATCGAGAAGATCGGAAGCAAAAGCAACCCGTCCAACCAAGGTATCAAGGCTGGTGTTGTCAAGGAACTCAATCAACTCAGCCACAGTGTTCAGAACGATCAGGTTTTCCATTTTCTTGTCCTCTTTTTGTCTCTTGTTCTCTTGTGCTTTCATTATACAGTATTTATCGACACTTTCAAGAGAAATCTTTGGATTTTTTCAAATATAATTTCATGCCAAACACAAAAATTCTTCAAATTAGTCATAAATCCATACAGCATAAGCACTTACGTCAAATTTTGCCCATCATATAGCCCCTAAGTGCCTACGTACCATAGGGTTAGGGGGTTTTTCTGGTTTTTTATGGTATATGCAGAAGTATTCGGAAAATCCCAGGAGGTGGACAAATAGTAGGTAGGTCTTAAAACAAATGTAATACCTAATCTATAATGATAGCCCCTAGTACCTATAAGGCCCCTGGCTTATAGGAACATAAACTACTTTTGGCACCGTTACCATCTGATATTTCTTTAAAAGACACCAACTCTGAGTTTCCACCATCACATTCTCATACTTTACCACCGGAGCATAATAAGTAACCAACGGAACCATAGTTACAGCCGGAACAGAATAGTAGTATGGAACATATTCCACCTTTTGAACTACCTGAGTCATCGGCACCCAATCACCTCCCATACAAGTCTCTCCTGCACCAATACCTAGGACTAATGATGCTAGAACTAAAGCCTTTTTCATAAAAAATCCCCGTTTAATAAAGTAAATTGACCGATTTCCACACTACTATTATCGACCAGCAGCATACCACTCTTGAGTTTTTATCAGAGGTATCCTAATTTTGTCATCAGAGTCACGAAAGATTCATTCAGAAACAACTGATTCATCTGCTCCTTATTAAGATCTTTCAAATATCTTTTGCTTCCATCATATAGATTCTGATTGATTTGATATAATCTCAATAGTCTATGATATTCTCCGCTAATTTCTTTGTCAAAGATATCTTCTGGTAATACTAATTCTTCTTTAGGATAGTTTAACATTTCATCATCATAGTCTTCTTCTAGATAAGAACATATCTTTCTAAGCTCAGCCCCAGGTCTTTTCACGAAGTCTTCATATTTTAGCACATGTAACTCGCCCCCATGTTCACTATTTAACCACTCCTGATTATCTTTTATCCATCTGTTAATGCTAAACTCAAAATTGCTATATCTTTTATGCAAACTACACACAACATCTCGTCCATCTCTCACCAGCACAATAACTTTCGGAGACCTTACCAATTGAAATATATTATCTATATGATAAACATGTCCCGGAGTCTTCTCACACACCCACCTTTTCTTGCATAACTTTCTTTGTTTATCTAACTTATCAATTTCACTATTTAGCTTTTCACCCTTATATTTTACAAAAATTCCAGTCTCATAATCTAATCCATAAATATTTCTATGATTACTCATTATCTTATTTAAAATGGTAGTACCAGAATGACCACACCCACATATAAAAATCATGTTTTCATACATATTCCACCAACTCAATAGGATCGCCCGTATAAAATAGCTCTTCCCACACCAACTTATTAGATTCTGACACCTTCACAACCAACTCGCCACAAAATGTATCAATATTAAACTTAATAGTTTTCCGTTCATATCTTTCTGACCACTTATCTTTCAAATCCACCATACTCTCTTTACCTCCACTAATACAAATGACCCCACCACTATAAGGCCCCACTTTTTGTAAAATTCCCACAATACTAGAAAATCCAGAACTTTTAAGCTTAACATACTCTTTAGCCACAATTCCCAAATTGATAGAGGTTATTCTGCTCAATCTATTTTTCTCTGGAATAATAAAGTTTTTTTGAAAAGTCATATTATGAAATGTTTCACTAATAATTGACCCATACTTTTCTGATCCAAGATCATTAGTATGAATAGAATCTCTCAGATAATCAGAAGCATTTTCCAGTTTTGATAAATCAATACTATTTATAGAATATTTTTGCCCATAGCTTTTTAAATGCTCAAACATATCAAACCACCCACGATCCATATCTTTCCTATAGAAGAACAAGAAAATAGGATAACAATCAATAGTTAATAATTTTTCCACTAAAACATCAACGTATATATCGATCTTTTTTGGAGGTCTATAGCATTCTGGACTAAACCAATCTAAAAAACAATAATTAGGATTTGACCGAATTACCCCATCTATATAACAAACCCCCGCATCACTAATATTCATACCTCCATATCCGAATTGACTAACAAAATAATTCTGATTCAGATTCTTAAAAAAGCTAACATAGCCAGTTTTTTGCTGAGTTATTGAAGCTCCAAAGAATGCTATTTTCATAATACAAGACCCTATTTATTTTTTAATTTTTCATAAAGCTTAAAATCGTCTTCAAAAAATTTCTTTATTTTTTCTAAGTCTTCTTTACAAATATCATCAACAAAATATTGTTTGTTACTAACATTGAGTTTTTTATCTAGTGTTATTTTAAGATTAAATTGCTCAAACCACTGTTCTATCAATTTTGGTTTTTCCATCAGCATTAAAGTAACATCAATAGGATGAGCTGATTCAAAAGACGAAGTTTGTTTATGCCAAGGTTTTAAATATCTCATCATTTCTTTTGGATGTTTTTTTAAGTAATTACACATAGATAAGAATCTACTTATCGGTTCCCTAACAATAGACAAAAATCTTCTATTATTCAGATCCCATTCGTCCAGAATTCCCAAACTTAGCAATTCATCGATTTTGATATGATCTATAGATATAAGTTTATCTTTTTCCTTAAACAAATTTGCTTTTGTTTCATGATCTAATGATTCTTCATTTTCAATTTCCCAAGTATCTAATGTCTTATTTCCAAAAAACCTAACTCTGTATTCCTCATGCAGCTGTGAAATAACAGTGGTTCCTAAGTTTTTATAGGTGTGTACAAAGAAAAAGGGACTTCGATCTCTTGTTATCTTCATATTACTATTCCTCACACAATATTTCTTCAGCCATTTTATTTATTGGTTCTATAATTTCTTCATCTTTTACTGGAAAATGTACTATTCCTTTATATCTATTAAAATCCTCCATGGTAACAGCCCCAGTTACTATTCTCCCATTTTTATTAATATCATGATATTCAATACCGCAATACTCTCTAGCCAGAGTAAATATCATCTCGTCATCACCGAAGAATAAGTCTAATATTGAAATGAACTTTAAAAATTTTTCCGGTATAATCTTAGGACTCAATACAAAAGCATATCCCACAAACATTCTACTTTCAGTCTTTAACTTTTCTATAGTAGCTTCCAAGTCCATGTCGAACATTAGCTCCATAAAATCTTTAAAAGCCTCATATCGTGCTTGATTGTTCTTGCGAATAGAGAACAATAAATTTCTAGAATGATCAGATGACCCAACAAAATGTTCTGCTCCAAAAGTTGGATGTTTCAATCCGTCTCTACTATCAAATACCTTGGCAATTGGCCAGTTTATTGTAGTATGATTTACTGCTCCATCCAAATCTGATATCTTATTAATAATGTCGCTATCTGTAATGATTGTATCACAATCAATTTGAACTATTTTATCAATATCCCTATTTTCTTTTATAACTCTGCATAGATTGGTAGCTTTAGAATGATTTTTGTATCTTGGCGCATTTGTTATATTCACTCCATAATCCATAATTTTTTGCAGATACGTGTTTTCAAAATTTGGTGGCCCATCCAAAGAAATGAAAATATCTTTTGGGTCAACTTTACCGGTTTCTATTAAACTATGAATGCTAATCAATAAATATTTTGTGTATTTATCGTTTAAAAAATTTCTACAAAAGTAATGCCATAGTATTTTGTCCATAATTAATCACTTAAAAGTTAAATATATTTATACCAACAAGAACCATATATTTTAACGTCATTTAGTTTTGTATCTACAGCTAGCTTTACGCCGTCTGCATTAAAATAATCGTGCCCAGCCAAGATGCCTCCCTTTTTTATCTTGCTCAACCAACCGTCTATGTCCTTACATACTGACTCGTAAGAGTGATCAGCATCTATAAACACGAAATCTACAGACTGATTTTCGAACATATCTGCGGCGACCCAACTACAAGAGTGTATAGGTTTTATTATATGTTTATACTCTGCTGTATTTTTCTTAAATAACTCATATCTTAACCCATTTAAATGATCATAGTTCTTATGGGCGTAACTATCATCGAATAGGTCAATAGCATAAATAACAGAACCATATTCCAAGTGCTTCGCTAAAAAACTAACAGAATGTCCAAGCCATACGCCAAGTTCTACAAATGTTTTATAGTTGTGTGTACTAACAAACTTATAAAAATCTTGATAATTAAACCAATATGGTTCATAAATAGTATTCATATTTTTGTTAAAAATAACATCCGTTTTCTATTGACTTGAAATTATTTGGTATTTCATCTTCAGAGAGCCTAGTCCAATATTCGTTTATAAATGGTTGTTTGATCCATCTATTACCAATAATACTAAAATATAACTGCAAAGCTCCTCCAATATAAAATACACTTTTATTATATTTGCTATGAATATAGTTACATATCGGGGCGCTGTATCCTCCGCAACTAACTAGGGCCAAATCTAAATCAAAAGTTTGTAGCGCCATATCAACATCTTTTTTAAAAATATCCAAGCTCTCAATCCAGGAGGCATTTGGAGACAATCCACAGGCAGACATTGGGGGCTTAACAAAAACTAGCTCAACCCCAGTTTCTTCGTTTTTGATGTTCTTGTTGTGGCTTTTAAATAAGCTATTGGATAGCCACTGTTGTTTCATGGATTCACAATGACTAGATATTACTAGTATTTTTTTATCTCTTAGTTTTTCATACCAGTTGTCTTTATTGAACCAAATGGTGTTTCCTTCGTGACCACTATTATATGGCTTGTCCACAGCCTTACCTTTACAGTATTTATCTATTAAATATAACTCTGGAATATATCCCTTATCCCAGCATCCTATGTAAGTACAGTTTTTAAGAGTTTCTACATAATACTTACAAAAACTTTCTATAATAGTAGCATCTAAAGGATAAATTCCATTATGAATATGCAAACAATGATTTAAAGATATTTTTTTGTATCTTTCAATGCCGTCTAATCCGTAAACATCGTATAAAAAAACTACTAGCGGAACTCCTCCTAAGCAATCTATTCTGTAGAAAAAAATACTTGAGATATCATTATTGGGTAAAACATAATTATGTTTGATATTGTTTATGTATCTATTAGTATCTGCATATTCATTTAATAATATTTCTAACACTAAATAGTCTCTTTATAAAATTTGAAAATAGGACAATTTATCACCCATGGTTTGAACTCATTCCAGTAATGATTAATTTTTACCGCATACTCTGTATCTTTATTTTTATAGGTAATATTGAAGTTATATTCATCATCAATATCAACTAATCCATAGCCAGCACAAGAATTGTATTCACACCCTATGTCTTTATGAACAAAATTGTATCCTATTTTTCTACAATAAACATCTAGCAATGCCTGGTCTGTGCCTGGCACGTCAAACTTAAAGTTTAGTTGTTGTGCAAGTTCATAGAGTTTGTCATAATCCAAAAAGTCCGGGTCTGAGACTATTTGCAATCCAGAGTTCATAAAGTCACTTTTATCTGAAGTATGTCCTTCGATATTTTTTTGATGCACAGTTGATGTGAATGGCTTATCTTTTCTTTTATCCCAAAGATAAGACAAATCACTATTAACATACGTATCACAATCTAAATAGATAAACTCAAAATTTAAATTACATAAATTATATAGCTTATATTTGATATTGGGCATGTTTGACGGAATATCATATTTATTGTTTTTTGCTCTTATTGTTCTTATCGAAGAACTATTAAACATACTATCTATAGCATCAACTTGACTAGTAATAATCCATATCTTGTATGGAAAATTAAGGCAATGCTCTAAAATGCCTCCAAGAAACATCCTTAGCATAGTCTGATTATTAATGTCTTTCAAATCATAATCAAATACGGTTACAATATTCATAAATATAGTTTTCTATGAGTTTTGATATCTGTAATGTGTTTCTTATTTTGAAAAAACTTGCTATATTTTAATTGACTTTCATCATCAGACCAAGATAACAGCCCATCCTCATCAAGTCTTATTTCGTCTTTATTAAATTCTAGTTCGTTGAATACTAATCCCCAGATTCGATATGGTCTTTGTTCGTGATCTCCATGCCAACAATGAATCAATGGAGACTCTTCATTTTTGACAATAATATTCCTAGTGTCTAACTCTCTACTCATATTCTTAAATATATTCATATAATTCATCTCGTAATTCCATATAACACGAGACCTTTTATCTATTTCATAAACAAATAATATGTCTCCACCGTATAATAATCCATATGGATTGAATCCATTTATTTGATTAAATACTTTCTTAGAAATTCCAAATCCTCCGCAGGGATTAAAACAATAGGACTCTGTAGCTTTAAGCTTAGAGAAACTATTCCATAACCATTGAAGTCTTGTGATTTCTCCATCTTCTTTTTGGGTAATCAAACAGTTACCAAGTTGAAATACTGTGTTTGGATCGTGACGTAATATTTTGTTGGTTTTAGCAAACAGTTTTTTATGTTGAGGAAAAGTATCAGCGTCTATAAAAATGAAATTATCCACGCTTTTTGATATATAATTAGCTCCTATATTCCAAAGACACTCTTTCTGGAACAAGTTTTTATTTGATTCTTTAGATTTTATTTGTAAATGAGATACATTAGCGTGATCTGAAAAATCAAAATTACTAATACCATTATCTATCAACTCTATAAAAACTACTTTAGATTTTTTCCAAATAGTTTGTTTTTGAAATTCCACCAGGGCTCTTTTTACTGATTTAATTCTAAGATCATCATTTCCAAAAAAGCATAGAACTATTCCTAACACCGGATCTTTTTGAGAAGGAATAAACTGTGTGGATTCACATAGTTGCTGATTTTCTTCTAGTATAACGTATCTCTTGTATTTACTTAACTCTTCATCTATAACTGATTGAATATTGCTTTCATTAACTAAATACCGAGTTCCAGCAGTGGTTCCTAGATTTTCATCAGTCAAAAGAGAAATACCCTTTTGAAGAAATAAATAGTTATAGTCAAATGTTTTTATTTTATTATTTCCAAATCTTTCATTAGAGATTATTTTTTTAGCATCAACAAAATTTGTTTTACTATCAAATATCCTAATTACTAAATTATCAGATTTTATTTCAGCTTTTCTACAATTAATAATACCACTATCGTATATTTTATTCAGTATAGAAAGATTATGCTTGCCAGCATAGTCCAGTTCTCCAAAGCTCCATCTGGGGATATGTTTAGTATGATACAATCTGCTAGTATCTTGATACTTATTATCTATATATTTTCTAGCTATGCTTGAAACAATAGCATCCCAGTAAGGGGCGCCAAGAATCAGATCTTTGGGTAGAATATTTTTATCAAATAGCTTTTGTAATAAACTATGTTTAATAGCAAAGCCATCTATACCATCCTTGTTTTGACCAATGATTCTATCATTTGTTGTTTCTAGTCTAAAAAATTCAATATAGTCATAGCTACTAGTTAATATGAAACTATAAAACCTATCTTTAATAAAGCAGTCTGAATTCGTATATATGATATAGTCGTCAGGCTTTGTAATAGTTAAGCCGTACTCCAGTATATCTCCTAAAAAGTAATAGTCTCTATCGCATTTTATTCCTTGATGATTTATGTCCTTAATTGATACATACTCTACATCTGATATATTAGGATTATTTTTACCAAAGCTAATAATTTGTATCTCTGGTATTTTGTGTGATACATATGAATTGATTGCGGTACTTTGTCTAGCAGAAACATCCTGTAATTCTGTTGACTCATATGGAAATAAATGAACTCCATAATTAGAAATACTAGAACATTCTTCTACAAGACAATAATCATCTATTTTTTGAAAAGCATTTCTGTTGTAGTTTTTAAAATGAAAATATAGCCTATGTTTTTCATCTATATCATTATTACGGCATTCTGGCTGATAGAAGTCTTTTGTTTCTGGATACATACTTTGATATAGAATTTCATCAAAAAATTCATCAATCTTATTGAATAGGTAAAAATCTATTAGTCTATTAAAACCACTATGGGTTTTTGTCTGTTTACCATATAAATGGTAATGAAAATATAGTCTGTGCTTATCATTTATATTATTTTCATTACAATAAGGTTGATAAAAATCTATAGTCTCAGGATATCTCGATTGATATAGTATCTCATCAAAGTCTTTGTTTATTTTATGGTTTTGATAAAAAGTAAGAATATCCATGCTAGTCAACCATTAACTCTTTTGACAGAATAAAGATTATTGCTATAATATAGTAATCAATTTCATATCTCAGGCAAGAATAATTGCTCAAATGACAAATAATTCTCACAAAGTGTGGATATCGGAAGACCACATAGATAGTTCTTTTGATTATGAATTCTATGCTTCAGAATACCCAGACACCTTGTCATATTGCAAGTATCTATCGAACACCTCTCTTAAAGAAAGGTTGTACAACCACTATTACAAATTTGGGAAGAAAGAAAATAGATTTAAAAATATAGAAGAGAAAGAAATTAAGGAAATAGATAATACATCTCTTTTAACTCATATGTCGTTAACAGAAATGAAGTTTGCTTCAAATAAGTTAGAATGCATATGCTTACTTTTAACTACCAGAGAGATCTTAGATGGTTCTTATAGTAGTTTAATTAATAGAATAAAAGAAAACACTAAACCAGAAGAAGCTAAGGATATATCTTTTATAATTCTACTGAATCAAGAAGTCGAGACAAGTAGATTACAAATTCATATTCTAGATCCTATATTTAACAATATCAATATTATTAATTTGAAACTATCTCCAGAAGAAGACTTATATATAAAAAATTCAGAATTGATTCTGGATAAAATACCAGAGTATGGAACAAAGTCCGGGCCAAATATTATGTTTTTTAAAGCTATAGAGTTATGCCAAAAACACAATACCACTCTTTTATTAGAAACAGACTGTTTTTTTACAAATGGTTGGTTAGATAAACTTAAAAACTTTGTATTAAACTCTAATGGTTTTTGGATATCGGGATCCATATACGATGGAATAATCCCATGCAAGGCCTCCTCTTACATGATGACCCACATAAACGGAGGAACAGCATTATATGCAACAGGAAATCATAATCTTCAAACATTTATCAATTTTGCCAAGATATTTATATTGAAGAAAATCCAAGACGGAATGCCCGATCTGGCCTATGACTATGGAATAAAAATTTTCATAGACAATAACATAAATAGTCATATAGACAGTCCAGAAGATATATTATTATGGAAATTCATCAATAGAAACTATCTGCCAAACAAATTAATTGGAAACTTTAGCACAAGTGCTGACCAGCGTCTTTCAATCGAACAGATACAAAGACTATACAACTATTACATTATTCATAAAAAATAATATGCAAATTACTTGTTTTTATCAATCTCTAGATACAGAGTTTAGCAGAGATTCTTGTAAGCTCATAGAGCTTTGGGAAAAGTCATGGTCAGATAATGGATGGGATCCCATAGTTCTTTCTCTAGACGACTCAAAGAAACATCCTTTTTATGATCAATTGGATCTAAAGGATTATTCCTCTAATCTCTATAAATATTCAATTAACGGATACGAGTATTTAGAATTATGTTATTCTCGATGGTTCGCCTACGGTCTTTTTGATGGAGCATGGAGCGATTATGACGTTATGAATTACGGATTCTCTCCAGATGATATGGTTAAGCTAACAAACAAAGATCCAGTATTTATTGACAATATAGGATCTTGTGGATTCTCAACCATAAAAGGTCATAATAAAATTATTGATGGTTTGATCTCAGCATATAAACAAGATAGTATAGTTGATGAAATTTTATCTCTACAAGCAAAAAATAATCAACCAAAAGATATAAGCGATATGCACATAAATAGAAGAACTAAATCCCCAATTGAATTTCCTAAAAAGGCAGTATGCTGCGAAAACTTTTCCAGCAATGAATGGAAACAGTTTAAGTTGGTACATTATCACAATGGATTATGGGATCATTTTGATCAAAATAAATACCAGACTAGGAGCAATTTTATTCAAATAGAAAAACCAGTTAAGCTATAGCTCGTATCTATTTCTATTTTTTTTAGCTCTGTAATCAACATGTATGCAATTTATTAACTTGTAAAGATTCACAAGCTTTCCACCAGAAGATACCAGACTTTCCCTAAGCTTGCGATCACAATTCTCATATCCTAAATAGTAGTCAGCATCAAAATCGATCAACCTATCTCTAAAAATCCAACAATCCTGAGAATATAACGGATTTATTGGAGGAGAATTTTCTTCAAAAGTTTCTCTGCTTTCTATTAAGTCTCCAGACTTTGCCTGATCTATCCTGGACGAGGCATACATAATATCGTGTCGCCACAATAGTTTCTTTAATATGCTAATTTTATCATCTAAATAGATATCAGAATTGATTAATACTTTTATGTCTTTTGGATATTGTTTTATAGAGTAGTCCAGCCATCCCTTATAGGTTAATCTACTAGATACATTAGAATATTTGACCTTTAGCATCTCATCTTTATCCAAATAATCCATAAAATCTAAGCAACTCTCTTCGAAGATATGAACAGTTTTTATATGCTTATTTATTATATTTTTCTTCAAACAATATATCATATTATTTTTTGTTTCTTCGTCGGCCTTATACCACTGTATAAATACTACGATAGCACTATCTCGCTGATCATAAAGATTAATAATATCATCTAAATAATAGTCTTGTCTAGCAGAAATTCTGTGTTCCGCTGCTCCAAACAAGACATAGTGCTCCATAGCAGCTTGTTCATCTTTTATTCCAGCTATTTGTAAATCTTTATGTGCTTCTATATAAAACTCCCAATCAAAATCTGATGGGATTAGATAGCATAATTCATTCACTTTTCTTTTAGTATAACTACTAGATATCCATTGATTTGTCATTTAATTTTACTAGTGTGTTATTATTAAGTTTTTTATATTCTCTAGTTATTACTGGTTTTAAATGCAGCCATCTAATAACTATTGAAGAATCTGTTTCAGATAAGATATTACCATAAACACAAGTATCTTCTTGTATATAGCATTCATTATTGTCTAATCTAATCATATGTAGCTTCTTATCAGGAGCAAGAGGATTAAGAATTTTAACAGCATCTTCTATTGAGTATTTTATATTTAAGTTACTATCTCTCACCAAATAGCCAAAAATTCTTTCTAAGCTATGACAATACTTTCCTTCTTTTCTATCATCGACCCTTCCCTTTTCTTCGCTTAACAGCTTTTCTAATACTAATATGCTATTTTTATTAAAATACTTTTGAAAAAGACTCGTCCTCCCAAAGAACATACTACCAGCACAAAAGTCTCCATTGCCATATGAGTTATAATCTATATTCAAGATACTACATAATTCTTGAATTTTTGCTGAATTAGTATTTTCATGATTATGCATTAGTAGCGATTTATTACAAACGGATCCAGTTCTTTGATCATGAAACCTAGAAGTATTTTTCAAAAACCTACCACCATCCCCAATATAGCTCTGCAATAAAACCGATCTCCAATTGACATATCTACATAAGCTGCTTTTTTTAGAGTGTAATTTTAGAAATATCTCATGAGATTTTGGTAGATTTGATATTTGTCGTACGAACGGAAGAATATCTCCTCCGCAATTGTCATGGAAGGAAATATGCAAATCAGGAAAAGAATCCTTAGCAACATCGACAATAGACACAGAATCAGAAGATTGTTCTAATCCAAGATACAGGTGAATATGATCCTTAATAGGATATAGCTTTGAGTAAAACTCATCCCATAAGTCAGTATGATATAACCATAATAATACTGCAATTTTATTAGCCATAATTTCCTAACTACAAAAAATAATTCCAGACAGCATCATGCCACCTGGAACTATTATTAATTGAATAACAATTAAAAAATATCAACTAGAAATAACACTATTATTCTCAATAATCTTATTCTTCTTTGGTCGTCCTCGGGCCTTCTTCAGAGCCAGCTTTCTTCTTTGACGACGAACCATAGCTGTTGTTACATTTTGACCAGTTATTTGACTCAGCTTGGAAGCTAAAGCTTCGTCACAAAGCAGAGTATGATTGCTCTGTATATAATCAATTTCAGTACTGGTCCACTTCTTATAATTTGCCATAAAGTATTACTTTCCTAATTAAAGTTGACGAAAAGTGTAAACACTTTATTATATTAGTGTTTGGCAAGTTTTGTGCAAGGAGAAAAAATGAGTAATCCAGAAATGAATATTGTAGCCTCCATATTGACTGTAAAAGCTTCTGGTACTGATCTTAATATAAATCACGACCTGAAACTACCTCAAGGAAAGAGCATAGCACAACTAATATATGACCAAGAAAACACAGAAAACACAGAAAACACCGAAAAAGAAGAATCTCTCTAAACTCCCAAAGGGGGTCACAGAAGATCAGTTTTTAGCCGTATTAGATAATATTAGTAAAAGATTAGGACATAAATTTAAATTTGGTTACCATAGTTTTGAAGACATGAAACAGCAAGCTGCGATCTTTGCTCTTGAAGGACTAGAAAAATATGATAACAGTCGTCCACTAGAAAACTTTCTTTGGACCCATGTGCGAAATAGACTGTTCAACTATAAAAGAGACAACTACCAAAGGCCAGATAAACCATGCTTAAGTTGTCCATTATATGATGCTCACTGCAAAGTGTCGATTAATCAATGTTCTGAGTATACTGATAAAAATGAATGCGAACTATTTTCCGCTTGGGAGACTCGTAATAACTCTAAAAAGAATATTATGAAACCAGTTGGGATGGAAGAAGTCCATGAAACACCCTCTAAAAAACAAGCAGAAATTCCAGACATGGTATTTAATCAACAAATTATAGAGTTGTTAGACAAGCATATACCGTCATCATGTAGAGAAACATATCTTAGACTTAAATATGGTGAAAAAATTTACAAAGCAGATATGTTAAAACTTCACTCTGTTATTCAAGAGATACTCAGGGAACATAACTATGAGTACTAAGCCTCCAAAAAAAAGAGGTCAACTAAGTTTAGAAGAAGAAAAATATATTAGAGATAATATGGCAACCTCATCATTAGAAGATATTGCCGAATATCTAAATCGTAGTGTAGCCCCCATAGAAAGATACATCTCAGAGAATCAGCTAGCTAAAGACCCCACAGAACAAACTGATGAAAGAATACTAAGACAGAAACTGCATAGTAAAAATTTTTGGGGAGAAATTAAAAGACAGTTTGATGCTGATACTGGAGAATTAGAATACTTTGAAAGCTTGTGGACAAATCTTATAAAGCAATTTAGAGAAGACGTTCTACCAGCAGAAGAACTACAAATTAAACAATTCATAACCATAGATATTCTAATCAACAGAAGCATGAAAGAGCGTAAGCGTCATATTTCAGAAACCGAAAAACTTCAGAGAGAGGTTGATAAGGAGTATGCTAAGTCCGAGAATGAACGAGATATACCGAGACTTGCTAATCTCGAAACTCAACTATCGTTTGCCCGCAACAGCATCGCTAATTATACTAATGAATATACAAAGCTTCTTAATGAACAGCAAAAAATTAGTAAAGATCTTAAAGCTACTCGTGAACAAAGAATCAAGAGAATAGAGGACGGTAAAAGTAGTTGGGTCGGTTTAATTCGCATGTTGGAAGACGAAGAGATCAGAGAAAGAGAAGGAAGAGAAATGGAAATTATTAGTATGGCCACAGATAAGATGAAAACCATACTATACGACTACCACCAATATGCCGATAATACATTGGATATGCCATTTTTAACTCCAGACAGCGTTACACAAAAGGATAATCAATGAAAACCGCATTAGTTACAGGCGTTACAGGACAAGACGGTTCTTATCTAGCCGATCTTTTACTATATAAAGGGTATAATGTTATTGGTTTACATAGAAGAAGTAGTACCAATAACTTTCAACGAATCCAGCATATTTTGCAACATGAAAACTTTAAGCTAGAAGAATTTGATTTAACAGATCCCTATGGATGTAACAGGGTTATATCTCAATATAAACCAGAAGAATTTTATAACCTCGGCGCTCAAAGCCATGTTGCAACTAGTTTCATCCAACCAACAACAACTTTTGAAATCAATGCCGTGGGCGTAATTAATATCTTAGAAGGTATTAGGAATTTATCTCCACTAACAAAATTCTATCAAGCTAGTACTAGCGAGATGTTTGGCAGAAACTATGTGGAGAAAAATGGACAAAGATATCAGGATGAAAATACTACCATGCTTCCTCAAAGTCCTTATGGGGTAGCTAAGTTAGCTAGTTACCATATGGTAGAGATTTACAGGTCTGGATATGGTATATTTGCATGTTCCGGGATTCTATTTAATCACGAAAGCCCAAGACGAGGAGAAAATTTTGTTACTCGTAAAATTACAAAATATATAGGTCAATTAATCAACGGCAAAACTAAAGATAAACTACAATTAGGAAATCTAGATGCTCATCGAGACTGGGGACATGCCAAAGACTATGTCAAAGCTATGTGGCTTATGTTACAGCAGCCAAAACCAGAAGACTATGTTATAGCTACTGGAGAAACTCATTCCGTTAAAGAATTCCTTGATCTAGCTTTTAAAGCAGTTAATCTCAATGCTGATGATCATGTTAATGTGAATAGTGAATTATTTAGACCAGCTGAAGTAGACTACCTTAAAGGCGATCCATCTAAAGCAAAATTACAACTAGGCTGGTTAAATGAAACTTCTTTTACTTCTTTAATAAACGATATGATACAAAGTGATATAGCTAATGCTTAGAAATTTCGGCGATCCACAATATAAAAAATGGCGAAGCGCAGTATATAAAAGAGACCATTATCATTGTAGATGGCCAAATTGTGTATTAAAAAGAAAGTTAAATGCTCACCATATCAAAACCTGGGCACATTTTCCAGGATTAAGATTTGATGTTAACAATGGTATCACATTGTGCAAATATCATCATGATCTTATTAAAGGTATGGAGAGCATATATGAAGCCACCTTTTTCAAGATACTAGCTAATGATAGACTACAATAATTTTCATATCATAGTAGACACAAGAGAACAACAGCCTTGGTCTTTTGATCACCACATAACAGCTTCTGAAAAGCTAGATACTGGAGACTATTCGGTTAAAGGTCTAGAAAATATACTGTGCGTTGAAAGAAAAAAGAGTGTTGGCGAAGTAGCAACAAATATCACAGAAAAAAGATTCAAAGATGTTGTTGGACGAATGTCTCAATTTAAATATGCTTTTCTACTCCTAGAGTTTAGCATGGACCAACTACTATCATATCCTGTTGGTTCAAATGTTCCAAGAAAAATGTGGGACAAAATAAAAATCTCTCCAAACTTTATTTTAAAACACCTAGTGGAACTTCAAGTATTTTTTAATATTAAGGTACTATTTTGTGGTTCAGCATCTAATGGGGAAAAGATGGCATTATCTATTATGAAAAAGGTTTACGAAATTGAAGGACAATCCACAAAAGAAAATATTTGAAGATGCATGGTTAAATCTGGGTGACGTATCACAACTCGTCATTCCTAGTAATCCCATGATCCATAGACTTAAAAAGGATATAGAGAATCCTGATTTGCATCTTATTAGACTGCTTCGTAACCCCAAGTATCTTGGTACCACTTGCAAGGTTTTATTTAACATTGAGCTTCATCCGATGCAGGTTGCTATACTTCAAGAATTCTGGAATCGACCATTCCCTATGTATATAGCTAGTCGTGGTTGGGGTAAGTCATTTCTTCTTGCTTTATATTCGGTGCTCAAATGCACCTTTTATCCAGGAACTAAAATAGTTATTGTTGGTGCTGCCTTTAGACAGAGTAAAATCATTTTTGAATATATGGAAACTATGTGGAGAGGAAGCCCCATATTAAGAAGTATATTTAATGGCAACGAAGACGGCCCTCGACGAGATGTTGATAGATGTACCATTAGACTAGGGGATAGCTGGACAATAGCTGTTCCAATGGGCGACGGATCTAAGATTAGAGGTTTACGTGCTCATATTATTATTGCAGATGAATTTGCGTCTATTAGTCCAGATATCTACGAAACAGTAGTATCAGGATTTGCTGCGGTTAGCGCTAGTCCAATACAAAACGTAAAAGAACAGGCTAAACGAAAAGCTATGACTGAAGCAGGACTATGGAACGAAGAATTATCTGCTCTCAATACTAAAATGGGAAATCAAGCTATCATATCTGGTACTGCAGATTACGACTTCAAACACTTTGCTAGCTATTGGAAAAGATACAAAGCTATTATCGAAAGCAAAGGAGATAATAGAAAACTAGAAGATCTATTTAAGGGCGAAGTTCCTAGTAATTTTAACTGGCAAGATTATTCTATTATTAGAATACCCTATGAGCTTATCCCAAAAGGATTCATGGATGATAAACAGGTAGCACGAGCAAAAGCTACTATTCATACTGGTATCTATAATATGGAATATGCTGCATGTTTTACAGCTGACAGTGACGGGTTCTTTAGAAGAAGCCTAATAGAGAGTTGTGTAGCCAATGACTCGAATCCAATCACTATCAATAATAAACCAATTATATTTGATCCAATAGTCACAGGCAATACTTCCCTTCAGTATGTTTATGGTATCGATCCAGCATCCGAACAAGACAATTTTAGTATAGTGGTTTTGGAAGTTCATCCTGATCATTCAAGAATAGTATATGTATGGACAACTAATCGTAGTAATTTTAAAGAAAGACAAAAAACTGGACTAATAAAAGAATATGATTTTTATGGATTTTGTGCAAGGAAAGTTAGAAATTTAATGAAAACATTTCCTTGTGCTAGAATAGGTATGGATGCTCAGGGTGGTGGTGTCGCAATCGAAGAAGCTTTGCATGATCCATCAAAACTAGAAGATGGCGAAAATCTTATATGGCCTATTATAGACTACAATAAAACAAAAGACACAGATTCCCAACCAGGGCTTCATCTTATTGAATTGGTTCAATTTGCCAAGGCTGATTGGACAGCACAAGCTAATCACGGACTTAGAAAAGACTTTGAAGACAAGGTTTTAGTTTTTCCAAGATTCGACTCTTTGACTCTTGGATTAGCTCTAGATAAAGAAGGTAAAGATATTCTAGGAGCAGATTTAACACCAATATACGATAATCTAAGCGAATGTATTCTAGAAATAGAAGAACTCAAGAATGAATTGACCACTATTGTAATGACCCAAACTAGTACAGGTTCTGGAGGAAGAGACAGATGGGATACTCCAGAGGTTAAAATGCCAAATGGTAAAAAGGGTAGATTAAGAAAAGACCGATATAGCGCTTTAGTAATAGCCAATATGTTAGCTAGACAAATGTCTAGAACTCTTCAAGGAGTTACTTATGATATTATTGGTGGAAATGCTAGAGATACTGTTGCCCATAAAGGTAATATGTATAAAGGACCAGAATGGTTCACTTCTGGCGCCAATGACGATGATCTTTATACAGGAATTTATAGATAACAGTGTATAAAAGATCAATCCTATTACAGTTTAATTATGATAGAATTAAAATATTATGGCTAAAAAAAGATATCCCAAAAGCGAAGCTGTTCAAAACTCTCAACCCATTGATGAACAGGCATATGTCGCTTGGGGTGATGATCTAGATAGTAAAAAGGCCGCTTTAAGGGAATCTTCAGAATCAATGTCTGAATATTCTCTAATTCAAAAAGCCAGTGCCATGAGAAGATATGGTCTTGACTATTCTAATCTTGATACTAATACTTCAGGTAGACCAGGACTGACAAGAAGCGATTACGACTACTTTCGTCCAGATGAAGCCGTACCTCGTGAAATAAAGCTCATTCTTAGAAAAGCAGAAGATATTTATCAAAGAGTTGGTTTAGTAAAAAATGTTATCGATTTGATGGGAGACTTTGCTGCTCAGGGAATAAGACTGGTTCATAAAAACAAAAGAATAGAAAGATTCTATAGGCAGTGGTTTAAAAAAGTAAGAGGCAAGGATAGAAGCGAAAGATTCTTAAATAATCTCTATAAGACAGGTAATGTTGTAATTAATAGGCAAACTGGAAAATTAAGTCTTAAAGTATCAGAAAAACTATATCAAGCAGTAGCAAAACCAGATCTTCAGATACAAGATTTATCAGAGATACAACTAGAAAAAAGAGAAATTCCTTGGAAATATACTTTCATCGATCCAATCTTTGTTGACATAGCTGCTGGCCCACTAGCCTCTTTTGTACAACAAAAATCATATCAATTAATCTTACCAGCTGAACTAAGAAAGTTTGTAAACAACCCAAAAAGTGATGCAGAAAAAGCAGTTGTAGCATCACTACCAGCCCAGATTCTTGATGCAGCTAAGAGCAGACTACCATATCCATTAGATCCAGACAAAACATTAGTATTCCATTATAAAAAAGATGACTGGCAGAGCTGGGCTTTTCCAATGGTATATGCTATTATGGATGATATCACAGTTATAGAAAAACTCAAACTTGCTGATATGGCAGCACTAGATGGTGCTATTTCTAATATTCGTATTTTTAAACTAGGTAGTCTTGAGCATAAAATTGCCCCTACAAAAGCAGCTACTGCAAAGTTAGCTCAATTATTAGGAAATAATGTTGGTGGTGGAACAATGGATTTAGTATGGGGTCCAGATATAGAGCTACTTGAATCTAAAACTAATGTTCATCAATTTTTAGGCGAAGGAAAGTATGTTCCTCATCTTAATAGTGTTTATGCTGGACTAGGTATTCCTCCAACATTAACAGGAACCTTCGGTGCTGCTGGAACAACTAACAACTTCATTAGTCTTAAAACATTAACACAAAGATTACAATATGGTAGAGATGTATTAGTAGAATTCTGGGAAAAAGAAATTGAGTTAGTTCAAAAAGCTATGGGTTTTAGATATGGTGCTAAAATTGAATTTGATCGTATGGATCTAAGTAATGAAGATACTGAGAAAGCATTACTAGTACAGCTAGCAGACAGAAATCTTGTCTCTGATGAAATTATACAATCTAGATTTGGTCTTGATCCTGATATGGAAAAATCAAGACTTAATAGAGAGAACAGAGAAAGAAAGAGTGACAGAATGGTCAGAAAATCTGGTCCATGGTTTGATCCACAAGTAGAAAATGCTCTTAAGAAAATAGCTCTTCAAACTGGAACAGTCACACCTAGTCAAGTTGGTTTAGAGCTTGATAAAAAGAAAAGTGGCGAGACACCAGCTCTACAAATGAAAATGCCCGCTGCACCCCTTCCCCCAACGAAGTTGGCAAACGATTCGCCAGAATCTTTGCCAGGAACTCCCGGACAAGGACGACCAAAAAATTCTAAGGATTCCGAACAGAGAAAAACTAAAGTCTTCAAACCACAGACTGGAGCTAAACTATTATTATGGGCTTCGGAAGCACAAGACAAGATTAGTCAAATTATTAATCCATTGCTATTAGATTTCTACAATAAGAAAAATTTAAGAAGCCTATCAAGTGAAGAAACTAAAGAATTAGATTTGATTAAAACGAAAATACTATTTTCTATTGACCCATTTTCCCCCATTGATCCAGATAAAGTAACTAGCTCTCTAACAAGCCTTGATACACTCGATAAGAATCAGATAATATTGGGTTATAGTGTATGGTTAAAAGAACTAAAGGCTGACTTAAATAAAGATTTAACTGTTGATGAACACAAACAGGCCAAAGCTTCATTTTATTCTATGGTGTACTCTTCTTTATTAGAGAAAGAGGTTTGAAAAATGAAAATATTTGCCCAAGAAATAGCAGACGGACTAGAGGCTAAAATCTCCACATCTGCATCAATTTGTTATGCTTCTGTGGCAGAGCCATGCTTAAATGACGTTTTAAAAAGGAAAGAGTTCAAAACTCTCGCATCTCTTAATGATTCTGACTTATATTATGTTCAGTCTATTCTAGTTAGTTCTTCTTGGAATAAAAATGATGATATATTTGATAAAGCAGAAGTCTGGTTAGCTAGAAATACTCCAGAGGATAAGCCCACTAATCTAGAGCATGATGAAAGTGTTATAATCGGTCACATAACCAGTAATTGGCCAATTACAGAAGATGGCTCTCTTATTGATGAAACTACTGCAATGGATAGTCTTCCAGAAAAATATCACATTTTAACAGGATCAGTAATTTATAGAGCTTTTAGTAGTCCAGAACTTAAAGATAGGGCAGATAAACTTATTGCTGATATTGAATCAGGAAATAAATTTGTTAGCATGGAATGCTTCTTCAAGGGTTTTGATTATGGCTTAATCAATAAAACAACTGGAGAATATAAAACATTACCTAGAAATGATAGCACAGCCTATTTAACAAAATTTCTAAGAGCATATGGTGGTCTTGGAGAACATGAAGACTATAAGATAGGTAGAGTATTAAGAAATATTACATTTTCTGGTAAGGGATTTGTTGAAAAACCCGCTAATCCAGATAGTGTTATTTTTACAAAAGACATAGTTGATAAATTATTTACAGAAAAAAATGACGATTTATCAATAGCAGGTGTATCTTACAATCAGTCAACCTCTAACGTGGAGAATAATATTATGAGTTCAAACACAGAAGTAGTAGAAGTCAAGCCCGAAGCCGTAGCTTCCACTGCCGAAAATTCTGCTCCAGTAGTAGCAGAAGTAGCTGACCAAACAACCGAATTAGAAGCCGCTATTAGCGTCAAGGATGAGTCCATTGCTGCTTTGTCTTCAGAACTAGAAACTCTTAAGAGCGAATATGAAACTCTAGCTAAGAAACTAAAAGAAGAAAAAGATAAAGAAGAAGAGACAGAAGCAGCTAAAAAGAAAATGAAAGAAGAGATGGAATCTAAAGATGAAGAAATGAAAAAGACTAAGAGCGAGCTTTCAATTGCTCTAGAAGCCATTGCTGCTTATAAAATGAAAGAAGCCATGATGACTGACAAAGAAGAAATGATGGCCAAGAAAGAAAAAGAAATGGCTTTGAAAGAAGAAATGATGGCCAAGAAAGAAAAGAAGACAAAAAGAAAAGCTGCTCTTCTTAGCTATGGCTTTGATGAAGAAACATCAGAAGCTACACTATCTAAGTTTGAATCTCTCAGCGACGATGCTTTTGATGCTATGACATCCCTCTTTGCTGGTAAACTTCCTCCTTGGCTCGATAAGATCAAGAAGGATGACAAAGACGAAGAGGATATGAAGAAGAAAGACAAGAACAAGGCATCATCTGAAGTTCCTGTAGATTCTTCAGTTCTTGAAACTGTAGAAGCTGAAGAAAGCGTTAATCTTAGTGTTGGCAGCGATGCCCAGTCTTCTGTTAACACAACTCGCGCAGAGTTAGTTGAATTCGTTTGTGCTAGACTAGGTAAAAAACTTAACAAGGGAGAATAACATGGCTCTTAAAGCAGATCGTATCGAAGCATTATCAGATATCTCTTTTTTCATGAACACGGTTGCCGAAAGAGGTGGTGTGGTATCTGTTGTTACAGCTGGTTCTGGCGTATCAATGGACGACGCTAACGCTGTCGTTCGCTATGCACCTACTGTAAGTGGATCCAAGCCACTAGGCATCCTACTCAATGATGTTGTAAATTATGACTTAACCAGACAGCACATCAACTGGCACAAAGATGAAGTACAGGTCGGCGGCAAGGTTGCCCTACTTCGTCAAGGACAAGTTACTACTAATATGGTAACTGGTTCGCCAACTGCCGGTGTCGATGCATATGTTGGGGTAAGTGGCCTAGTTGGCACAAGTAGTACCAACAGTGTCAAGATTGGTCAGTTCTTGAGCAGCGCAGACGCTGATGGTTACGTTAAATTATCAGTAAACATAACTTGATTAAAAGCTTTAACAAGGGAGAAAAAAATGTCAGGTAATACAAAAGCATTTCAGCCAACACCAGAGCTTACCGATCTACTTGTTCGTTCTGGTTCACCAAATAGAGAAGTTGCACTAGCTGCTAACTCAGAGTTTGCAAAAGCTCTAGAGTTACCACTAAGACAAGCTCTATTAAGTGGAGATATTCTAGATGGTATCTTCGAGCCAATTCAACTTGCTCAAAGTGCCACACCAGAGTTTCCTCTTGATTTCCTAGCTCCCGGCACCGAAAAAGACTTCGTTGCCTATACAATTCCTAACCACGGACATATTCCAGAGCGTCACGTTGAAGGCGATTACGTCATGGTTCCAACCTATGACATCGGAGCCTCAATTGATTACCTCCTAAAGTATGCTCGTGATGCTCGTTGGGACGTTGTTGGTCGTGCTATGGAAGTTCTAGAGAGCTCGTTTGTTAAGAAGATGAATGATGACGGTTGGCACACTCTACTAGCTGCTGGCGTTGATCGTAACATTGTTGTTTACGATAGCGATGCTTCAGCTGGTTTATTTACCAAGCGTCTAGTAAGTCTTATGAAGACAGTTATGCGTCGAAATGGTGGCGGTAACAGTGCTTCAAATAACCGTGGTATGCTAACAGACCTTTACGTTTCACCAGAGTCAATGGAAGATATCCGTAATTGGGGTATCGATCAAGTTGACGAAACAACTCGTAGAGAAATCTATACAGCTGCTGACGGAACCCTTAATCGTGTATTCGGCGTAAACCTACACGATCTTGATGAACTTGGTGAAGGCCAAGAGTACCAGCTATTCTATAGCGACGTTCTCAGTGGCACTCTACCAGGAAGCAAGAATGAGATTGTTGTTGGTCTTGATCTTCGCAAGACAGACAGTTTCATTATGCCAGTTCGTGAGCAAGTTCAGATTTTTGAGGATGACACCCTTCATCGTCAAAAGAGAGCTGGCTTCTACGGATGGGCCGAGCAGGGCTTTGCTGTTCTAGATAACCGTAGAGTACTACTAGGCTCCCTATAATCTTAAAGCCTAATCAATAGTTTATAGAATAAGGGCTGGTAGCAATACCAGTCCTTTTCTATTTATATATACTTCTTATCTAGCGTAGGTGTATTTCATAATAGTATACTATATACTGAGCCAATTTAACCCCATGGTCCATAAATATGGCAGCATCAAAATATGATTTCTCAATAGAACAGGGGACCTCATTTAGAATAGCACTAATTTATAAGGATAGTGAAGGAAATCCTATTAATCTTACTAATTGGTGTGCTAGATTAATATGGAAAACAAATAATGGTACCACACAAACATTTTCTACAGATAACCTAGACTATAGTGTGTATAAATTCACAATAGATGAAGCTGCTGGCAAGTTAACTTTACTTATTCCGGTAGATACAACTAATGGTTTTAATTTTAATACAGCCAAATATGACCTAGAACTTCAGTCTCCTAATGATTTGTATACTGGAGGCGGAAAGTATACTATCAGACTATTATTTGGAACTATTAATCTCTTAAAGAGAAATAGTCAATCAGCCATAGCACTGGACTGTAATCATGAGTGATTTTGTTGTAGAAATTATTGATCCAGCTATTACTACTGTCACAGTAGAAACTAGTTTTTTAAGTAACATAAACAATATTGATATTGAAAGATATGAAACATATGATTTGGAAATTGTAAATACCGAAAAAATTTTAGTTAGCGATTTACCAGACAATATATCATTTGATAAAATTAAGAAGTATGGAATTGATGGTGTTGATTATTATTTAGACCATTATGAGTTTGATTGTGGTACGCCGTAATAAACACTTTTAAAAAGGTACATCAATTATGCCAGTTAATACAAGAATTCAGTTCAGAAGAGGCACAGCAGCCGCAGGGGTTAATCAATGGACAAATCAGGTTTTATATGCTGGCGAAATTGGCTATGAAACAGACACAGGTCGGTTTAAGATTGGAGATGGATCAACAGCATGGAATACTCTTAAGTATGCGGCAGTTGTTCCGACTGGATTCGTTGGGAATAGTGGGATATATGTAAATCCTTCAGCAAATGGTGAAACCGTTACTATTAGTGTTAGCGGTATAACATCTAGTCAGATGAATGACTTTAATAACGCTGTTGATAATAGAATATCTCTAGCTGCAGTTAGCCTAAGTCAAGTAATGAATATTGTTAATAGTGGATTAGCTGAAGGCAATAATATTGATCTGTCATATAATACTGGCACAAATATTGTAACAATATCTGTTACTGGATTAACTATCGGCAGTAATATTCAAGCATATGATTCTGGATTAGCAAGCATAGCATCACTAACCACAACTAGTGATAATTATATTTATACTACTAGTAGCGACACTTATACTACTGGAGTTATTACTAGCTTTGGTCGCAGTTTAATAGATGATGCTGATGCTGCTTCTGCACGAACAACGCTTGGTCTAGGTACCATATCTACATTTAATAGTGGAGATTACTCATTAGCTGGACATTCTCATGTTGTTAACGATATTACTAATTTTGCTAGTGGGGTTAGCGGATTACTAGGAGTAAAGAGCCTAGTGCAAGGAAGCGGTATTGGAATATCTAATAGTGGAGGAGTCCAGACTATTAGGGTTACAGGTATTCCTAGTTCTTTTATTACTGATCTCGGTAATATTGCAACCACCGAAGTAGTTGGAAGAACGGGCATACAACTTACATATGATGAAGTATACGACAAAATGTATATTGATACAACGGGAGTATCTCTTGTTGGACATACTCATACCTGGAGTAATATTACAGATGCTTCAACTAAAGCGACCCTGAATGAATTAGCCTATCTTTCTGGAGTAAGTGCAGGTACTGCTAGCGCTAGTAGAGCATTGGTGCTTGATTCTAATAAGAGTATAACAGCTATTAATACTATTACTACTACTGGTAATGTTACTGTTGGCGGCGACTTGGTGGTTCAAGGAACTACAACGACAGTTAATAGTACCGTAGTAGAAATTGGAGATAATATTGTTAGAGTTAATACTAGTGGACTTAATACTGGAGGTATGGAGGTTTATACTGGATCTGATACAAAGTCAGTTGTGTGGAACACATCGGCTAATAGATGGGAATTTACTGGTGGTAATATTTATACTAGCGGATATTTTCTTGGTAGCTTAAGTGGTAACGCTAGCACAGTCACAAACGGGATATATACAACAGATACCGGCACCGTTACTAGCACAATGTTGGCTGGTAATATAGCGTATAATAAGTTAAGTCTATCTGGTAGCATTGTTAACTCAGACATTAGTAGTACTGCCGCTATTCAATATAGCAAATTAAACCTTAGTGGATCTATTACTGATAGCGACATAGCATCTAATGCTTCGATTGCTCTTAGTAAATTAGCCTATAGTGGATTTACTCTCGGTACAACCACTATTAATTTATCAACCAGTGGCACAGTATTAGACGGTCTCACCAGAATCAGTGGAGCCAGCGCATCGACCCCCACAGTCCTGCACTACTGCTCCATAGATGGTGGAACTCCTTGATACTAAATAGACTAAGCAATATATAATTAGGAGAAACTCATGGTATCATTTTTTAGTTTTGGAAGCAAATTAAATTTTAAAGAAGGTAAAGCTCTTTTACGAAATGATATCATTAGCGGATATAACGCTGCTGCTATAGGAGGAGCAGCAAAATGGAATGGTGGAAACAATTTCACCAGCGTCGGAAGCAATGGTGCTCCTAGTTATTATGGAACATTTGATCAAACAGGAAATTGTTTTGAATGGGTAGATAGTCCAGGTAATAGTTTTAAAGCTATCAGAGGAGGAGATCTAGATGGATGGGCATCCAAGATTGCTGGTTATGATGCAACAAAAGCAACAAGATATACTAAAACAGTAGCTGGAGGATCAGTTAATCCTCCAAGATTTGTTCAGAATTCCAATAAAAATAAAGGAAAGCCACAAGATCAAGACTGGGGAGGAAGAATAGCCACCTCAGCTAACCCCCTATCTCTATCTGGATTTGTTACAGTTGGAGATGCTGGAAATACTGCCGATACCAATGGATATGGGGCCGTTTCTTATTCTTTTATGATTGGAAAATATACTCTTACAAATGATGTCTATTGTTCTTTTTTGAATACTGTTGCAGCATCTGATCCAAGATCATTATATTCTACTCAAATGAGTTCCGAAAGAGTTGGAGGAATCACCAGAAGCGGCTCATCTGGATCATATACTTATTCGGTTAAGTCTAATTATGGAAATAAACCAGTATACTTTTTAAGTTGGTTTAGTTTAGCTAGATATTGTAATTGGCTACATAATAATTATGGATCATTAGAGACTGGGGCATATACTTTAAACAACGCATCCACGGGCATCATACATAAGAATGGTGATGCTTTATATTGGATACCATCCGAGAATGAATGGTATAAAGCAGCTTACTATAAGGGCAATGGTACCAATAAGGGTTACTGGAAATTTGCCACACAAAGTGATACAACGCCTCTTGAGGTCAATGCTAGCGCTATTGGAGATGGTACAGTTAAAATAATTAATGTATCATCACCCACAAGTACAGGCAATAATATAGTAATTCCAAAGGTAACAGATGTTGTTAATGATGTTGGAGTAGCTTTCAATTTTAGTAATATATCATCTACTGGAACTACAGTAGTTTCTCCTCTACCTCAATATGGTCCACCATCACTTCCGGCTAATTTTTATCTTAGCAATACATTAGCTAAGTACAATCTCTCTACCACCGCAGCACATTCTGGTGATATAACGGTGTGTTTTACATTGCCTAGTACCACATCTCTTGCTACCTTTAATAAGGTAAGAATCTTACATAAAGAAGCTAATCAAAAAGTAGTAGACACCACAATATTAAGTGGCGCACAAGCCCCCAGTTTTAGCACAAAAACTATTTGTGCAAAAGTGACCAATTTCAGCGATTTTTATGCTATTACAGAGGAAACTCCAAATTTGGATATTGCCGCCCCATCTGGCTCTCCGTCTGGTAGCCCCGATATTGGTAGTATCTATATACCGCCGCCATCAGCAATTAATGAAGATGCTTATGGTCACAGGCTTTTAGTTGATGCTGGAAATGATAGATATTTTTCCCAAGAATACTTAATAGGCGACGGTATTCCAATAGACTTATCTATTGATGGTCTTCCTGATGGAACTGGATATACTATACAAACTGTTGAGATGACCCCTAGTGGAGCAAGCCAACCGTCTCCACCAAGTGCTCCTATTGCTGTGATATCCTCTGACACCTACTCCACCTATTCTGCCTCATTAAGTATAGATTATATTCCTTGATTGTTTAATATTAGCTATAAAACCAATCGGTTTGCTAAAAATGGCCTTGGGTGTATTATATTTAATGAACCACCCAATATTAGGAAGCTTACATAATGGCCGTTAATGACCTAATCACATTTCGTAAAGGAACAGCAGCTCAATGGAGCGATGTTAATCCTGTATTAGCTAGTGGAGAGCCAGGGTATGATTTAACTAATAAAGTCTTTAAGATAGGAGATGGTACTTCGGTTTGGACACAACTTAGTGGAGTCAATCAGAATATAACAGCTGGATATGATATATCTATTACTAATAATAGCGGTATTTATACTGTTGCTTCCACAAACTTAGTTCATGTTGATAGTCAACAGCCTCAAGGATTTGTTAATAGAACTGATAGTAGAATTAGTGTTAGTGGAAATATATTTAGAATAGAACCCACAGGAAGTTCGTATAGTTATTATAATAAGGGTATTAAAGTTGTTAAAACTAGTGGTGATAGTTTAACTATACCAAATCTTACCCAAATTAATTATATTCATTTTGACACTAATAATAATCAAATATCAAATAAAACTACAAGCTTTGATTTTTCTACTGATATTCCTATCGCATACGTAGCTTGGAACAGTGGAGTTGGTCCTAGTGGACAAATGACTTTCTTTGCTGAAGAACGTCATGGTATTGTGATGGACACTAGCACTCATAAGTGGATTCATTATACTTTTGGCGCACAATATGTTGACGGTTTGAGTATTGGTAATTATGTTTTAGGCGGAAATGGGTCTAGTAATAGTCATGCAACTATATCAATTGGTAATGGTACTCTTTATCAAGAAGATATTGAGATAAATATTACTGATAGTTCTAGTGCTGATCCGTTCTGTCAAGAATTAAGTCCAATTGCTCAAATTCCCGTTTATTATCACGAAGGAACTACTGGTCAGTGGGTTAAGAATATCGCAACAGACTACCCTGTTAAATATGGTGCTAATGGACCACAATATAACTTATTAAGTGGTGGAACTTGGACAATTCCCGATGTTAGTTCCGGTGGAGCAAAGAGATACTTTGCAGTATGGATTCTTGCAACTAATCAGATTGACGATCCCATAATTAGTATTATGGGTCAGAGGGTAGATAGTAATCAAGGATCGGCTGAGAATCATAACTCTTGGGGCGATGTTAATCTTACTAATCTTCCATTAAGCGAAGTTAAACCTCTTTATCGATTAATATTTGCTGCTGATAGCAACAGCTATACAAATGTTCCTAAATGTACTTTACTTAGTATTCTTGATATAAGAGTAGCCGTAATTAGTACTGTTGCTGGAGTTACTCAGAATGATCATGGAAGTTTATTCGGGTTGGGTGACGATGATCACTCTCAATACTTACATACGGACAATAATCGAACAGTTAATGCAATTCATAATTTTGTTAATGGACTTACATCTAATGGCTTAATAAATTCTACTAGTGGAAATTTTACAAATCTAACTGTAAATAATACGGGTGTTAGTCTTAATGGTCATACTCATAGCTCTAGTGACATAACTAACTTTAATTCCTCTGTTAGTGGATTAGTTAACGGAGTTTATGCCCCATTAACAGGGACCTTAAATCAGTTTTCTAGCACAACTTCTTCTCAGTTAATTTCTATCATATCTGATGAAACTGGTTCTGGATTATTAGTATTTAATAATAGTCCAACTTTTACAGGAATTCCTTTAGCCCCAACAGCAAATAGTGGAACTAATACAAACCAGATAGCTAGCACAGAATTTGTTCGAACAGAAATCACCAATCTTGTTAACTCTGCCCCATCAACATTAGATACCTTAAATGAATTAGCAACCGCCTTGGGAAATGATGCTAATTTTAGCACAACGATTACTAATACTTTAGCTGGTAAAGCTAATTTATCCGGTGCTTCTTTTACAGGATCAATATCTGGTCCTAGCGGGGATTTTACTGTTTTAAAACAAAATGGCACGACAGTTAGCATTAGTGGTCATTCTCATATAGCATCTGATATAACCAATTTTGATAGCTCAGTGAGTGGTTTAATTTCCGTTAAAGAGATAATATCCGGAACAGGAATATATATTTCTAATTCCGGTGGTACCTATACTATCAACCATACCGGAGGTGGCGGTGGAGTATCAATAAATAATTACTCAAATAATAGAGTACTAACAAGCGATGGCTCAAGTACTGGTATAGATGCTGAAGGATCATTGACTTTCGATGGAAATAGATTAATGGTGAATCCTTCTGGGACTTCTAGTAGTTTCTCAGTTAGTCAGAGTGGAGTGTCTATTGGAAATAATGCTTTAATATATTCTTCTGGACAAACTATTATATCCAACGGAAAATTTGAGACCGATGGAGATGCTCAATTTAGTCAGTACGTACTAAGAAATCAAACGTCAACATCCTCATGGACCAGTTTACAGAACAATAATAGTAGTGGAGTATTTTTGAAACCAAATAAAACATATTCTTTTTGCGCTAATATCGTAGGACGTTGTTTATCGGAACCAGATAATGCTGCTTATAAACTAGAAGGATTAGTAGTTAATGATATTAATTCTCCATCTATAATTGGAACTCCAGTTAAAACAACCCTCGGAGAAACAGACTCTTCTTGGGATGTTAGATCTTTGATTAGTGGGGTTTATCTTTTGATTCAGGTTCAAGGTGGATCAAGTCAAGATATTAATTGGGTCAGTAGTATATCTTTAACTGAAGTTGGAGGATACTTGGCCGATACATATATTCAATCTTTCAACACTAAACTAGTAGACTTTATACCATGAGTACACAATTTGAAGTTAATAATATCATAGCTGACAGTGGTAATTTTACTCAAAGTTTACAGATTAACGGTACTGGCGTTAGCTTGATTGGACATACTCATACATCTTCTAATATAACGGATTTTAACAGTTCTGTTAGCGGATTACTACCAGTTACTAATATAGTTGCTGGTAGCAATATTACTGTAAGTTCAAATAGTGGTATTTATACTATTAATAGTACAGCAAGTGGCGGTGGAGGATCGGCGGCAGCAAGGGGAAATATTATTACTACAGGAATACTATCTTCTTTTAATATTTCTGAAGGTTATTCTGTTGGTTATTTAGATTTATTTCAAAATGGTGTTAAATTATTAAGTGGTAGCGATTTTATTGCAACAGATGGTAATTCTGTCGGTCTAGTTAATAGCGTACCATCCGGAACAGTTCTAGAATACATTACTTTACTACCCTCTATTAGTTCTAATAACTATGTTAAACTAGATAATATTAGTTCATCTTTTAATAACTCGTCCACATCGTTTGAATTATCAGTCAGCGGAACAGCCTATTATCCTGTTAGCTCAAATACTTTAGGAATTTATGTTGGTGGAGTAGCCCAAGAACCAATTTTATCATATAGTATTAGTGGATCAAACATAGTTTTTACCGAAGCTCCAGCTAGTGGTTTAACTTTTTGGGGAGTTGGTTATGGAACAACAGCAATCGCTACCTTAACCGGTATAACTCCAGGATCAGTTTCAAATCCAGCCATTAGTTCGTCGAACGATCTTTCAACAGGGTTTTATTTTCCATCTGGCAAATCATTAGCTATAGCCAGCTCTGGATATGATAGATTTAAAATAAATACCGATGGTAATGTTGTTGTGGGCGGAGAAAACATAAATTCATTAAGATATCTAGATATTAATAATTTAAATAATTCTTCTAGCGCTGGAAGCATATTAAGATTAGTTACAAATAATGTATCTGGGACCACAAATACGTCAGTGGATATTGCTAAATATAAGACTGGTCAATTTACCATTAATAATAATGATAATAGTCCAGAAACTTTTACTAGCTTTAATGTTGGACTCTCAGAAAGACTAAGAATAACATCTTCAGGAAATATTGGTATTGGAACAGTTCTGCCAACCAGCAAACTGCATGTAGTTGGAGATATAAGTGCTAATAGTGGCAACTTTACCCAAACATTACAACTTAATAATGTTAATGTTAGTGTTAGTGGACACTCTCATACGGTTAGTGATATTACTAATTTTAATAGTAGTGTTAGCGGTTTGTTGCCAATTACTAATATAATTGCTGGAAGCGGAATCAATGTTTCTATTAGCGGAACAACAGCTATTATAACTAGTGATGATACTACTAAGTGGAACTTGTTTTTACCTGCTGCTCCGACTAACCTTGTGGCTACCGCTGGCAACGGTCAGGTATCACTATCATGGACTGCGCCATCGGGTGTGATATCGCAGGCTCCGATCACAGACTATCTCGAACAGTACAGCACAAATAGCGGAACAACGTGGACGACCTTTTCTGCGACTGCATCGACAGCTACGAATGCTACAATAACAGGGTTGACCAACGGTACTTCGTATGTATTCCGTGTGGCGGCGACGAATGGCATCGGAACAGGAAGCTACTCGGCGGCATCGAGTGCCGTGATGCCGAATTCGGCGAGCGTTCCTGATGCTCCGACTTCACTGCGAAATGCCGACAGCTACTGGGGATGTTCGTCTAACGATACTATGTGGAACACACCAGTGTCTAACGGCGGGTCGGCAATTACGGGATACGTTTGGCGAATCGGTAGCGGAGCGACGACCAGTGTGGCTCCGTCCAGCGGAACCCGGCCCGCAGGGTCTTATACGGGCGGTTTTATCGACAACCACGCGCCCACAGGCTTGTTCCAAGTTGCTGCCGTCAATGCCGTTGGGACGGGGCCGTTTGCGTCAATCACTCTTGAACAGGACTGCAACTAATGAGCGTTATTCTTCTAAGCAATTTTGTTAGCGAGAGCGAACGAGCCTCACTGCTGGCGTGGTGCGACACCAATGAGGAGTGCCTTGGAGACGCAAGAACTGCGGACGGCGAGTCGTATTTGTTGCGTAAAATCTCAAACAGCAACGCGGTGGTGGAGGCTGGCGGATTCCCCGAAGTCGCCTATCAGGTGCATGGCCGTATCAGGGAGCGGTTCCCGATGCTGGGGGGCTCGCTTCAGCGATTCCTAGACGGTATGACGGTTGGTGTTCTCCTTCCAGGCGGAGAGTTTCCAGAACACGTTGACCATCATTTCCGGCAGGACGGTCTGGTGTGTGTCGGCGTAAACGCATTGCTTTCCGCTCCAGCGTCAGGCGGCGTAGTGAGCGTTGACGGCGTGGAGCGAGAGCAGCGGGAAGGAGACGCGCTGGTCTATCTTCTGTCGGAACAGATTCATGGCGTTTCCCAAGTTAATGGCAACGTCAAGCGAGTCGTCTGGTCGTGGCGCTTCATGGTCGATCCGGCTGCTTGGAGTGCGACGTGAAACACTTAATCGAATTCCTAATCTGCGACACAATCGGCACCCTACCCTTGTATACACCAAGCGACCGCGGCACCGCCACACTGAGCATCTCATAGGAGTAGTAACAATATAGTGTATATTATCATAAACCTACTAATTACAACCTTTATTTAAATAACCATTATGCCTCTTTCAAAAATACAAACAACTTTACTTTCTGGAGATACATCAGATTCTGTTTTGCGATCTCTGTTGGTTCCTCCTGCTCCTACGGGTTTGACTGCAACCGGTAGGAATGAGCAGGTGTTGCTCTCTTGGTCAGTTCCGACTGTACTACCTCAAACTCCAATTACAGATTACACGAAGCAGTACAGTTCCGACAACGGTGCGACATGGACGACGTTTATGACGGCGACATCGACTGCGACGAGTGCGACAGTCACAGGACTTACCAACGGTACAGCATATCGATTCCGCGTGGCGGCTATCAACAGCGTAGGCGTCGGGGCATATACGGCCGCAAGTAGTGCGGCGACACCGTTTCCCGCACGACTGTTGCTGACCTTCGATACGAGCTTGGACGATATCGCGCAGGGGCTAACAGCCAGCCAGACAGGGTCGGGTCCAGCGCGGTCAACGGACCAGACAAAGGGCGGCACTCATTCGCTGTTTGTCGGGTCAGCGTTTGGCAATGCCACAACAAGGCGACTTCAGTACGGCAGCGGTTCAACTTGGGACATCATGCACGGTGACTGCACTGTGGAGTGCTGGATTTATGTGACGGCTGAAAATGATTATCGTGGCATAGTTGGTCGCGACAATTTAGGAAATGCACGGCACTGGAATCTCTATATAAACTCACAAACCGAAAACAACAATTTGGGTTTTTCTGTTTTCAATACAGGGAATACTCCGTTTGTGGAGCTTGTGGACCCCGCCGCCCTGCCGCTGAACCAGTGGGTTCACATCGCTGTTGTGCGGGATGGCGGCTTCTTCCGGCTCTACAAGAACGGCACTCAGGTGGCGTCCGCAAATGTTTCGTCTGGCTCTGGAACCATTGGCACAGCAAGCGGTGCCCTGACGGTCGGTGCGTTGTCTGACGCTGGCGTATATGCTCTTCCCGGCTATATCGATGAACTTCTGATTACGGACGGCTGTCGATACCCAAACGGAACAACATTCACGCCGTCGTCATTTATATAGCCCAATGAAACAACTCGTCGAGTTCCTCAAAAACCTATACTTTAACAATCAATACATAAAATGACAAAAGCATACGATAATTCAATACTAGCCCAAAACATAAACGTTAGTGGAGTTAATACTAATGTTAGTGGGCCATTAACTGCTCCTAGCGGATCATTTACTAATAATCTTACAGTTGGTTCTAATAATTTGACACCAACCAACACTCTTAATATAATAAATAGTAGTAATCTTTACTTGTGGTCTAATTTCAGATAGGAGAATATTATGGCAGCTAGTCCGGTTTTTGCGGTCACTCCAAGAATGACAGCAGTTTCAATAGCAACAGCAGATTCTAGTTATACAGCACCAACGAATGTTGGAACATTAATAACAGGATCTAGCACAGGTACGAGAATAGCAGAAATAATAGTAAAATGTGCAGCAACTAGTGCTGCTGCTATTGTTAGAATATTTTTACATGACGGAACAACTTACTGGCTATTTGATGAAGTTACAGTAGCCGCAGCGACAGGATCAGCTACTGTTCAACAAACTAGAGTAAGCACCACATATAATAATTTGATTTTACCGAGCAATTCTTGGTCAGTTAGAGTAACAACGTCAGTATCTCAGGCAACTCACGTTACAGCACTTGGGGCAGATCTATAATGAATCAAGGTATTTATTCTATTGGAAATGCAACAATAGCCTCAGTACCATATGGTATTAATGGTGTTACTGCACCCACTAGTATTACTGCATTGATTGTTGGCGGTGGTGGCGGTGGTGGATTTTATGGTGCTGGTGGAGGAGGTGGAGGTGTTCAAGAACAAGCAGTTATTATTACGCTTGGAACAGCTTATAGCGTTACTATTGGTGCTGGAGGCTCTGCGAGTACAGCACAGGATACGAGAGCTAGCCTTGGCTCACCATCCACATTTGCCAATATAATTAGCGTTGGTGGTGGTTCTGGTGGAACACGAGTTGTAGCTAGTGCTACTGCCGGTCTTTATGGACCGGGATATCCCGGTTCTTCTGGCGGTGGCGGCTATGCAACCAATGGTCCCGGCTTGTCTGTGGGTCAGGGCAACGTTGGAACCGTTGGGACAGCAGCCGGTTTTTCTGGTGGAGGAGGCGGCGCTGGTGCTGCCGCTGGAGCCACTGCGGCTGGAACTCGCGGAGGTGCAGGAGGAGCGGGCAAGGTTTCTACAAGCACAGGCTCCACATATGGTGGCGGTGGTGGTGGAGGTTCAGCAAACGCTGGCAATTTTGCTGTTGGTGGCTCTGGGGGCGGTGGTAGAGGAGGATCGGCAACAGGTCAAACTAATGGTAGTGCTGGAAGCACAAATACTGGTGGTGGTGGCGGTGGCGGTAGTACCAATGTTACTGGAGGCTCTGGAGGGTCTGGAGTAGTAATCTTAAAATTTAATTCAACTTTAAATATAATTATTGGCGTGGGTTTAACGTATTCATCAACAATTTCTGGTAGCGATAGAATAGTGACTATTACCGCCGGAACAGACACAGTGAGTTTTTATTAATATGGCACACTACGCTTTTTTAGATGAAAATAATGTGGTAACAGAAGTTATTGTTGGAAATAATGAATCTTTAGATTTTGATTGGGAGATTTACTATTCCAATATTAGAAATCAAGTTTGCAAGCGTACATCATATAATACTATAAAGGGAGTACATATAAATGGAGAAATACCATATAGGAAAAATTATGCTGGTGTAGGTTACATTTTCCGTGAAGACATAAATTTTCCAGAGGGCGCTTTTGTTCCACCTTATCCCGGCGAAGGATACACTTTGGATGAAAATACTGGCTTATGGGTAGAAACATCAGTCATATAATTAAACACCTCTCACTATTTATTTGTACAAAGTGTATATATCGTCACAAGGAGCTCTATTATGGAACTAATTAATAAAATCACTATCACAAACCACGTCGGGGCGATACAGGAAATTGATCATCTGGATCTTATTGTGGTTGATCATAATTCTAAAAAAACTGTGCTGTGTCATATAGACCCATATCTAACTCCATTAGTTTTATGGAAAGATCAAGAATACGACGTTATTGGTGACTATACTCAAAAACAAATAGAGGATAGAGTTTTAGAAATTCTTGGAAATAATCCATCTATAATTTTACAGGGATTAATGTTTTCTAGACCACCGAATAATAGTGTAATTCCTCGCTAATTTAAGTGGTGGTTGGGTGTATTAAAGAACAGCCACAAATACCCATAAAAGGATCAAATTATGAGCTGGTCTATTGAAATTCCAATTATTGTACGCACTTTAATTGACGATTATTCTGAAACTCCAGTTTTTAGCGACGAGAGACTACTACAGGCTATCACAGTATCTGCTAAATATGTCCAATTTGACGTATCATTAGATAATAAATATTCTGTTAATGTAGTAACCCCACAAATCACCCCAGACCCAACAACACTAGATGACAGCATCTTCATTAGCCTAGTTTCTTTGAAAACCGCCTGCATTATTGACCAAAGCAACTTAAGAACCAGAGCTGCTATGGAAGGCATCAGGGCTGCCCTAGGACCGATTAGTTTAAGTGTTGGCGGTAGTTTAGCTGGACTTAAAATGATTATAGAGCAAGGCCCGTGTGCAGCATACGAAGAACTAACTTCTCACTGGGACGTTAAAGAAGCAACGGCTATTAGGGCGGTATTTAGCCCATTTGTTGGCAATAAGTTTGATCCACGATACATACAGAATTACGACTATCGATCAAGATTTTTCTATTCATAAACAAGGACTATTAACATGCCAGCAGCTGACTATAATTTTACTATAGAAAAAGGCACAGCATTTGTAATTGCTTTTGAATATAGAGATGATCAAAATATTCCAATAGATATTACTAATTGGTGTGCTAGAATAAGATGGATAGAGGACCAAGCACCACAACCAAACATAAGAACTTTCTCAACAAATAATAGAACAGCAGAATATGAGTTCACTATTGATCCTAAGATCGGTAAGATCATACTAAAAATACCAGCATCTCAAACTGCTATCTACTCCTTCGGATCTGCTAGATATGATTTTGAATTACAAGAACCTAATGATTTATATACTGGTGGTGGTAAAAAAATATTTCGTATTCTTCAAGGAAATATAGGATTAATTTCAAGAAATGTGCCAGGGGATGATGTTTTTGGTTGTGATAGCAATGTACAGAATGATTGTGGAACGTGTAGCTCATGAGCATAGTAAGAGTAGAAGAAGAAATTCAGCCATTAAAATATCTGGTCATAACACAAGAAAGAGACCCAGAAAGTGTTATAACCACCAATGTAATCATATCTGATACTAGATTCAATAGATTAAATCTAGTTTCCATAGAGAAAGGTCCGCAGGGAGATACTGGAGCACAAGGTCCGGCTGGACCAGCAGGGCAAGACGGAGTATCTTTTGAGATTTTACCTATTAATAGCGGAGGAACAAATAATACTTCGTTTAGTAGCGGAAATATTATTTATTATGATGGAAATAAATTATCCAGTTCTAACTATACTTTCGAAGATTTATTGAATAGTTCTAATGCTAACGCTGTTACTGGCGTTTTTAGTGGCTCTGGATTATATAGAGAGCTAGTAGATAATACAGTTACTTTAGGAATTAATGCTGGTGGTGGACTTGCTATTAATGAATATAATCAAATAGTTGTAGACGACACTATTGTTCGCAAGGTTGAACTTAGTATCGGTAATATTACCGGAGTTGTTCCAATAGATAAGGGTGGAACTAATAATCAAACCTTTAATAGCAATAGATTATTATACTATGATGGCTTTAAAATTACATCTTTTCCATTGGCTACTGGAAGAATCTTATTAAGTGGAACAACAATAGATATAGTGGCAGGATCAGGATTAACAGGAGGAGGATCTTTAACTCTGCCCAGTGGTTCAGTTGTTCTTAATATTGGTGGATCATCAGACATACTGGTTGAGAATAATTCTATCTCATTATCTGTTACCGGAACACCAGGCACTTACTCTAAGATCATTACGGACGATAAAGGCAGAGTAGTATCTGGGACTAATTTAACTCAATCTGATATTATTAGTATTCTTGGATATACTCCTTGGCATCCTGGTAATGATGGACAAGATTCAGGTTTAGATGCAGATTTATTAGATGGTAATAATAGTTCATATTTTACAAATGCAGGAAATCTAACTGGATTTATAAATCTTAATATTGTACCATCTTCAGTTGAGCCAGGAACTTATACTAAAGTTTATGTTAATGATAGAGGCATGGTCGCTCTTGGCGATAATATGAACTATGGAGATATTGTATATTCTTTAGGATATCGTCCTGTTAGCACAACTGGAGATACTATCAATGGATCATTTACAGTAAATGGTGACGTGAATCTTAATGGAGATGATTTAACTATAAGAGATAATCTTCCAACTATAGGAACAAATTCAGCATCCATACTTCCTAGTGATCCTAGAGGATTCACATTTTTGTATGGTGGATTTATCCCAAAAACTGGAATATTAGCATTTTATCCAGCTGATAGAGAATTAAAGCTAATCACAAATATTAGTAGTAGTGGTGGAGAAATTAGTGGAGGTGAAAACGGCTTCATAGGAGATGTTGATGGAGGTGATCAAAATGCAATTTATATCAGCAACAATGTTAGCGGAGATATTAATGTAATATTATTAAGAGGAAAAGCAGATACTCTTTATGTTAGCAGAACTGATAACCAGGTTATTAGTGGGGTTAAAACATTTGTTAATGGAATTCAAATTCGAGATCAGATAGTTATCACCCCTATCGCTGGACAGTCAAATGCTCCAATTAACGTTGGAAATAATAGTAGGATGGTTGAAAATCTTAATGTTGACTTATTGCATGGTCGTAATTCAGATTATTTCACTGATGCTGGTAATATGACAGGATTGTTCACGTATGAAAAAGTTGAGTTTGATAATTTAGATGGGACACCTGACTATATACCCCGGTTTGATAATCGCACTAGCGATCCTAGTAGAACAATTAGTGATTCTATCATAAGACAAAAAGCAGATGATACTGCAATTATTATAGAAAATAATGCTAGTTTACACATAGGATCATCAAATAGTGGTTCATTTTTAGTTAATAGCTCAGCAGCTATTGGTACTAGTAATAAAGTATTTAATAATAATAGCTTAGCTGTGGGAACAAATAATATTGTTTCTGGTAATAATAGCGTTGCCTTAAACTATGGTTCTAAAACACTTAAAAATAAATCAATAGCAGCCGGTAATTATGGATATACATGGAGTGAAAATCAATTAAGCTTTGGTGCTTTTGCTGAATTTGATAACGGACAAACTATAACTCAAGGACAATATTCAACTATAGCATTAGGTCTCAATAGTTCAGAAACAAATGGTAGCTGGACAGATATGAGTCCTAGTATTATTTTACCAAAAGATAAAACAATTGCTTATTCTTTAGAAGTTCTAATGAACAAAGCAGCAGGTACAGGTGCGGCTCTAGTAGTTTTTGATAGTGGAATCATCAAGAATACAACTTTCAGAAACCCTTCTAATCCAGCCCAAACTGTGAATGTTACTTCATCTCTTAAAAATCATGCTAAAAAAGAGATATATAACGACTCACAACAGAGAAGACACTATTATCACTATAAGCTGGCAGATAATACTATTATTCAAAACCTAGAAGTAACTGCTCCTCCAGTCAAATCCTTTGGCGTGTCAGCACAAAATATTGATTCAATATATAAATATATACCAGAATTCATTAGCTCTACTGGTAGCTATGTAAAAACTAATGATGGAAATACTATACTTACTATAGAAAAACCAGTATTTAGTGGATCATTCTTACAAAATTCTAATGACTATAGAATTAAAGTTACTTCGTATAATCACGGCATGACAACAGGATGTTTAGCTAGCTTAACTTTTTCATCGGGATTATTTCATAATCCAATCTCAAAACAATATACAGTTTTAGATATTATTGATCAAGATCATTTTAGAGTTAGTGAAAATTTTGCAAGTGGGTATCTAACAGGAGACGAAATAGTCATAGATCCTAATAGTAAATCACTTATAGATAGCTCTGGCTCTATAATAATTTCTGGAGGATATCTATATACAAATTCACCTGATATGTATAATATGCCACTCAATGCGATGACCATATTACATACTGGTATGAAAGTTAGATTTAGACCATACGAGTCATTATACCCTACTATAGCAGAACAGACAGGAATCATCGTTGCGCTCACTAGCGGAAGCGTTACTTTCAATGTTCCTTTTACCGGAACATTTAATTCTTCTAGTGTCAATAGTCCATCTGTTTTAACTTTCAACTCATACACAGATCATTATCTAAGTTCGTGCTCAAAACTATATGTGAATATCGATGGTTATGGGCAACAAGCACTAACCAGAATATCTGGGGCATATCCAGCAACATATTGCGGTCAACCCACAATAGCGTTTAAAATTACTGGAGTACCACAAAACTTTAGCGGAACACCTGTTAAGGTAGCTCCTGGTTCGTTGAATTCAGGACTACTAACATTACATAATAAAAGAAGTTTTAATGGTACATACGCTAAATCGGCCACTAGATTCAAAAAATATGATGGTATCTATACTCAATATCCGTCCGAAGATGGTACTAGCACTCTTAGTATATACAATAAATATTTAGAAAATATAACACTCCCTTCTACACCATTCTCATATTCTTTGGTTTGCGGCTATGGAGATGCTGATAATGCTTCTTTCGCTATTAGTGGAGACTATTTAGTTGCTAGAGAATCGTTTAATTTTGAAGCAAAGTCTGCTTATACCGTTAGAGTCAGAACAACCGACAGGTCTTCACAATTTTTAGAAAAACGATTTACGATTGGAATATTAAATGTGGATGAAAGTCCATTTTTAATGAACCCTATAGATGATCAATATTTGACAGTTGATGAACCCTGGGTCTTTATGGTTCCCACAGGGACTTTCAGTGACGAAACTTTTGCCGGATCCAAGTCTTATTCTGGATGTTTAAGCAATAATTCTGGATTACCATCGTGGCTTAGTTTTAATGGTGGACAGAGAATATTTAGCGGAACTCCGTCTCTATCAGATACTGGTGTTTTGTCTCTAAAAGTGAATGTTTTTTATAACAGTGTCCTAGCAGCATATGATATTTTTGATATACATATTAATGAATCTGGTTTAAATATTTTTAATTATAGTATCCAGTCAATTGATGACGATAGTCCATTAAAAATAACAAATCTTAACCTATCTGCAGTCACTATATCAGAAAATATGCCATCAGGATCGGTTATAGGAAAATTTGATACGGCTGGTGGCTATTCACCTCATCTCAGATTTGAAACTGCGTCTAATAGTTTCAGTGGAGTGTTAATTAATAATAGCAATATAATAAGTGAATGTGCTTCATTTAGTCTGTACTATCCTACAACCACCTTGCTGGGTAGGCTAGATACTATCTATACGGGAATGTCTTTGTCTGCAACGAACGGTTTATCATCAGCTACGATTACGGGAATTTTAAATTCTCTAGTAGAAATCAATGGATATACAAGTAGTGGATCAAATCGTCTTTGTGTTGCTAGTATGACATTTCCAGACCTACAATATATTTCCGGTATTAGGTTTGTGTCTTCTCTTTCTGAATGGAATAATCAATCGAGAGTCGCTAATACTGGTCAGAATTTTATCACATTTGATAGAATAGTTTTTAGCGGAAACCAGGATTCTGCTTCAAATAAATTTAGCGGAGTACTGATTAATAATAGTAATATAATAAGTGAGTGTACTTCAGTACTTGGCGACCTCAATACTCTCATTGTCGGAATGCCATTATCGACAACTAGCGGTCTATCATTAGCTTCAGTTACTGGAATTTTAGAATCTGTAGTAGAGATTACCGGATATGTAAGCAGTGGATCGTATGTCATTTCTGGTATAACACCCCCAGATCTACAATATATCTCCGGTGTTAGATTTATATCTTCTCTTTCTGAATGGAATGACGAGGCTAGGGTTGTTAATACTGGAGAGAATTCTCTTATATTTGATATCCCCTTTACTGGGACTGGAATTAATACGACTATTACTGTAAATAATATTGGGAAGCGAATTCTTTTAGACACAAGATATCAAGGAGAATCACTATCTGGAATAATAACTTATACAGCTATCACCATAAATAATATTGGTAAGCGAATTCTTTTAGATACAAGATATCAAGGAACATCACGATCTGGATTAATAACCTATACGGGCGTTTTACCTACTAATGACGAATATTATCCCAGTGGATTTCAGTATTTTGCAAGTGGGTATGTGTCTGGTGTATGCCCATCTTTTATATCACAATCATATATTAAAGGATTTTCTTCTGAAACTTCTCAATACATAGCATCTACGGGTCATTACGTTACAGGAATTGTTTCTTTTTATACTGAAGCCGGATGTAATGATATTATTATTAGTCCTGATCAGCATACTAATATAGAATCTAATGAAGATAGTATATTTATAAATTATACTAGCACTAATCAAGGAGACATTCCCACAGACACTGCTCATACATTTTTTAGCGGATACGATGGCACTTCATCTTTTATGGTTAATAATTTATCGTGGTACCCAGATTCTGGTCTGTCATCTACAGGCAGTATGATATTGAACCTAGATAAAAATCATGGATATCAAATACTAAATGCTAAAATCTTAAATCAAATACCGGTTCAGTTCGATTCATGTATAAACAACAATAGTAATCGCAAACCTAAAAATAACTTATTTGACATTCTTGCAATTACCGGAAATCAAATAACTATTAATGATAACCAAAACTATCTCCTAAAAGAAAATAGTAAACCAGACTATTTTGAGCAACCAATCAGAGCATCTTATTCAACAAATGGATTTAATTTTAACTCAACTATAGTGAGTGGAAACAATTCTTTTTATGACTGTGACTCTGCACAAGTATTTAATTTACAAAGGAATATGATTTTGGGATGTTCTTCTCTCGGTAGTGTCCAGCAACCGGTAAGAGTAGACTCAGTTATTTCAGGAATATCATTTAACGGAACAGTATATTCTGGACAAAGTATATTAACTACAAGTACAGGATTATCACTATATCAGAATCAAAGAATATATTCATCATTATCTGGATGGTCAGATAGATACATCTACATCAGCAGCTATTCTGCATCATCTGGAATAATAGCATTATCGAGAAGTATTGATTGGATTATGGATACTGGCATAGCATCTTCATTCTATACCCTACCAATTATAACTGTAAATCAAAATCTTTGCGTACCATACAATAGACAACAAAACAATAGAACATACTATAATGGAAACATTATTATTATCAATGGACTTTCTACTCCAAAAGCATATCTTAATGCCGATGATCAAATAAAAATTACAACATTTAATGGATCTAATAACTTTAACACAAATTCAATTAGTCAATACTGTCAGATTTTACGCATCAACGCAAGTCAAACACTTTTTAGTGGCATAGCTATGAATGGCTCTAAAAATATTGAGCCACTTAATCAAGACGGAAACGACTTATATAGAAGAAACCAATACCGATACTCTGATAGCTTTGGACTAGCCTGGGATACTGAACTTCCAAATGTTGGATCACTATCTTTTATCGGATCATGCTCTGGTTTTTGTAATATTCCATATTTTAATAATATCTACTACCATTCTTATGGCGGTTCAACAGCAGAATGGCCCATGGATAACGACGGCAACTTTGTCTCAGCTCCAAAAACTGGAGTATTCACAATAGGCGTAGGCTCTAGCTCATGCCAATCTGGCACTATCTGCATAAACATTAAGGGGTTTGAGAACACAGACTTTAATAATATTTCTGATATTATTGATAGAAGCAATATTGGTAAAACTAGTAATATCACAAACGACAATAAGGGATATATAAGACCTTGGGGAACAAATAAAAAATTCTACTTTGATTTTTCAGATGGCGCTCCCTTACTAAATGGATCATATTACATTACAGATAAAATTGACCCGTATAATTTTACAATTACTATTCCATACAATGCTGCATATTTTGGCGTCAGTGGTTTAGTCTATATAATAGATAGTGACTATAATCTTAAAAGTAATAAAAATCCAAATATAAATAATGATTTTATAGTCTCTAATGGTTCCATAAACGTATCCGGAACAGACAATAGCTTATTTGCTCTTGGAATAAATTCATACAATGATCAATCAAAGAGATGGAAGCATCTAATTCATTTAAATAATTCAAGCCTTCCGATATATAGTGGTTATACAGCAACTCTTCATAATCAGATAAATACTCAGCTACTATATTTAAATCCTAACAATATAGAAATAATAGGCCTTGATTACTCATTAGATTACGGACAAACATATTCTTCCATATTAGAATCTAACTCTTTAGATATACCTCATACGTTCTCTAAACCAGTTTATCTAAGAATACAAACTAAAAATGGTTCAGAAAAATGGTCTCAGAGCCTCTCAAAGTCTGCACCAAGAGTAAATATATTTGGTATAGCCAATTATAGTATTGACAATGATAATATCATATATAATCCTATTGATAAAATATGGATAATTAATATTATTATAACAGATATTACAGAAATACTAAGTAATAGAGATATGATTATTAAAGTTAGCGACGAAACCGGATTTGATACAGTAAGTAAAAGTATCAATATTCAGTTTATTCCACAAATCAGAGAAGCATTACCATCATATGTTTATGCTAATGGACCAGATAATTGGTCATTAGTATATGATATCAAATATTTACCAGAAACTTATACTATTACAATGTCTGGTTTTCCTGGTTCAAGTTTTACAATAGGTGAGGACAATGATTTGAGTAATGATGAAACTAAGATTATTTATGGATATCCAGGATCTATTACTGGAATATATTATCCAGTCTTATATCTTAAAGATAGTGTCGATAATATTTTATCAACTAGCACTGGAGAAATACATATACTAGGCCCATCTCAGTATGCTCCTTCTTATCAATTAAATCCTGTCGGTCTTGATGATAATATTTATTTAAATATAGACAATAGTTCCCAATCTAGTTCTTTTTATTTTTATGTGCCAGCAGCTGTTAATCAAGAAGAAACAAGTTTAACAGTAACACTAGCAGAGGCTCAAAACTATTATGGAGTTGAGTCCATAAACTATGAATATAGCACAGCAGATAGATATAAAGTAACTGTAGCATTGACCGGCAATACTGGATATTATCCTAATAAAAATATAGGAATATCAATATTTCAGCCAGTTATTGATGAAAATTCTGTTATTACATGGACGCAATATACATACAATAAAAATATTAACTTGACTTTATATAAAAATTTTCAAATTAATACATCAGCATTAACACAGCCATTGGTCTATGATAAGCAAGAGATGTGGTCAATACAGTTTAACCTAGTTAATGGAATATTATCTCACAGATCAGATATTCATCCTACAGTAAGACTAGGTAATCTACCAAATATAGGAACATATGAAAATCAACCATTAGAATATTCTTTGAACTACACATATGATGCTATCAACTATAGATGGAATGTTGAAGCTATTGGTAAAACAGATACTTTTGGAAAAGTTACAGATAATATCGGTCCTAAAACTATTAATATTTATGCTGATGATACTCAGTCAGTAGCAACAAGATCTGTTAATTTATTATTTACCCAAACTGAGTATTTAGATAATATACAATCAACTATTTATTCTGTTCCTAATAAAGCATATCAAAACACGTTTGATATTAAACAAGCAGATGTCGATACTTATCCTTCTGTAACCATCCCTATCAACTTAAAAGAAAATACTATTAATTTGTCACGATACTATCGTAAATATGATCCTAATTTTAATCTTTGGGAGTATTCCTATTCTGGAGAGCCTATTGTAGATAGGTGGGATATTGATATAGATATCTCAAATACTGGAACTTCGCTATCTAGCAGCCAGTTCTCAACCATAACTGCAAAATGTAAAGGAATAGCTACTGATAAAATTCAGGCTGTTGGTAAATTAAGTCTCATAGAATTGGATAGCTTTAGTATTGGAGGACTTCCAATTAAGATTACTGGAATTTCTTATCCAAGTTATACAATTGTTGAAGGATCTCCGTGGGATATAACATTTAAAACTATTTTTGGTCTTGAAAATCCAAATTTCCCGCCAACAATTTTGTTGTCAGGATTACCGTCTATGTGTTCTGGATATAATCCTAGTATTGGACTAGAGCAACAAAATACATGTCTTCAATATAGGACATGGAATCCTATTGATAAATCTTGGAACTTTAAGTTTAAGGGACTTCCTTTGTGTGGCCAAGAAGGAATAAAGCCATTTTCTATTTTGGCAATTGATACAGATACTATTCAAGATATTTATTTAACCTCAGATAAAATAGGCGCTAGTATTCTGTATACTTCATTAGAAGACAACGGGTTTTCTCATACTCCTCCAGTCATTAGGATCAGCGGCTCTCAACAAGACCAGAACCCAATACAGCTATCTCCCTTATGTAATTCACCAATTAATATTTCTTATATATTTGGTCCTACAAATAGAGAGTCTTGTGCTATTCCAACAGGAATAACCGGATGGATGGTGAGTGGAACATTACCTCCTGGTTTGAGTTATGCGATATCTTTCTCTGGAGGTAATCCGTCCGCACCATGGAACAACTTGTCTAGTGGAATTATTACTTTCACCGGGAATCCAACGACATTTGCTAATGGGTCGCTTTATAGCCAGCAGTTCGGTCTTAAGGTATTTGACGCAAGGAATAAATCAACACAAAGAATCTTTACATTTCAAGATATATCATCTGCCAACCCACCTTCTCCACTTAATCTTACCGTATATTTTGATGACGAGAAACCTAAATATACTCCTATTAGAAACATGGTCGCAGGAGAAACGGTTAGTCCTCCGCAAGGAACCAGACCAATCGACAAAGGAAATTATCCCAATATTACTACTTATTGGCCCCCAGCATATTCTGGTTCATTGAATTGTACTAGTATACTACCTCATAATCAATGTCAGACATGCGAATTCTACTATAGTGGAGGCAACTATGAAGAATTAGACTATAAGGTTTATTTACAATTTTCAAGACAACTACCAATATCTAATATTTCAGAGGGCAATAATCTATATTTAGAATTTGATTATAATCCCACTGGCAATAAAAATGGTTTTTATTCCTTAAAATACTCTTCTCCAAACTATTATGTAGAAGTTCCTGGACAAACTTTTACAACAGGCAGCGGAAGACTAGTCAGAGAAAGAAAAGTAGAGAATGTGCCAACATATGATCTACAAAAATTTAATGGCTCTTTAGATTCTAATACAACTAAATCTATACTCGGATGCGGCTCGTTCTCCAATAAGACATCATTTCAAATTCTAGATGAATCAGGATATGGGCTGTTTGGTAGAATGAGACCCGATTATTCTGCTTCTATACCAGTTTCTGGTATTTTTAGTAACTCTGATGCTTCATTAACTGGACTTAATATAGTTCAATTAAACAACCAATACACAAGTGGTATATCAAATCATATCTATACAGTAAAAACATATAATTGCTGGGAAACTGGATATTTACGCATTAGTGGCATATTGTTACCAGCTCCAATTGTAGAATTAACTGACCCAGCTCCAGCGTCCGAAGCTCCTTTTGCATATAATAATCAGCAATACTATGTTGGTAGTAGATGTGCTTATGGTAACACAGCTGAGCAAAGAGACCTACAAGATAATAAACGAGATACTACTATTAATTATAGAATTACTAATCTTTTAACTAATTCTGTTTATCAAAATTCTCAAGTAGGTAGTAATCAGGCAATAGCTTTTAATCACAGCGAAGCCTATGGTACTGTTTTCTCACTTTTCCTCAACAACAATCCCGCAACATTTCCGACATATCGCTATAATGCCCTTAGATATGCTCAAAATGAATATTTCTGGATCCACAAAGGAGGAACCAAGAACGGTACCATAACACAAAATAGCTTCCCACCAGTAATGATAGACGGTATTATTAATAATAAAATATCATGCTTAAGTGGAGTTTCAATTTCTGGATACGAAGGAATTTTAGTTGGAGGATACATACCTTTCAACGAATACCCCATACCAGTGCCTTACTATCAGCTACCAGACAACTCTAACTGGACGACACTAAGTTACAACCCTCACGCCACAGGGTTTATTACAAAAGAAATCGAAAATATTAATAATCCAATTGCTCTTTCTTATAGTCATCCAGGAAATACTCAACCCACAAATCAATATATTAACATTAGTATTGGAGCAAACACGTATGGATTTGCATCAGGTGATGCTGTTAGAATTACTTTTGCTGAAGACACCATACCACCAACATCGCTATTACTGGAACCTGTAAATTTCAGCGGTTCATTCATTAGAATCCCGTATAACAGAGGTGGTTCTCCAGCAATTACTAATAGTCAAGCTTATATTTCATATCGTAGTATATTATTAAGTATAGATGATAACACTTTAACTATTAAACATAAAAATATACCATTTATTACTGGAGAAAATGTTGACATAACTCAAGGATCAATATCAACATGCTCTAACATAGCTCCATATAACTATAAAACTATAGTATCATCAGGAGATAGTTCATTATTATATGTTTCATTTAATGGTCCAAACTCTGTAAATTATAGTGGATCTTTAGCTGTTTCCGGAATTACTCAAGTTAATAGGATATGGAGTAATCAAATCAACATAGCAGAACCCACTTATTCCAAAGAAGGTTACTGGCTATTTTCAATAACTGGAACACCAACAGGCTTATATCGAGATTACTCATACAAGATTATTTCGGTAGAAAATACTGGAATGCCTGTTTTTTCTGGAACTAGCCTAACACCAAAAACATATAGTAGATTATATCCTCTGTATATAAATAAACCTCTTAAAATTAATCTACCACAAACAGTTATAGATTCAGGAATTGTTAATAATAACGGATCCTGGAGCCTGACATTTAATACTGATGGTGGATTAAGGCCTATCTACAATAATAAACCAGAAGTAATGATCAATGGAGAGATATGCAACTTCAATAGACAATTATCTGCTCCAAATATGTTAGACACCTATGATGCATCTACTGATTCTTGGCAAATAGTCCTAACAAATAATACTAATTTTGATTGGAGAAACGAAGAATCTTTTGAGCTAATGATTTTTGACGAGACAGGATTTGATATCAAAACTATTAACCTTCTTTAACAATCTATAATTATGGCATCTATTAATATCATACAACCGCCAAATAAAGTATTAATTATCAACCAGTCAGTAGATGGTTCTGATAGTAATAACGTTATTTCTACAAATGTAAATATTAATGATGGTTTTGATAATACAGTTAGTGTTGTTTACGTAGAACGAGGTTTGCAAGGACTTATTGGGCCTAGCGGATTACGTGGAGAAATCGGACCAGCTGGTCCACCAGGACCAAGCGGAGCTATCGGTCCAGTTGGTCCAGCGGGCAGCGGATTAAATAAATTAGTGGTTGGAGACATTGAAATATTACCCGGCGAAACATTAAATATTGTTGGACAAGGAGGTACTTCTGTTGCTTTCAATGCTGGTTCTAATACGATTAATATTAGTTCAGATATTATTAGTAATAGTTATTCATTAATAGGACATCGACATAATACTAGTGATATTAATAGTTTCGCAGAAAATGTTGATGATAGAGTTGCTGGATTATTGGTAGCTGGTCAGCAGATATCATTACAATATAATGATCAAGATCTTAATAATTTAATTATATCAACTACTGGACTAGAAATTGGAAGTGATATACAGGCCTATAGTTCTAGATTAACAAAACTAGGTAATCTATCAGTTCATTCTGGAGCTATTATTTATGGAACAGGTGTTGATCAATACGGATTATTAAGCATTACGGAAGCTGGTAAAATACTAATAAATGATGCTGACGCAGAAGCACAAAGACTCACTCTTGGACTAGGAGATATTGCGACGAGAGATTCGTCTGAATTTGCTAAACTGGAAGGCGGAAATAATTTTACTGGAACACAATCGCTTGGAGACGGCACCCTAACAAGATTCTCTGCTTCATTAAATAATCAGAGTACTAATAACTATATAATAACCCAAAATGATAATGGTAAAGTATTAAGTTTTAATAATAATATTTCAGCTATAAATATTAGTTTTACTGGCTCTCTAAATGTAGGTTTCAATTGCTTGGTGGCTCAGATGGGATCTGGACAAGTAAGATTTTCAGGCTCTCAACTAGTTAATAGAATGGGCCACGATAAATTGGTAGGCAGATACTCTGTTGCTACATTAGTAAAAACTACTTCGGATACTATAATACTATCAGGAGATACGACAGATGCTAATGGAGGACCATGATGATACTACCACCATTCTTTGGGTATCCAATACCATCTCGCGATAGAGAAATATACAGATTAAAATATTCATATCTTGGTGAAGATATTTTTAGTTATACTATACCGACAAAATCAACCACGGTTACGTTTATTGGTACAGATATACTAACATATCAAACAGTCAAACCCGAAATGTTTCATACTTATTTGGCTCAGGATATCTTAACTTATACTACTCCTAAAGAAAAATTAACAAATAGCTTATTATGTGTTGATATTTTGACCTATTATCCTCCTCCAGCCCCTCCAGAACCTCCAACAAACTTAGCAGGGCTCGGAGACGACGGAACCGCCACCCTGTCATGGACTGCTCCATATGCTAATAGATCTCCTCTAATAGATTATATTGTTGAGTATTCTACAGGAACCTTCACTTCTTGGAATATTTATAATGACGGAATATCTTTAGATACTAGTGTTTTTGTCACTGGACTAGAAAATCTAACCAACTATAAATTCAGAGTATCAGCCTCGAATGCTGTAGGTACAGGTAATTTTTCAAACTATGTTACTATTATGCCCTCAGCATTATTGCTTAATTATTGTGATATGTCTCTTTATCTACCTTTTGATGGTGACTATGTGGATTATTCATGTAATAATATTAATATGCAGGCGATGGTCCCAACCGGGGGATCACTATCTATAACATCGGGCGATTATAAATATGGTGGATATAGTTTGTATACAGACGGAATAGAGTATGGAGAACCTTTTAATAATGATAATCCTCCCGAGTATGCTCACATTATAGTTGGCGCTTATGAAAATATAAATTGGACTCCTAGCGGAGATTTTACCATAGAAATGTTTGTAAAAGGTTCCTCTAACAATATTAGTGGAACAATTTTTAGTATTAAAAATAAAGAAGGATATTTTACAGATAATAATAGCTATGTACAGTTGCGAAAATATAATAATACTTTATACTTCAATTTTTATACAGATTACTATAATAGTGGTTCTCAAACATATATCTATGAAGATAGTAGCATCACTGCTACTAATATTGTTCTTACTACAGGATGGAAACATATTGCAGTATCACGAGCTGATAATACTATGAGATTATTTGTTGATGGTATTAATAAAGGTACTAAAGTTACAAGCTTCAATCCAAAACTTGATAATCACGATTTTTATATTGCGTCAGATATTAAGCCTCCTCACTATGATGCTGGAACTTCACTTGATGGTTTTGCTGGATATATTGACCAATTTATATATACAAAAATGGCTAAATATAAAGGAAGATTTGTTCCATCAGAATATTCTTTACCATACAACTGCGACGATTGTGAACCATATATACAGTCTCAAACTATTCACTTTGTTCCATAGACTATCCTAACGGGGTATTAAATATTAAACACTGGAGTTAATTATGGCCACACTATTTTTCGAAGGATTTGACCGAGGCACAACATTTAATAAGTTGGATAGTGCGTATTGGTCATCACAATTTTCACAATTTCCCAAATATGCATTTGGAGGATATACTACAACTTCAGTCAATCCTAATGGCAATTATATTGGCGTAAACTATTCCTATTGTTCTCCTAATAATGGTATATTGCCATCATCCTACATTGAGTCGTCTTATGGAACAATTCCTTCATATCCCGGTTTTGGTACTCCAGCAGGATTTTTAGCATTATCAAATATTGAAGTTGAAAGTAGTACTGTAGAATATCCAACATACTTACAACTTAGCGGATTTTCTCCTCCTTCTGGAAACAAAACATATTTTGGTTTCAGGTCACTTGGTCTAGAAAATAAACACGCTAGCTATTCGGCTTATCCTCATAGACACTTGTTATTTAGTCTATGTAGTGGAAATACTACTGGATTAGTAGTTAATGTGGTAAAAGTTACAGGAGAAACCCTACTAGAAATAGCTGGAGAAAAAACTACCCTGGGTCTAGAAATTCAGCAAAATAATACTACTCTTGGTATTTTTGATCTTAATTTACAGGGTACAGCATCTGATTATAGAATTAGCCAAATCTTTGATAGTTCAATATTGGTTATTGCTCATACTAATGCTAGTCATACTAATGATAATCGCATAATCTCAGCTAATAAAGGAGGAAATATTCCGATTCTAAGATGGCTACATTCTGAATTCTTAATAGATAACTCCGATTCTAATCAAAGCTATATATCTATGAGAGCAGAGGGTGTTGACTTACCGCTCATTAATAATGATATTGAAATAGCTAGACAAGACTGGAGCTTAGAGTTGCCAATCAGCGGATTCGAATATGATAATATTAGATTCTATAATCGTACTTATTCTAGCAGTATTTTGAATGGTCTTATAGTTTATCGACATGATGGAGTCGTGCTGCCACTATTTGGTATGGATATGAATTATTATATGAGAGGAAAAACTTTATTACTAGATGATATTACTCTTATCGACGATACTGATGTTCCTGCATTTTGGCTTGGTTCGACTGTGAGAATAGTTCCATTAGTTCCTGGAGCAAATAATGAAATTAGAGATAATAGTGGCAGGAGCGATGGTATTAAGGATTGGACAGCTAATAGTACTGTGTCGGTAGGTGTAAGTCCATTTAATACAGTCGAAATTAGTCATCGCAAAGCTTTTTTATTGTCTGATGGAGATTCTAATTCTATAGAAACAATTAATAGTGGAAATATAGACGCTGTAGCTTTTAGTCCTAGAAATTTAAATTTTCCTACTATAAATCCAGCGGACGCTGCGTCTCTATGGAGAGAAACATTTAGTGATGGCATAGGAGGCATGAAAATATATAATAATGCCCGTAAAAGTTATTTGGATACTAAATACGTTAATGTATTTCGATCTGGAGTTACTGACCCATATGAAGGATCTGTGTCTTTACTATTGAGGGGCGAAAGTAATCCTATTATTGATAATAATACTTATGGTAGAAGTATATATCCAACAGGATCAGCAGCAGTATCTTTTGATCAATCCAAATTCGGTAGCGGCAGCTTATATTTTCCCAATGCAAACTCTTACATTTATTTAGATCATCCCGATATTGAGCAATACCAAATTACCATAGAATCATGGGTTTATTTTACTAATTCTGGCAATAAAATTTCTTTCTTTGATAAGACTAAAATGCCTCCAAATTCTACTGATAATGGGAATTTTAAATATACCTTTGATCTTGATATTAGTGGAATAATTTATAGTGGAGCTAATAGACCTACTATCAATAGGCTATATTTTCCAGAAATTGCTACTACTGGAGTTTGGCATCATGTTGCATTGGTCAAAGATTCTTCATATCGCTTAATTTGTTATTTGAATGGAGTATCAGGAGTTGATCATAGTATTTTTGATGATCCAAATAATGCAAGTAACGAACTTAATTCATGTGAAACTACTGGAGTTTTTACTAATAAGCTATATACTATTCCCAATAATTGTTCTTTAAGAAATATTACTAGTACTTTTACTCGTAATGGTGATGGTGCGTCAATTCCTGGATTACTAACTATAGGAAAGGGCGGATATCTGGATAACTATAGAATTTCGTATAATTTTAATCGATATCCTAGTAATTTTGATGCTCCTACAGAGTCTTTTAAGGTTCAACGAGACGATTACGCTGAAATTGGACCGATCACAAATGTCAACAAAACTACCTATAGAACAACAGAATATTATTCAAATCATAATCCAGTAACTAATCAAAATTGGACAGTACCACAAATTACTGGTCTGATTTTTGGAGTTAAAAAACTATGAGTGATTTTACAAGAATAAGATTACGACGAGCAAATTCATCTGGTTGGCTAGAAACCAATCCAGTACTAGCTTTAGGCGAAGCTGGCTATGAAACAGATACCAATAAACTAAAAATTGGAGATGGTAGTGGTATTTGGTCAGAACTAGATTATTTGAGAGTTGATCCATCATCCATATTTTTTCCATCTATTAATTTAGGCATTTACGACGGCATTGAACAAAGAATAGAAATTAATTTATCAGAAAATGAACCATTTAATATTGTTGGTTCTGGTGGCACTGATGTGATATATGATGGTTATACAAATACTCTAACTATTAGCAGCTTAGGTAGCGGTGGTGCTTCATTAAGCAGAAATGATGTTGTTGATGCATTAGGATATATTCCTCAGAGAACAGGAAATTTTAGTTTAGTTGATCACAATCATATCATATCAAACATTAGTGGACTTCAAACTATTTTAGACAACAAACAAGGAAGTGGGAATTATGCTTTGAGTGGGCATTCTCATTCATTATCAATTGGAGATGGAGGAGATAATACTATCTCTTACAATATTGGAGATAATCTAAAAATTATTGGTAGTGGCTATACTTCAATACTCTTTGATGATTATACAAATACTGTAACTATTTATTCAAGCGGTAATAGCGGGGTCACTTCATTAAATAATAGAGTTGGGAATCTTATTCTTAATTTTGCAGATATTACCGATGCTATAGGGTACGTTCCACAACCAGTAGGGTCGTATTCTTTATCTACTCATAATCACTATGCTTCTGGATTACTTGGCTTAGAAAATATTTTTGAAAAAAAAACGATATCCAGTAGCAATACTTCTGGAGCAGCTGGTCAAATTTATTGGGATTCTTCATATTTATATATTTGTATTTCAACTAATTCATGGCATAGAATACCACATTCTGGTTGGTAAAAGCATAATGTGTATTTAATAGTAACTTAATTTAAATAGGAATATTATTATGGCCAACCCTTTTGAATCTCTAATTTCTCCATTGTTCAAAGATACTTTTAATAAGGCAATAGATGCGCTATTGGTTGATAATGCCCTTACAGTTCCATGCACACTGAATTATGGTTCTTCAAGTAGGTCATTATGTAATAACTGTATTTTTGACCCAATTTCTCAACGATCACTCAATCAATATAATGGAACCGGCCCACGATCCTTTGCTCCAGATAGTATCTGTCCAGTATGTAATGGTTACGGATTATTAGACAAAGCAAAAACCGAAAGCGTTTATTTAGCGGTTCTTTTTGATAGTAAATATTGGTTCAATTGGAGCCATAAAGACGCTATCAATATTCCTGATGGATCAGTACAAACTGTCTGTAACATATCATTATTACCAAAGCTTAAAAATTCTCAATTTATGACAATGGATACTAATATACAGAACTATGGAGACTATTCATACGCTATAGCCGGAGATCCCCAACCATGTGGTCTTGGAAATAACAGATATATCATAACTATGTGGAGCAGAGCATGAGATTGGAAATGAAGTTATTGGAATCCAATTCAGACATAGAAAACATGATTTTATCATCTATTAGAGATACCATAGATCAAGCTTTTAATAAATCGCTTAAAAATTTACAACAATCAATCCCCAAAGAGATATATAAAGTTATAGTTTCTGAACCAGAATATGGGTCTCTAGTTGGAGGAGTTTTGCAATACGAACTAGGTATCCCAGATGCTGCACAAAAAGTTAATAATATTGTTAATATTTGGACAAGTAATTTTTATGTAGAAATTTCTCCTGTAACTATAAGCGGATCTAAAATTATTGGTGGTTTTAGTATTAATATGATAAAAGACAGCTATGAAGATGTATTGGGTAGTGAGAACGCTTTTGTTGTTGATGATGCAAAATCATTAAGATTACCATGGTTAGAATGGCTTTTATTATACGGTGGCAAAATTATAGTAAGAAATTATGAAGTTCAAGTTGGGTCAAGTCCTTATTCACGAACCGGACTAGCAATCATGAAACCATCAAAAAAGAACTGGAGGGTTCCAGCAGAATTTTCTGGAACAAGAGAGAATAACTGGGTCACAAGAGCATTAGATAGACTAGACCAATCCATTCCCAACCTTATACAAAAAGAAATTGAGAAAAATATATGAGTTGTGAAGATTATACTAAATTTAATAATGTGGAAAGTATAGGTCAAAATTCTTTAGTAACCACGCTTGAAGAAAATATTAAAAGTTTTCTTGATTGGGGTTTTCTTAATATTGGTGGATTTATTAACGTAAATATTCCCACTAGTGGATTATATGGAGGTAATTTTAGTGATCTAAAAGTTTCAGATCAACCAGGATATTTAAATGGGCAAGTTTGGCAAAGTCCTAAAAAAGAATGGGTATGGGAAACTGGAGCATATTATAGCGGATCATCTCCTATTAATATTTCAGGAGTTAGAGTATCCAATAGCTTTTATCCAGCGCCTACTGGAAGCGGGTTAGTAGCATATCATATAAATTACCCATTAGGAAATATTGTATTTAATAAACCAATCCCAGCATCGTCTTCAGTTAGGCTAGAATATTCATATAGGTGGTGTCAAATATATAAAAGCAGCACAGACCCTTATTTAGCCGAACTTCAAGGAATGACATATGAACCAGCTCCAGCTATCAATCAAAGGGACAAAGGAGATTATAGCTTATCATCAAACCACAGAGTTCAAATGCCCTGCATTATTATCGAACCCATTGCTCGTAGTTTTTCTCATCCTTGGCAGCTAGGAGCATATGATTTCTTAATAGACCAAGATATTTTATTGCATGTATTTACAGAAAATGCAATTGACAAGAATACCATTTCTGATATTATTAGACTACAGAAACAAAAAACAATTTGGTTATATGATGTTAAAAAAGTGGTCAAAAGTGGAGTTAATCCACTAAATTATCGTGGATCTCTTACTAATAATGGTAAAAACTATCATGACTTAGTAACTAATGCTGATTATAGATGGAAAAAATGCCACTTTAAAGAAATTATTTTTTCTGAGATGGAAAGCAAAAATAAAAATTTATATTGGTGTACAATAAGGTTGACTACCGAAGTTATCATTTAATTCTTCTTAATATAGTGGAGATTAACCCATGCCCAACAATCGTATTTTCTATGCATGTCAAGCTGTTCAAATTAACGGACCAAGTGGTACACTACGAACGTTAAATCCTGACTATGATACTGTTCAAGGATTGCAGAGTGTTGGCATGAACACCAATTTTAATCTTGAGCCAATTTATCAGCTTGGTCAAATTGACCTATATGATAACTATGAAGAAATTCCCGAAGTGGAAATTACTCTAAGTAAGGTTCTTGATGGTATGCCCACTCTCTATGCCATGACAATGGGTACGGGCGATCTTGTTTCTTTAAGCAATAATCGTTGCGGAGTTAAATTATTATTATATCCTGACACCAATACATCGGCCACAGGCGTAGCAACAGCTGTAGTAGAATGCGCACCATCATATCTATCTTCTATCAGTTATACCTTCCCAACAGAAGGCAATTTCACAGAAGAAGCTACGATTGTTAGCAATGATAAGGTATGGACAACTGGCGTTAGTGTTAATTCTAAACCAGCTGTTGACGTTCCAAGTGGTGTTGGTATTTTACGTCGTGGATTGTGGAATACTGCTGGTACAGTACTACCCAACTCAGGTGCTGGAGTAGCTCTAGAACGACAATCTGTTAGCGGAGGTCTTCCACTTGGTGCTAAGATCAATAGCGTTAAGGTCAGTATGAATCTTGGTCGTGAACAGATTCGCGAACTTGGTAGCCGTACTCCTTATTATCGTTATATCAAGTTCCCAGTTGAAGTTTCAACAGAAATTGAAGTAACAGCCAATAATGGAGATCTTGTTGGAGCTAGTGGATCAAGTAACACATCATGCGACAATCCCAAAGCTCTTAGTAACAAAGAAATCAAGATTGCTCTTTGCGACGGTACAGTTATTGATCTAGGTAAGAAGAATAAGCTTACCACAGTTAACTATACTGGCGGAGATACTGGCGGTGGAAATGCAACAATTACATATAGCTATAGAACATATAGCGAATTCACCTATACGGCTCCTACTGGTGGAGTTGGCCAGGTATATGCAAACGTTGTTGAGTCTGGCCTACCAGTTCCTCCAACTGATTATTAATAGTTACTGTTAATTTAATATAAAAAGATTATGGCTCGGGGACTATAAAATGGAAGAAATATTTTCAACAATCGGTAAACTATACTTAGACTTGCTACAAAGTCAAAAAATTATAGAAGGCCTGCAAAAAAAGGTAGACAGTCTTGAAAAAGACCTATCTAATCTGCAGGCTTCTATTATTTTACGAGAAGACCAAGTGTGAATGATCAAAGGAAAAACGAATCATTAGTTCATAGGATATTATCTGGTAAACAAATATTTGTTTATGATAACAAATCATATGAGCTTAGGAAACCTTCGTTATCTTTAAAGATGAATGCTGATTTGCTATATGAATCAACATATCAAGATAATATATATAACAATTTTTGGTTTTTAGAAGATATTGAGTTTTTATTATTTGACTTACAGCTTCTGTCTGCTAACTATAAAGATTCTTTATCTAAGCTAGAAAAAAACCTAGAAAAAACTAAAATTAATCTTTATCAGCAGTATTTTGATAATGTCAAAAAAAATAAAATCAAACAAAAAATCAAAGACCTAAAAGATAGTATAGATAGTATATATAACAAAAAACACTCTTTAGATTTTTTAACACTAGAACATTATTGTGATAATATTAGACATGAATTTATTATTAGTCATACTCTCTACGATTTTGAGTCTCAAAAGTTATTATTTGAAAATAATGAAATAGATTCTGGATTATTTAATCAGTTAATTATGATAATATCTAAAAATATGATAAATTTAGAAACATACAAAAGTATAGCTCGTAGTGATTATTGGAGAAATTATTGGAATAATAATAAGAGTAATGTTTTAAATGAACCAGTTAAAGAGTGGTCAGAAGAACAAAAAAGCTTGATTAATATTTCTTGCATGTATGATAAGATATACGAACATCCAGAGTGTCCTAAAGATGATATCGTTGAAGACGATGATGCTTTAGATGGATGGATGTTGGTACAAAAACAAGAAAATGAAAGACAAAAGAAAGAAAAGGGTGTAGATAGTATACTGACTGGAAATATGAAAAACGCAAATGAAGTATTCTTGATGGCTGGAAGTAAAGAACAGGCACAGGATGTATTGGGACTTAATACGGAAAGATCATTAGCTACTTTACAACAAAAAGTAGATTTTGTTAAAGCTAGTTCTTCACCAGTTAGAGATGCTCAATTACCGGATGTTAAGCAAAGACTAATGCAGCAATTACAGGAAAGAGGATAAATATGGATAATGACATGTATAATCCAGATAGATTACAATTCTATATGAAGAGAAGAATACAAACAACAATGATTGGCGCTCTGGCCCGCATGGAACGTCATTTTGGATTTTTATGGGGACAGGATAAAGATGGTGAATTAACTCCACAAGAAGAAAATTTTGCTGATATATGGGAGTTTACCAGGAACGAGATCCTGAATCATGGAAATAAACAAATGAGAGAAGTTGCAGATGACTTCTATGAATATGGTGGTTTATTTAAGAATAAATATCATTATAACTTTAGAGTAATTCCAGAAAATAACAAAAACAGGAAGGATAATTAATATGAAGACTGAAAATTTTAGCACAGTAGTCGGTGGTACAGAGAAGCACTTTGTTGTTAGATCACCATCATTAAATGATCAGAGAGAGGCACAGAAGGCTTATAATCAAGCTTTCACGGACGCTATTAAAAGCAAGAGTATCGTCAGAGCCAAGATGGATGATCTTTTAGAAGAACAAGGATTATGGGACAGGGAGAAACAGGCCAAGTTCACTACGCTGCAACAAGAACTTCTTGATGGAGAAAAGAGATTGGCTAAGGGTGGTTTCAGCATTACCGAAGCTAGAAATTTGGCCCTTAAGATGAAAGAAATTCGTTCTGAGATACGAGAACTAATTAGTGTTAGAACATCTCTTGATAATCATAGTGCCGAAGGTCAAGCTGATAATGCTAGATTTAATTATTTAGTATCTGCTTGTGTGGTGTATAGAGATAGTAATGAGCCTTATTTTAAGAATTTGGAAGAGTATCTAAATAGAGCAGATGACCCTGTTGCTCTGCTAGGTGCTCAAAAATTGGCCAGCATGATTTACGGATTGGATAACAATTTTGAGAAGACACTTCCAGAAAACAAGTTTTTACAAAAGTATAAGTTTGTGGATGAGAAGCTTCGCTTAATTGATAAAAAGGGTCGCTTGGTTGATGCTGATGGTAGACTAATAGACGACAATGGCAGATTTATTGATGAACAGGGTAACTTTGTTGATAAGTATGGTGCCAGAGTGGACAAGGAAGGCGATTATGTTGTTGAAACAGAGCCATTCCTTGATGATGATGGAAAACCTGTAGTTTTAGAAGAGACTAAACCAGAAGAAACTAAACCAAATGATGCTACTACTACCACAACTACAGAAGCAGCAGCACCAGAAACTAATCCAGCTAGTTGACGATAATTCTTTGTTAAAGTTTTCACACTTGAGCACCATGTTGCTACTCCGCAGCATGGTGTTCTTTTTTTGAACATAAAGGATAATTTATATGGCCAAAGGATTTAATTTAACCGCAGAAATTAATTTAAGAGGACCGTCTAATATTAGAACGGTTGTTGCTGATATTAAAAGACAGGTAGGATCAGTTAGTGTTAATGTTAGTCCTACAGTTAATCGTGCTTCTGTGAGAGCTATTGCAAATGACATAAGAAGACAGATTGGTAATTTATCGGCAGAAATAAATGTAAGAGTTAATGCTGGCTCAGTCAGAAATCTATCTAGAGATATTAGACAAAGGCTCGGCACAATAACCTCAGATGTTCAAGTAAAAGCAGACGCTTCATCAATTAGAAGATCAGCAGCAAATATAAGATCTCAATTTAAAAATATCAGTACTAATGTGACAGTAAATGCGTCAACATCCTCTATTAGACAAGCATCTTCAGCAATAAGACGACAACTAGGCAATATAAATGCTAGTGTTAATATTAATGCTTCAGCAGCATCCATAAGACAAGTAGCGTCAAATATTCGTAGACAACTAGGTTCTATTAACGCAACTGTTAATGTTGGAATTAATGCAGCCTCATTAAGAGGTATTGGAACATATACCGCAAATTTAAGAACTTTGAATGGAGTATTGGTACAAACGGCAACCTCCGCTTCTAGCGCAGCAGCTTCTATTGCATCATTAACAGCGGCTATGGGGGCTGCTAGTAGAGTTAACCTAGGAAATATAAATATTAATTTAGGAAATGCTGGTAATGCCGCTAGAACTGCCGCTAATAATGTAGGTCTAGCGGGTAATGAAATTGAAAACTTTGGAAGACAAGCTGGTTTGGCTGTCAGGCGTTTTGCTGCTTTTAGCGCAGTAACTAGTGTTATTTATGGTATCACAAACGCTATTAAAAATGGCATTAGTGCTTTTATAGACTATGATCTTCAATTAACTAGAATTAGCCAGGTTACTGGTGATACAAAAGTGAATCTAGCAAATATTACAAAAACAGTTAATGATTTATCAACCTCTTTTGGTGTCTCATCAAATGAGCTAACAACAGCTACTGTTACTTTGGCTCAGGCCGGACTAACAGCCAGAGATACTGAAAGAGCACTTAAAGCATTAGCTCTTAGTGCTTTGGCTCCATCCTTTGATGATATGAATCAAACTGTAGAAGGATCTATTGCTTTAATGAGACAGTTTGGCATTACTACCTCACAACTTGAGGGTGCTCTAGGATCTATCAACTCCGTTGCCGCTAAATTCGCCGTAGAAGCTAGCGATATTATTACCGCAATTCAGCGTACCGGCGGTGTATTTGCTGCTTCTAGTAGAGGAGTTAGTGAAGGAACAGAAGCTTTAAATGAATTCATTGCTGTATTTACTAGTATACGAGCCACAACTCGTGAAAGCGCTGAGACTATTGCAACTGGATTAAGAACAATTTTTACTAGAATTCAGAGAGGAGATACTATTGAAGCTCTAAAAGAATTTGGAGTAACATTAACTGATTTAGAAGGTAAATTCGTTGGACCATATGTTGCCGTTCAAAGATTAAGCGAAGGATTATCCAGATTAGATCCCAGAGATCTTAAATTTTCTCAGATAGTTGAAGAACTTGGTGGATTTCGACAGATTGGTAAAGTATTACCACTTATTCAACAATTTTCTACGGCACAAGAAGCTTTAAAAATCGCCCAGCAAGGACAAGGATCTCTAGCCGATGATGCTGCTAAGGGTCAGATGGCATTGGCTATTCAAATAGCAAAAGTTAGACAAGAATTTTTAGCATTAATTAGAAGTGTTGGTAATACTGATAGTTTCCAAAATATAGTTAAAGTTGGATTAGATTTAGCTAGCGCTTTAATAAAGGTCGCAGATGCTGCTAAAGGCTTGATTCCTCTCGTTGGATTATTTGCAGCACTTAGAGGTGCTCAGGCTATTACTCAGTTTGCTGGTGGTTTTGGAAGAGGATTTAGAGGAGCGCCGACACAAAGAGCCTCTGAGGGTGGTCCAATTCGACATTTTGCTGCTGGTGGATATGTTACTGGTTTTGGTAATGGAGACACTGTTTCTGCAAAGTTAACTCCTGGCGAGTTTGTCATGAGAAAGAGCGCTGTACAAAATATTGGGGTTAGTAATTTACACTCTTTGAATAGGAATAGCGGAGGAATTACTCCTAGTTCCTCTGTGAATAGATATTCATCAGATATACAAAGATTTAACCAAAGAAATCCTACTAATCAATCAGGAATAGTAAAAAGTGTAAAATCTAAAAATAAGAAAAAACCACCAGATAATGCCCTTGAATCATGGAAAGAGTATCCAGGTAAGACAGACCTGGCCCATTTCGGAAATAGCACCCCACTAACCCCAGCTCAATTTAGAGAATATTTAAATAGAAAGGTCAGGGCTAAAGGCTCAAGTATCTCAAGAGATACCCCCACTAGATCCAGTAAACTTACACCCAGTCTTGATGTTGCGCAAAAACAATTTAAGATACCAGATATATCTGAAGCAAGCAATAAACAATTACAAAGTATTATTGATGAAATTGGAATATCACAAAAATCTCCAATACTACTTAGTTTACCAACATTAACAAACCAAGCATTGAAGTCTTCTGGCTCAGGGACTATTTCATCTAAACTTGCTGCTTGGATGATAAGTCATCCGAAAGTTTTATTGTCTGGTCATTTAGAAAAAAGCAGTAGAAGATCGTTGGATAGAATAAAGTTATCGGATCTGGCATATGGTATTACGTCCCAAATTTTTGCTAATACTATTACAAAAAAAATTCCTAAGAAACCATTAGTAAAAGATTCAGATCTTAAAAATATTCCTAATAATTTTTGGCCTCTATTATCAGCAGATAAACAACTATATTTAGAAAATAGAGCAGATATTGTCTGGAAAAGGATAGCGAGAGGGGATCGTAAAGGAACCCAAGACAGACAGGAATCTACTCAAAAATTAACTGGATTAAGTCAAAATCCAAGAAATATTCGAAGAAGAGAAGAAAGAGCTTATGATAAAGCTACAGAACTAGCAATATCTCGCAGAAGAAATCTTGGTGGATCTATTCAGAGATTTCCCATTGGTGGAGAAGTAAAACCAGTTAGTCGTACTCGTACTATTGGAATTATTGATTCTGATGACTGGAAAGAAGATCCAATCGTTGCTGCTCAAATGAAAATGATGGGCATTGCTAAGCTCGATGAATATAAAGTTTATATGTCGAATCTAGTAGCGGAAAGAAGAAAGTCTGGAGCTATAGGCAGACTAAGAACCGTTTTTGGGGTTGCCGCAAGTGGTAAAACTACAGCAGCTTACGGGGGTTCAAGATCTCAAGAAGCAGATAATGCTAGACTCCGCAAGACAACTAGAAAAGCCATACGAGTTCCTAGTGACTTAGAAGGACTAGATGAAGTTATTGATACAACTTCAGTATTGGGTCCTAGAAATGCTGCTTCTTTAATAGCGTCTGATAGAATACGAAATCTTTCTAGTAGATCTAAAGCTAGTCAAGATGCAATTTTAGTTAGAAGAGATGATAGAGACAGACGATCAGAATCCGGAATACCTGATCCATCTGGACGTAACTACGGACTATTTAAGCGCAAACCAGGAGCTACTAAGAGCGCACCCGTTGATACCGGCATAGATGAAGCATGGTTAGCAGCTTCTGAAGTTTCTGGGGTTGATCCCAAAAGGGTTATAACAACCGATGTTGCAACTGGTAAAAGAATTGGTGCTCCAAATGTAAGAACTCCGAAAAAAACAGCAGTCTTTCAAGGAGCTTTAAGACCAACCACAGCTGGTCATGTCGAAGCAATTATGCAAGGGGCTAAGAAAAGTAAAATTAGTCCAGAAGACACTGTGATATATATTTCTGGAAATACTCCTATAGATCCTTTTAATAGAGATGACCAGAAAGAAAGAACAGCAATTTTGCCTCAAACATCATCTACTGGGCCATCAGCAGTAGGAATGGCTCAAGCAGTCTTAGGATCAAAAGGATTCAACATCTCAGCTGCGCCAAAAGGAATTGCTCCAGGAGTTTTTCCTAAGGCCTTTAAGATTGAAGGACAAGAAGACTCCTATATTGTTCCAAAAGGCGATGGTAATGTTGCATATATGGGGGATGATAAAACAGACGCTGCTGTGAGTAGAAATCTCTCTCTGGGCTATAAGTCAATACAAATAGCCAGAGACGGAATTAGCGGTACTGCTGCTAGAGCAGCCATTATGAGCAATGATGTTGAAGCTATGAAAAAACTTCTGACTCCAGAAGGAATAGCTTATTTAAAGCCTTATATGGCGACGATACAAAAAAGACCAAAACTATTAGATGCTATTCTTAAAAGAATAGAAGAAAATGCCCAGAAAGGAAGAGGAAGAGCAGGAAGATACTCATCAACACTTGCTGAACTATCAACGCTACCAGCTCGTGTTACTGCAAAAACGCCACTCGATGTTGCAGAAAGAGTTAAGTATCTAAGGGAACAGAGAGATAGAGACGAAGCGATTTTAGGACGAAGAGCCGCTAGAATGCTTCCTAAAATTGAGAGACTGGGAAGATCTTCTGGTGGGGCTACTCAAAGATTTGAAGAAGGAGGCACAGCAACTCCAGCAGTCAAAGCTTCAACCGGAGACATTATTAAACTCTTGGGCATAGAGAGAGCAGCTGCTGTTGGAGGTATTAGAGCAACAGATGTATATACCGCTTTAAAAACAACCAAACCCACACCACAACAAGCAGCAAGTAAAGCTGCTATTCTAGCAGAATTTACAAAAGAAAAAACCTCATTAGCAAAGAAAGCAGAAGCTAGCGAGACAAGAAAACGAAATAAAGCAACAGCTAAAGGATTAGTATTTGGTGCTGCTGGACTATTTGGAAGTGCATTTGCAGCCCAACCAGTAACTCAAACTATACAAGATAATAGATTAAAAGATCCAACTAAACAACATACAGTCAGTATTTATAGTGGAATATATAAAAATCAAAAAAGAGCTAGTAGCATAGATGCTAGTTTTGATAAAGCTATTGGCACTATACCAATGCAACAAGCTCAAAAAGAAAAACGATCAGAGATGACTGCTCAAAAGAAAAGAGTTGGAATGATATTGGGAGGATTTGAGTCTGGTAGAGAACTAGCACTAGATTTTGATAGAACATTAGCTTTTGGTGCTGATAAAATTTTAGCAGATCCGAAGCAACCAAGATTTAGTGAATTTTCGGATACTGCCAAAGTGACCGAGGCTCTGGGTAAAGCTAAACTAAGTGTACTAGGTCGTCAGTTAGCGTCTTTAGTAGCTAAAAAACCAGAACTATTAAAAAACATACGAGTAATAACAGCAAGACCAAAAGCTACACTTCCTTTAATTCAAACATGGTTAACTAGCAAAGGTTTGCCAATACAAGCTGGCCAGTTCAAAGGATTTGGTGGACCAAACGTTTCAGGATCGGATATTGCAAAACTTAAAGCGGCAGAACTAACTCCAGGATCTATTTTCGTTGATGACGACAAAAGAAATACATCTGTTGCTAGGAAAAGAGCCGATGAAGGAATTGATGTTTATAGATATAGAGGAGTTAAAAAGCTAAAAGAAGATACACAATCATTAGAAGATATAGAATCACTTAAAGGTAGTTTATTAGAAGCATTTATAAGAAGATTAGGGGCAGTAGGATCTCCAAAGGGTAGAGGATTTGATTTTATGACTGGTCTTGGTAGAGTCTCACAAAAATTCGAACCAAAACTACCTCCTAATATACCAACTGATGTTAAGAGAACACTAGCTGGTCCATCAACCATAAAAGATAATATTGTTACATATCTTAAAAATGTGAAAGGCTTTAATAATGGCGGAGCTGTTCAAAGCTTTATGGCTGGTGGAGTAGCACAAGCTAAAAATAGTGGTGGTTTGATCCAAAGATTTATTGATGGTGGCTGGGTTAAAAGAATGCAGCAGCAGTCACCAAAAGACCTTAATAAAGAACTAGTTTTGCTCGATTCTACATTGGACTTATTTGGTTTTCAAAGAAAGGTTCCAGTTAGTACATTTAGTAAATCAGCCCCTTTCATGGAAGATGCTGGAATCAGAGAAGTTAAAGAAAGAATATCTTCTATCAAAGAGTTTTTAGCTAGCAAAACTCCGCAAAAAAAAGAAAAGACCAAAAAAGAAATAGTTTTACCCAAAGCTCCATCTGGCATTTCTGACTATCTTAAGTCGTTAATTGAAGAAAATCAAATATATGATATAACAGGAAATTATGATGGTGTTGTTAAACAAGCACTAAATAAAGCATATAAGGGAAATTTGGGACCGGGAAATAAACAACAGAATATGGATAAGGTTGGACCAAAAAGCATAGTTAGTTTCGCTCCGAATAGAGAATATATTGATGTGTCTGTGGGTTCTCTAGAAAAAGATATTGAATATATCGACAAAGTTAAAAAACTAAAGGGAAAAGATTCTCAAAGGCTAGCTGCTAATAAAGGCTATAGCATTAGCGATATGTTAGATGCCGTTAGAGCATATCAGGCAATAGGCTTAGATTCAGCTATTAATACTGCTCTTGGCAAGAAAGATGACTTGAGTCAGTCATTAGCCGATACGTCAGGTTTGAATAAAACAGAGAGGAAAAAGCTTGGTCCAGCAGTAGATAAGCCACTATCTTCTTTTGTTGGATCATTAGATGCTGCGATGCAATTTTCATTACCAGAAAAATTATACAGTGGCATAGGAGCTAGTAAGCAAAAATTATTTATAGAATCAGCTGGCGTAAAAGTTAATAAACTAGAAGATACAAAAAAACTAGTTGGAAAAACTGTTAGCATCCCTTCTTTCTTGTCTACTTCAGAGGTGCCAGCTACAGCAGAAAGCTTTGCAAGAACAGGCATGATGACAATAGAAACGAATAAAAAAGCCAAAGGATTAAATCCAGAGAGAGCCAAGACAGATACGATTAACAGAGACAAATCAAAAATAAGAAAAACAAATCAGAGACTCATTGCTGATTCTTTGGGCAAAGGTAGAGCTGATGAAAATTATGCTGACGATTATGATATAGAAGTAGAATATATTCTACCAAGAAATTCTAAATTTAAAGTAAAAAATATAGAGGCTAACGACAACAGTGAGGAGGGTGGTAACATTCTTGAATCGCTCAATATGGATTGGGCTGTAAAAATGTTAAACCGTGGTGGAATGGTTCAAAAATTTATGGCCGGTGGAGCGGCAACTAAAACCAGAAAACCAAAAGAAGTTTTTGGAACCGGAGAAACTATATTTCCCCCTAGCATATCAAAGGCCTATGCTAAAGACCAACAAACAGCTGAAGAAAACTTAAGAGCTAAATTAGCATGGGATAAATATCCTAAAAATGAAAGAATAATGGTTGATGATGATAAAGTTAAACAATCTTTTCAGCAACCATTTGATAAGGCTAGATTTACAGCATCATTCAAAGAAAAAATTAGTCGCGATACGCTCTTTGATAGAATGTCAGATTTTGCTAAGTTTGTAGGATTGCCACAAGAAGATTTAACTGTTGCTCTACCATTACAACTAGATTTCGGAGCAAGCAAAAGAGGAGGAGGTCTATCCGGGTACGGCTCTGCTCAATTCCAAAGAGATGCAACTGGAGTTAGGCCGTATGAAGGTTATGATCTATCTAAATCTGGGTATGGAGAAAAACAAAAACAAGAAGCTTATGGATTAAAAAAATTAATAGAAACAAAAGAAAAAGAAATTAAGAAGATTACCAAAACACCGACTGAAACTTTTGATGACGGTAGTTTCTCTTTTGATAGTAATGCATATCAGAAAGCTAATGGTGAGTTAGACAGCTTAAAAAAGAGATCATTCGAATTATCAAAGGTCAAATCTGCAGCAGAAAAGTCGGTTTTGTCTGAGCAACAAGCCATTTCCGCAACTACTGGTCGAGGAACCTTAAGTTTTGCTTCCTCTATGGGATACTCTAGCGACACTAAGAACGACGTACTGTATCATGAAATGACACATCAGCTATTTCAAGGACTAAGAACAAAATCAGCAGATAGTTTTAATAGATATAGAAGCAGAGTGTCATCTTTATTTTCTGGAGATAATAATGATTTAGCTGATGCTTTTGATGCTTTGACAGCAAATGGTGGATATTCTAGTGCTGATGTTGTATATGGTAGGAGTTATAAGTCAAGATCTATGGATCAAATGCTTTCAAATTATTACCGTACTCTGGGTGATTCTTCTAGAGATGCTACTCCTGTTTCTGTGGATATGACAAAAGATCTCTCTGCGTTGAATATGCAAGCTAGAACTACCAGAAGAGCCAGAGAGTATAGGCCAATTAATCCCAAGATCAACCAAGCCTTGCTTCAGGGAGGGCCAAAGTTTGGAACTACTCAAGAAGTTATTGATAGAATGGAAGATAGCGGCAAAGAAGAATTTTTAACAACTTTAATCGAAAATCTTCCACGATTAGACGATAGATTACAATCAATATTAGATTCTACATTAACAGAACTATTGGGTGGGGCTGGAATTAAAAGAAGAAAATATGCCGTTGGTGGCATGGCTCAATTTGCTGGTGGTGGACATTCCTCGGATACTGTGCCGGCACTAGTTAGTAATGGAGAAGCCTATGTTCCACCAGAAACAGCAAGAGCAATAGGATACGGTAAATTAGCACAAATGAATAAAGCAGACCGTAATGGCATGAGTCGTTTTGCTAGTGGTGGTATTAGTGTAATTAAGGGGCCAGGAACTGGCACTAGTGATAGTATTCCTGCTAATTTGCCGGTTGGTAGTTTTATTATTAGAGAAAAAGCAACTAAGGCTTTGGGACTTAGGAATGGTGGTTCTGTTGGTGGTCCAGTTAGCACTCAAGAGTTTGCAACTGGCGGAGCTGTTCAAAGATTATTTATCGGAGGATTATTAAATCCACCACCAGCAGCTAGGCCGAATCTTGGTGGAATGAATGATGCTGAAGCTCAAAGAGTTGTTGGAGTAGTTAATACTGTTAATGAGCAATTAGGACAACTAGCAACAGTATTACAAGATCTTGGTGTCACATCAGGAGATACCGCAAGACTTATGCAAAGAGGAACTCAGGCAACCTACGCTCAAGCTATTCAAGCCACAGAAGCCGATATTAGACGAGCCAGAATAGCAGGAGCCTCTGCTCAACAGATAGCTGCTGCCGAAAGTATGTTAAGAAACATTAGACAACAAGCCGACCGAGATATTAGAGCAAGAAGAGCATCTGTAGATACTCCGGGTGGAGCTAGAGCTTCTTTAGGTAGTTTAGGTGGACAAGACTTACAAAAAATAGACTTTAGAGCTGATATATTACGTCAACAAATGACAGAAACAGAGAGGAATAGACTAGCATCTCAAACTAGAACTCGTAGAGGAGCAACAGTAAGAAGATATTCTGATGAGCAAGTTGAAGAAAGACTACAAAGACGAGCAGGAAGAATTAATAGACAATCTTACGAACAAGCAACTACTCAAGTGACTGGTGGACGAGTCAACCTTGGTGCTGTTGGTTTAACCGGAGATGATGCTCAAAGATATATTCAACAGAGTATGAAGGATCGTAATACTTTAGCTCAAATGGACATGACATATATACCGCAGAGAGCCGCTCAAATCAGACAACAGTTGGCCGCGGAGCGAGGTGTGTCTGGCGATAGAAATGCGATGCGCAGATTAAGTGCTCAAGCATTGCGCATGGCCGAACAAGAAGCAAGAGATAGAGCCAATACTGCACGAGCCACCGCCATGGCTGCCGGAGCAGCTGGTCCCGGAGGCGGCGCAGGAAGTGGTGTTACCAGAGGCATCGGCATGGCTTTTGGTCTACAAATGGCAGGTTCACTAATTGCACAACAGATTAATCCAGAGACTAGTTCTTCTAATGCTCAGTTATCTGCTGGTTTGCAGGGTGGTACAAATATGTTGGCTACTGGTACCATGATCGGTAGTAATATAATGGAAATGTTTCCATCAATGACTCGATTGCTAGGCCCAATTTCTCTCTTAACTACAGCGGCACTAGCTGCTGGACAAGCTTTTATGGATGCTCGTAATGCTTCAATTGAATTTGAGAAAAAATTAGCAACAAACAAAGCGGCTGAAAGTTTGGAAAAAGTATCCAAAGGTTTGGAAAAACTTGGTACAGATCTTAAAAATATAAAACTGCAAGAAGAAATTACTAAGAATTTATTAGACGCTACTCATCAAGTTAAAAATAGTCTATCAATAGATAGAAATACGGCAAAAGCATTTTGGGTTAATATGTTCGATGCTTTCTTTTTCGAAAATAAAGGTAATCAAGGAGCAGCTGCGAGGTCAAAAATTTTGGAGAAAGAAGGAACAATAGCCTACATGCGTACTACGTCATATGGACAAATGTTAGGTGGTAATTTTACTAATCCATCTGAAGCCGCAGCTCAAGCAACACAATCTAGTACTCAAAGACTTATACCAGCAGAAGCTCAAGCCAATTCAAAGGCTTTTGCTGATACTGCTAATGCTACAATGCAATTACTTGAGAGTAAAGTTAAAAGTGGAACAGATATTAATGAATTAGTAAGTGAAAATAGTGCTGAATGGAAGCTACATAGAGAAGCAATAGCTCGATCAAATGCTGCTACAGAACAAGAAATACTTACCATAGAAAATATGATCGGTATCGAAGAAAAAGAAAGAGAATCTAGGAAAGCTAGCGTTATGCAAGCATACGCTGAGTCTGAGGTAAGGAAAAAAATTGCAGCAACACAAAATGCTCTGGCACAAAAAGATCTAGAGAATACAACTAATACTTTCAGTCGTTCGTTTACAAGAATGTTTGCTAATATGGAGCAAGCTATTGGCAAAGCTAGCTTCTCTCTTAGTCAAATGACAAATGATATTGACCTTTTATCCTCGGCACTTACTGGACAAGCTCAAACTGGCAAGTCGCAGATAGCAACAGCAAATATTTTGCAAAACCAAAGAGCTTATTCTGAGCCAGAGGTTGAAAAAGCAAGAGGAGATGCTGCATCATTATTTGGTGCTGATGCTAAAGTAATGAAAGGATTATTAGGAGTTGGCGAAACTATAGAATCAACAGTAATGTCAACACTTAATAAAAATTTAAGAGAAAGACCAGGAATAAATAACGAAGTACTGGCTACTAAAGTTGATCGTGAAGTTAAAAGTGCTTTAGAAGGATTATCATTACCACCAGATCTATCAGATCAACTAAGTAAAGAAGTATCTAAAGCATTAGAAGGATTGCGAACAGAAGGTGATAATAAAATTGATTTTGCTGATCTAAATAATAAACTAGGTTCACTAAGTAAAGTTGTAGATACCGCAAAACAAGCTCAAGACATTGCCGTAAAAGCATTAGAAAATTATCAAAATGCACTTAATATGTATAGCGATAATATTAATAAAATTACAGATCTACAAGTTAGTAGAAATAGTAGATTAATAAAATCTCAAGATATTCAATTATCTGCAACTCTTAATTTAAATAAAGCATTAGGACAAACCAATAACTCAACTAATGCAAAAACTATAAGAGACGCAAAAGTATCTGCTCTTACTGGTGGATCTACCAATATTACTGATATTGAAAATAATATTTTTTCGTTAAATACTAGACGTGAATCACTAGAAGTCGCATCTAATGCTGCTGGCGCTAGAGGTGCAACAGGAGCTGAGGATGTTATTAAATTCAAAACAGAGATGGTTAGTACTAATACAGCATTAAGACAAAATATAGAAGCATTAAAAATGTTGGCTGAAAGTACAGATGTTGCCGCTGAAGCTATGGATAAAATAGAACAAGCACAACAAAAACAGTCTGGAAGAGTTAGTTTTATTGAAAAACTAGTAACAAGTACACCAGAAGAACTCAATTCTTTGAATGGTGCTTTTGCTAGACTAAATAATAATATGAGAGGACAAATTAATGATATTAGAGATTCACAAAGTGCTCAAAAAGCCTATAGAGAAGCAATAGATCAGGGTGCCTCTGGATTTGAAGCTATGAAAGCTGCTCAAGCAGCATTTGCTAATGACAGAAAAGAGACCCTTGGTGCTCTACAAGATATATTGCCGTTTTTAGGTAATTCTCAACAAGGAAATAGCATAAAAGCCGATGTATTACAAAGCATGTTGCAAGAATCTGGGGTGGGTGTTTCTCCAATATTCCAGCAAGTTCTTAATACTTTAAGAAATCCACAAGCTGATCCAGCAACACAATCAGCGATTCAAGAATATAAACAAGCCAATAATTTACAATCACTAGCTAATCAATCATTAGCACGAATGGATGAAACTTTATCAAATCAGCTTGCTAATAAATCGGCTAAGGCTTTAGTTGATGCTCTTAAAGGTACAGTGTTAAGCTTCGATAGTGCTCAACTCAAAGATCTTAATAATCATGTTTCTGAAATTAATGCTAAAATACCAAAAAATCCAAATCCTCCTGTTGGTAAAGCATCCGGAGGAGTAATTTATGCTGCTGCTGGCATGGGTATTGATTTTGCTCCTCAAGGAACAGATACTGTTCCAGCAATGTTAACACCTGGAGAATTTGTGGTTAATAGAGCAGCAACACAGGCTAATCTACCACTATTAAATGCTATTAATAGTAAAAAGTATAGTGGCGGTGGATCCGTTAGGTATTATGCTTCCGGTGGCTATGTGTCTAACTTAACCAAAAACGAATTTAAAGATACTGAAAATTTAGAAAGTACAAAAGAAAAATATTTGGATCCAAAATTTGTTAAGAATGATCTAAATACAGCATTAATTAAGTATGTTTATAAAGGTCCCAGAACAACCATAAGATCTCAGGCAGGAGCACCAGAAGCAGATTTTTATGATTCTGGTAAGAGTAGTATTAAGGCTAACTCAGACAGTGCTATCATGGCAGGTAGTGCTCCAAACATAGTAATGGTTTCCAATGGTTATGCATATGATAATAGCAATCCTCGTTTTGACGTTAACGAAATGGGTCAACTTGGTGCTGTATTATCTAATGCTACTAATAGCAATACATTTAACGAAGATCATGTTAGTAGAAAAGATTATAATAAATTTTATAGAGAAAAATTAATAGAATTTAATAATAATACTTTAAGAGCTAATTTATGGAATACGGAAGGAAGTTTTAACGGAAATCCTCCATCTGCTGTTGGTGGTGATCCGTATAAGCCAACTAGCCAAACATCTGAACCAATTGGTCTTATATTATCTACAAATAAAGAATTTAAGCCATCCGCTTTTTCATCAGATGATGATACTAAAGATATTTTAAAAATTTATGGAATATTGTCTAATGCTAGTATCGGAGTAGGAGCTTTGGCGGGTTTATCGGCAGCGGCTATTTCAATCGGCACATTAGGTGCCGGAATACCATTAGGTTTAGCTATTGCAGCTGCTGGTACTGCTGGAGGTGCTGGACTGGGTGGTAGTTTGGGTAGATCTTATTCTATAGTGAGTACTAATGCATCAAGTAAGGGTATTGCTATAAAATCTGGTGGTGGTGATACATTTGTGCCGCCAGAAAGTTATTCAGCTAATGGCGCTGAATGGATACAAAAAAATGCTTCTTCATTAAAAGAAAAATATAATGAAAACAGAATAACATTCCAAAAATCATTAGATTTTGCAATTGATCCAACAAAGGCAACCTTTGAAAAAGGATCTGAAAATTTATCAGTTGCTAGAACTGCTGAAAAATTAAGTAATATCTATAATGATAGATCATCTATGGAAATTTTTGGAGCTAATGATTCTAGTTTGGATTTTGATGGTTTGGGAGCTAGCGAAAATATATCAACGCTATATTTACTTAAAAAGAAATATAATCAAGATATTATAAATAAACTGAATAGTATTCGTGATATTGATACTTTCCGTAATGCGTCACAATTTAAGAAAATACAGCTAGCATTTAGTGGAAGAGCTAAACAAGAACCAGCTTGGGCTGGAAATATTCCTATGGATATTGGAATATTAGACGATACTAATAGTATGAAACAACAAAAAGAATTTCCATGGATAGGAGACACAGACCCATCACTATTCTTAACATCAATAAAAGCTGAAATAGACAAAGATAGAAAAGAAACTTTAACTGGCAAAAAATTTGGATTTTCACAAGAGTTGGTTGGACCAAAAAGTGCAACGTACACAATAAAACTTCCAACACCAATTGGTGGTGTGAATATTCCTTATGAGATGAGTTATTTAAAGTATAGGGGTCCAAGATATAATGGATCTGGTAAACAAGACGATTTAGGATTTAATATTGATGCTGTTGGAAACAGAGAATTTTTACCTGATAGTAATAAATTTGTATATCTAATACAATCTGGTGGAACATCAAAAAATCCATTTAAAAATTTAGATAATAATACTCATTCTTATTTTAAAGGAAATGCTGAATTATTAGAAACTGATATATTTAATCCATTAAATTTAGTTAATGATCCCAATATTCAAAATCTTATTACTTCTATTAATAATCCAAACGCCCCTTTGAACCAAGATGATATTATAGCTAAAATTAGGAATACTACGGCTAGTATAGATCTAGAATCTTATTTGAAGAGCAGCAATAGGCCAGACGGAGTAAATGATAATATTAATGTATTTGCAAATAATAATCCTATTGGTAAAGTTGATATTCCAATTGGTGATTTTTTAAGTGATATTATACCGCAACTTTTGGAAGCTAGGAAAAATAAAGCCAAGGAGAGCGGTCAGACAGTTGTTAATGCTCAATCAAGATCAACACCTTTAACTAATCTTGTCCAAAATTTCCCCAAAATAACCAGAGGGGCATTATCACTTTTTGGACGAAGAAAAATTCCCGGATTCGCTAATGGCTGGCTATTCAATGACATAAGAGGACTTCCTGGAGTAGGAGGAAGGCCCGTAAGAAATGATTTGGATGCTACTGAAGCATCAAGATATATTGCCGGAGTATTCAACGAAGCTGCAACAGATGTTAGTCAATTATCTAACATGGCTAATAGTCCTCAACAATATCAAAATATGAAAGAATCTTATCTTCTATTAAGTGGTGCCTATAGTGCTTTTGATGGCATTGCTAGTGGCAATACTAGATTTCTTCAATCTGTGACTAATGGTGCAGAAGGGAACTTTGAAACTGCATTTCGTTCATTGGGTATGGGTATGGCATTCCAACAAGCCGCCAGTCGTCAATTAAGCGAAGACTTTAAATCACAAATAGCGGGACAATTAAAAGGAACAAAAATTGCTTCTATCGGAGCTGATGGATCAATACAATATCAAGACTTTAAAGACCAAGTTCCAAAAGACTATAATGATCTTGTCTCATTAGGATTAAATCCCTACAATGAATTTGCTAATACAAATACTAGAACTACATTAATTAATAAATTAGGTTATGATATCTCTATTGGTCGAGATAGCTCAGGCATGTCCTATTATGATCCTAGAACATTAGCATTTATTACCAGCAATCTAAAGATTTTAAGAAGTTGGTATGGTGGAGAAAATAAATGGCCAGGTCAAGACTCATTCTTTGATCAAGGATCTGATCCTAAAACCAGAACTATTAAATTAATAACGTCGCTATCAACTCCAGAAGGTGTTGATCTGAGAAACAAAGCATCTGTTGCTAATAGAGACCTTGGATTAAGCTCCACTTATGGAGATATTCCAGATATTAATTACTTTACTGAAAAAATGATGGCAAATGCGACGATTCCAACCTTTAAGGCTAATGGAGGCATGATTTATGCTTCAGAAGGTCAGTTTGTAAATTTTCAACCTCGTGGTACAGATACTGTCCCAGCCATGTTAACACCGGGAGAATTTGTTGTTAATGCCAAGTCAACTGCTCAGAATTTACCTCTACTAAGATCTATTAATAATGGAGGAGTTAAAGGATTAAGTAAGGGTGGAGTAGCTTATCTTAGTGAAGGAGGAATTTCTCATAGATCAATGAATCCATTAACAGGAGATAGAACTCTTGAGAAGGGTGATGATCTTGGTAAAAAATATAGGATTAATTCTGGCATATATGATTATCTAACTTTAGAGACAAAGATGCCCGATTGGTTAACCTCATTAAATAATTTAAGTTTTGACGCCAATAGTATGCGCTTCTTTAGCGACGCTTCTTTTTATAAGGCCTTAACTCAAATAAGAGAAGCTACTGATTTAAGAAGTCTTCAAGATTTATCATATGATTTTGTTAAAGGATTTAAATATAGAGACTATAATAAAGATAATCGTCTTAGTGGGTTTGATTTTACAACCCATCTATCTAAAACTGATGGAATTTTAGGACTAATAGATCCTGATGTTGGTGGTGATTTTCAACCAAAAGATCTTGTTAAATGGAGAACAACAAAAGCCAAGCTCAAGGCAAAATCATCTGCTGCAAGAGTTGTTAAAAATTTAACTCCTGATCTAGAAAATCTAAGAGATATTCTTTCTGATCAAAAGCCCGCGGGAGAGAATAATAATCCAGAATTTAAAAATAGAAATCATTATGAGTCTCCTGCAGCTTTACTAAATATTGTGGTAAGTCAATGGAAAAAAGAGAGACAACAAGAAAAAAATAGATTAAAGTCACAACAAGTTCTGGAACAGTATATCCAGCAGTCACAAACGCCAATGCGTCCTTATCTTGATAGAAATTTTGATGATATCAATGTTGCCAGTGTTGTAAAAGATATTCTTACTAAGCAAAAAACTCCAGATACGGAAAATTTAGTATCTTGGCTAGAAAACACTGAGTTAGCTAAAAGTACCGCTGAAAAAATTCAAGAACTGTTACCAGCTCGTAAAGCAAGTGATTTAACAGGACAGGAGTCGTCTAGACTTGAACTTCTTGGCATTGAATTACCTCCCGGAGATAAAGTTGCTGATGCTAGTACTCTTATTGATACTGTTAAAAACCTTATTAAGAATGGTCCCGAAGCTTTTATGATCGGAATGGAGGGAGAAACCAAACGAAGCAAGGGTAAGTCTCTTATTTATTCTTTGCTAGCTCAGTCTGCTAGAATTCAAGGTATTAATAATCTTATCAAGGCTAGAGCATTATTTTCTGGATCTGATGCTTCAGTCAGAAAAACTGCATATGGAGATATGGCTAGAGTAGATAGTAATACAGTATATAAAGATCAGACCAGAACTCCTGAAAATTTTCGAGGAAGAGAAGATAACGTAGCAAGACCAGGACAATTTAAACTTGGAATTATGCACGATAGATTGATTGAACCGGTAAAAGATGCCGCAATCCCTGGATCTGGACCAAACGGAAAAGAAACTTCTGCTGAACGCACAGAAAGAAAAAATAGAGCCAGGATGGCCAATGGTCGCGGAAGGTCGGCTATTCGTGATCTTGATCTATGGGATGATAATAAAGATGGGAAAATTTCTTTTACAGAGTACAATAGACGATTCTTAGGCTCACGAGATCCTAAAGCTAAGAGCTTTAAAGTTGAGACAGCTGAAAGAAAAATATTATTTGATAAAATAGATGTTAACAAGAAGAATGGTTTTATAGATCCAGCAGAATTCCCAAACATGGTTGGTAAACCATTACGATATGCTGATATAGACACAGAGAGAGAAGGAAAAGAATTAGGAGACACACTAGGAACACAAAGAGATCGTCGTGGCTCTCAGAAATTGGCCTATGATAAGATAGATAAAGCTATTATCTCATCAGTTAAATCATTATTTAAAGAAGATTTTCAGAAATTATATCCCGATTCTTTTACTAAGGCTTCAGAATACTTAGAGGAAAATATAGCATCTCCACGCATAAAAAAACTTGAAGGAATTTCAGAACCTACACAAAAAAGACAAATTCTAGCTGATCTAGCATCTGATCAAAACAACAGAGATTGGGGTCTTTTCGTCAAAGCTGAAGAAGAACTTGATTATTTGAGAATTAAAATTAAACAAGATCCTTATTTGTTTCCAAGATTAGTGAATAAAGCATACACTAAAGATCTCACTCGCCCTCAGGATATTTTGCATAACGCTAACATTAATTATGATAATACACTTGATAAATCTGGCTGGGCAACAATTAATAAAGCAGATGTATTTGAAACTATATGGCAGGATTATAAATTATCTTCTTCTAATTATAGTAATCTAGACTCTTTAGAGAAAACATATAGATTAAAAAATGAACTTAATTCTAAAGAGATGGCAGAAGATCAACAAAGGAGTGAAGAAGCGGAAAAATTAATAACAAAAGCAAGAGATAGAAGAAAATATAAAAAAGACTTAACAAAAAAAACTTTAAGAGGACTATCTGTTCCAGAAAGTTATTTTGAAGATAGAGTTTACACCAAGCTATGGCGAGGCAAATATAAAGATTATTACGATGTGCCTGATCCAACACTTGCTGGTCATATTGACATGTATAATACCCTTATACCTTTCGGCGAAGACGGTCGTTTATCAAAACCAACCGAAGAGCAAGAGAATGATTTTTACAAAAAGGTCAATAATGGATCAACTCGCAAAAAAGTAATTTATGCTAGTAATGGAATGCTAATTCCTTATCAACCCAGAGGCACAGACACCGTTCCTGCCATGTTAACTCCAGGAGAGTTCGTAGTTAATGCTAGAGCCACAGCTCGAAATCTTCCACTACTACACTCTATTAACGAAGGCAGTGCTCCTGGATATAGTAATGGTGGAATAGTTTATCTAGCAGATGGAGCACAGGTTGGAGTCCCAAGTCCACAAAAGAGTGCTAAAACATCTTCTGATTTTAGGACTGAACAAGAAAAAATTCGATATACTAGAGAAACAGCTTATAGACTTAGCAAAGTTGATAAAACTTCACAAAATACAGAAAATCTTAGCGAAGGTATTGCTGGTGGTAATCGGGAGATTCTATCTGTAGCAAGATCTGTATTAAGCTCTATGACAACTAATACTAAAAATAAAAATTCTAATAGTTCTTCTAGGATTAATCCTAATTTAAAGAATAATACTATTCCTGATCTTGATAATGATAATAGATTTAATAAAATAGATAGTGATAATAATATTCTTCTTCAAACTCTAAATAGTATGAAAGATTTATTATATTCACAAAAACTCGATGCTTTAGGAAATACTAAAAAAATTATTGCAGTTATATATGATTTGTTTAATGGATCAAATTTTAGGGGAGCCTTAGGAAAAAATCAAGTTAAAAATCTAAACAATGAAGCTACAAATGCGGCTAATCTTTTTAATAGTGGTGGAATTGTATATGCTAGTAATGGTCAATTAATGCCATATTCTCCCAGAGGAACTGATACTGTTCCGGCTATGTTAACTCCTGGAGAATTTGTTGTTAATCGCTCTGCAACACGAGCTAATTTACCCTTACTGCAAACTATTAATAGCAGCAATGGTGGGTTAATTAATTATCTTAGTGATGGTGGAATGTCAACACTAGACGCTAGCATTCAGAAGGACTTTCGGGATTCCATGACTGATGCTAAAGCTGCACGATTTGCTGCTATGTCGGAGGAGAAGTTTACCGATATATTTAAGCGCGGTCTGACGAAACGAGATAACGCACTGAGACATGAGGCTAACCTTAACGCTATGGTCGAGCGGATTCGTGAAGGACGTAAGAGCGGCATAGGCGATGCTCCTCAAAAATCGGCCCTTGCACAGCAGATGATGTTTCTACGAGATGGCAGACGTAGACCTGTCCCGAGCGAAAAGATGCTCAAAAAGTGGAGTTATATTGATGCATTAGCCGGAAGAAAACGTCAGGACGGCGGACACATTAGTGTACCTCCAGTTCGCGCAAGCGAAAATGAGATTGCTGCTTTTCTAAATTCTCTTGGTCGAAGGAATGTTAAGCCTATTCAGGGCCCAGCTATGCCGCCGCCTGTTCGTCGAGAAAACAACGCAGTATCAGAAGTTCTTACTGATTTGGCTATCGAAAGAGGTAAATCAAGTCCTAGGAGAATGTACGAGTACCTATCTCTTGCCAAGCCATTCCTTGGCGACTCTCCAACACCTCTTGAGACTGGCCTGTCTAACAAAGATTACGTTAATAGTCCTGCTTTTCAGGAAGCTCTTGGTCGAAGAGATACTATGGTCAATATAGAAAATCGATTCGAAAGGGAAGACGCTAAAAAAACTTTAGGACACAAATTATTAAAATATACTTCTGGAGACAAAGGCAGAGCAGCATTAAACAAGATTCTTACTGGAGCTAGATATAAAAATGCTACTATGAGAGTTGGAGATACTGGAATGACACCTGTGGGTGATGGAGATTTGGGTAGAACTGAAAGAACTACTGGTAACATAGTTTTTAATAAACCTTTAATAAGTAGAGGGTTAGTAGATCATGAACTGGGTCACACTATTCAAGGAGCATTACCACCTGACAAACAATCACAACTTACAGGCGGTGGGGATGGTAAAATAGCAACATTACCATCTGCTGTAAGAAGTTTTGTTCTTAAAATGGCTAAGGATCCTGAATACCAAGCAATCAACACTTATCCTGGACATAGCTTAATGGGTAAGAAAAAAGACGAAATATTTCCAGTAATGTTACAAGTTATGGATAAGCCTCTTTTTAATAAACACGGAGGAGAGTCAGCATTAAGAGCTATGATGAAAGTTATGGGCTTTAATAAGGGTGGAGTAGTTTATGCTGCTGATGGGGGAATGCCCGGTCCTCTTACCAAATTAGACACTAGAAGAAAAGAAAAACTTGAAGAAGAATATACCAAAAAAATAAAAGATGAAGAAATCAAAGCATTGGGCTTCCTAGGCCTTCCACCTGATCCAACTCCAGAACAGATGGAAGAAGTTTTAGGTAGAAACTCTGAGAAAGCTAAGAAACTAATAGAACAAGCGATAGTAAAAGCAAATGGCAAGCCGTATACTCACAGAATAAATAAAGAATACAATATTAAATTACCAAGATTTCCAAGACTTACTGAAGAGCTTAGAAAGAGAAGTTGGCCTTTAGTAAAAGAACAAGAAAAACCTAACCCTTTTGAGATACCCGTCAAAGAGGATCCCCTAAATCCCACTAAGCCATTTGACGCTAATGAACCAAGAGTATACTATAAGGGTAAGCCTATAGTCACAAAAGCTAATGGTGGAGTTATATATGCATCAACAGGAACATTAGTAAACTATCAACCTCGTGGAACTGACACCGTTCCCGCAATGTTAACTCCGGGTGAGTTTGTGGTTAATGCTAAAGCCACCGAACAACATCTTCCATTATTACATGCTATTAATAATGGACAAAAATATATGAGTAAGGGTGGAATATTATATGCTCAAGAGGGTGCTGTTGTAGGAGCTGGCCTGCCTAATGATGAAAAAGAAATGAACAGAAAGAAAAGAGAGCGCATGGCTTTAGCTGGAATTGATCCTAAAAATAGAACCGAAGAGCAGCAGGGTCGCTTAGAAAAACTTAGGACAGAAACCGGCTGGTATAGTGATGATAATGTTGCAAGAAGAGAGAAAAATACGCGAATTGCTTTAGCTGGAATTGATCCTAAAAAGAGAACAGATGAGCAGGAAAAGAAATTAAAAAATCTTAGAGGAAGTGATCCAACATGGGATGAAGCTAATAATAAAAATGTTGAAAGAAAACAAAGACTACAAGAAGAAAGAATGAAAGATGAAAAGAGCAGAACTAATCTTGATAATAAATATATAAATGATTTTCTATTATCAGGAGCAGAAAATGCTGAAGAATGGTTTACAAATAATCTACCCGGCATAAAACAACCAAGGCTTGAAGGACTTATTCAAAAAATAGAAGAGATGAAAGCACAAGGTGTGAAGGAGGGTATAAAAGATAAAGTTAAATTAGGTAATTTAGAAAATAAATATATTCGAGATTATTTAGAGTCAGGTTCTGATGATGCAGAATCGTGGTTTGGTGAAAATTATCCGGGATTAAGAGGAGCTCGTGCTGAAGCAGTTATAGAAGGAGCTATGCAACAACAAAAGCAAAATAATGGGAATGCTAGTGATGATCTTGTAGGTGTTAAAGTTCCGGTCAAAGAAAGAGAAATATCCGGAGAAAACGAAGCTACCGTACCAGCCGAAGTTCCCGCAGTACAGGGAAAATCTTCAGATGCAGATAAACAGACAATGGAACAAAATAAAGCAGAAAAAGATAAAAAAGCAAAGGACAGACAAGCAGAACTTCAATATTATAAAAATAATAGTAGTCCATTCATGTCTTTATATACTAAGCTCTCAAAAGAAGTTGAAGAAAACCCAGAAAGGTTCGAACTTTTTAATCCAAATGCAATACGAGATGAATTAAAAGTAGAAGATATTGTTAAAGAACGACGAAGTAAATGGGAAGATCTAGCTGGTGATGCTAAAGCCTCAAAAGCTAAAGCATTATTTGATACTGATCTTGAGACATTCAAAGTTCTAAATAATATGACAGCTAATGCACAAGAAGGATTAGATATATTAGACCAATATCCAGCAGGTAAAGGCAGACAGATAAAAAATAGACCCATATTATTTATTTTACAAAAACAATTACAAGCTGGTTCAATAGCAGCTCAAAATCTTGATCAAGCTTGGAACATATTAAGAGTTAATGATCAACTTCAATTTAAGAGCCAAGCTGCTCCGTCGAACACAAACGTTGTTGATGCGGTACCCGATAGTGCTGGAGGTATTATTTATGCTAATAATGGAATGATGATTCCTTATAGTCCCAGGGGAACTGACACTGTGCCAGCAATGTTAACTCCGGGCGAATTTGTGGTCAATCGCTCGGCAACTCAAGCTAATCTACCCTTATTAAGAGCTATTAATAATAATAGATATGCTAATGGTGGTCAGGTCGGTGCAGTTAACTATCTCTACACCGGAGGTCAAGCAACATCAGAAGCCGGTGGCGGTGGTGGTGTATCTAACAATAATAGAAGTGAAAGTACCAGTTTGAATTTTGATGGATTAAGCAAGTTTACCACAAAATTTGAAGCATTTATCGGTCAATTACAATCAATTAATCCAATTATTAATATGCAAGGAACTCATACTGTGGTAGTAGAATTTGGAGCTTCAGCTAGCGTATTTAAGGGTATGGAGGAAGGCTTACAGAGATATGTTGTTAGTCAGGTAAATGCTGCACTAAATAATGTTAATAATACATTAAACAATAGTATAGAAGGTTCTATTGATCGTGTTCAATATATAGCTTAATATTAAAGGTATAATATAATGAATGAAACAATTTCTGGAATATTATATATTGGTTCTGGCCTCACTCCAGATATTACTTTATCTAATACTGTAGGAATAAATACTTCTTTTAATGCTAATAAGCAAAACATTGATTTTAGTATTCTTGGTACTGGCAACAACAGCTTAGTTTATTTTGATGCTTCGGCTGGGCGTTTAGGAATTGGTACGGGACTTCCTGATGCTGTGCTCCATGTTGTGGCCCCGTGTTCTAAAGATGGTCTGATTATTGAGAGTATAACTAATTGTCCCACGGGTGTTACTCTTTTATTAGTACACAATCCTCAAACAGCCCCTCAAAGTGGAAGCTATCCTGCCATAATTAATCTTGCTGGACGAGATACGAACTATGGAGAAATAGCATATGCTCAAATAATGTCACGAATATTAGATCCAGTTACTGGATTTACTAGTGGCGAGCTTATTTTCACAGTTGATGAAACAGGAATTAATAAGCCAGTTTTTACAGCTAATTTACAAAACGTTATTCTTGGTGGAAGAAATCAAATTTCCGGATACAATTATGAAGTTATTGGTAGTAGGAATGCCATAACTGGTGTTGGATTTACTAATATCGGATCCTATAATAGTGGATTATCTACTAGTGGTATTTTAATAGGTAATTTAAATGATGTTAATGGTCTTAAAATTTTAGCCCTTGTAAATAATGCAGATATACTAGGCAATAATAATGTGGTGCTAGGAGATAGACTCTCTTTATCTGGAACATCCAACATACTCATTGGAAATAGTAACCAGCTATCTGGATCATACAACGTATTGATAGGAGGAAATAACGAACTACTTACAAGCTATACTGTTGGATTAACTCAAAATGCCATGTCCTCCGGGATATCAGGAATAGTTTTAGGCTCATATATTAATAATACTGGCAACTATAATATTTATATTGGTAATGTAAATAATTTATCTGGTAATAATAATAGTATTGTTGGATCTTACGTTAATCTTACTGGAACTAATACTGTTGTATATGGAAGTTCAGATAATGTTTCTGGTAATAGCTTAATACTTATTGGTTCTAATCAATCAGTCATTAATGTTAATAGTGGTATTTTTATTGGAAATAATATTACAAGTCAAGATTCCTATAGAAGCGTTATCGTTGGATTAGGCAACAGTATTCAAAGTGGTTTACAAGATAGTATTTTGGTTGGTATTAATAATAATCTATCTAGTGGCAATCCAAGCAGTCTACTTTTGGTAGGACAAGCTAATACTACTAAAGATATTACAGGATCATTGATTATTGGTAATACTAATAATCTTAGTGGCACAGTGGCAAATAACCTAGTTCTAGGAAGCACCAACGCTGTACCAGCTATTAGTAATAATAATTTAGTACTGGGAGTATTGAATAACCAAACAGGGGTCTACATAGACTCTGCTGGTTCAGTTTCTGGAACACCGAGAAGAACATCCGGATCAGTTAATAATTCTATATTAGCTGGCATAAATAATATTATTACCAATGGAAATAGCGATATTTTACTTGGAAATAAAAATTCAATATCAGGATCAAATGCTAATATATTAGGATCATATAATAATCTTAAAAATTCGTCTAACACATATAATATTGGTAATTCTAATTTTATTGTGGGAGATAAAATAGGAACTCTAGGAAGTAAAATTTCTGTTATTGGACAAGAATCTGTGGTGTTGAACACGGCCAATAGCAAGATGGATGTTTTTGGTAGTGGGAATATTGTGATCGGTTATAATGCTGCTGTATCTAGTGGTATAATAGTTGGAACAGCGAATAAAACTCACGGAATCAATAATATAATTTACGGTAAAAATAACACAGTTGGATCAATTAGACATCAATTTACAACAGATAGCCAAACAACCTTCACGGTTACTGTGCCATCTCTCAATGTGTCTAATAAATATAATATAGGAGATACTGTATTAATTTACATTCAAAATCCTCCGTCAGCCACAAATACTTTTATTCGAGAAATATTAGATATAGTTGAAGATAGTTTGAATACCTTAACAACTATCACATTTACTAATTCTATTAGTATAGATAATAGCAACGGTTATTATTCTATCAATAATGCTTTTGACGACAACAATCCTCCAGCCAGTGCTATTAGTGGCTTAATCATGCCATATCAGCAGGGTGGTGGAATTGGTGGACCAGAAACCAATCCTACCTATGGTTCTGATAATATTATAGTTGGATCTAATAATAACTATATATTTAGTAGTGGTATTGTAGTTGGCAATAATAATACTGTGTCTGGCGTAAAAAACATAGTTATAGGATACGGTATTAGTGGAGTTGCTAATAATACATTATATCTAGGTACTAATAATAGAAATAAAATTATTCTAGATAATGAAAAAATGGTGTTCAATTCTGGGGCTTTCCAAGATAATTTCATTATTAAATCTAGTAACGATAATACTTCAATTGTTAATGTTGATTTAAATAACAATTACTTCGGAATAAATACAAACAGTCCAACAGCCGATCTTTCTGTTAGTGGCTTAACCAGCACGGACACTATAAGAGTAGGTTTTTCTGCACCAGATCAATATGTATTAACTACTAATACTAATGGTTACGGAACATGGCAGCTCCCTGTTAGAATATCAGGAACTGATAATGGATTAATGTATAGGGTAAATAATAAAGTTGCTAGCGGAATTAATCAAATACAATATAATCCAACCACGTCAACAATGGGTTTTAATCTTGATGGCAACAATGGTTTTTATATTACTTCTTCAGGATTATTAGTTAATGACGAAGGCAATATTTATGGCATGAGAGTCAGAGGAAGTGGAGGAACAGACTTTGCCAAGACTTTACTAGAAACAAACTTTAGCAAAAATAGAATTGACTTTTATAATGTTAGTGGTAATTCTGGTAATTTTGGTAATTTCTCAGTAAGCGGAGGAATGATTCTGCCAGTAAGTTTAACTGGAACATTCTTATATGTTGATAATTCTGGTAAATTAAATGCTTATAACTCTAGAGCTTATAGCGTATTATTTTCTAATGGTAATTCATGGGCTACTGGAGATACTAGCTACAGATGGTTTAATAATCAGTCTATATTAGCTATGGGCTCTACCGGAGTAGTAACATATGATGAAATAACAGCGTCTGGTGGTAATTTTGATACAAGATACAATATTTTATTGAGTTCTAATAGAAATATTGATACAGTATTTAATAATCTTGGATTAGGTAATAATTTTTCTGTATTAGTATCAGGACAAACCCCAGGAAGCCAAAGAAGGGGTTTTCATGTTGCTAGTACTGGTGTTGTTATTATCAACTCTTCGAGTACAGATACTAATGCATCTGGTAATTCATTATATGTTAGAGGTAAAACATGGACTAATTCATTAAGGCTGGGTGAGGGCAGTACTGTATCCGGACTATATTTAAGAGTTGATGGTGGAGGCAATGTATTCTCAAGTCTATTGGATTTAAATACACAATTCTCTGGTTTCTATCCACTAGCAACCGAAACAACATCTCTTGGACAAGACAATGCTTTCAGAGTGGATATTAAATTTTCAGATAAAGACAGATCAAATAATGCTATAGAGAATGGTGGGTTTTTAATATTTAATGGAAACAGTTGGAACCTAGCAAGTGGTATTAAGATCGATCAATCTCCAAGTGTTACTAATCAGTTAAAAACACTAAATGGTATTGAGTTTGGTCATAAAGCCAAAATGGGATACACATACCACACACATGCTTTTGCATCAAGTTCTTTTCTAGATACAAATACCGTATACGATGGATCGTCTCAATTTGCACAGTATTATTTAAGATGTAGAACATTGGGTAGCACTATTGTGGAATTAACTACAGACTGGGCAAAAAATAACGCTACAACACATGGCAGAGATAACACGATTAGTTTATTATTAAATACTGGTAATAGTGATTTATATGATAATGTATGGAACTATAAAATACTTGTATCAGCAATATGGCAAAGTGGCACATCAGTCAGCGGAGTTGGGCCTAGATCAGGAGCTGGCATCACTATTGAGGGAGCTATTTTAAGATCCTCAGATGGTAGCATATTTACTAAACTAGGAAATGAAACTATAACTACATATAGTGCTGGTCTTCCGGCTGGTATGGGTATAGCTACAAGACTTGATACTGCCGATCAGACAACAATCCCAAGACTTAGTATCGTAGCTACAGGAGTTGCTGGACAAACAACATTATGGAGCGCCACCGCTCAAATTAATCAGTTAAATTATCCGGCATCATACAATCTATTCGGAAATACTTAAGACTTTAAAATAATTTAGGAATTATATTATGTCCGCTTCGTACATGAGATATGGACCATTTAAGTTTGAGGCAAACAGTGGCTATCCTATACCATTTATTAGCATTTCCCAAGATTATCAAAGAGACGGAGGAGGTAGGCAGATAGGATCTACTGCTACTATATCTTTAGAAGGTAAAATTTATACTGGTAGTGGTAATAAAGGATTTGATCATTTATTAACTCTTGAGAGTGGTCTTAGAAAAGCTTTTAGTTTCGATGGAAATGACTTTACTGTTGGGTGTGGAAGTGGTGATAATCCTATTGGTACTAAAACTGTATTCAGTGGCATAAAAGTTACTAGATATAATGCTAGTAGAACCGAAGATAACTGGACAACCACTATTGATTATAATATTGACTTACAATCCGAAGTAGCTCATACAGGAAGCGGTATTTTTTATGTTAGTAGCGCTCAAGACGACTGGAACATAGAAACTCTTGATGAATTTTCTTATGTTAATAATAATAATCTACGAACAAATATGAAATTATTGGGTTTTGGAAACACATTAAGTTTTGAGCAAGGAGATAATTATCCATTTTATAGAATCAGTAGAACTATTGGTGCTGTTGGTAAATTTATTCCTGTTAGCGGTAGTGGTGGAAATGTAGCTACCACAGGCTTCAAGACGGCTGTTTCAAACGCTAAAGACTGGGTAAACTATCACTTACCATTGAGTCCAACCTATAGTGGAATTATTACTGGATTATTATTGTTTAATTTTGTAAGAAGTATTAATGTTAGCGACACAGAAGGAAGTTATAGGATTACAGATAATTGGTTAGGTATACCATCAGGAACAGGTGGAGTATTTAAACCATTTACTGAAAGCTTTACTATTGAAAGTTCATTAGACAATAGCATGTTGCGTACTGTGCAAATTAATGGAACAATTAAGGGATTGGAACTATTTAATAGTGGAGTGCCATACTCTAACACTGGATCCCCATTCATAAGTGGAAGCTTGAGTGGATCACTAACAAATCACGCCCAGGTTGCTCAAATTTCTGGTGGTACTAAATTTTATAATGCTATTAGCGGATATAGTGGAATTAAAAATGTTCTATACCAAAGAGTTCAAGCTTTGGCCGTTACTGGAAATTATGCATCATACGGGGCCGGGTCAAATGCTCCATTTGCTTTTAATGCTACTTTTAATAGGTCTGAGAATGCTCTAAATCCTATTCCAGTGTCTGTTACTGAAGGATTTAATCCTGCAGAAGGTAGCATTACTTATTCATGGTCTTATAATAATAGACCATTGAACTATATTGCTGGCTCAATTAGTGAGAATCTAACAGTAGATGATACTTTTGCCACACCATTAGTAGCTTCAATTTTTGTTCTTGGCAGAAAACTTGGTCCTATTTTACAAGATCTCGGAACTGTTACATCATCACAAAGACGAGTTTCTTTTGAAGTGGTTTTTCCTAGACCTTCAGCTCTTAGGGATTTAAAATTTAAAAATGAACAATATTCACAAATTACAGGACTAATTGAATCATTTAACCCAGAAAATTTAATGCCAAATAATGCTACTAATCAAGGTGGTATTAAATCATATGTGAAAAGTGATACCGCAGCATGGAATATTACAGAAGGAAGATTAACTAAAGAAAAAACTTGGGAATGGACCCAATGCATTACATAGGAAAAAAATATGCCCGCAACAACAAAAACATGTGGTGGATCTTATAGGGAAGTTGGTCCATATAAACAAACTCTTTTTCTTGGATGTAGTATAACTAATTTTACTATGAATCTGGGATGGGGCTCAGACCAAAGTAGCGTGACAGTAAGTTTAGTAGAAGACAACGCTTATCATCCACTAAATGCTATTTATGCCCCATTAAAACAGCAAGTTAGAACATTCAATGCGGCTGATGTGGGTATCAATAATATTGATAATATTCGCTCTAGCGCACTAGAAATGCCTAATAGTTATAATAATGATAATACTTTTACTATAACAACTGATACTGGCAATATTAAAACGTCATATAGTAAAAATTTAAATGAAAGTTCTCCATCAAGAGACAGATATGGAAATTTACATAAGGACATTAGTCAACAATTAGAAACTCAGTTTTCTGAACAAGAAGGATTACCAACCGATAGAGATATTGGTAAACTCATATGGTCAACCAAGCCCGGTACAACTCGGCCAATACAGTGGACGGATCCTGATCCTGGTTTTCTTGCATTAAAAAAAACTAGGATAGAAGACGGTAAGGAAGTCGAGGTCCGTACAGGCTATGATATAATTGGTACCCCGGTTTATTTTAAGTTTTCTGATGGTGTTGAGTATGGTGGTTATGTGCATAGCTGGAAAACTACTGGTGGACAGGGCGGTACTCCTCTTTATGAGGTGGAGATTCGTAGTTATGCTAGTTTATTAAATGGTGTTCAATTAATTATTAATAATTATACAGGATCTATTTCTACAATAATCACTGATACTGTGGCCGTACCAAGCTTAAGTAGTGTTGGAGGTTTTAATGGTAGTATTAAAAGAGGAAATTTACCAAATGTTATTAATGTTTTTGGATATTTAGAAGATGAGTCTTTAGGAGGAAGTTTTGGAAATGCTGCCAAAACTAGCGAAGGCGTATCTGCACTACAAATTTATTACGCTATTCAACAACTATTATGCGCAAATAGTCCAAACAAAAATAGATATTCTCCATATGGATGCATTGTTGGTAAACACGTTGTTGCTAACGACGGTTCTTTTGTTAATGTTTCATCCACGGTAGTTGGTGGCGGAGATAGCCCACTTGCACCAAGAGTTACACTAGCAGATTGTGGACTTTGTCCAAATATTCTTGCAAATGATGGAATTTATCGTAGTTTATTTAAGTTAGACATAAGCGAACTACCAATACCACCAAATGACTTATACATACCAGAAACCAATATATCTCTTGGAGATTTTATTCAAAGAATATGTGATGGTGCTGGTTTTGATTATTTTGTTGATTTTGAAAAATCCAATAGTTCAAACTATTCTGGAATTATTAAACTTAAAGTTGTTAGTAAAAGGATTCAACCAAGCAAGGACATTATTAAAAATCTAATTAATAGTTTATTAAATGCTAATCCTCCATTAAAAATTACTAATTATTCATATGGACAAAGTTTTACAGACAAAGATACTAGAACAATGTACATAGGAGGTAAACAAAAAAGACTATATCAAGCTGCTTCTATGCATTTATCACTAAGACAAAATACCGCAGTCTATGATCCGTATGCTAACAACGGAGCTGGATCTTTTATGCCAGTATCTACTAGATATGGTAATTATTCTAGAGTGCCAGATGCTGGTAGTACCAGAAAGAATCAAGTTACAATAGACACTGCGGGAGCTAGTGTTGGCCAGGTAAATGACTTAACTATTTTTAATAGTAGAGAAACAATGGGTAGTGATTCATTATCTTTTTTAAGAGGAAATTATTTTCCTGTAGATAATCTAGGTCCTGGTCCTAATGCCATAAATACACCTAGTGCTACTAGAATTAGTTATGCACTATATAAAGATGTTATATGTCCATATTTTGGCACACACGGAAAGCCTTATGAAGAAGAACAAGATACTGTAAGCTCAAAAGAACCAAGAAAAGTATTTTGGGATCAAAATCTTGGACAATTACAAGTAATTTTTAGAAATAATGATATTACGACAATATTAACTTCCGCATATGAATCTACTGGTGATTTTGTTGTATTAGAGAACGAACTACGAGCTGCTTTAGGTGGTTTTGAAGTATGGTTTTCCTATTGTTTTGATAGCTTATTTAACACAGATATTGCTGATCTAATGTATACTGTATTTAAAAGTAAATATCCCTACTATGCTTCTAAAGATAATTTCTTAGCTGGTTTAAGTATTATTAATTGGAATATAGCAGCAAAATCAGCGCCTAAAACACAAACTGTTGATCCAAGGCCATATGCTATCAAATTAGAACACTCCAGCACATATACCAAAAATTTATATGCTGATTTACAAAATGTTTATGACTTTTTTAATAAGGTTGCTAGCGAACACTATGGCAAAACATTCATGGTTCGTGTCCCAAGAATGAGATATTATAGAGAAGGAGATCTAAAATTAAAAAATGGTAATTATGCTTATGCTGGTGGCGGAAGAATATTTTCAGATTGGGAAATATCTACCGAAGGAGCATGGGAAGAAGAAGGAAATGTAATTGATGATACAATATCTGTTGGATCCACAATATGCGACTTATTCACAAATGATGACGGATTAATTCAACCAATTCTTGGTTTTAATGCTTGTGGAGAATTAGCTACCAAGGATCTATGGATGCAATCGAACATTAATCCTGTTGATTGGTTAGACGCAAACGGACACGCATTTACAAAAGCTAGATGGGGAATTCCAGATAGTAATGGTTTTTATTTTCCATTACAACATAGTCTTAAACCATCAGACTATGTATATATTCCATATACCAGCCCTAGGCAAATAACTAATGTAGTGGGGAGTACTAATTATGGAAGTCTTAAAACTTCTCACGGTATTGGCATACCGAACGATTGGGTATATAAAATGTATGTTAAAGCCTCAGTAAATAAACAAGTTGTATTTATAAACATAGGAGGCGATAGATACGATCCTCGCGCTATTATATCTTTAGATGAACCAATTTTATTAGGTGGTGGTAAAAATGATACTGATGAATCTTTATTATTTACTCAACTACACGATGCTATATGTGTTATAAAAAGAGGAATGAGTAGACCTCAAGGATATGGCAATGGTTCTGAAATAAGAAGAGGACCTACAAGCGCGAATGACGCATCAGCTTATATTTTTAATTGGATGTTGAATGCAGGTGTTATTGAAGATGGGGGAGGCATATCTATTAATACTTCAGCACAAAATGCTCCTATTAATAAAAAAGCAACGTGCCCATTTTTTGCTGCTATTCCAATAACCTATAATAGGTCTACATACGGACCATGGATCAATCATCCTGGATTAATTGATAACATAATTTTTAATGGGAGTGACGTTGCTAATAGTACCAATCTTGTTAATAATCTTGTTGGTGGATGTAAAATAGACGAACTCCCAGATTATGTACCATGGACTTATGGAGGAATAGATAATCTAGATGCGTCTATTATGAGTAAAATTAAAGATGATGTTACTTATCAACAAATAGCTGAAGAAGGAAGCATATCAGTTGCGGGATTTGTGTTAACGGCAAATGATGGAACAGAGTATGGACTAGGAGACATACTCTCATTGTCCGCAGGAAGTTTGAGTGGTCCTGTTATAACTAGTCTCAATGTAAACATAGGAGAAAATGGTATAACGACTAATTATACCATGAGAACCTATACTCGTAAACTTGGATTTTTTAATAAAGAAAATTCCGAACGAATTAAGGCTCTTGGTCAAGAATCGTTCAAACGCAAAAAACAATTCACCACAGCAATGAATGCCTCACAATCTTCTATTAAAGAAAATATGTTTTCTAGTAATGGCAGTAATGGAGATACTCCTAAGCCGTTAAGATGGAGTCCTTTGGAAGTATTAGCTGGGGCTGCATATAGTCAAATTAATCCTAATAGTTCTATATTAAATAGTTTTAATGATTTAAAGTTTGGGCCAGATTGGTTTCAATTACCGATAGGAGGATCAGTCACATATGATCCTCTAAATATGATAAAATATCTTGCTAATGTTGGAGTACAGGATATTCAAGAATTACCCAGAGAGCTTGATGGAGATTATGATCGTAAATCTATTATGAGTTTGGATGGACTATTATCTCCAATATCATTTTTTCCAACATTATATGGTACTACATATAATATTAGTAAATATACCAGAGAACGATGTCCAGTTTGCCAAGGAAGAGGCACTTTTACTTATACTTATTTAAATATAACGCCAACTAATTTACCTAGTTCGCTATCGGCTATGAAAAATTCTGTAACTTCAGTTACTAAAGACTGTACTTTTTGTGAACTATTAGAAGATAAAAAGAAAAGAGCTTTTATAAGTGCATCACCTAAAGAGACAACCCCTCCTTATGTGATAGCTAGTGGAGATGATTTACAATTAGTAAATAGCTTAAGACAGAGTGGACTGAGTGGAAATCCAGTAATTAATGGAACAACATTAAATCCCATATTAATGAGTACTGGTGAATTTAGCTGTTTTCAAAATAGACAAACCAGAGACTTTACAGCTCATTCTATTGATGTGGTTGGATACGGAAAAATTATACCACAAGAAGGCAATTCTTTAAAACCAGCGTATTCAGCTAATCCTAATAAAAATTTTCTAGACTATGACTTAAACTATTCAGAGTATTGCTCCACAAATAATTTAGATCCTGGAGTTATTCCGGATAATAATGTAAGATTTTTTGGTTTGCGTGGTCCTCTTATGGTTCATGCTTGGGGTTATGACCTAGAAGGCTATCCTGTACCAAACGCTTCTGGTGAACCACTAATACAAAATGGAAACACTGTATTGGGGGTTACAGAAGGATCTGCTACCACAGGACTAATATATAGAAATCAAACTCAAAAAGTAGATGGAACATGGACAAAACCCTACAAAGAGAATACTTTCTATAAGGGTTGGGGTCAACTACCAGGAACATGGCCAGTAGGACCAATTGATTTGCGATGGGACGAAAAAGCAAGATTATGGACCGTTGGAGCTAATTATAAACCAGTTTGGATTAAAATAGAAACTGATTTAATAGCCGACACGCCCATCAGAGGAGTAATGGTTGAAGACTCCTCAAACGATGTATTACCAAGTGGATTAAGGAAATTAGTTTATGTTAAAGATTCATTAGGAATTAGTCCAGCCCCAAGAGGAGCTCAAATATATTGTAAATACGATAGTGATAATGGATTTTATGAACCAATTTATAATCGACCATATGTTACTTCCGGTATTATACAAAATGCAACAGCAGCAGAGATATATAAGCTTAATGATTCTAAAAATACTAAATATAGTAGCGCATATAAAAATCCGTTAAGTTTTAATGTAGCAAATGGAGACATTGGATTATTCATTTTTATGGGCACAGATTGGATATTACAATCAGTTAGGTCTTAATTATGGGATGTAGCATATATAAAAAACCATTTTTATTTGATATAGACTATAATCAAGTAAATATTAATTTATCTAGATTAAGTGGATTAATACCAGCTTTTGATCCTGCTATTAGTGGTCAATGGATGCCAATTATTATTGGATCTAATTTATCAAATACTGTTTATGTTGATCCTTTAATAAGGGCGAATAGTCAAGTTCAAAAATCTTTTGATCCACTTAACTGTGTTCCAGATACCACCAAAGATTATTCTGAAATAGAATCAGATCCAACAGTTAATTGTGAATATTGTTCAATGTTGTCTCCGTCGGGATACACCACATCATGGCAACTAAGAGACAGCGATGGGAATACTAGGCAATTGCAGTCAGATAATGGTTTAGTGCCCGCTAATATTATTGCTGATTGTTGTAATGGAGCTTGCGACACCAGGATGAAAATAGATGATTACTTACCAAAAATACCAGTTATTAATCAAAATTATTTAACATCCTTCCACGATCATAAATATACAAAACAATTTCCTGCCACAAATAATCCAGGACTAGGATTTGAAAGTTTTGTGACACTACCTGCTGATAGATTACAGAGTTTTGAAACTTGTCCACCACTATTCATTGATTGGGTATTAAAAGAAACAATATCAGAAATACCATATGACGAGATGACTTCTCAGCATATTAATATAGATCAACATAATAAATCTTATAATAAATCTCTTAATACTAGTAGAACTTGTGGAAACTTTATTCTAACCCAAATCAACCCAACAACGACTGGCATACATCCATACTATCCAATATTCTCAGGATTAATAGGAGATATTGATCAAACTAGAGTAACATTAACTAAAGATAAATTATTGCCATCAGTATCTGATTTTACTCCTCCTTATGGGTTTTCTAAAAATACGTATGATAATATCTTTATACATAATGATAGGATAGGATCTCATTGGAAATGGAATTATAGTTCTGGAGTATTGTGCTGGTATAGATATTTTAATGTGGCCTTATCAGGATCGGGAAATGTAATACAAGCATCAGGAGATGCTAGGCCGATTAAAAATGTTGATTTATATATATCTCCTGGAGATGTTTTTTTTGCCACTAATGATGGTCCAGAACCTTTAACTGTGGCTTATGATAGTAGTATGAGTATAAAGCCATGTCCATCAGGGCTCAAGGTATTAAAGAATAATTCTGTGACCGGAGTAATTCCAAGTGGTTCTCATTTTACTTATATTTCCAGCAATATTTATGATAGATTTATAGAGCTATATGATAAAATAGAAAAAGCTAACGTCATGGATAGTGGAAATATGACAATAAAGCAAAGATTTGATTTAGCCGCCTTATTAAGTACTGCTCCACAATATGATAATATAACATTAGATTTACATAAAAGAAATAGTTCATATAAATATACTATTAATTCATATCTTCAAATTTCTGGTTTTAATAAAGATATGACTACGAGTCCAATAGGATCAGTATCTAAACTTAATTTTATTAGCAACAAAGAAGATCTAGTAAATACTTTAGCAGATAAGTATGGAGCTTATTTATGGTGTTCTCCAAATCAGACTACTAATATAAGGCTCAAAAATAATATTAAAAATCAGTGTTTGGTTGATTTAGAATTCGACGTGGTCTTAAATAAAGACGAAACAATATTTCGTGACAACTCTTCTTGCTTACCAACTACAGAGTGTCTAGATAATATTAGTCGTAAATCTTTTGTATATAATCAAGCATTTTCATTAGGTAATATTAATTTTAGTACTGTAACTGATACATACACTAGATATAACGCAAGTTGTTCTGGTAATACTATGACTAAAACAAAGTCGGCAAAAACAGCGTCGGCCTATCTAAATAATAGTTTAATTAAAGAAATAATTTATAATAGCGGATGTTCTGTTTATCAAGATAACTATCCTAGAATTAGCTCTGCCAGTAACACAGGAAGCTGCACTGTTTGTGGTAGCGATAGTACTTATAAGTTATCCATTGTCGATAGTGATAATATCTGTAAAAACTATAATGGAAATCTTAGTTGGTGTGATGAGCAATTAGCGAGATTCTATAATAATAGCGAGGGTGGCAATATTACTGGAGATAGACCGGCTAGAAGCATAGTAGATGGAACACTATACTTTAAAAGATCTTATCCAGCAGCTGCTTTCAATCCCCATATTGATAGATTAGCATTTCATAGTCAGGGTGGAATTTATTATACTTGTAGTCCTCTTGGAGCAATTAGCGGTAGTACAGTATTTGTAAATAATACTACGTCTTTATTTAGTGGTATTAATGGAGGTCAATTGTCTCTTACCTTTAATACTAGGGACGTTGGAATAAAAATATATAATATTTCTATTGAAAAGATTAGAGGCCCAGCGGAGGATAGTTATTCCTGCAAAGCTTTTCCAATTAAAGATAGTTGCAAATGTTTTAACTTAAGCAATGTAACTGATTATCCATATCGATGTAGCTCATCAACCTCTATTACATATACTAATCAGGATAAAGTATTATATACTCCAGCACTTTCTACACAAAATAGCCCAAGATTAAAAGCATATGGAGGCTATTCTTTAAATAAATTAGCAGAACTATTTGGTGGTTCTAAAATTTTAGAAGATATATCTAGAAAAGAATCAGAAATTTTAGTAATTAATGAGCAAATTATTTCTATCACTAACTTAGATGATTTAGAATTATTACAAAGTCGATTAAGAGGCCTTTCTGAGGAATTAGAAACTCTTAGAAATAGATTGTCGTCTATTACATCTAATATAATACCAAACCATCCAACAGCTAACTCTCTATTGTCATCTGTGAATGCTAAAATTGATCCATTGAATCCCTATGGATGCGAGAAATCTGTTACTATTACATTAAATAATTATGCTTCTACTAATTGGACAGTAACTTTGCCTTCTTACAATACTACCCATGCAGATGTTTGGGCTGAAGTGCTTGAGGGTGTAAATTTATTTAAAACTAATAATTTTAGTACAGATTCTGAGACTGGAGAATTAATAGCTACTCCTAATTTAGGGTTTCAAAGATTTGCTACTAAAGTAAATTTAAATGATAATATTACCATGTACGATCAACAGAAAAAAGTATTTATTGGTAAAGGAGGGGGTTCGTCTTCTAGCGTTAGTATAGGCCTGAACAATCCTTATCTAGAAGGATTATTGGGAGATGAATTTTATCTATATCCGCCAACAGGGACTATCTGTGAAACTAACAATATTTTTAGCACACGGGGCGATGAGATTAGTTCAGTACCTATTAAATTTAGCCGAGTGCCGAGAAAACAAATTCTAAACTTTTCTATCCCTTCATATACTCAATTAGGGAATTTAAGGAAAGGATTTTTTCATCCTAATAGTGGACTTTCTTTCGAAAACAAATACCATAATTTGACTCCAATATATAAGGATTCGCAGTCGCACTCTTATTATATAGACTATGAAAAAGATAAATTCAGACCAGAAGCACTATATCCAAGTGGATTAGTTTTAATTGGAGAATTAAATAGCGATATTGAAAGAATACTTACTCAAGTTGGTGGTTCATCGGACCATAGAAAATTAAGACTATATCTACAATTACAAGATGGATGGTATTTGTATGATAACCCCAATACTTTTGGGTTTTTTAATAAAGAAAATCGATATATTGGCGAGCCTTTTATGTTTGAATATTTATCTTCAGAAGAAAAAAGCTATTTACAAGGCCCGTGGTTACCATCTGCTCCTAAAGAACCCATAGAATTCGATTTCCTGTATAACCATAAGCCCACAGGAATGAGTGTTCTAGACTACAACATCGACACATATCCGTTATGTCTTGTGTCAGCTCACATAGACCCAAACAAACCGGATATTGTAAACGTTGAAGGTCCTAGATCATATTTTTATGTTTCAGAAAAAGATAATCCTGTTGTTTCCATACACGACTCTATTGAATCTCTTAGCGAAGATGAACAAGCTTTAATTGATGTGGATAGTAGACCAGTGGTTTTATTAAGTAATGGAGATAGATGGAGATATCTTGGAGGAAACAAAATCTCTCTATCTTCTTATCAATTAACAGATTATAATTACCTATATCAAAACTTTAGCGATCTGAATATTAATTATATTCTTAAAAACAAAATTAATTATATTTATGGAACCAGACTCTTTTGTGATCAAGAAATAACAGTTATTAATAAAGACAACAATAAACAAAAACATACTGCCAAAATTATAGAGAAGTCTATCTATTGCTATAATACTGATAAGTATGGTCGTATGCTATCTTTTAATTCTATCAATCCAGATCAATATATTAAAATATATACTCGATTTAAATTAGATAGAAAATTAAAATATGATAATGTTGATTTAGATTTTTCTAGATTACATAAAGACTATACAAACCCTAATGGAGTGGACTCTCTTATTCTTTATAGAAATTTTAATCCACTAGTTAAAAAAGAGCTAGATACTTTTTTACATAATCCTCTTTTTTCTACTAAATGGGCAGATTTAATTGATTTTGATAATAAGCTTAATAGCGAATTAAGTAACTATATATATTCATCTAGCGTTATTCATAATAATTACCCATTATCGCAATATAATAATTTATTTAATAAGATAATTATTAATAATAATAACTATAACATTTTTAACTATATTATTAAGCCAGAAAGCGCTAGTAACATTCCAGTATCTTATACTGGTCTAGTATATTATACTATTCATCAAAAATATAACCTTGGAAGTGATAACTATTTAACTAAAAAAGATTTTCACTCTCAGGACAATTATTTACCTTTGATAGATTTAAATTTTATTCCAGCCCCAGGAATGCAGACTCAGGACTTCAGACCAAGATTAACTGATATTATTCAGCAAAAATTTTCTCAAGATAAATTATTACAAGGCAAAGTAATAGTTAGTGGACTTTATAAAAATCTTGCATCAGATCATACGTGGGGGTCTTTTAAACCAACAAACAGTACTAGATATTTTTGGATTAATCTTAATACAAATAATAAATTAAAATCAGCAATATCTATTAATAACAATAGTTCTTTTTATTCTAATACTCTGAGAATAGATGATCCTCCTTTTAGATTATCAGCATTAAATTCATCAGGAAATCTTTCTCCAGACACATCAATGTGCAGGAATACATTTAGGGCTTCTGTACCAACTTATAATAATACTACATTTACAGATGTTTTTGATTTTAACTCCTTCAATACTATATCATTCACTGGAGATATTTTTGCTAGATATCCAGTATATTGTGATACAGATGCTGTTAGCGGATGTGGTAGTTTTAGGTGTGGCATTAATACTGTTGGTTGGACAACATTAAAAGCAGAATATGCTATCAATAAAGAAAAAGAAAAAAATATCGAAAATATTCCGGATAATATTCCTTTCATGTTATCTTATGATGCTGGACTATATAATATTATTGGTAATACTGGCATTAAATATATTCAAAGATTTGAATTACAGCCGAACAATATTTTGTATCCAGAGTCAAATTGTGATCCATCTGTTGGGCCAAGGCCAGCAACAGAAAAATATTCCATATTAAATCCTGAATATCAATCTTTATTATCGAATAGCATAGTTTCTGATCATACTAGTATTGTCAATAATACTGATATTTTAGCTAATGAAATGTTATTTAGGCTTTTATATGGTGAACAACAGAAAATTAATCTACAAAGAATTGATAATTCAGAAAAACCATTAACTCTTATAGATTTTTTAAGATATTCCTATCCTAAAATTGAAGCTAAAGATGTATACAAAAATATTCCATATGACTTAGATATAAGTGCTGATACCTCAAATAGAAAAATTAATGGCTCAATAAACATTAATGGTATTTTAGCAGTAGGTAAAGTTGTCGATATATCTATTAATAATTTATCAATTACTATTAAAATCGTAAGGACTGATGGCAAAATCAAGGCAATAGCGACAATATCTAATCATAGTGATTTAGAGTCAATAATATACTCAGAATCTATTACAAATACTAGTTTAGTAGTATCTACACAACCACTATCTCCAGCTAATAATCTGGAAACATATAATGAAATAGGAAGATGCAAAGAGCGACCACAAAAAGCATTCAATTTAATTAATAAAATTATAAGAGCAGAGATCGAAACTATTGGATGTTCCAACGAAATAGAAACTTTTAGTTTTCCTTTTTGGGCAGATTCAAATAACCCTAAAGGTAAAAAATGTAACTTTGGAGCACCATATTATAAACCGATATGTTCAACTGATCCAAACGTTCCACCAGGAGATCAAAATATACCCAGTATTTATTTTGTGGACCATGATGCTTGTGCTAATACCAATAGTTTCCCTTATCTAGAATGTACTAACAGAGGTGTTGGTCCAATTGATCCGATTGCTTCTAACTGCACAGTATTATCGTCTAAAATAGTTACTATAGATGTTAGTTCTCCTGGTTATGCTAGAGGAGTCTTTAGGGGATGCGTTAATCGTGGTGGGTCTACAAATCCCAATAATGACTTAACATTCAGAAATGGTGGACCCATAGAAAGTATGATTAGATCTACTACAATACCCGATGTGGGTACTTTCCCACTAAATCCCAGATACGAATCTTCTACTTGCGGGACATGTTTTACTTTATTAGATGATGAAGACAAAAAACGATTTAATAATCTAGCAAATAGAGATTGGCCACCATCTCCAACCAGCACTTCGGACGCATGTGAATGTTCTAATTATGAATATGGGTATTGTAGAAGTTCTGACAAAATTAATGACTGTGCTTGTAAATCATTAAATTATGAATATACCGATTTTGATTATACCTTTGAATATTGTAGACATTCTATTACATTAAAAGGCTACAAGAGAAAACTTGTAGGTTATTTGTCTAATCCAAATATAATTACAGATCCGATACCTCCACGATCCGATATTGCTTTGAGAGCGAGTCCCACAACCTCAAATAAACTAACTATAACAGAACAGTGTGGTTGGATGTCTTGTCAGATTTCTAATCCAGAAACTTACTATATTTATAATAAAAATACAACTATTCAATATAATAGATATTCACCCTCATGTTCTACACAACTATGCAATATATCTTATGATAATAATAATCTTACAATTTCTTTAGCTGGTGGAGTATCAAAATGTATTCCTAATTCAATAAGATCTGATTGTCCTTCTATAACGATAACAGTTCCAGATGATAGCTTTAGTGTAGTTGATTCTATTAATAGCGAGTGTTCTGACTGCGGGGTTGAGCCTAATCAAGCAGCTATGATAAATCAGCATCCGTCATGGGATATCATAACAGAAACTAGAACATGTGTGTTAGGGTATTTAGTACAAGGAAATCCGAATCAAGATGGGCCGACACCAATCGGAGGATGTCAAACAGTAGCTAAACAATTTTGTGGAACGCTGCCAGATCCTAATGCCTGTAATGGTTTTACTGTAACAACATGTGGAATAGGACAATGTGGAAAATCAGCACCGGATTCTTTTCCATGGCATACTTGTATTTCCAAAGCTTCAGCAATTGTTGTAGGAGGAAATATAGAACATGCTATTGCCGGGTGTGAAACTGAAGTACAGTTTGAGCAAGGTTCAGCCGGAGCTAATGGCGAGTTAAATAAAGAATGGGAAGCCAACATGGAACAAGCTTATAATAATATAGCTGTTTGTAAGAATAATAAAGATAAGTATGAAATAAATGATATAGTTGAAGGTGTGGTTCCAGGCACTTGTAGTAAACTAAGTTTTGGTATTATAACATACCCAGCAATTAACTATAGGGCTACTTTAGGTGATCCAGCATTAGTCAGCGTTGAATTACCTGTTAGAGTAGCGTATTATACATATAAATATAGAAGACCTAAAACTATTCAAGATATTTTAAAAGGCGTAGATACTTCTATCAAATGTAATGAAAGAGCGACATCATGTATTAATTCTAATATTAGACTATCTTCTACTTATAAAACTACTGATTGCGATATTGCTCCATCATGCTATAATACCGGAGCGTCAAAATGTAATGATGATAAAGGATGTTGCCAAGCTAATAAGGTGGAATATGCATAACTCCAGCTACTGTGATCTTCAGCCATTAAATACATTCTTTAACGATAAGCCACTGTATAAATGTAATTATTGTGGCTTAACCGTTGGTCTTGAAATACCGGATACCAAAATTTTATGCTTTAAAAAAATGGAAGATATTACTAATAAGATTCAACAGGTTCATAGAGGACAAGAATCTTCAGTAGAACATCTTTCAGAGAATCAGAATATGTCTGATGTTATCCTAAATAAAATTGCAGACAATACAAAACAGCAATACTTAAAAGCTCAAAATAATGACAATCCAGATAACCTCTGCTCTGCTGAACAAATAGAACAAAGACTAAGCGTATGTAATTCTTGTGAATATTTTCAAAATAGTTCTTGTTTATTGTGCGGATGTACTGTTATTAGAGAAGCAAATCATCAAAATAAATTGGCGCACAAAGATCAAAAGTGTCCGGCTGATAAGTGGGGACCTATCGTCTAAATCTAGTAACTTCTAATAATGGTTGCCCATTAGATACATTAACATTAAATGTTTGAGTATTTTGATCAACCTTAACAATCACTGACACCGGAACAGAAGCATTTCTTGACCAACTTCTGAAATGATGAACTCCGACATAATATTCTGCATTCGGAGCAAATCCTTTGGCCCAAAAAATATTTTCTACAGGATCATCTACAAGATTTGCAAAATTGGCATTCATGTCAACATCCAACATTCCTCCGTTGGCCCCAACTCTATTGGACCATGAAATTGTAGAAACTTCACCATTACTAAGTCTTGTATAAACATGAAGATCTATGTCGTCTCTAGTATTCCAGGCTATTGATATCTGAACGTCTCCGGACTTAGCTCCAGCCTTAGATAGTCTTCTTCCTATTTCTCTTTGTGTTGACAGGCCAACACTTCCGTCTGATTGAGCGAATTGACCTGGTTTTGGCAAGGATCTTGCTATTTCTCCGATAATATCGCTGGGAGATCTGTCAGCATTCTGTCTATTTGTATGCTTTTCTGTATGTTTTACGGGAATGATTTGATTAAGATCTAAATCTGTTGGTAATAATTTATCAGTATTATTGGGCTGGTTAATAACATCAACATATTCATCAATAGAAACAACGCTTTCTTCCGTTATCTCCTTTTCAATAATTTCTGATAAAATTTCGGACTCTTTATTTTTGAGATCACTAACTTCTTCTTTTCCTGGTTGTTCGTCTAATAGCTTTATGCTATCTGTCTCCATGTCCGGAGCAGCCGAAATGGAACTGAAGGAGAAACTTATTTGAATCGGCTTGTGTGTTAGGTCTTCAGAATAAGTTAATGCTAATACCAATAATACAACAGTATGAAATATCGTACTGTGTGGTACTCCAGACTCATATAGTGTATTTACTATACTATCTAGTTTCTCTTGTGTTACTAGGTTTTGTCTGCCTGATTTTTCTGCCATTTGTGCCAACCATTATTCGGTAACCAATTGTTTTCTTCATCCTTACGTCGTGGGAAGAGCGTACCGCCCTTTTTATGCTGGCCAAAAGCCAACACCGCACCGCAATCATTACATCTTAATTCATAATAGTCATTGCCGTCAACATTTCTTACTATAAATTTTAAATTAGACTTGCCGCATAAGCCACATTTTTCTTCAGAAAAGATTTCCTGAATCAAAGCTAACTCTTTAAAGATTTCCTTTTGTCCAGCACCCTCTAGTTCAAATGACAATCTTTCATTAGCCTTGTATGTTGCTTTCATAGTTATTTCCAGTTTGCTTGATAGCCTAATAAATCTGAAGGAATTTTATTCATATCTTGCTGATATGCGGTGAGTTGCTTTATTATACTCACTGCGTTCTCATGAGATATATTATATATGTTACTTTCAGTTATTGCAAGCTGACTTATTAATAGAATCACATTAATATTCAGCCTTTGGGCAATTACATCTATAAAGTTTATTTGATTAACACTAATTTTAGATACTGAGTTTTCGTCGGGATGATCCTCGATATCTTTAGCAATTTCTTCAGCGGCAACAACTTTTCTAAGCTTGAGTGCTCGCCTTAAAGCCCTACCCTCTGCTCGTGTTTCTGCAACAGCGGTAGGATGGTTACGATATGTCTTGTCGCAATTACCCCAATAAACGTCCGCAGAGCCGCTGACAGTCCTGAATTTAGATTCTTGCTGTAGTGTCTCATCCTTTAAAAAATAAGACAGCCTATGGACAACTGTAGCCCTCTTTTCGTTCTCCGGAGTAGGAACTTGGGTAACGTCGCTAGTTGATTCAATTAGATCACAATTTAGAGCAATTTCAAAAATGCGTCTCAAGCCATCTGTGGTAGGATTACCGGCTATTTTTTCATCATCAGACAATAAACTTAAAACATGGTCGGTCCATCCAATATCATTAGGATTTAATTTGGTAACCTCAACCACTTCCTCTTTTGATTCAACAGATGTCTTTTTTTCCTTAACCATCATTTAGTCCTCTATTTCTATGATACTATTTGTTTTATAACTTTGTGTTTTTAATAGATCCAATAATTGATCATATATTAAATTGCCTCTAGCGTTTGAAAAATCCTTTTTTTGCTTGATCCGTATGAGTGCAACACCTTTACCAATAAGCAAGCCATTCTTTTTCTCGTCATATTTTTTATTTTTTGCCAGAGCATCATCTCCCCAAATTGGAGAGAAGTGAGATGGTCCGTCAACTTCGATAGCCACATTCATACTAGGAAGAAAAAGATCAATCTGCAACTTTGTATTTGATAAGACTTGCTCCTTATGAAAATCAACAGAATAGCCATCTTTGAGCAGTCTATTCAATAAAAATTTTTCCAACTTTGATCCGGTTTTACTGCTTAATCTAGCAGCAGCATTAGCGGATTTTAGAATATTCTCCTTAACATCATTATCCATGCTCTCCCATAAAGCTCTACTCTTGTCTTGTCTCTGCTTAAGCTCTTTTTCGGTTAATCCATCCCAAGAGGTCATTACTGCTTTACCAATTTTTTCTTTAGTTTCTGTAGATCTTTGAGATCCTTTTGTTGGATGCTTATGCTTACCAGTTTTAAGAGCATTTTTTTGAGCATCACTCTTATTTCTGATTTTAATGTTCAGTCTTTTGGCATCTCTGCGAATTTGATTGGCATAAGTATCAAACTTGGACGCGATATCTTGAAAACTAAGTTTTTCTTGTACATATAGTTTCTTCAAAATATCTAGTTTTTGATTGTCATTAAGAGATTTATAGTTTAGAGATGACATTCTGTAATTCCTTGCTATTAATTTCTGGTATTAGCCCTATTGGTTTTTTCCAACAAATATCAATTATATCGTGGGTTTCTTTTTTATCCGTAAGTAGTTCAATTTGCGGCTTCATATAGATATTATACCAAAATCCGTATGGTAAAGCAGGGTTGATTGCCCATTCTGGTTCTGACATGAACATAATCTGTTTTTTAGGAGAAGGAAATGTTTGTGTAAGCATAGCACTTTTAGTATCAAAAACAAATAGGATACCATCGAAATATTTAGCTTGTTGTATATGAAGCATATAATATTTGTGTCTATGATCTAACCTATTAAATTGATTATTAAATACTATTATGTTGTCATAGGGACGGTCTTCACACAGCTGATTAACTGCGGTTAAAATTTTAGTCTGTAAAGAATTTTTTGCATCTACATCTAGTAAATAAAAACCTATATCCATTATATTTTCCTTAAGATTTTTGGTGAGAATATTTCTTTGAAAAAATTAGTGTAAGAAAGCTTATTCGCATTCTCTATAGTATCTTTTCTATTATTTTCTTTTATGTTAGCGAGTAGATCGCCTTCTGTTGATAGGTTATCAATACCACATATTTGTGCTTCTAGTTTAAAATTATCATCAATATCTATTAAGGCTTTATATGTATTAAATATAACACAAGTATCAGCTGGATTCAATACTCCAACATTTTGTGCATGTTTATATGTTGCTGAATTAAACAATACTAGTTTTTCTAAAGACATTGGATACAATAGAGAGCCGAGGAGTAGAGCGCTCTTGGTATCGTTAGAGGATAAAATTACAGCAATTTTATCATTTCTACTACTATCTGTCCTATTATATATGGTATCATCATAGAGAGCATCATATTTGATCCATAGTCCAACATCATTATCTTCTGTGAAGTAGGAAGATCTTCCTATTAGTGTTACGTTGTGATCATTCCAAAATTTAAAAATACCATTGTTATCAGTGTTACTATTGAGATATAATACTATTTTGGTGTTTTTATGATACTCAACTATGAAATCATGAAATTCTTGAGTATACTCATTCACTGGAAGTATTACAAACTCTGGCTTAGTTTGATAATATATTTCCAATAGATTACCATGGACATTAGTACTCATTAATTGAATATCGTCACTTTCATTGTCGTAGAAAGTTTTAACAAAAGACTGATACTCTGAGTGGCCGCAAATGTGTATTAATATTTTTTGCATAATTTATTCTTTTATCTTGTATTTATCTTTCATTCCTGTAATAATACTAATGGATTCTGGCGGAAATACAACTTGACTAAATTGTATTTGATGGCTTGAAATAGACCTATTAATTATCTCAAATAAAAACATATTATCGTAAAATGAATTAATTGATAACTTTAATTTAGTAATATCTTGTTTACATAAATAAAACGAGCCACACCAGACATGATCTCCTATATCATAGAAGATATAGTCTAGATTGCCTCGTTCATTTGTAACAGCGCCCATGTATTTTGTTCTTGATGGGTGTTTTTTATTTTTTTGTGATAATATCCATGAATTGTTAAATGGTAGTTTGGTATTTTTTGATCCACTATTTTTTATTAGAGTACCGCCATTCACAATAAAACAACCAGAATATTTTCCTATATCTATTTTTGACAATATGAGTTTTAATGCATATCCATGATTTTTATTTTCGTATTCAGAATTCACTATTGTACTAATTTTTTCTGGTAGTTTTTTATCTAGTTTTTCTGATCCAAAACCGGAAACAATAAATATATCTGGATTATCAAATATTTTGTATAAGCTATCAATTTGACATAAAATTAGTTCCCTAGCAGAAGCATTCGCCTTTAACAGTCCTATTGGGCCAAATGACTTCATGCCTTTAGTAATTTCATAGGATAGAATAAAACAAGCTACCTTACTCATTTATTCTTTTCAATCACTGCAATAGTATGGATATTTTCACTATACATCTTGATAAGACTATATCCGTTAAGTTGAGAAATTAAAGCTAGAAAATCTGGCTCAGTCCATGAGGAGCGTAGTCCATCGACCATTTTTGAAAAACCCATACCATCCACAAAACCATTTTTGACCTTGTTGCACACCAGTATAGGATTTAAAAATCTGACTGTTAATTGACCACCATGATTAAGTTTTTTTAGCATTTCCATAAATAGACTATTTCTGGTATCTTCAGAAATCTTATCAACACAATTACATACTATTGAGTTAACATAACCATTTGTTAATTGTGTAAGTTTATCGACACCAATATTATTATATCCGACTACGAAATCTTCTTTATCTATAACCATATTAACTTGCTGTATCATAGTATAAAAGCCTCCATATTAGCTTTGAGCATTAAACCATCTATATTTTTTGAAAATGTGTTGAAATTAAAAACACTATTAGCTTCAGCAGAAAAACCTTCTTTTTCAGTATCGGGAATTGTTAGTAGATCATTAATACTTTCTAAAAGACCATTGATAGAATCTACTAAAATTAGTCCTGGAATATTGTATTCATTCATCAACATAGGCGTTTTTATAGATACTCCAACACATCCTGAAGATATCGCACATAATAAATTTGCTACGTTATGTTCGGCTAAATCAATACATATTTTGTATTCATTAAATTGATCATTAATAGTTTTTGAGTTATTTGTTATAGAATTAACGATATCACAAGAGTATCCTTTTGATGTAATTGCTTGATATAGTTGTTGATTATAGGGGAGGTTTTCCGTATTAAGTATGAGGATATCTTTTCTATCAGATGGAGATTTGATAATCTTAAAATCAGCGGGGATTCCGTATTTCATCACTATCGAACCACCCTGTAGATTCCATGACTGTTTTGCATTTTCGGTAAAGAATATTTTGGTTTCTCTTTCAAGTCTTTGGCTCATTAATAAAGCGTCTTCTTTTTTAATGTAAGGTGGCTTATATGAATGAGTAAAAATTAATGTATTGAGATGAAATTGCTTAAGATTGTTTGAGGTGAATCCAATAATATTGTTGGTGCAGCAAAGATTGTAGTTATATAATCTAATATAGCTGGGAGGTAAGTCTATTACATTGGGCATATTATAATCTTTGTTATTTTCACCAAAAATGTAATAGTTGTGCTGTTGTATGCTCATAAGCATAATATCAAATAAATTATTCTGAGGATAATAAACTACATTGTAATGATCTTTACAGAATTTTTGTAATATATTTCCAGTTATAAAACTTAAATACATAATTTCTTTCCTATTGTAGTATAACTAAATTGCTCTGTACTTGAGAGACCAATAGCTCTTTTTTCTTCTAATTTTTTTCTGTTTTCTTTATGCATCTGATAAACCGTTTTCATTTTCTCTATTAAGTCGTAAAGATTAATTTTATACCAGAATTCATTAGCATTATAGATATCAAAATCTTTAGATAGTGTTCTTTGGTCTATAACTACTGGTGTTTTATGACTATTAACAATAAAACCATTATTATTATTAATGTAATCTATCATACCCGTATTATCTGTGACAATAGGAGTTTTACCTAAGCATAAGGCCTCAGCTACTGGTCTACAAAAAGACTCACCATAAGACGGAGATATTAAACAATCACAAGCATTGTGTAGTCCAATAATATCTGTATATGGTAGTTTTTCTGTGATGATAATTTCTTTTTTATATCGTTGAGAGATGTTTAATTTTTGTTTAACTTCATTCAGATCTTTTTCAATAATTTTTAACGATTCGCCTGACGACATTCCTGGGATACTAGTTTTTAGGATTAGTGATACTGGCTGATTGATATCGAAGGCCAAATGAAATGCGGTAATTAAATCTTTAATATTTTTACGTTCTACATACTCTCCGATAAAATAGAACTTGAAGGTTCTATTCACTACGGGATTAAAGTCGATTTTATAGCTTAAATTTTTATTTAAGGTTTCAATATCTAGTGGTTGCGAAATTGCCTTTATTGGCTTTGTTATTCCAGACTTTATCAAACATTTTTTTTCTTGCTCACTTGGAACCCATACCTCATCCATTTGATTGACGGTTTGAACACATATTGAATTTGAAATATTATTGGTCTCTAGCATGAATAATCCAATATTTTTCTTAAATCTACCGTCATAAAACAAGCAGTGCGGAAGAGTTTTTTGTATCACAATATCATAGTTATGATAAAATGAATTTTCATATCCAAGAATATCATTATCTAATTGATTTGATCCATTGCCAGCCAAAAAGATTGGTCTACTTGTTAATTCTCTTACTTGTGTGGCAACAGCCTTGATATAGCTCTGCGCCGCCATTCCCCATCCATCTTGCTGTCTATATGGTCCTATAAAAAGTACGCTCATTGTAGTTTTTCTTTCATATTAGCATATTCTATGAAATCTTCATTTCTTAGTTGTTTGAAATCATTCTTTGCATTTTGGGCTAGATTATTATTAGATATGATATTATTAAGAACATCAATAGCTTTAGATATATTATATGGTTCTGTATGCATCCCATTAATAGTAAAACCATAATCCAAATCTTTAATCATATTCAATAGAATTATAGACGAAGCTATTTGATGATTTGGTAAATGCTTAGACACTACATTTGTTAAAATATCATATGGACTATTACCTTGTGGTAATTCTTTTATGGTATTTAGTGTTAATAGATTTTCTTGCCATTTGCCTTGCAGACCTGTTAACTTTACAGAATCAAAATACTCTTCCCATTTATTAGCTATATGATCCCAGTTATAATATTGTTCAGTTAGTTTTCTTGTCTCAAATCGTTTTTGTTCCAATAAAAACTCTGGCAATTTGCTAAAATCATATAATATTTGAACTAAATGTTCGTTATCGGGATATACCCTAATAGCCTTGGTCTCTAGTTCTTTAAAATATTGACCAATCTTAATTGGATAGCCATTTAACTTTCTGACCACATCGTTCATTGCACTATAATCAACTGATGCAACAGGGACACCACATGCTCCGGCTTCTACTTGAGGCATACCAAAACCTTCACAAATAGCATACTGAACATATATATCAAAAGAATTAATAATAGTCGATAAAACTTGCGAAGTTACACCAGAGCTAACGTTCGGCATAGAGAAAGCTTTTTGGCCACATCTTGGGCAAAAACTAACAGGATGCTGGTATAGGCATGGAGCAAAGTACGAACAATTCTTGCAGCTGTAGGTAAACAGAACCCTGTTACCAACTTTATATTCTTTGAGTAATTGCGGCATATCCCAACCGGCATCGGGATAACTCGTGTGAAGATACAAGTAGGTATTCTTCCCTCTTGGATCATCCTCTTGCTCAAACTTTTCTAAAAGCTTTTTTAGAGAAACAAACAACTCAGGCATAAGCTTACGTTTTTGATTTCTCATGATAGATCCAATAATAAATGAATCATCTTTTAGTCCAAAAGCTTGTTTAATTGATTTTTTATCTCCAATCAAATTAAATGTTTGTAAATCTACACCTGGAGAAGTAGTATTTATATATTTGATCTTATTATTACTTTGTTGTAATACTGTATCTCTACCAAAATCAGAATATGTAAATATAGCATCAGCATGAAGAAACGTATCAATCCATTCCTCTTGTTGTGGTGCGGAATCTACTGTCGGCATCAAGATCCAATGATAGAAAGGCCTTAATGGAGAAAATTGTTGATAAGAATTCATCCAATAGTCTCTAACGTCAAACACTATGTCTGGCTGAAAATCTAAAAGAACCCGCTCAAATCTCCATCTACCAAATTGATTCTCTGCTGAACTATTATATTCTCTATGTCTAGGATCTTTATCGTCCACAGCATTAGCATAATATTTCCATGTTATACCAACGTCTTTTGGATCGTTGACTTTTCCATAAGAAGCAAATTCAGCTATTTCATATTTTCCAGTAGCGTGAAGTCTTTTAAGTATTTCTTTAGCATAGGTGCCAAAGCCCGAGCTTAAAAAACTAGCTTCAGAACACATGAGAATTTTTAATTTTTTTGATGACATAATGAAAACGGGGGATATTTCACCCCCATCTCCCGGAAATGACTAGTGGTTGATAATAAGATTAAAAGCTAACGACTTCCTCAGTTGATTCCTTGCTCTTTTTTGAAAGCTTAGTAATCTTAGAAAAATTATTCACACGAACCTTTAGAGAGTTATGTTTTACTCCATCCTTCTCCCAAGAATCATTCCTTAGCGAACCCTCTACCAAAACTAGATCACCCTTTTTAAAAGACTGACCAATAATTTCAGCTCCACTATCCCAAGCCTCACAAGGAACAAAGGTTGTTACCTTATCCTTTTCTCCGTTGGCCTTGGTATATTCACGAGATACAGCAACAGTAAAATTAACTACTGATGTTTGCTTACCTGCTGTATTGACAACACGAACTTCCGGATCCCTAGCTAAATTACCGCGTAAAATGTTAATATTCATTAACTTCTCCTTGAAAAAAAGACCAATGTACTGAACTATTATAGCAATGACGCGACGAGCGTCAAGTCTTTGGAATATAAGTTTTTTCTACGATAAACGAATCGCCGTTCTTTGATCTGCTACCCTTAACTATGATAACATTGCCTTGGAATAAAATATTTCTATAAGCCTTGTATGCTTCTGGAAAGAAAATAACAGAGTCCAGAACTCCAGTCCCATCGCTCAATGTAACAAAAGACATTTCTAGTCCAGGATTTTTGCCTGTCTTAGTCTTAGTAACACTAAGATTATCGATCTCACCGCACAAGATAAGGTTATCGCTCATTAATGATGTTTTGAAATCTTTACATGTTGTGTTCGTCATAGTAATATCATACATATCTACTTTAGAACAGGTGATGCTGCATCCCAGTATCTCATCCTCTGTGTCGGAAATCCATTCTGGATTATCTTCCAAAGAGTGGGGTGGCTTATTATAGTTATTGATTAATCCTAATATTATTGATTTTCTATTCTTGTTTGATTTACCATTATGGTATAGATCATATAAGCCATCACCTAAAGACTTATATTTCTGTATATTAATGAGTATGAATTCAGCCTCTTTCTTAGTTAGTTCAGAAGCTAGATTAAATTCAAATAACATACATGCCCTACTTTTATTTAAATAAGACAAAGACCCACTCTGTATCAATGCTTTTGCAGATATGGAGTTTATGTTCATTAATACTTGCAATAACATTTCTATCCAATTCATCGTTTCGAAATCCAAGTGCTTAGTATTTTTGATATTGATTAGTTTATCAAATACTGATTGTCCAAAGCCTTTAATATCAGTTAAACCAAAATAGATTTTTTCATTCTTTAGTACAAATAGTTTATTAAGATTTCTGATATCTGGTATTGATACTGAAACATCCATTTCGCTAGCGTTTTGTACTAACTCTTTAATCTCTGCTTTTGGATCAATCTTATCTTTCGCAAATCTTAGGTATGAGGCGAAAAATATCTTGGGAAAATGTGCTTTTGCAAATGCCGATAAGTATGCATTTATTGCATATGATACAGAGTGGGACTTATTGAATGAGTATCTTTGAGATTTTTCGATCCATCCGAATATTTCTTCTGCCTGATCAACTGATACCGTGCCTACCTTTTCGCATCCTTTAATGAATTTAACTTTAATTTTTGCCATTTCTTCAGGCTTCTTCTTGCCGATAGCTTTTCTTAACATGTCCGCTTCTTGAAGATCGAAACCGGCAACAGTTCTAGCTATTTCCATAGCTTGCTCTTGATAAATCATCTCTCCATAAGTATTCTTTAAGGACTCCTCTAGTACAGGATGATAGTAGTCTACAGACTCCTTACCATTTTTTTTATCAATATAATGATTGCTAACGCTTTTCCCTTCTCTCATTGCCTCCAAGCACCCAGGCCTCAAAATGGCTATTAACGCAGATAACTGCTCTATATTTTCTGGCTTTAACTTTTTAGCCATTGATTTACCTAACCTAGACTCCAGCTGAAAACACCCTTTGGTATTTCCATCGGAAATCAACTGCCAAGTTTTAGAACAATCCAAATGAATGTGCTCTATCGTTGGATCAAAGTTGATATGTATATGCTCATCCGTAGAGTCTGGAAGAACATCAAAAGAACAACCGCAAGAATATTGAAATTTTTTAGACATTGCTAGTAGAGAAAGAGTCCTTGAATTTGATCTTATTGCTTAAATTACGATGTAATCTAAGAAATCTAATTAAAATATCGGCACAGTCCTTCACATCCTTCAATGCGTCGTGTGCTCCTGCTTTAGAGATTCCAAAGTAGTCTCTTAATGAATCTAGACTATAACTTTTTAAGTCACCATTATTTTCAAACCAATAGAAAATCAGATTCATGATATCGACCACATCCCTAGGATAAAAGATATCACTCTTTGATTCCTTGTTGACGTTGCCATATTTATTACTGAGTCTATCTACTATCGGTAGGTCAAAGCGATTAATATTATAACCGGCAGCTATAGGAGCACTAAATTGACTCTTTTTAGAAGACCTACTATGATACATTTCTAAATAATTTGTAAACATTTTCCAAGATTGTTCTTGTGAAGGATAAGCTTTCCATTCTTTTAGAATATCGTCCTTGGAACATCCCTTGACTTTGGCATGAAAGTCCAGAATATCTGTTGTATATTCATAATTTTCATCTTTAGCTAATACATCTGGTTTAAAGAAAATATTAAATTCAGAATTTGGAACTAATTCAAGCTTAATTGGATCAATAATGACAGATGCTATTTGCACTGGACTACAAACACGAGGATCAGAACCATCTGTCTCAAAATCGAAAACGCAAATTTTATTATAGTTAATCATTAGTTTAGTCGTTTACTTCTACTTCTATTAAGGGTAAAACTTGAATCCGCTGATTTTGATCTGCTAGTAATGCTGCATTTATAACCTTACAACAACTTATTCTTTCTTCTGTAAGTTTTACATAATCATTTACAGCACCCTGTTCGTTTTTTAGCTTAAATGTCTGACCAACAGTAACTTCCATAAATTTTTTAATTGCCATATTTATTCTCCTGTTCTTAAAATGTCTCGAATAGTCATAATTTTATCTAACATCGCTACACCTAAAATATCAAACTTAATTATACCTAACGATTCTAAATCTTGCATTTCCATGCCAGCTATCATCTGTTCGTTTTTTGAATCATAAACCATTGGGCATGATATATTTAATGGATTGGCACTAATGGCTATACCAGCGGCATGTTTGGACTGATTAGACTTGGTGCCTTCCAATCTTATAGCCTGCTCAAATCTTTTTGCAAGTGGTCCTTGTAATTCGTTCTTTTCATCGATAAAACACCACTCCCTAAGCTTATCTGGCTGATTTTCTAAAGCCCATCTAATAATTGATGCTTCTCCGGTTTCTTCTTTCATTTCTTGAAGATCGTCGGCAATTTTGGACTCATCTGGAATACTTTTAGTAATTTTATTCATCTCATCAAAAGATATATTACCATATACTCTTAAGACATCCTTGATAGCTCCTCTACCTTTAATCGTATTGAATGTTATCATTTGAGACACCTTGTCTTTTCCGTAGCACTGTTTAATATATTCGATAACATTTTCTCTTTTATTAATTGGTACGTCCACATCAATGTCTGGCATTGAGATATGGTCTTTACTATTACGACCAGCATTGTAAAATCTATCGAAAAGAAGATTATACTTAATCGGGTCTATACTAGTAATACCGATTAAATAAGAGACTAAGCAACCAGCAGCACTTCCTCTTCCTGGTCCTGGGAGCCAATTATTAGACCTAACATAATTCACAATATCTTGCACAATCAAAAAGTAGCTTGATAGCCCAGCTCCCTGTAAAACATCAAGCTCATATTTAATCCTATCAACATACTTACCATGGTCTTCTTTTGGGATATCATTGGCAATTTTCTCTCTCCATCCGTTTCTACATAATTCTCTCAGATACTCAGCATCGTCCAGATTGTTTGGACATGGAAATGGTGGTAATTGTGGCTTATCCAAAATATTATATTCTTCACATAAATTAGCCACAAAATTGGTGTTCTCGATTTCTTCCTCTGTGTGAAATAATCGTATTTCTTCCTGAGATAATATGTGAAAGTTGTCAGATGTAAAAAAGCAGCCAAGAGGAACTTCCTCATCATTCGTGATCTTCCTGCTGATCTCTGGGAAGGTTGTTTTTAAATTATTGCACAGCAGTACTCTTTGATCAATTGCGTCCTCCTTGCGGCAATAATGAGCGTCTGGTGTGGCTATAATCTTGGTAGAGGTATGCTTTGCAAGCTCTCTCATCGCATCGGTCAATATCTTCTGAATTGGTGAGTTTTCTGAATCCATTAATTGGGCTTCAAGAAAAAAATTGTCTCTACCAAATATCTCTCTATATAGGCCGATTTGTTGAATGCCAATTTCTTTCCAATCTGGATTTAGACTTTCTCCTAGCATAATCTTGTCAGCTATAGTTGAACCAGCATGTCCGCAAAAACCAATAATATTGTTGTTGCAGAACTGCGCTAGGGTTGATAGGCTGAGTCTCGGCTTGTGATAATAGAAGTCTGGCCTATTAGACTCTGAAGTTATTCTGATTAAGCTTTTCCATCCTTCAAAGTTTTTTGCCAATATTACAAAATGACTAAGATCTTTATTCTCTTTGCTTTGTATTGATGGATTATCGTTGCAAATATATAGCTCGCAACCCAATATGGGTTTGATACCATGCTTTTTCATTTCAGTATAAAACTTAACAGTTCCGGCTATGTTACCATGATCTGTTAGAGCGCAAGAAGATGCTCCAATTTCTTGACATCTTTCGGCCATTGTTTTTGGCTGAGACAATCCATCCAATAAGCTATACATCGAATGACAATGGAGCGGAGTATAATTTTTCATGCGGTGCTTCCGGGTGCCTTGTAGTGTCCAATACTATAACCCGGAGTTTGATATTCGTCAATCACGACTTCTGTGCCTTTGGTGTCTATATCATGCTTTACTTGCTCGCACTTAGTCATACACTTATCTTTTGGTGTTATCTGATTATCTCTGTATTCTATTATTGGAGCTATGGAAGTATTCTCAAATGTTGTTTTCCCAAAATGACATAGCTTAGTACATTTCCAGGTTTTATTAAGTTGAGGTTTTTGTGTATTCTTAATAGTTTCAAATTTATTCTTAAGCATGATTTCTGTTTTGAAAAGATCGCTTTTGTCAAAACAAATAGTAAATGCCCCACCGTCATTAATAAAATCAATAGAGATCATAACATGCTCAATTTCTGGATATAAATGTTGTATAGCATAATGATATATTCTTAGTTGAGGATCATTTTGTAGCTTTTCTTGGGTTTTTTCTTCTCCTGTCGCCCAATCTAGTCTTCTTCCAGTCTTCCAGTCTATTACTTCTAAGGTTTTATCATTAATCCTGGTGATAAGATCTATTGTGCCCTTGATAGCTAAATTACCTTCTAGTAATCCATCTTTAGTATCGTATTTATAAGAAGACCATGGTTTTTTAATCTCTATGTCAAAATGCTGCTCTGGCTGCACTATGTCCCTATTCCTAGGGTCAAACATGCCACCATTGTATTCTAGGGCTTTGTAAACCCATCCGTGACAATCTTTATAATCCTTTATGTCCCATTCGTGGTGGGTGAATCTTGAGGTATAGTATTTATATACTTTTTCTATGATCGTATTTAAGCTGTAATTATTAATATTCACAGAACCAACAACATCGTCTTCAAAAATATTTATTTTATTTTGTTGATTAAGTTTGACATATGCCAATATCTCTAGAACTTTATGCACCACAGTCCCCTTGTCAGCTTTTTTATTAGACGGAGATCTTAAGCCAAGAATATATTCAAAAAAATATTGCTGTGGACACATTGAGTGAGTGCCATAAGAACTACTTCTTAGATATGTTATTATAATGAGAACACCCCTCTTTTTTGTAAAAATGATACAATTAGATCGTTTTGTTCTTGAATACCAATCTTCTCATTGTGTACAACTAGATCAAAATTATCTGGACTATAGTTTTCTGGATCAAGAGCAATTTCGCTTGCATGATTTGAGTTATATAGATTTCTAGTTAACTTAATAACTATCCCTCCAGCACTCTTAACTGCTTCTACTTCATTTGGAAATCTACAGTCAGCAATAACAGCCAAACCCATATGTTCTCGATTAATTTTAGAGATTGTGGCATTTACCCAAACACCATTATACATTTTTCGAAAAATATCAGTACCAACTATTTGCATAACTTCTCTTGCAGTAAGCTTCTGTTCATCCCACTCTATATGAGTTGTAGTATTCTTATCAATATCTGACCCATAGCATTGATCATGAGTCAATCCAAGTATATTCATGCATATATCCTGTTTTAAAGGATCAGCAAAGTTATATACCTTAGATAAACCAGAATGTTTAGTATTATAGTAATCACAAATATTTTCAGAACAAGTAGTTTTTCCAGACTGCTTTCTTCCAGCAAATGCAATAATTGTACTCATACTATACTTTCTAGATATGGTTTTATTTCAGTATTAATTTCTTCTGATGTCATCTCTCCCACATCGGGCTTACTGATTGATGGAATAAAAACTCGATAGGTATTTTGACACTTTGACTTAATTTGTTCAGCCGCTTTTCTGCCAGCTTCATCATTATCTGTTAAGATTACGATAGTCATAGCTCCAGACGAATCAAGTAGAATTTTTTGTCTATCGCTCAAAGACGATCCGAATATAGCCACACTGTTATGGATGCCGTTTTCTTCTAGTCTCCAAACATTACCGGGGCTCTCAACAATAATTACTTGATTGCTTTTCATAATGTGCTCTTTCGCAAACCAGAAATTGTACAAAGAATTTTGGCTTTTAAAATTAGCGCTGTGTTTCCATTTTGGATAAAGCCACTTTTTTTCGTCTGATGGGCATTTTTCAGTTGCGTTATGATAAGATGAACAATGACTACACTTATCAGATATGCTTCTTCCGCTACACGCAATCATATGAGTATAATCATTATTATAAATAGGTACCACAATCCTATTATACATTTCTTTAGTGGCATTATCGCATAAGCCTACATCGTACTTATCCAATATCTCTATAGAATAGCCCCTTTGAATATAATAGTCTGGAGACATTTTTAAATTTTTTCTTACTTGGTCTCTTGTTGGTAGTTGAACTGTCTTATCCAATACCTGAGCATCTCTGGATAAGTAGCTAACAGTACTGGTAAAAGATTTTTTATCTCTTTCCGTTTTCGAGACTTTAATATTCTTTAGGTCTTTATTGATAAATTTGAGACAAAACTCCAAGGCATCATTGAAGCTACATGTTTTATCTCCATCTTCTTCCCATCCATGCTTTTGATGCGAGAGTATTCCTCTAACGAACCCTATAACAGAAGACTTAAATATCTGTTCGCACCCATGAGTCCTGCACTTCCAGTTTCCTCTGTATCTATCTCCTTCTGGATATAGATTAATGGCAGACATATTGTCTCCACCATGAATTGGGCAAGACATAGAAATCATTTTGTTATTGGATCTATATTCCAAGCCAAAAGCATCAAGCAGAGGATATATGTTGTCACAAATATCATCGCAAACTATTTTAAGTTTGGTCTGATCATTATTCGAACGGGATTTCTTGTTCATTTGTATTGTTGACGATAAAGCCATCAGATGTTCCACCCTTATTGTTAAGTACCTCAAGTCTGGTCTTGCCTTCTGTGATTTTCGCACACCAACCCTTCATATGACAATTAATATAATCATTGTCATCCAAACCTCCTCCGTGTCTACTGATTAATGGGACCAATTTACGATTACCATTATCTGGTCCATCTTCTGCTATCTCTTCTGGAGTTTTTCGTTTGAAAATACTAAAGTTGCTACATAGCCATATAATACGGTCAGATCCGCTGGCAGAATCTGTACTTTCTTTTGTGATGCCATCTCTGTTCAACTGTATGAATGCAACGATAGGCACCTTATATCTGGTAGCAAAATTATGCAAAGAAGTCATCATGAATCCTAATACCTGATATTCTTTAAGATCCTGACTCATGCCAGCACTATCCATTAGTTTAAGATAGTCATAAAAAATAACACATTCCTTAGCTGTGCCATCGTCATTAAGACCAACTTCTTTTAGTACCCACCTTCTCATGATTGCAAGCTGATCTTCAAACGGTTGACCAGCAATACTTTTATGAAATAGTTTGGTCTTTTTCAGTTCTGTAGCTGCTGCTATTAGCTTATTCTTTTTATCTGGAGATTCTGCGAACTTACCAGTCTCTATAGCATTGATTTCAATTTCTGTCATCATAGCTAATATTCTATTGATATGGTCTTCTTTATTCATCTCAGTATCCATATTAAGAACTGGAATCCCTAGTTTAGCTATATTATTGCCTATATTATCTGATAGTAATGTTTTGCCAGTTTTAGGTCTAGCCCCGATAACATTCACGGTTCCTTTTCTTAGACCGCCACCTATTGCATGATCATAAGCAGGAAAACCTGTGGGTATACCAACCTGATCAACCCTATTATGTTCTAGATTATGTATATATGCATCTAGATCGTTGCCAATTGGTACGGGGTTGTTGTCTGAGTCGTTAAGAAGAGACGTAAAATTGAATATGGTCTCTTCGGCTATACCTAGAATCGAACCTATCGGTTCTGTTCCATTAACGTCTAATATCTTCTCTTGTGCTAACTCAAGCTGCTTGCGTAATAGTCTAGCTATTTCAAGCTTTCTAATTTTAGCTGCAAATTTTCTTACATTATCTACAGCAACAGGAAAATCAATAATTGCTCTTAAATGCTGGGCTTCTTCTTTTTTTGCTAAAATATGACCAAATCCCAATTCTTCTGCTACAGAAAAAATGGTAGCTATGTCAATATCGGGCTTTTGTTCTCTTTCGCAGACAACTTTTAAGCACTTAAAAATAATAGAATTGCTGTCAATTGTAAAAGAAGAATCCTGTACAATATCTGCCACATCCAAGTAAGCATCCTCTCCATAATTACATATACCGGAAAGAACAGCTCTTTCTGCTGCTGAATCACACAAAATCATATCAACCTGCTCCTGCTGAACATTTGTTGCACTTATATCTATCTAGAGAGTCTGTTATTAACACAGGATTTATATCTTCTGTTTTTCCGCACACCCTACAAGTTGCCTTAAGCATTCTGAATTTTCTTGCTCGTGGTACTGGTGGTTGGATAGCCAATTTCTTATCGACAGCAATATCTTCTCTATGCATATGTAACTCAGCCATTTGATCAAACTTATTCTCTCGTTCTGGCTTAGCTTTGATATTATGAGTTGCAGTATTTGCGGTCTTTTTCCTTGGCTTTCTTTTTGGAGAAGAAGCAGAGTCGCTGGTTCCTTCATTTGTAGTAGGGGATGGACCAGCTGTTGGCAACATAGCTTGTAGTAACTGTATCATTTGCTGTATCTGCTGTGGATCTAGGTTTGGATTATCCATGTTTCACCATCTTTATTTTTTGAATAGAAAGAAGAATATCAGACAAGTTTTTAACAGAGTTTGCTAGGTATGACAACCTATCGGTTCTTTGCTTAGAGTATATCCTAATTTTATTGAGAGATTGGGCTTTGTCGTTATGTTTGATAGCTTGATTAGCTTTTTCCACATAGCCATACCCCTTATAGTTATTGATATCATCTGCGATAACTACCTTTATAGTGTCATCGGCCCAATTATTCCTGGCAATTTCTCTATTAATTGTTCTCTGTATATGAAAAGCAAATTGGCCTAACCTATATGAAATTTGTCCACAATCTTCTGGCGTCAGCTTTTCTAGCTCGTCTCTATTCATTGATAAATAAGTATTTAATTCTGTTTCTGGCAATAATCCACTACTATATTTTGGTAGACCAATTCCAGATTCATATTCGTCCAGTAAAACATCCCAATCTTGTAGTTCTTCTTTAGCTGTTTTGTTGTTCATTTTTAATCCTATTTAACCATGATTCTTCGTTTTCGTTGAAAGGTAATTCAATATATGAAATACCATTTATTTCGCACCACTCTTGTTTTTCCTGATCTCTTTTTTTGTGTTTTACAAATCCTAATAATGTGCTATGATAAAATGGAGTAAACTTATAATGTTGTTCACCATGCACCTCGACGGTTCGTTTTAAAAGAGGTATATAAAAATCCAAATATAGAGTTTCCGATCTTCTCAAAGGAATCGCTACTTCCTCAAGTATCTGCATAGTTGGGAAGCATTTATGTATTAATTCTCTAGCAGTCAAATGCAAAGAAGATTTATTTTTAGCGGCACCATGAGCAATGCCTCCAATGAGTTGCCAATTGCAAAGATTGCCGTCAAGATCTTTTATTTGCATTTAATGCCCATAGTCTCTTTAACTTGTGCTAATAAGCTCTCATAAACGTCTGGATGGTCAACCAGATATTGTCTGACTTTTTCAGTTCCTTGGAATTTAGGCTTATCTTCTACTGAAGTTAATGTATACCAAGCTCCACCCTTTTGTATCAATCCAATATCTGCTGCCAGCATTAATAGTTCCATCTGCTTGTCAATACCCTGACCATATCTAATGTAGCTGGTAATTGTGCCGCCGGGAGCGCCCAACGCAGAGCAAATAACTTGCCACTGTATTTCCTGGCCAATCTGCTGACCATCTTCTGATGTTCCAATTTTCCATGCTCTGTGGAATTGTGCTCTGAGCTTGATATCAGTTTGATAAGCAATAGCTTGACCACTCTTTTCTTTCCATTCAACATGACCAGTGCCAGGGTTCCCCATAAGATGAGTAATGCCTACCACGATATTCCTATTTACAGGAATAACATTAGCCACTTTCCTACAAAATTTAGCTAATAACTTAGCTCCGTCTGCTCTTTGCATTTTACTCATATCTGATGTGATTTCTGTTTCCGTGCATAATGCAGAGTAGGAGTCTATAATTAGAACGCATCCCGGTATTTCATTTATGATTCTTTCTCCGATCTGGAGATATTCTTCCGCATGTAATATCTTGCCTTGTTGAGAGCCAATGATGTGAAATCTATCTAGATTAAGTCCTGGGATGCCTTCTAGGTCTCGTTTCTTAAGTCTACCCTCAATATTGAGATAATAGACCTCTCTTCCTTCTTTGAGTTCTTTATAAGCATATTCTGGTCTTTGTGCGGTTGCTGCGAAATCTAGAGATGTTGTGGTATTATGAGTAACAATAAAACGATCAGTTAAATAAAGTCCATCCTTATGGTCTATCTCTATGCACTGGGCTTCTTCGCGAGAAACCTTTTGCACATCAATAATAGTCCTACACAAGTCAGGTTTGATTCTTTTGTGCTTGGTCTTTTTCCTAGGTAAACTGAATAGTTGATTAATGTCATTACCATGAATACAGAGTCTATATGAAAGAAAACTCTTATTATTACAGTTAGTATTTCTTAATGTTGACACAACAGAGTAACCCAACCCCTCTAAAAGTTCTCTAACATCAGAAGCTAATCTTGGTGATACCGTTGAATATTCTGCCCTTTTACCTTTGCTATTATATCCATCGGTATCCATTAGTCCACGAACCAAAGATAGTCTATTGGCCACAGAAGCATACTTATATGCGGTTGGTATAAATTTGGCATGAGACCCGCAACCCATTAATCCTAGTTTCTTCAGATCTCTGGTTAGAGTATTCTTTACCATAACACTTGACTCTACATTACCACTAATAGAATAATCGTACTTATCAATATGCCTAAAAGATAGTCCTCTTTTTTTACAGAAAGTTCTAAACTTGCTTGCTATAAAGGTATCAGAAGTTGTGAATCTAGGGGTCTTTTGTGTTAGTCCACCATCACCAATCAAGCAACCCAAAATATATGGATCAAGAATAAGTTTCTTCTGCTGTTTAAAGTAAACTGGTTTTGTTAACGGAATCTTCCACTTCCAACGATCATTATATCTCAGCCCCTCGCTCATAATCTCTTCTAGGGTTATCGTTACATAGTCACTTTTGCGATTATTTTTGGCAACAGTCCAGTTGTGTTCTAATCCACACTCTGCTGAAGAACCATCATTAAATGTGACCTTATAAATATCCTTCTTTCCCTGTGGATATACTCCAATAACTTTTGCAGTATTACCATCCGGAGTACAGACTACTGTTCCAACCTTCATTTCTCCCATTGTTCTTGGTCCATCGGGAGTATATATTAAGCTATTTAATGGCATCTCTTTGCCGCATTTTGGTTGACCAGTTAAAATCATAAAGCTTCCTTCTGGTACACCACCATTCAATATAATGTCTAATGATGGACTCACTGGAATGGTAATTAATTTTTTATCTACAACAGCGCTGGCTGTTAGCATAATTTCATTACCAAAATCCTTAATAACATCTTCTTTTAAACTCATTGATCTAAGTCCTTCAGTTTAGAAATAATATTCTTTGATTGATTTTTAATACCAAAAGAAATGTTTTCTTTTCTCTCTATATGAAGAGTAAGATCTGTATTTTCTTGTTGGATAATTTGTTCTTGACTCTCTATAATAGCTGGAAGATGTGGTGCTCGCAAAGAATAGATTTTTCTTCCTTGATCAGTATTCAATGCTCTTATGATAGCTTTAGAAGAGTATTTTTTAAGCAACTTATGTGCTGATCCTATTTGGTTCCTATAGAAAGCAGACCATTTTTTTTCTAGCCAAAATCTATAATGTAAATCTTGCTTGGTAGACTGGGCTTTCCTTTCGCAAATAATTTCTGTTATAAATTGTGCTGCGGATACAGTTTTACCGTTAGAATAATTTGATAAATATTGATCAGACATTTTTATCCAATAGTTATTTAGTAATAACGCTATCTCTACACGTAGACTCTAATGTTTGTTGAAATTGTTCCAAGAATTTTTGTAAAAAGAGAGAATAGTCTTCGCCTGTTTTTACAGGGATATGATAGTGTTGATTCATGAGATCCTTTGTTGCTCCAAGATATCCTTTATCATCGATTTCTGAAACTTCTGCTGTAACTGTAATTAGTATCTCGTGTGGTGAATTTGTTATATGCTTTGGATGAATTAGATCTGGATTTTTATCAGAAAATGAGGAGGCTAGATCTGTATCGTCTAAGTTATCAAACTTAGAGTCTTTCATTGTATTTATTGACTCAGTAATTTTATCTTGTATCTTTTCAAGGATTTTTTGTTCTTCTTCAGATAAGCTATTTATTATAGCTTCAATATTGGGTTCGTTCATGATTATTTCTTAAAGGGTCTAAAAATTCCATTTTGGTTATCTGGTTTTGGGACAGCTCTCTTTTTAAGTTCATCATTTAAGGCAGATGCTTGTTGTGTCATAATAGATACGCTTCTAGTGCGTGATGCACTTTCTGTGATCATTAAGTCCTTTGGTTTGATTTTCCCAACTGGTGATGAAGTTGTGGGTATACTATTAGATTGAGGTTCAGCAATGTGAGACTTATCCACGACAGCTTTTACTTGTTTTTCTGTTAGAGATAATTCATCTGCTATTTTAGAATTATCTAGCCCTTGATTATTTAGCCACAAGACTGCGTATGTCAATGTCTTATTCATTTTAGCCATTATTCATTCTCTCTTTCTGCGTTGTTTAGCCATGCTATATTTTTTGTATTAAGAAATTCCATGTAAAATCCAAATACTTTCGCATTAACTTCTTTGAACTTACTATTGGATCTACAAACTTTGTTTATGAATATATTATCATGTTCTTTGTCATATATGGAAAAAGGATTCAAAAATTTTCCATTGTTACCAAGTCTTATAATATATTTAATAGATCCATTCTTACGAATGTTCTTTTTTGCTAATACTGATTCGCTATCGATCTTGGATCTAGAAAACCCATTTTCATCAGTAAAGTCTGCCTTATCAGTAGTAGTAAAAAATTCAGTATCCACAGTTTCATCTTTTTCAGCGTTTTTAAAAAGACTCTTAGGATTGTATATGAATTCACTCATGGTTTTGTCCATTTGATTTTAGTTTTTGATTTTTTAAGCCTAGACATCCCGGTTGGGAGTTCTTTGTTCGATTGGATCTCTTTATAGTCGTTGTGCTTATTGCTTAGTTCAATTCTTTGATCATTGCTCATTTTGTCTCTGTTTCTATTGGCAATATCACCAATAGTAGAAAGCTCGTTATCACTCTTCTTTACAGAAGTATACAAAGAACTTATATCTTCTATATATGCTCTACGAGTATGTTTTGCGCTGTGGCAGTCGGAACATTCTATATCCTCTTTATAGTCTTTGATACTACAAAATATTTCAAATTTAATTTTGCACTTATCACAAAAATATGAATATGATGGCATTATAAGTATGATTCCGGCAAATAAACCGACCACTCCGATGGTATGTCCGACCTTATCCTAAGAAGCATGTGGGTGATAGGCAAGTACTTTGGACTCTTATTCGGTGCTATTGGCAAGTTTTGCAGAGGCATGTTGGCTTGTTTGGGAGTCCTATTTCTTTTTTTTCTATTACACTCAACACAGGCCGTTACAATATTAGTCCATGTAGTTGGAGATTCCGATTGACCACGGAAGCTCGACTTAGGAATAACATGATCGTATGTTAATTTGCTAAGATCTTTTTTTTCTCCACAATATTGACAAGTATAATTATCTCGTATGAATAGATTTTTTCTAGAGAAATTTACTTTTTGATTATTAACTCTAAAATACTTAGCTGTTTTAACTATTGCTGGTATTGGGAATTTTTTATTATTGACACCACAAATATAATCATCTTTATAGAAATCAATTATTTCTATTCCTTGGGTATCGTCATTCTCATATTTAATATACCAAGTAAGAGCCTTTTTCCAATCAATAATACCTAATGGAGTACAGTCAGCATTAAGAACAAGGCATCTACTATTTTCTGGTCTCATTTTGATTTTCGTAAGTATCGAGCCTACTAAGAATTTTAGCAATAATTGGGTGTCTAACGATATCGGAAAATTGAAGTCTTGAAATCCCAATACCTTCTATCCCCTCTAATTGTTTTATCATCTCATAAAAACCACCCTGTAAATGTCTTTGTAAATCTGACTGACTGATATCGCCAGTGAGTACCATCTTGCTATCCTTGCCAAGTCTAGTAATTAACATTTTGAGTTGCTCATAAGAAGCATTTTGGCACTCATCTGCTATAATAAAACAATTATTAAAATTTCTACCTCTCATTAATCCTAGTGGAACAATTTCGATTTTATTATTTAGTTTCAGCGAATTATAATGAGACAGTGAGATAAAATGATTTATTTCATCAAGTATGGGTAACAAGTAAGGATGTAATTTTGAGTCAGCATCTCCTGGTAAAAATCCTATTTTTTCACCTGCTTCCACCACAGGTCTTGTAATAATAATTTTTTTTACTTTCTCATCAAGTAAATGTTCTATAGCCAAACCTACGGCACAGTGTGTCTTACCACTACCAGCAACACCTTGGCAAAAGGTTATATTGCTTTCTAGTATAGTTCTCAGATATTCTTTTTGATTATCTGTTCTGGGTTTCAATCTATTTCTATAGATTTCTGGAACTGGCTGAAGACTATTTGTTGCATCGACTACTTTGGTCTTTTTAGACCTTTTATTAGTTTTTCTCAAAGTTTGGCCCTTCTTAATAAGTAAGAACGTCAACGCCATTACGATTATTATACACCGCTTGAGCCAAATCCTCCTATTCCCCTGTTAGATTGCTGTAATTCATATGTTTCTTCAAAATTCATATTGTAGTGAGCTTCTATTATTAATTGAGCTATTCTGTCTCCACTTTTGATACTGAATGAGTTGGATCCGGTATTCAACAATAGGGTACACAGCTCGCCTCTGTAGGATGAATCTATAACGCCAGCTAGTACATCTATACCATTTTTAAACGCAAGGCCAGACCTAGGAGCAATTCGCCCATAATATCCTTCTGGAATTTCTATACTTAGTCCAGTTTTAATCAAAACTCTGGACATTGGTAATAATTCAATATCTTCTATAGAGAATAGGTCTGCACCAGCATCAGTTGGATTAGCCCTTAATGGCACAATAGCTTTTGGGTCTAATTTTTTATATTTGATGGTATTCATTTATAGAAGACATGCTCCACCAGCACAACTAATCTCTTCAATACCAGCAGTGTTGTCTTCTGTTTCGGAGAGCTGGGTATAGTCTACCTTCTTAAAGCTCTCAAATAGATCGCAGTAGATCTTCCAGTTGTAAACATCTTTCATACAATATGTTAATCTCTTTATGTCATCTTCAAAATATTTTACAGCAAAATTTTTCATCTTGTTCATGAACTTTAACTTATGTTCGTCGTCGCCTTCTTTTGCTTGATTCATCGAAACATAATCGCAAGCTGCCCATAGATTATTATTAAATGCATTTAATCCTAGTTCAATTAATCCAGAACACCATAGTGCAGCATCTCCATATTCCTTAACAATTTCTCTACTAGTATAAACAGTTGTAAACGGAGCCTGAGGATAATCTTTGTCTCCACTCTGTGGTATTAGAGATATCCCTGCAAAATATTTTCGATTATCATAAATATACTTGGTTACAGAATCCCACTCTTCTGGTTTAACTGTGACAGTATTGCTAACATTATGACTTAAATATTCTTGTGTACATAATGATCTATTCTTGCCAGACTGCACCCAGTTCTTTTGTGTATCTTTTACAACCTTGAGCATCTCTACAGCGGGTAATTGATTCTTAAGTTTGGCTCCATCTGGAACCTCTATTGGAAATTTAACTACCTCGTCAGTATTATTCGCTGACCAAACTGATTTTTCACAAGCTTGAGGATTTAATTTCTTAAAGTATAGATAGGGCGCTTCAAGAACATTAGCTTGTACATGGCGAATGTATCTCTTTGCATGATGAGGATGGATTCCAGAACTAGTTCCTAGCATACTAGAAGAAGTCCCCTCTGGCTTTAAACAAGTTACTCTTGCAGCTTGGTTAATATTGATCTTAGATGCTATCTTCTTGTTTGTTTCTACAGCGATCTTTGCTCCTTTAGTAAGGACTTTTTCTGATAATACTAACTCATGTTTTTCCATGGTTCCTGTTAAGGATACTCCAAGAAGAGCTTCTCTTTCAAAGATTCTTTGACTAATGTCTCCTAAATAGTCTAGCGTGGTAAAACCAGCTTGGAGTGTTCCTATAATAGCTGCAGCTTTACATGATTCATAAAAATCTTCTTCGTCGGCTACTGATGAGCAATTGATTGTAGATAGATTACATCCCTGCCATCCTGATTTATTTGTTTGTTCATCTATTGGCCACATACCAATTTCAACGCATGGATTAAAAATCATCTCTGTTGATTCACTCCAGATAAATCCCGGTTCGCCAAACTCCTTGACAGATTGCATCAGTGTGGAAAATTCTTCAAAAGATGTTGAATCTTTTAGCAGTAAGGCAGAATTATTACTTCTTGCTCTTTGAGGATTATCTATGTACCAATTTCCTGTCTTAGCCTTAGCCATATCCTCATCATCATGACTAAATAGAGCTAATGAAGCACTTCGGCGTACACCTCCAGACAATACAGCATCGCTACTATGCATCACAATGTCATATGCATCTATGGGCCTAAGTTTCTTTTGGCCGTCCTTAATACATCTATCTAATAGTGTTCTAATTTTTTCTAAGCCATTTGCAAGAGGTTCATAGCCCGGAGCTTTGCCTACTCCAGAAGCTAGTGCTGCTCCCTTTGGTCTAATACTTGAGTAATCGAATACTATATGACTATTCTTATACTGCTTAAATTCATCTACTGGTTTGCTAAAATAAGAGCTTAACAGAACGCCCAAAGCATTTGCCCAGCCTTCGATACTATCTTCGATAACATACTTAGTAGCTTGTCCATCTTGCACCTCATGCTCTAGTGATGGTAGCTTAGATACATGATGCTTTTGAACACTGAATCCTGTACCGCTTCCGCACAGCAACAGCCAAAAACATTCTTGAAAAAATCTTAACCTATCACAATATGAACTAGTACAGTTATATATTTTAGCGTGTCTTTTTAGGATAGGATCTCCGCCGAACTGCAAAGCTCTTTGACTGCCAAGAACCTTTTTCTTATACATCATGTCGTAAGCCCAATCAATCTCTTCGCTAATTCCAAAAGAGTCATACCTGATGTGCATCATTTCTCTGACCCTATCAACAGCTTCTTTCCAAGTCTCTCGCCTATTTTGATCACTTAACCATCTAGCATATTTACTGACGAAAGTGTAATTTTGAAGCTCTTGTAGTGCTGACATTTTGTCTCCTAGAGATTATGAATAAGCTGTTGTTCTGATATACACCGTGTGATCATGTAGTATTCTAAGATAGTCGATGAGTATTGTAAAGGAAAAACTTATTGTTTTGGCACAGTGTGCGGAGCATCTATCTGTCTGCGAAATGCCAGATTCTGCCATAGATCATTTTGATACTTATTTCCATCTCCGCTATCAAAAAGACATAATGATTTAGACATATCAGAAATTAATCCTGGCCACATTTCTAGACTTAGTAAATGATCATGAGGCTGATGCCAATTTTCGTTTTGTAAAATAGCCGCATCAAACCAAAAAAAAGTACCAGAATAATGAAACTTACTATCAAAATAACAATCTTTAGTAGTCCTTAAGCATCCGATAAACTGGTAATTATTAGATTCTATCTGTGGTTTAATTAAATTATAAAATAGATCTATATTGTATTTCCACAAGGTATTAACCCAACAGGTAATTGCATAATTTTTTTCTGAATGACTGCATCCCTTTGTATGGCCAAAAAATATGAAATTTTTATGTTGATCATTTTTTAAAAGACTAGACATTAGTGGCCCTGATCTATAAAAAAAATGTTCTGATTCTTTCAGTATGTTAGAGTTTGGTACTGGTATGATATAAATATCAGAAGATTTGAATGAATCAACTATTTTTTGAAAAATATGATTATTGTGAAATTTATTATCTGGAGAGGATACTGTAATAATTTTGTATCCGTTAAAAATATGTAAAACATTTTTTAATTTTGCTATAGCATAATGAACTTTTTCATGATCTATGCAATAAAAATGAAAAATAAGATTTAATTTTAATAAGTTTTTATTTTCTAGGTCTATTTTTTCTAATAGATCTTTTTGGTTTGGAATTATTTTTTCTTTTTTCCATAAATGTTTAAATATCATTATTACAGCTTATCAGATGATTTTGGTGCTCTAGTAAATTTTGAACTTGGATAGTATAGATATCTAATTTAAATATACCAGTTTTATTATTGTTTTTAACAATATTAGGTATTTGATGCATAGCTGAAAAAGATCGTTCATTCATTTTTGATCCATCAAGTGATATTATGATACTGTCTTCGGATAATAGGTTGTTATTTTGAAAGGTGTGCAATTTTTTAGAAAGATCAATTTTTGTATACGCTTGTTCCGTAGAAAGATATTCTGTATAGATATTAATTTTATCTTTTTCTATATATATATTATTACACCATGGTTCTAAAAGTTCCAATAATGAAAGATCGCAATTTTTAACTACTAAAGATTTAGTATAATATGGACATCTTACTGTTGATCCCCATTTTCTAATAAAGTTTCTATTAGACTGATATTCTATTTCTTTAGAATTATTTTCATAGTCTGTTGAGAATCTTGATGTTTTGCTAACAAAATGATAGCATAAAGCATCTAGAGATGTCTTAATGGTTTTTCCCATAAGCTCTAGTCTTCGTATCATATCCTCGTCTTCGCAAAACATCGGATTGAAGAGTGTATCTAATCCCCCCATACCTAGAAACATGTCTTTGCATAAAGCAATAAAAAAAGAAGACCCATTGATTGTTTCATTTGCTTTTAATTGTTGCTCGTTATCGCAGAATAATTCGAATAATTTTTCTTGGAAATTTTCTATGTTAGTGCCAAAGTCTTTAACAATTTTTCCTGGGTGTTCGTTTTCAAAAACAGGAGGCTCGACTACTGTGTAGCAAATTACCTCGTTTTTATCTAAATGTTTATATATGTTTTCTAAAAAATTTTTAGCTATTACAATATCATTATGACAAAATACTATATATTTTTTGGTGGCTAATGTTACGCCTTTATTGTATGTGGCAGACAGACTGAGGGAGGTGTTGCTGCTATAGGATTTTACATATAGATCTGTTTTTGATATATCTTCAAGCCATTCATTTGTTCCGTCGTTACTACCATAGGAAACAAAACATAGCTCATTTGACGGATAGTGTTGACGAAATTTAGTATAAAAATATTTAGTGTATTCTAGATTATTTTTAAGACCCACTATTGTTGAAATATTCATTTTATTATTAGATTTTTAAGTAGATGGTTCATTGACTTTTTTTATTATAGAGAAACAGCCAAGTAAAACAAGAATAGGAATATTTATGAATTTTGTACAAAAAAAATGGGGATATGAAATTTGGATAGAGAATAATAATTTATATTGCGGAAAGCATTTGCATGTGGTTCCAAATCGCTGGTGTTCAGTACATTATCACAAGAATAAAAAAGAAACTTTTTATATTATTAGTGGCACATTAAAGCTACAATACTCTACTTCACTAGATAAAGAAGAATGGAAAGCAAATCCCGAAGAACACTTAGTAAAAAGCATCATTTTAGAAAAGGGTCAATCCTTTACTATTAATCCCATGACAGCGCACAGATTTACTGCTCAATCACATTATCCTTGTGATTTTATAGAAATATCAACATTTCATGAGGATTCTGATTCTTATAGAATAATAGAAGCTATATGATATACTATATAGATATTGATAATACAATCTGTTTGACAGAAAACAGCGATTACGACAATAGTAGTCCATTGTATGACAGAATCAGAGCAATAAACAACCTATATGACCAAGGACATAAAATAGTTTACTGGACAGCAAGAGGTTCTAAGAGTGGTAAAGATTGGTCTGAATTAACCAAAAATCAGTTGGACTTTTGGGGATGCAGAAGACATAATATATTATTTAATAAACCTCATTATGATCTGTATATAGATGATAAATCAATAAATTCAGAAAGTTTTTTTAATGAATAAAATTGCTGTAGTAGGAGAGTCTTGTATAGATGAATATGTTTATGGGGTATGCGACAGGGTTTGCCCGGAAGCTGCCGCCCTGTGTTTCAAAACCAGCGAGGAAAAAACATCTAATATGGGTATGGCACATAATGTATATAACAATATATTAGCAATGAATTCGGATTTGGATGTTACTCTAATAACAAATAATACTACTATTATTAAAAGAAGATTTATAGACTATAGATATAATACTATAGTATTTAGAGAAGATATCAATGATTCATGTGAGCCTATCGATATTAAACAATATGATTTTGACTCATATGATGTTATAGTATTCTCTGACTATTGTAAAGGATTTTTATCTGAAACAAGTATTATTGACATATGTAAAAAAATTAAAAAATCCTGCTATGTGTTTATAGATACAAAAAAAAAGATTAAAGATTTTATTAGATATGTAAGTTTTTTGAAGATTAATAGCACAGAATTAAAGCAGAATATTGTTGACATCGAAGATATTAGTAAATATTGTCGGGTAATTGTAACCAAAGGAGAGAATGGAGCTACTCTCTATGAGGGTAGTGTCGTTAAAAACTATCCAACAAAAAAAATAGAAGTAAGAGATGTTTGTGGAGCAGGGGATACTTTTATGGCTGGTCTGGTGGTTAAGTTCTTGGAAAACAAAGATATTGATGAAAGTATCAATTATGCTAATTTGTGTTCTTCTATGGTGGTAGAAAAATTTGGGGTAACCACACCATGAAAAATATATGGGTCAATGGATGTTTTGATATTTTACATGTAGGGCATATTAGACTTTTAAAATATGCTAAATCTTTAGGAGATAGATTGATAGTCGGTATCGATAGCGACACTAGGGTTAATGAAATGAAGGGTCTAAATAGACCTATTAATTCTGATATATATAGAAAAGAAATGCTTTTGAGCATTAAGTGGGTAGATGATGTTGTGGTTTTTGATTCTGAAATATCTCTGATAAAAGCTATTAAAAATCACAGCATATCAGTTATGGTAGTTGGAGATGACTATGCAAATAAAAAAGTAATAGGGTCAGAATATGTAGAATCATTAATTTATTTTTCAAGGATACCTAATATTTCTACAACAATATTATTAAACAATAATATTACTTCTGATTGATGTTTTATTGACATATTCTAGAATATTATATAAGTCTGATAAATCTATGTCGTTTATAGTGTACGATTCTATAGATATCTGATTATGATTTTTAGGTTGCCAATTAATAGCAGTTGTAGCACCTGAATAGAAGGAATAACCATAAAACCCAATAACTGGATGGTTATATGCTGACGCAGCCCATATCATTCCAGTATCAGCCGATATTAAAAATCTACTAGATAACATTACTTTAACTGATTCAAAATATGTACCATTAAATTTTGTAGCTCCTTCTATTGTAGAATCATTTGGTCCACCAAGCTGGACAATAGGAAGATTGAATTGCAAAGCAAATTTTTGAACTTCTTCTAATATTTTATACGTTAAGTTTTTCGGGCTTCCAAAACTAGTAAAAGGAGCTATTGTTATATAATTTTGTCTACATATTTGTCCAGGCGTATTTAATGAGAAATCCATTTGTTCTTCCGATGGTTCTGGAAGATTGTGCATTAAACAATTTTCTGTTGTCTGGTGTCTATATAAATACCAGTTTATTTCTTTATGTTTAGCATTTGGATCAAATACATGTAAATTTTCCCCATAGATATCTATGAGATTTTGTATCATTGATACATCTTGCTCTCCTGGCCAATTGTCATATTTATTCCATATGATTATATCATCTATGTTATCGCTATGTAAAAATGCTTCTTTACAATCTAAAAACTTTTTATTAATTGAGTATATGAGTCTAGACTCTGGATATTTTTGTTTTAAGACCGAGGCCGCTGTTAAGCCTATGAACAAATCACCATACTGCCCATGATTAAATCCTACAAAAGTTTTTTGCATTAAAAGCTCTTCAATTTGATACTTTATTATATACCGCCATCTCAAATCTACTTCCGGTAAGATAAAATAAATCAAAAACAGGATATGCTAATCTTAATGCTGAGCCCTTACTATTAAAATCATCACATAAAATTACTGTTTGTGTTCTATCTATTTTATTAAATTGCCTAAGCATCTCTTGTGGATCATCTGATCCATCTAAATATATCAAATCATATGTACTATCAGAGATATGATTATATGCGTCATCATTTAAAAAGTTTATTTTCGCATTAATTCCATGAACTAATTTTTTGCAATTTTCTAGTGCTTGATTATCTATATCTACTATATCAAGTCTGCCTCCATATTGTTCTATATATCTAGCCCAAAAAATACTACTCCATCCGTCTCCAAATCTGGCTTGATCAGATAGGTCTCTAGCTGCTCCTATCTCTAGGATATTAACTGGATTATGATTAAACATATCCAAACAATGTTTAAATATATGGTCTCTGCCAGCTTCTGTTTTTATCAGGTGGCTTACGTATTTATTGATAGTGGTCATAGATAGAACAACTCCTTCTTTTGGTGTGTAAACGACATTTGATTATTCTTTGTCTAAATATTAACAAATATATGAGGAGGAATATTTTTAAATTTTTCTTCTGGTTTTGGCCATAACATTTTTGAATAATCCCATCCTAAATTACGCAACGTATATACTACCTGTACGAAAGCTGCTTGGTGTATTCTTCTGTCCATAATTTCAAAAGCCATTTGTCGTAAAAAGGTATCAAAATTTTCTGGAGGATAAATTAATCCTGGATAAATAGTATTGTGAGTGATGCTACTATGTGGTATAGTAACATATAAAATTCCTCCAGGCTTTAAGATTTGTTTGATCTCAAACAATAAATTGTATGGGTTAGTTACGTGTTCTATAGTTTCTAGACAAAAGGCAATATCAATTGGTGCATTTTTTTCTAGAAATATTTCTGCAAATTTTGAATCAAGATTAGTAACAAAATATTCGCAAACTTCTGATGCTGTTTTGTTGTCGTATCCGTCCCATCCATAGAAGGTATTATTTTGATCCTTAGGTAGTCTATTGTACAACATTCCATATCCACATCCAAAATCACCAATTCTTAAGTTATTAAGTTGTTTTAATTTAAAATCCTCAACAAAATAATCTAGCCTAAGTTGATGACTATTTTCATATATCTCTATTGGTTGTCTATCGAAAAAATTATAATAGTTATTATTCATGAGTATAAGTTTAGAATATTTTTAGTAATACTGTATATGTGTTGATTGTTGTTAAGGTTTTTATCTTCATTATTTGAGTCTCTTGTAGATTTCTTGATAAGATAAGTTAGTTTGATTAATAATGTCAGTAAATCTGTTGATATCAAAATATTGTGGATCTATATACCAGTCTTCGTAGGGTAGGTCATTGCATGTCACATTATCTGCGATCTTAACATATCCAAATTTATCAAGAAGAACAGGTGTTATATTTTTACGAGCTATGCATTCTGGTCTCTGAGCATAGATGTCGTGCTCAAAAGTTAAAAATTTAAACCTATATCTATGCAATGGAAAGTGCTTGAGAGAGATAAGGCTTGCATCGTCAATATCTAATGATATATAATCGATAGTTTCTGGACAGTTTTCTTTATCTAGAATATTGGACAGAATTTCTGGTTGAGATAAATCACACAGAAATGCTTTACTATTTCTTGTCTGTTGTGCTGTCTGTATGTGGCTTTCATTATAATCAAACAGTAATCCCGACCACCCGTTTTGTTCTAGCAATAGTGTATTATTCTTCGTAACACCATCAGAGGATCCTATATCTAAATAGTATCCAATAGTATTGAAAAGTTTTAAAACAAAAACATCTTGATACGCATCTGAGTAAGTTATCATAATTTAGTTTTTTCTGTATAAAACTTATGTAGATTTAAAATATTTTTAGCAATTTGAAACTTAGAAAATCTGTGTTGAATTTGATTACTGCAATAAAGCATTATATATTTATTGTATTCTTCAAAATTATTCAATATTTCTTGATATTTATTTGATATTGATTCTTTGGTAGGATCACAAATACAAAACTCTGGACATAATTCGGAATTGGGATTGTCTGAACAAACAATAGGCACAGCTCCACATACCATTGCTTCTAGGGCTGTTAATCCTAGTCCTTCAAAACTAGAAGGTAATGGTACAATTTTAGCTCTATTATAGAGTTGATTTAAGTTAACGTCATTTACCATTCCAAGATTATGACCAATACCACCAAATGGGCCAACAGAAATAATTTCTTCAAATAGTGGTTCAAGTAAGTGTGTTCTTTTAACTGGGTCTGTGGCTCTTCCAACATACAAACAATTGATATCTTTGGTTATAGAGGAGTCATAAAAAATATCTTTAATTGGATTATCAATAACATAGGCATCAATACCTATAATTTCATGTAGTTGTTTTTTGACTGGCTCGCTAATGCAGGTAACTATCGACGCATGGGATAACTCATCCTTGAGCTGATCTATTGGGAAACTACTAATGTGCGTAGGAATATCTAACACATTAAATATTTTGAATACGTCATTATCTAATGCACAGTCTTGATAGTCTGGATCTCTCGATGAATAAGGAAAGTTATTAGCATATACAAAATCATACTTATCTGCGGGGCCGACATTGTGACCTAAGCCAGCAAACCCCTGCATTATACGAGGGGCTTGACACCAATATTGTTTAGCTCCGTAAACCTTAATATTCATGAACATTATTTTTTATCCATATTTTTATAGAATGAATTTTGACTTCTTTGTTTATTTATGTGTTTTCTATGCAAAATAGCTACTCTACCATCGTCTGAAATAGCGGCACTAGATTTAAATCCCTCTAGGTGCTCATGCACCAATCCAATCCAGCGTATTAAGTTATTATTTTTGTAAATCCTTGGCTGGTAGTCTGGCCAATTTATCCATCCTTTTTCATTTATTTTCCAAGACCAGTTTTTTATATCTTCTTCTGTTAATCCATCGACAATATTGATTCTTGGTAAATAATACAAGTCTATATCATTTTCTAGGATATGTTTTCTTAATTCTTCAATAATACTTATCTGCATTTCTTCGTCAGCATCAAAATTAAAAATATAAGGATTAGATGCTTGATTAGTCATATAGTTTTTAAGTGTTGAAAAATCGTTTTGAAAATGAAAAACACTATATTTATCAGCATACAATTGGCTAGTTTTTTCAATAAGTTTATACCAGTCTGTATTTTTCTCAGATTCATCTCTGTATGTCTGAACTATAACTAACTCATCGGATTCTTTTTTAGCAGTCGATAGGATGTCTGTTAGTCTTGGTAGTTCTTGGCTTTCATTATATACGGTAACACAATAAGAAATCATACCTTGATATTCCTAATCCAGGATAGGTCGGGATCGATATATTCTATATTAATGCCACTCATTTGTATAAACAAGTTAAATCTTTTTTGTTGCTCTTCATCAAATAGATGTGTGCCATGATTTTTTCTCATAAATACTTTTGTAATGCCTTCCTGCCATAAGGCCATTATACAATCATTACAGGATTGACCAGTAACATATGCTATACCATTCTCTGGTCTTATTGTGCAATTTGAGAGAGCATTACGTTCTGCATGAATCATCCAGGGATATTTATCTGGTCTAGTGTTTGGTAGTCGAGTATCATCTAGCCCTTTTGGAAATCCATTATATCCAACCCCCAAAATTCTATTTGTAGAATCAGTAATAACACATCCGTGTTGCGTTTGTATATCGTGGCTACGCGCCGATATGGCGTGTGCTAATCCTGTAAAGTATTCCTGCCAATTTGGTCTCATGGTATGTAATAACAATCACGGGAAACATAGCAAGCTGTTAACCTGTACACGACGAATCTGTCAGAAGCTCTCCTAGTACTGTTCCATAATTGCATGAGTAAGTGAAAAAAGATCCATTTCCATTTATAATACCATAATTTGCTGAATAATCTGTAAAATCTGCATTATTTCCTACATTTCCTCGATTAGATGAATAAGTGCTAAATATACCGTTTTGAAAAATATAGCCAGAATTATTAGAATTATTAAATACACCACTCGCTATATTAGTTAAATTTGTAGAATTTTGCATAAATATACCATAGTTAATTATACCAGAATTAATACTATTATTAAATGTAGCATATGGAACTTTTCCAAAATTTGTGCTATCTTCAAAATGTGCTTGATTTCTTATGCTACCAGAATTTATTGCATTTTGAAATTGAACATCATTATTTATATTAATATAACCTAAATTAATAGAACCGTCTTGAAAAACTAGCATACAGCCAGTGCCAGTAACGGATATATCCCCGTAATTCTCTGCTCCACTAGAAAAAATAATTGAATTATATTCTATAATTTCGCTTCTATTCTCAGCCTGAGTATTAAAGTTAATAGTATTACCGCTAGGAGAATATTGAGGTGTTAGAATAATTTTTAGTGTACTTTGATTCGAGCTGGTATCATTAAAAATAATTGTTCTATTTTGTATTGGTTGTAAATTTTGTGAACTATTATTAAATATAATTAATCCATCAAGACCACTATATGTTATTATATTATGCTGATTAGTACTTCGGTCAAAGAAAAAAGCTTTATCTATTAGTCCATTATTAGTGCTGTCATCATAGAAATATGTATCATCATCAAAGCTAGATGAGCCCTTATTAGAACTATTGTTATAAAATTCAGTAATTCCTAACAGAAACCTTACATTTACTGACGTGTCATAAAATTTAGCGTTATTTACAGATCCAAAATTCTGTGAGTTGTCGAAAAATAATTTAGATCTGTTACCATATATATAGTCATAGTTTTTAGAGTTATCGTAGAATTTAGCATTTGCTAAGTTAATATCTCCAGAATTAATGCTAGCATTATAAAAATTAACCACACCGCTAATCTTTGCTGGATATAGGTTTTGTGATGAGTCAAAGAAATCACCACTGTTAGTTATGAATCCATTATTAATTGCATCATTAAAAAAATAACCATTTTCAATTCTGCCAGAGTTTTGTGATAAGTCTTTAAAAGAAGCATATCTTATATTTCCTGTCTCTGAATTTTTTGATCTATTATTAAAATAGACAAAAGAGTATATAGTTCCATCATTTAATGAATTATCATTAAAAATTGTTTGACTAGAACTAGATAATATAGTACCTTTATTAATGCTTATATCGTTAAAATAAATAATATCATAATTATTAGCATTTATACTTGATAAATTATAGCTTAATTTATTAAAAATGCATCCGCCAGAAATATTTCCTAAATTAATAGCGTTATTAAAAGTTGATATACATGGAGATAGTATGATTCCATTGTTATGACAACCAGAATTAAATACTACAGTTCCAGACTGATAACTCCTACTAATATCTGGTTTATTTGTGGTTTCTGAAATTGGTACAACTACTCCGGGACCAATCGTACCGTCATTGGAAGAAGTTGACATAAAAGTATAGTCTAAAGAACTTATATCTCCTCCATTAAAATATCCGCTTCCAATGGATATAGACTCACAAGTAATTGTGCCCGATAGACCATTGAATGGTTTGGGGTAGCCTGTTGTAATTATACGCTTTGTATTGATAGTATTTGCAACTAAAATATTTTGATTATCTGATTCAATTAAAGAACAAGTAGAACTCTCTGCTCCTGTAGAAGCAAGTGGACATTTAATTTGTCCTTCGTTTGAAGAATTAATTAGTTGAATTTGAAGTCCGCTAATAAAACCATCTTTGGTATTCAAGCCAGATGACATATATGTAGAACCACCTAGTAGTTTACCATAATTATTTCCTGTATTTAAAACAGCGTTTCCAGATACCATACCATAATTATTACTATATTCAAAAATCGCATCTCCAAAAATATTTCCATAATTAATAGTACCAGAATAAAAAATAGCATCATTTGTAACAACGCCGCTATTTATAGATCCACTAGTAAAAATTGCATTTCCCGATATTGTACCAAAATTTTGTGAATTAAAAAAAGTACAATCACCTACAATAATACCACTATTTATACTGCTATTTATTCCAGAAAAAATACTAGGTCCATATATGATACTTTTAGAATCATTCTTACTTTCTAAAAATAATGTATCTCCGTATATAGTTGATGAATTTTTAGAATTATTTAAAAATTTAAATTCTCCATTGCCAGTACAACTAATCAGCTCGCTACTTACTATATCATAAATGCCTATTAAATTTATATTATTTAATGATGTACCACTTATTTTACCATTTTCTGTTTGTATACGTCCTTTGTTGAAGGTACACTCATTTAAAGAAATGTATTGAGGACAATTTAGATATATTTCTCTAGATATACTATTTGATAGCCAGAAGTTTTCTTCTGATGTACAATATAATTTAACAAACTTATTGAATCCACTGAATGATTTGACAGTCCACTCGCAAATATTGTTATCCCAATCTATACAAATAATACCAGAATTTATTACAACATTTGAGGCTATTAGTTTTTGACAAGAAAATATAACATCTATATCATTTCCTACATTATCAAGAAAACCAGGGATGACATATAAATTATTACAAACTAAAGAAGGAATACGGCTATAACATGAGTTATCTAGAACATTAAATAAATAATCATTGTCTTCTATAATTATATCATCAATCTCATTGATAGGAATTTTATTTGCAGGTATTGAAAAATTATCATTTTTAAACCATGAATTTATGTCACACCATTTAGATATAGCCATAATTAATAGCTCTTAAAAAATAGTTCTGATGGTTGATTTAATGATCTTAGTTTATTTATTGGTAAAAATTGTTTATAGTTAAGAGTTCTCTTTGTAAAACCTTCTGTAGTAGATAATGCAAAAACTAATCCGAATGCTCTTTGTCTGTCTGTACATTCAAATGGTACGCAGCTAGAGTCTTCGCTACAAGCAGCATATTCACTGGGATTCGTACATGGTGGAGGACAATATCTTGCTTTGCAGCCTTTGTAGCTGGGCGATTGATTAAAAGATATCATGGATCGTAAATGGCTTTCAGTAACCAAAAAACTTCCTTTGGGTATTGGTCCCCAGAATGGCTCTCCTCCGCTGTTCCATTCACCCCAACTATTAGATAGTAAATAAACGCATTCAGGATATTGTAGTTTAGTATCATCGTATCCTATGATAGAATATGAGTGATACCAAATTTTATCTGGATAACTTAATCCAGTAGAATCACGAAAATCTGGGAAACCAACATTAGTCATTAATACGATACCATAACCATTATAAATTAAATCTTTGATCATGCCAATATTTCTATTCATATCAGTATAGTTAATCATGCAGATGGATCTGCATCTATCTATTCTAGTGGCTGGAGGGGTTGTTTGCGGTATGATAGTATCATCAGTATAATTATATCCATTAATGCTTTGAAAATACTTTAAAAAAACATCGTCTCTACATCCATAGAAATTAGGCCCACTATTATCTATAAAATTACCATATCCTCCATAGCTTTTTCTCTTTAGAATACCAATATGTTTAAGAATTTTACCAACAAATCCATCTAATTGATTACCACTAAAATAATTATCGTCAGATGGTACCCAGAATGAAAAATCATCTCTATCTGTTATTATTCCTCCACAACACTTATTAGTATACTCTGTGCAATTACCAGGATTACAACATGGATCAAGTGGATCTGGTGGATCACTATTACAGGTTTTACAACTACGACACTTAGCAGTTAACTCACCCATTAATTTAGTACAAGAATGTAATGCCCCAGCAGCTCCATATTGTGTATTTGGTAAGCAAGTCATTATACCGCAACCAGTAGCTCTGGATTGAGCAGTTTCATCGGAAACTAAATCCGGTCCTAAAGTCATCAAGCAGTCAACTAATGAGTTGCCTCCAAAATGCTGGATATATTCTGTGGCTGTTCTGCTTTGCCATAAAGAATAATTATTTGATACTTCAAGATCACATGCTCGTGTTATATCAACAGAATTTCTAACAGCATGAGAAGAACCACTACTAATCGTTGGCTGAATTTCACAAAAAGCCTCAGCATCCACACGACATAAAAATTTATATGGTATGCCGATCCTTTGTTTTCCAGTATCTCTTATATTTTCAATATTTGGAGTAGATTCTATACATGGATATTTTAGATGTTTTAAAAATTTGATTAATCTTGGTAGACTATACGGAGTTCCTAATCCAACTCCTCCAGATTCGGAGCCTAAAATACATGGATTTAACGAATAGGATAAATAGAGTTGTCTTGGGGTAAGCATGTCATTTTGATGTCGCTAGTTTATTGTACAACACCAAGGATATAACAGCTCCAACAACCCCAGAAAATATACCAGCTGGACTTACTGTGCTATACTGACCAATCATATAAAGTAATGCTCCACCCATATAAGAACCAGCTACACCTAAAGCAACTGTCTTGATGAATCCAAAATTTTCTTCGCCTGGAACTAAACTCTTAGCAATACTGCCAACAAATATGCCATAAACACACCATACTAAAATATTAAACATTGGCTGCCTCCACTAAAGTAATAACCTCCTCATCCGTGAGAACTTCTCCTGTATCTAGCAAAGCTGATAATATAGCAAAAGAATATTTTTCGTAGTCTTCTCTGGTCATCTCTCTTCTTAAGATTTTCTTAATTCTCATTTTGGTAAACCATCCACGCTTTGTGCTGAATGTTTTTAATTGCTCTCCATATAGATTATACTTATCAGACTCTGTTGAGGAAGTCGATAATTTATTCTTATTACATTCTTGCAATATTCTTATACAAGTTAATATTATACTAATAATCATCAACACAGTCACTATTGCAAAACCATAATTATCTTCTTTGGGAACATTAGATTTTTCTAGGACTTTAATAGCAATAGCTTTTAACTTTTCGTTGTCTGCCATGATTATCTCCTAATTATAATAGATGGTTTACATTGACCGCTTGTGCAGTTTGGGCTTTCTGTTGTAGGTTTTGGATTGATAGAAGTTATTGGTCCAACAGATATCGAGCTTTTATCTGGTTCACAGTATGTGCAATCAATTTTTAATATACCATCACCACTCATATACCAGCCTTTGCCTTTACAAACTGGGCAATCTTTTCTTTTATATTTTTGTGTAGCTTCCTGAGTGTGTTTAGCTTTAATAATTCCTCCAGCAAGGGTTACAGGGGCTGTTGTAGAGCCATAGTAGGATGACTGAGTGAATAACAAACCCATACAGAATAAACCAACAAATAATTTATTCATTTTTGTTCTCTCCATGGGACAACATTATCTATCAGATCTTTTAAAGGTCTGCGTTTAGGCGATGGTTTTGGTTTAACGGGACCATCTGGCTTATCTTCTGGAGTGCTTTTATCGAACATCTTAACAATAGCTAAGATAAAATTTAAAGCCATTTGGATTGCTCTATTTAGAGCTATTCTATCTATTAATCTCATAGAAATAATCTCTGTAAAAGGATAGGTATTATATTAATACACCAATTCCTCATGCCTGATTATCTTTGATTAAATTATCTTATAGATAGTCTTCAAATCCATAGCTTGGTAGTTTTTGTAATGGAAAGCCATCGAAGCCACTAAAGGCATACGAACCATTAGCAGATAACATTCCAGCAGCTACATCAGCATGAATAAGAAAAGAACCATCTGGGATTGGACCCCATTCTGGATGTCCTCCGTCATTCCATTTACCCCAGCTATTTTGTACTAAGAATGCTGGCTCACCACCAGTATCGTCGCAAGCTATCCAAGCCATGCAATGAGCCCAATTACCAGATGTTCTAGCAAATCCCTTTTTATCTCTAGTATTGCTAAATCCATAATTAGAACATACTGCTAATCCATAACCATTAGCAAGAGCATCACGAGCTTCTTCTACTGTTCGTATTAATGAAGCAGTCTTAATTTGGTGGTCATTAGCTAGATCTAATACTTTGTCTGGAAGTCCTCGACCTCCCCAGCCAGCACCTAGATTACCATTGTATTTACTAAAGTCCACAAACCCATAATTCTTTCTAACCACAAGACCGCCAACCTTACTAACAAATTCAGCTGCTCTGGCACAACTCATACCTTGTCCGCTGAATCCTCTGTATCCATAGATAGCTTCTGTAGCACCTTTTGCTATCCAATCTTCTCTCTCATTGTGCACATCTATTTCTACGGCTCGGGTTACATCACAAGCATTTCGTGTTCCATGACTAACACAATCCCCGGTAGTTTGTCTTTCATTATAAGGATGCTTATCAAACTTTAACACACTCTTATATGGTGTTGACAGTTTTCCTTTACCACTGCCACTAATTCTTTTACTAGCAGCACCAAATAGTGGATACTTAGAAGTTTCCATCAGATGATTGAATACATGCTCTTCCCAGATGCATCCACTAAATCCTTTGCGATAATTATCGTATAATTCTTTAGGAGAAAATCTACTCATTATTTTGATCCTATGTTAAAAGCCCAGGCTAAAGCATTAAGACCTTCTACAGCCTTAGTTCTTAGCTCTTTTGATAAAGGAATTTGATCGTCTCCAATAGCAGCTACTACCACTTCTTTAGCTTCTTTAGCTAAATTAGGATATTTACCCTTAATATCTAGTCTGAGCATAACACCGGCCAAACTATTTGCTTGACGAATTTCTTCTGTACTTTTAATTACTTCATCTTCACCATCAAGCTCAACTAGTTTTGCTAAATCAAGATACAGGTCTCGTAATCTCTTAGCGTCACTTTTTGCTTCAGACTCTTTTAGTACTGCAACAACATCGTCAGCTTCTTTTTTAATAGCTTCGTCTGTTGGTTCTGGTAGTTCTAATACATCAATAGAGTTAGGTCTATTTGGTACAACATTAAGTTTACCAAAATCAAATCCTATTAATCCAATCAAAACTAATAATCCAGCTACTACTAATAAGATATTATTTTTCATATCACTTTATCCTCTTTTTTAGCACATACATTGGGACTTAGAAATGGAAACATCTGATCAGCAACCTTAATAGCTTCAACACAACCGCTCTTTTCTGCTAGGTCACGAGTTTGTTTCCACGACACAACCAGCTTAAAGAATATATCATCTTTATCGCTAACGCTAACAGCTTTTGGTAAAACAACTAGATCAACAGCTGGAACAACAGCTGGAACATCAACCATTGGAAGCGTACCAGTGCTTTCTCTAGTCAAACCTTTCGCTTTATTCATAAGAGACATCAATAAACTCTGAACAGGGCTAAGTTTATCCTTAAACAATACCCATAGTATGATACCAGCACCAGCATAAAGAGCCAAATCCGTTGTGCTCAAACGACTGCTAAATTCTTGGAAGCTCTCTGTAAAATTCATTTTATTTTCCTTATTTGTCTGAAACTTTTGGATTATTATCTAGGGTAGGATCAACTTTGTAACTAGGATCAACAAAAATTCCACTATTTCTAAAAGTGGTAACTAAAGCATCAATAGTGGCACTAACCAAAAGCATGAGAATCTGTTTCACATACTTCTGTATAATAGGCTGGAAAACTTGTGGCACAAATGGAAAATTTATTATTGTAAATACTTGATCATAAAACTTAGAGATCATACCCATAGCTAGTGTTTTTTTGTCAACCCCTTTAAGAGAGGGATTATTATTTTCTACAGTTTGAATAACTTCAGCTGTAGCTAATTGCAAGATGTTCCATGCTTGTGGCATTGCTACTGCTTTTGCATTTTTAAGTATTTCTTTGGCTTTGACTATTAAATTCCCAAGATCATTTACTGGTAGGTTTTGGTTTTCCATTTGTTTTTCTCTTTTTTCTTACTGTTACTGGTTTATCGTTCTTTTTATTTGCTTCTTTTCTTTCTTCTGGAGTTGCTGTATTCCACCAAGTCTTTTTCAGATCTGTTCTTCCATTGATATATTTAAATAATACCGTTAATTGTCCGATAACAAGAATTGTAGCTTCTAGTCCTCTGGTAGTTTCTTGGATAAGATCTTCTTTTTGAGAATTTTCTCCAATAATTCCCACTAGATATAAACCGCTAAATATAAAGCTAACTACTGTGAACCAAAATTCACTTGTTCTATAGCCGGGTTTGACCATTTTTAGCTCCAATTAAAAATAGATTATATGTTTGATATATAATACACCAATTAGCATTATGCATTTTGATCAACAAATCCGAAACAAACTGTACAATAATTTTCACTAACAGTATAATTGAAAGTTACAGTAGTTACAGTTCCATCTATTCTAATTATATTATATCCCTCTTCTCCAGTAAACTGAGAATATTGAGTGCCACTTACTGAATTTTGATATGTTGTAAGAGTTTCCCATATTGGAGTAAATGGTGCTGATACTTGTACAGGAACTGGGGTACCTTGCTGACCAACACTAGCAAATGCAACTAACGCATCGTTAACAGGTTGACTGAAAGTCGCAGTAAAGATACCTGCTTGAGTATTCTTAATTTGAGTTCCACTAAGTGGTACTCCGTAAGCTTCGGGAAAGGTTGTGCCACCAACCATGCCATCGTGGGCATCCATACCTCCGCCAGTTTGTGTTATTGAGATCGTGATATTGTTTTGACCAATTCCAGAAGCGGTGGTTGAAGTAACAGAGCTGATATTCATCCACTGAAACCCAGAACTACCAAAACTACAAAACTTCTCACCAGAATAAGGAGCTGGCCAGTTTACTAACCAAGGATAGTTTGCATAACTATATGCTCTCGTAATTTCTCCTTCTGCGCCAATATAAAGCCATACCCCCGTTTCATATCGGACAGTTTCATCTCCATAGGTATAGGTCTCACGACCATAAGGAGCATATCCAATAGGAGCAAGAGTCCTATCACCAGAAGCCCACCCTGTCATTTTAACGCTAGCGACTGAGTCAGTACAGCTTTCTAAGGTACTTCCAAATACTAGATTCTCGCCAAGGAATATTTTAGAAACACTAGTATTTCCTAATTTAATAGAAGTTATATTAGAGTTACTTAAAAATATATCACTATTTACTGTGGGCATACAAATTTGTCCTTAACCATTAACTATATATAAGGTATTAGCATCTTTTGTGGCGAGACTGTCGTAGTTACTTTGAGAGATACTAATCATGTTTGTGATACGGACAGAATTATTAACTAAACCAGTATTACTTTGAACTAATCCAGAATGAAGCACAGATACCGATACTTTTTTTGTTAAAGCAGATCCTGATGGGTCGTCCATGATTAGAAATATATCGTCGCTAGTTAATCCACTGGCTAATGGAAAATCATTTATTCTTTGAATACTCATTATCCACCTATTACTGTTTGGTTGCCGACTAATTCTACAAAAATACCATTATAAAATCTATAGCCATACTTATTAGCTATAGTGCCTGAAGCCGGAGTATTGAGCACATAACGATCATAATGAGAATAATATCCAGTTTTGCTAGTAGTATCAACCAATGTTCCGTTTTTGATAGGATTACCTGAAATAGCTACTGTTATATCAGTGAATGGTCTTGACATTTTAATCTCCAATTTGAATTGATGATAAATTTAACTAGTTATAAATACACATTTAGGGTCTTTCGATTCTATCTTCCAAAGCCTCTAATGTTTTACCAAGTGTTGCAATCTGGATTTTAAGCTCAGTCATAACTTCCGTATTTCTTTGAAGAGCATTAGAAAAAGCTGTTTGGGTTTCTTTATTAGAGGCCAATCTCTCCATAATAAATTGCCTATCTTGCATATATGGAGAATGGGTTTGTATTAGATTTTCGATCTCTGACTTAGTTACCATATTGCGTACTATTGTGGCCCAAAATGTTACTAGGGTTACGATAATACCAAAACAGGTGGTTGCTAATATTTGCCAGACATGACTTTCATGCATAATTATTCTCCATTAAAGAACAAAAGCCACAGACACCATAGGTATCAGTGGCCTTTGTGCAACAAACTTATAGTAATAATCAAGACTCAGATGAATAATTCTGAGTAGATGGTACAGGCTGGCCGAGCTTGTAAACAATTTTACCTGGGACTGCTCTGGTTGGGGTGGCAGCTACGTCAGTTGCTAATGAGTCACTAGCTACTACTGGATAACCGCCTTCGAATTGACCAGTAAATCTATTATACTTGTTGGCCCTAATTGCTGTGGTAAATCTGCGTGTTCTAAGAACTCTTAGGCGATGAATACCTTCAACTAGTGATGGAACGTCAGCGCCACTTCGTAAAGCATTGTTGCTAACGCCAGCTAGTGTTGTGGTATATCTCATTCCCACGCCATTACTATCGCTGTAGGCAAATGTGCCAGCATCAACAGCCTTATCTGCCCAACCGTTATTAATAACAGTTGAAGCAAATACTGTTGTATTGTATCTTGAGACAGATACGGTTGATAATGTGCTTGAAGAACCTGTTCTAGCAGCAGAACCACGATTATTTTGGGAGCCACTAGCATTTCTATTTGGAGGAATAGTATATGATGAACCGTTAACTTTTGCTGTTGCCATGGTAATCTCCATTGTGTTAGAAAACTATTATTAGTATACCCTAAAACTTAAGAAGACTGATTATTTTTAGATAATAATTTTAAAGCATTAATAGAATTAACCTTCAATCCATACAAATTGCCCTTATTTATGTTAGTAATTTGGCTAATATTCCAAATATTTCCATTACAAATGATATTGATGGGAACTTTTTTATTTATCAGTGCTGATGCTAAAATATTGTCACTAATATCGTCTAATTGATATCCTGTAGATGGATATATGGTATATACTCCAAGATCTAATAAAATTTGAGATACTTTATAGAGTAATTCATATGTAAAAACTCTATACTCTAAAATATATCTTAACTCCACGGAATATTTATTGCAAATTTCTAGATTACTTTTAATATCATCTTTAAATTTGTCATATTTTCTATTGCAAAAATAATAAGGTTGAGCAACAACATTAATAATTTGTGCGCCAGACTTGATGGATGACTCTATGGCTTGATTTCGGTTTTTGGTATCCAAAACTCCAAGAGGGTAGTCTATAACAGTTGATACTAAAATATCGTCTGGAACAAGATTTTTGGTCATCTTTATGTGTGGAGGGAGCAAGCAGATAGTTTTAGGTTTAAAAACTATAGCTTTTTCTAAACTTGTTTTTATCTCTTGATCAGATAGCGAGATATCATATGTTGAAAATTCTATGATCATTTTTTAAACTTATAGGATTTAAGAGAATCTATAGTTGAGTATTTCTTATCTCCTAATACACCGTCAGCGAATCCATATTCTACTGCTTCTTGTGCTTTTAGTATCCAGTCACACTTATTAGCCAGTTGTGAAGTGATATGTTTTTTAGCCATCATTCTTTTCCAATTTTTTAATTTAGCCATCTCGCTCTGCATACATCGGTCAGTAAAAATATCAATCATTTTATCACACTCTTGTTCATTCCAATTTATGCCAGCAGCAGCGGCTTTGCTATGTTCTGCATCAATACTAAATGATCCATAATGAATCATGAGATTGGTATTTGGCATTAAAACTCTTAGCGGCGCAGCTTGCAGTATAACGCTACTTGAGGATTCTACTTTAGCATAGGCTAAGATAATAATTTTTGCCTTAGAAAATCTTATGGTATCATAAATACCCAAGCAGTCCTGCCAGTCCCCTCCAGGAAGGTGCATATGAACTAGTATAGATTCATCTGAGAGAGTATTTAGGTATCTAATATTTTTTTCAAATACTACAGCTGATCTATAATCTACACCACCTTCTTCTTCTCCATCTAAATATGAGTGCAGAAATACTTCTCTTGTTTTTGGATTAATATTAAAATTATGAATGTCATTAAGTTCTGTGTCGTTATTGGCTACCATGTAAGTACCTATAGACTTGATCGTTAATCTCTTTCATTACTTTTGCATCATCAAAAACCTTCCCTATGGCTATTCTAAATCTATATCTAGTAAATACATCAAGGGTTTCAACGCCGTCCGTATTTTCTATAATATCAATTACATGTTCATTAATATTGAAGTTAGAATGACCTACCCAAAAATTAAAAATTTTACTGGAAGCAGTGTTTTCTGTATATGGGATTAAACCCATAGGGGTAGCTATCGCTCTCATTTTTTGATGATGAGATATTTGATCTTCAACGCCAGGAATCTCATCTTCTTCGTCTATGTTGTTAGATTCATTAATACTAGGGTCTATAGAAACCTCATCGTCTGCTCCAAAAGGATCAAACCATTTTTGCCAAACTATTAGATTATCTTCTCCATAGACATTTCTCATTTTGATCCTATTATTAGTTGTAAACTATTTAGTCATATAGTTTTTAAATACACTAGACGGCTTGATGAATGGTTTGCTATTTAGGGTTTGCTCTGTTTTTTCAGTTATTTCTAACCACTTAGCTAATACCTGATGAACAAAATATGCGTCAAATGGATCTTCCGAACCCAAAACATCAGAAAGAGTTTCAACTATATCCTTTTTTAATAGGCCATTGTTTGTCATAAATATCATAGTAGCATATTGATTAGCAATTGAATCAATCATAGATGGTTCTAGTTTCTCAAAACTAGGCCAATAACAAATGATGTTTACTGTACCATCATAATTTAATTGTAGACTAAGACTACACAAATAATCTTTTTCTATTTTAGTAGAATGCTTGTCTTCTTTTGGCTCTTCCTTTTCTTCTTCAGTCGGTTTAACAAACTCTTCTGTTTTTCCTACTAATTTAGTGGTATTGAAAAATTGCCATAAAAATTTAAACATATAATAATGCTTTTCTTGCAAAACGGTTAACAATAGCTAGATTTGCACTAGTATAATAACAGTTCTTGAGAGGGGTGTCAGGCGGGACAACACAAGAGTAATGTATATTAATATTTTCCTTTTGCTTAACAACATCTAATAGTTTAGTTTTCACCCACCCAAAAGCCAAAGAAATATTTTGTTCAAATAAAGTTTCTAGATATTCCTCTATTGATAGATCATCAGTATTTAAATTAATTGATAATGGTATAAATCTGTTTTCTGATATCGAAATAAAACATTGTTCATCTTTATCAAGATCGAAAGATACTACATATAAATATATTGTTGTATTAAACATATTCTCTAATCTTTGACAATCCCTTCTGAATATTTTGTCTGATAGCTTCTCTAGTAACTCCAAAATTAGCACCAATTTCAGAAAGAGTCTTATCTTCAAAGTAATATTGCTTTATCTGCTCTTTTTGCTTTTCTGATATGAGTCCGCATGATAAGATATTTTCAATATTGTCTTTTAGTGCTTCATGATATTCATTTTGTTCAGCTATTAATGATGGGTCATACTCTGGTTTATCTTCAATATTATCTGTAAAGCTAATATCAAGATCTTTATTAATATTATCTAGAGAGTAATGATTATTCTGTTTCCTGTACTTATTAGATAGATATGTCTTAATGGCCCATATGCCACATTGATTTCTGTAAGAATATTTAGTCTTAGACTTTCCCTCAAATCCGGTTCTATCCTTGTCCCATCTCCAGTCTCCTATCATGATTGCGGATGCTATATCTGCTATTGCATCTTCATTAGATAATAGTTCTTGTCTTAATGAAGAATAAAATCCTGGTGCAAATTTTGATATAATCTTTTTAGCTAAAATTATATATGTAGACAGACTATCATATTCTTTTTCCATGGGTTGTCCTTTGTAAAAGTCCTAAGTAAATTAATGTCCTAAAATCAACTGACTATTATCCACCACACATACAGCATCCGGTAGCTAGTCCACAATGACTACACACCTTATTGCCTTGTGTTAATTTTTTCCACATTTTGGGATCCGGTCTATCTTCGTCGCCCCTTTTTGCTGGACGATATTTTTTGCCTTCTTTTTCTTTTTTCTTTCTGATATTGTCCCATAATCCAGTCTTGTCTTTGGCTAAACTATCATCGTCATCCGACGGTACATACTTTACAAAATCGTGGATTGTGCGCATGTAATCCTCTGTGATAGCGATTTTACCCTGTAGCCAGCTTTCTGTCAAGTTTTCTTTAATTTTTGGGTCGTTGACAGAATCTAATATTGCTTGAGCATGAGAGGCTATAGCTTTCAATGATCCTATATTCATCTCATAAAAATCTTGTTTGTACTCTTCCAAGTTATCGTTAGACGCACATGTGCTGTCGTTAGAAATTGATACAAAAGATTGTATTGAGTCTAGAATCTGATAAAATCTGTTCATAATATTTTCTCTTTTAGTTTGTTAAATAGGAATTTAGTTAATTTTATTGAAGCTAGGTTATCTGAGGGATAATGTACGCCTTGTAGTATTCTCGCTTTTTCTGTGTCTTTGACCAATGAGTCTAATTTTTTTTTGTCTACTGTCGGGTAATAATATTGAATAATATTAGAAATCAAACTACTATACACCGTATGTCCAGATGGATAAGCAGCTGTATGATGAGTGTCTGTAACAATAACGTCAATATTTAAGTCATAATATTTGGCCAATTGTGCCGGTCTTGGTCTATTCCATAGGTATTTTACGTTTAGTACAATAGGTTTAATTATACTATAGAATTCTAATATTTTGGGTTGGGGATATTCCAGACCATATTGATTAAGCAATTCAATAAAAACACTATCAGTATCTTGATCTATAATCTCTACTAGTTTAGTGTCTTCAGAAGTTCTCTGCAAAGTTGCTCGTGATATTAATTGTAGCTCCAAAAAAGTCTCTTTGCTCATATTAGACGGTGGTGCTTCTAAAATTTTTTTCCAATCAAAATCTACTATATCAGGAACAGGTTCTTCTATATATGTAGTACCATATCCTAATGATTCAATTTCTTTATATCTAATTAATGAGTTAAGATTTATCATACTTGTATACTAAGAAAGTTATCCAATCCCATTTGCTCAATAAGCTTAAGATATCCCTCATATAAAGCAATTCCATCTTCGCTACCTTGTAGTAAAGGTATCATGATATTTGCAGTCATCTCATCACCGGTTGATCTAGCCGCAACTATGGTTGCTCTTTCAGCAGCGGACGCTTCTTGAACTGAAGATAGATTATATCTAATCATAGCAAGTATATCGTGCCTATTCCAGACTGGAGGTTGAACCACTAGTGGTTGATAGTCTTCATCAAAAAATTCTAATCTTGCTAAATTAATCATAGCATGTTCGTGTTCTTCTTTAGCGTCTTCTTTAAGAATAGACGCTAATTTTTTATAGCCCCATCTGTCTAGATGAACAGCTTGTGCAGAAAGCGAGGTGGTCTGTTGCCAGTGAATATTTAGTGATTTCTTGAGTAACTCAATTACTGCGTCAGATGTATATCCTTCAACTTGTTGAGCTTTTGATGTTTCTTGATCTTTTAATAGTTCATTAATCGATTTAATCATAATTATTAATCCATTTGTAGTTAATATAAAGTTGTTCTACCAGCTCTTACATGCCCAATAACGAGCTTTCCATTTTGGTCCTGGATTATCACACCTCATTCTTGCCCTAAAACTTTTTCTTCTTGCAGGAATATCTTTCTTGATTTCCATATTTGGGTCGCCAAAATTTACTTTAACAACATTGCCCTTTTCGTTCTTAACATAAACGCTAAATTTTTTCGGACCATCTGGAGTTCTGAAGTATTTATTAAGTGTTACTTTTTTTCCTTGATATTCTGATGCTACTATATGTGAAATATCGTAATCTTCACTTACTTCTCCAGCATCTATATAGTCTTCTTCTTTAGGAATAGATAAGTTTGATATTGTCAATTCTTCAGAATTTCCACAATCCTCGCAATCAAAATCATATGTAAAACCTAAAACAGCCAAAACATTATCTAATAGACTATTTTTTGATTTTTTAGTTTGGCTTTGACCAAGACATATTGCAACTCTTTGTTTTGCTTCGGGATATTCCTTTTTCATAACCTCGTCGCCCATGCAACGAGCTACGAATTTTTGTCTATCTTCATCTTTGTGTGGTTGTGGTATTGGCATAAAAATCTCCTTTAGTCATGTATACACCTGAGTAGTTCCTTAGCCGAATTTTTCCAAGTAAATTTCTTGCCTGTCTCAACACCATTAAGATTGGTATTAATATTATTTCTATAGATATCTCTCATATAGTTAATAATTTGTTCTTTTTGTTTGGGTCCAATTTTAGCCCAATTACCATTACCATGAAACCATTTATTATCTATTGCTTTTTCAGTTTCATCTATAGATACTAGACTAGCGTTATCATTATTACAAAATTCGGTGTGTGCTGAATAATCTGTTGCGATAACCGGTTTATTCATTGACATGGTTTCCAATAGCTCAAGATTCCATCCTTCTGCCCTAGAAACATAAAGTCCACAATCAGCATAAGCAATAGCTTGAGCAAGCTCATATTGAGAGGATAGTCTGGGAAAAACTTTAATTTTATCTTTAAGCTTAGATTTTTGAACCATACTAAGCCATTCACCTTCTTGGTGACTATTGAGGAATGGGTTATGGGTTATCATCCAAAGCTCAACATTATCTTCTCTATTGAAAGCATTATTAAAACACTCTATTACAATATCATGTGCTTTTCTAATTTCCCATTTGCCGATTGTAATAAAAATAAAATTTTTGGGTTTATTCTTTACTTCAATGGGATAAAAAATATCAGGATTAACTCCAAGAGGAACAATACCTATTGGTCTGTCTATTCCATTATCAATCAATATTTGTTTTGCCCACTGACTACTAGCTATTATTTCATCTGGAAAATTAAGATGGTGTTTTTCTAAGGCATTGAAGGTATCTATTTCAAAAAAGGGGTATGCATAGTATTTACCTCGCCCTAATCTATTCAATAGATCGAACTGATGCCATATTTTTACTGATACAGCATCGTACGGGACGCTAACTTGTTTATTGATGCATCTGCGGACAGTATCTTCATCAGACTTATTTTCAATCTGAGGATTTCCTATTGATGTTAAGCAGACATCGTGATCCCGATTTATTTCTTTTAGTATATTCAGAGCTGCATTACCATATCCTGTTGCTCCAATAGGAGCCTGTAAATGTATGTTCATTAATTATATTCCGAAGACTGGGTTTTTATTTGAATGTATCTGATTTGTTTTGCAGAATTGACTGCATTTTGACATATTTTTAATCGAATTAGATCCAATATAACAGCAACAAGAGCGTATGCCTCCAAGCAATTCTTGAATTATTTCCTTAGTTAGTCCTTTATATTTAACTGTAATCTTTGTGCCTTCGGATGCTCTATAATCTTTTTTACCGTCTTCGTATTGGTCTTGAGCATGATGGGAACTCATTCCATAATATGTGAAATTAACTTTTCTGGTTTCGGTTTCATATCCTGGATCAAATGGTTGCCAAAATTCAGATGCTATTCCAGCTTTTGCGCATTTATATTCTAGCTTCCATTCTCCTTCGCAGGCATCAGTTCCAGAAAAAAATCCTCCCAGCATAATAAAGTCTGCCCCAGCACACATAGCTTTACATACATCTCCACTGTGCTTGTGACCTCCATCTGAGCAAATTAATCCTAATTTCTTGTCTCCGTTTTGTAGACCATGAGCCGCATAAGAGTTATCTAAACAACAAGATAACTGGGGATATCCACATCCAGTAATAAATCTTGTCATACAAGCACTGCCTCCTCCAACTCCACATTTTACAATGTCTACGCCCCCATATATAAGGAGTTCTTGAGTAGACGATGGATTGGTAACATTTCCTGCCATTATAATTGATTCTGGAAAATGATCCCTAATTTTTTTACAGTATCTGACAAATACGTCCATGTGACCATTAGGTACATCAATACAAATATTGGGCTGCATACCAGTTTTTTGATAAAATTCTAGCAAGTGATTTATATCAGATTTTTTATATCCAATAGAAATCCAAACATAATTTAAAGAGTTTGGATTGGCTAGAAAATACGAAGATAATTGCTGCACTGTATGATATTTATGGAGACATGTTATCATCTTATACTGACTTAAAGTATTGGCCATATCAAATGAGGCAAAGCTCATATTCGCACACATAATAGGAATGCCAGACCAAATTCTTGGACTATGATAAAAGCTAAAAGATCTTTCTAGATTTATCTCTGATCTGCTTGTTAATGTAGATCTTTGAGGTACTATCAAAACATCATCAAAATCTAATTTAGTGTCATCAATTATTTTTTGCATAAGTATCTAATTCTATTTTTTCCATATCATGAAAATATTTTGTTCCATAGTCTACAAAAATTTCGTCGCCCTTCTTTATGTCTCGATTAGCTATTACATCAGCAATAGAGTTAGCATAATCAAATTTCCAAGTAGTATTTGCATTATCTTGGTGATTATATATCATACCATAGCCAAGAACCATATGAAAAATGAATCCGTGTGTTTTGCATTCATTACATGGGCACATTGGTTGACCATATAAATATCTATATATTTGTGGATCACTATGATACCTGGATCTGAAACCTAGTGCTATAGTTGGGCATCTTTCGACAATCTCTCCCTCTTGAATGTCTTGATTTGCGAACACCCCTCTTCCGTGTATGGTAGATTGTTTAATAATAATTTTTGATGGTGAATAAAATTCTATTCCGGATATTGTTTCAAAATTTTCTTTCTCTACCATAATTATATTTTTACCTGTTCTATGCCAGTGTAGGCATCTTTATTATTAAAATAACAATTACCATAATTGATAAAAATTTCTTCCCCAGATTTTATGTCTTTAATAGCCACTATATCGCCTAAAAGTTCAGGATAATCAAATCTCCACAAAGCATTAGGCTCATCCTGATGATTATATAGCATACCGTATCCGGTTGCTATGTACATCAAAAAACCATGTTGTTCCGTGTTTTCGTCTTCTTGGTATCTGGCGTAAGTATATCCAAAAATAGTAGGATCTAATTGATATTTGGATCTATATTCCATCTGTATTAATGGACATCGTTCTATAATCTCTCCTTTTTTAATATCATCTAAAGAGAAAACTCCTCGGCCTTGAACTCTGGAATCTCCAACAATGATTTTGCTTGGAGCTATATAGCCTATTTTTTTTGTTTCGCTAACGTAGTGTTGATTCATTATATGTCCTTCAAGAAAGAATCTGTTTCGTAAAATATTTTAGCATTATTCTATATTAAAAAAATACCATCTCTTGTGCGTATCTATATTTTCCGATGCGTTGATATGCAGAAGATAAGACTTAATTTCATCCCATGTGGAGAAAATCATTTGATGAGGAATGGTGCCAAAAAGCCAGTCTGGAGTCTGCTTCTTTCCTTGTACCATATGAACTAAAATAGGCTTCTTCTGTCTATTAGCCCAGAATATTTCCTCAAGAGTTCCGCACGGGTGTACTGTAAGATCAAGATTTACAATAATAAAGTCGCTTATGTCTACTAATCTTAAATCAACAGACCTGATAGACTTCATCATAGAAGATAGTTCGTCATAATTTTCTTTATCTTTAAGCTTAGATTTTATCTTATGAGAATCTTGATCTTCTAAACCAATATTAGATGGCTTGCTACTTGGATTAAATACTTCTATTCCAAGAGCGTTTAAGAATGGAGTTATACTATCCCTCCATGTACAACCCCTGTCTGGAACGCGATCCATTGCTCCAGCAAGATAAACCCTTTGATTATGTAGTCTATTCATTTAAATACCGGGAAATAAAAAATCTAAAAGATTTTTAGAGGGTTTAACAGGATAAGACGGAGTATATAACTGGTGTAATCCACGGATAACACCAAGAATTAAACAAATCAAAAATGCAAAATAATACATATTGTCTCCAAAATTATTGAAAGTATACAAAAACATGAGAATCGTACCAAACGTCATTGATCAATTCTGAAATAAAATTCCAGTTGCCTCCGGCCAAACCACTACCAAACTTTGGTGAGTGTATCTCTATCTTAGAATCATTCTGAGCTTGAAACTCTTTAGCAAAAGTTCTTACCTGATTCATACAGTAGACTAGCGCAGCGTAATTGAGTGGCCTTTTATTTTTTGAATTTAGTAGTCTATTTTGAGCAATCATATTTGCGAATATGATGCTATGTCCATATTTCTTATCAGATCTGACTGTGATAAATTGCGTGTGTCCAAGCTTGGCCTTTTGCCCTAGCATATGAAAATTAGCTTTAACTTCAGGATAAAATTCAGCTACTTGACCAGCAAATCCTGCACCAAAAGCATTGATATTATTGCATACATGCGGAACGATAACCGTAGCTCCATTTTGTTCTGACTTTATTCTTAATACAATATCGTCAAATATATTCCTATTTTTGATTATTGAGTAAGAGTTTTGATTTTGGTTGGCTGCTTTGGGTATCATTTTAAGTTCCTGTCTATTTTTTGCCATTTATCCAAAGGACATTTCTGATCTGCCCAAGCTAACTTGTTCATAAATATTCTCTTAGTGCTCAGATTACAACCGCAAGCTAAACACTGGCTAGACTTATTATCAAAAGTATCGCAGCTTTGGCAAATACTAAATCTAGTATTGATCTCCTCTTGTGTAGACTTAGGAAAACCAGCCCAAAAATGAAAAGCTAATGATTTAAGAAATGTCTTGACCTTTCTCAGTATACTCATTTTTATGTTCCTTTAATGCTATTATATTAGCGTCTTTATCTCTATAGTATAAATCTAATATATCTACTATAGCGTCTTCTAATACCCAGTTAACAAATCCTGTTTCTAAATTAATAACCATTTTTTTTGATTTCTGATTCTTATATTCTTTAAAATCAGCAGTCAAGATAAATTTTTCATCATTTAGAACAAATAGAGATCCTGGTTTCAATTCTTCAAGATACTTCATCTTCCCATTCTTCCCATAGTTCTTGTTGTTCGATCTCTTGTTTATTTCTCTTGAACTCTTTCTTTACTTTGCGAGAACCTCTTGGATCGGCAAAGTCTTCATATCTATCAAGTCTTTTTTTTTCTATATTTTCTCTACGACTATTCTTGCGTTTTTCAAAATCTGGATCACTCATTTCTATCACACCTCTCACTGTATTCTACAATCCTACGAAGCAAATGTCAAGCGGGAAGGATTGAAATTTCTTACGCTTGACAACACGATTATTTATTCTTATGTCTTATGCATGGGGACAAGTATACTATACTACAGGTTTGATAATTCCATATCCTTCGTATTTCCTAATGCCAGCATATTTGCTCTGACTACTCAATTTTTCAGTTTCTTTGGAGAAAACTTTAACATAGTCATCTGAGCATTCAAGCTTATTATCTATATTGGAGAATTTCTCTTTTCGTGAATAAGAGAGTAATAGTGCGGCACATCCTACAGCGAATGGATTAGCCATGCTAGTTCCTGTCATTGAAGCGTATCTATTTCCAGGAACTGAACTTATGATATTTTGTCCTGGAGCTAGAAAGTCTAACTCTTCACCACAGCAACTAAATTCACATATGTTTAAATCCTCCCCTATCGCACCAACGCTAACTGTATTGTTGTATTTAGCTGGATATTGTATTCCAGATTCTATTCCACTATTTCCAGCAGCGCAAAATACTGCAACTTTTTTCAATTTTGCATATTCTATTGCTTTTTCAAGTTGATATGCTGGATGAGGAGATCCTAGAGACATAGCTATTATATCTGCTCCATTATCAACTGACCAGACTATACCCTCTGATACCGCTTTATTAGGGCCAGAACCATTGCCAGATAAAACTTTTACTGGCATAATTTTTGCTTTTGGCGCTAATCCTACCATGCCAATTCCATTATTAATAGCTGCAATTGTGCCAGCAACATGAGTTCCGTGTCCATTATCGTCTTGTGGATCCTTACCTGGATTTATAAAATTGTATCCATTAACTATATTAGGTTTTATATCTTCATGGTCAAGGTCACATCCAGTATCAATAACAGCTACAGTAACTCCTTCTCCTTCAGAGTATTTCCAGTATTTTTCTATATGGAATTTTTTAATTTGCCAACCGTAAAATTGTTCACTACTAGGAGATAATCCATAGATATCTTTTCTAATGTGAGGCAATAGTTTAAATTCTTGTTTTCTCATTTTTCAACCGAACATTCTTTTATTGTATTTTTTACCCATTCAGTGTATTTGCTAACTCTTGTATGGCAGCTTTGGTCTGTATAAGTCGAATCTGGTTTGCCATCCACAGCGACAACTGAGGAATGAATTCCAGCAAGTTTACCATCTATAAATAATCCTCCACCACTATCTCCACTAGCTATTAAATATTCAAGTTCTGTTGATTTTTGATTTCTTTTAGATGGAGAGCACATAAGAACATTTCTTTCTATTCCATCTATAAAATTAGAACCACCACGTATTTTTCCATCACTAAAATTAGATCCTGTATTAAAATTTCCAGTAAATCCCCATCCAGCCATACAACATAACTTGCCTGTCTCGTCGCTTGATTCATAAAGAGCTGGATAATAATCAAATTCTAATTTTTCTTCACTATACCCTAAAGCAATATCATCATATCCAAAATTATCTGTTTTATAATTAGGATTTAAAATTACTTTAGATAACTTATATGGTTTATCTTTTATAGTAATTGTCCATGTTTGACAATTTTCTACAACATGTGCTGCTGTTAAAATCCAATGAGGATCTATGACTACTGCTGATCCACAGGATAATCCCTTTCCATCAAAGCAGCATAGCTTTACAACGTGATTAAATTTTGTTCCATACTCTAGGTGTTTTGAATCGGGAGTATTTGGATCAATAGTTCCAGCAAAAAGACTAGCTGAAATTGATAGACAAAGGACCATGAATATCATAAACTGCTTCATGGAAATCTCCTTTGAAAAGACTATGGTCTATTTTTTACCCTATCTAAATACACCGAGCAATCTTCTATGACGTTTTTATTATGACTCTTAAAATTCATTAGATGGCCGAATATTAAATGACAAGGGTCGGCACAAAGAGTAACTAAATTTGAAGGGGCCAGCTCAAGTTCCGGACTAATGTGTACTGGAACTTTATGATGAACTTCTAACTTCTTATCCCTTCCACACGCTATGCAATATGAATTATTTTTAAGATATTCTTTTCTTACGTTCGCCCATTTTGGAGATCTGTAAGCGAACCTAATTTTTAAAAAGTTGAACATGACTACAAGACCTTGGCAGCTATTAAACAACCCTTTGCGACCGCATGTAGGGGGTCTGAGGCGTGTCTTATCTCTTTGATTGGGATTGGGAAACCATTCTCTTCCATCTTCTTCTTAAAGTTCTCAATGTATCCTTTAGCTTGTGAAGTTCCTCCTGCAACCACAATACTAATAGGGTTCTTAAATTTTGGAAGAGCCTTATGTCCAGCTAATGCTGATGCTAAATTTTTAGTTGTATAATCAATTAATCTCTCATAGTATGCAGATACGGCAGCTAGTATTGTATTATCAACAGGTTCTCCTATTGTAAAACCGCCACCCTCTTTTTCTACTTGCACAACACTATCTGGTTCGCCTGTAGCTACAGCACTCATTCTATCAATCCAGTCTCCTGACTTAGTTGTAGAAAATAGTACTGTTGGTTCACCATTAAGCATAACACAAACATTAGTCATTCCAGCGCCACAACTAACTCCTATGCCAGTATAATCATCGTTCTCTAGTTCAGCATAGCACAAAGCCTCTGCTTCATTAATTGATCTTGCGCTATATCCACATTCTCCAAGAATAGTTTTAACAACATCTTCGTGATATCCAACGTCAAAATCTTCATCTTCTTGGTCAATTGGTTGTGCAGGAACACAGAATACTATTTTTTCTCCTGGTTCTGATGCTTGTCCAGCAACTTCTTTGAGGATAAATGCTAATACTCTTTTTGCATCTTTTTCTTTGGCAGATACTACGCCTTTAAACATCGGTCTTTTAGCTGTGTCATTTCGTTCTATAGCTTTTTCGATAGCATCTTTTCCTAAGATAATAAATGCGCCATCATTATCTTTAATAAAAACTTTTCCATTCAATCCTTTCTCTATCATCTTTGTGGCAACTGGGGTAGTCGGCTTAATAACGTAAAAAGCATCTCTAAAATCTTTATATTCTATATTCCCCTTTTTTGATTCTTTACTTAGTACAATAAAACTTGTGCCTACGTCTAAGCCTACCATAATTATATCTCTCTTTCTTATTTTTTCATGTTCTTAAGTTTATTAACGGAAGAAGATATGTTTTCATCGGAGTCCTTAATCTCTCCTAGAGTGGCATACTTCTTTTCCATACCTTCTGTTATTATGCTAGTCACAAATTTACTAGAATCTATTGATATAGACTGCTTAGTATCTTTATTAACAATAGATTGTAGCACCTTGTTTGGCTGACTACTTATAGATACACCAGAGATAGATCTTAATTGGCCTAAAATATAGCCTAAGATAAGACAGACTATATGAGATATAACAAGGAGAGATAATAATATTATATGAGAATGTTCATTCATTAGTATACCATTTGTGGAAGTCTTTGAAAGACATATACCCTTTTCGTCTTTTAATCTCAGCATTTTCTCTATATATTATAGAGTCAGGTATAATCTTGACCATATACTCTTTCACTAAGTCTGGTCGTTTATCAAAGTCCACAAAACATATTATACTATTAAATTGATCAACATTTTCATTGATATCTTTTTTAAGCAATTTACATGATGGACACCAATCTGCACCAAATACTATTAGAATATCTTGTTTACTTTCTTGAGATAAGATAAAAGCATCTTCTAAATTATCTACAAAAACAGACTGGGCCGCATGAATTGACTGACTACTCAACATTAACAGACAAAAGGCATGGAGGATTTTAGACATCTCCTATGACTCTTCCCTTTTGTGTTCTGGTTACATATCCCATTCTAACTAGATATGGCTCTATGCTGTTCTCTATGGTTTCCATAGCAATTCCGGTTAATGATGATATGCTCTTGAGTCCAAGAGGATTCATTCTGTTCTTCTTTAGAACTTCAAGATACATTCTATCATAAATATCAAGACCCTTATTGTCAATTCCTTGATTAACAAAAATCTCATCAATAGTTGGAGTCCTATCTTTGTGGTATGCTGTAAAGCTCTTATACCACTGAAGTCTTGCATTAAGAATTCTTGGAGTACCCTTGCTCCTTGCTGCAATTTCCTTTAGATCATTATCAGAAATTATTAGTCCGAGCTTTTCAGAGTTTAACCTTGCTACTTTAGCTAGATCATCTACAGAATAGAACGAGAGATGTTCCTTGATCGTAAACCTATCGTAGAAAGGCTGGCTCAAACTACCGCCACTAGTAGTTGCGCCAACAACCGTAAACATTGGAAGATCAATAACTTCGGGCTTTTCTTCAACTACCGTACTTAAAACAAAGTCCTCCATGACAGGATAAAGGAATTCTTCCACTATTTTCGGAAGTCTGTGAATCTCATCAATAAAAAGAACTGATCTTGGAGCAATACCCATAAGATATGGAAGTATGTTTTTAATACTGCGAACATTAGCTCCGTTCACAGTATAAAGGTTCTCTCCCATCTCTGTCGCTATGGCACTCGCTATAGTGGTCTTACCAAGGCCGGGAGGCCCGTCAATTAAAACATGAGGCATCACGCTGGCTGAGTTTTTACAACCCGATACAATGATCTTCAGTCGCTCCACAACAGAGTCCTGTCCAATAATATCGCCAAAACGAGAAGGTCTAGAAGCATTAGCCATAATTTTCTCCAAAAATAAATTCCAAAATTAGTAAAAATAATTCAGTCGGTCTTTTTATTCTCTGTTTCTTCCTTTATCCAGAAAACAAAATCATTACTATCAACATCATATCCTGTTTCCAAAAGACCTTTATTTACTAGATGATTAAGCATATTGCTTATCATTCTACTATTGAAAGACTCAATCATATCCATGTATTTCTTATTACTTATTATATGTCTAGAGTTCTTGGTTTTCTTGTTATATTCTTTTCTTAAGAAATCTTTCGCCATTATCATACATTCTTCTTGAGATAAAGAATTATTAAGCTCATCAATTTCATTCCTTGGTAGGTCTGATAACAAAAAAGATAGACTATCTAACTCTGTTTCATTAGTTTTTCCAAAACTATTAAAAACTAATACTCTTGTTGATTCTACAAACTTATTTACGTCATCAACAATAAACCATTCTGATTTACTCACTATTATTTCCTTATTTTAGATTGACAACAGTTGTGCTTGTTTACCATTGTTCTTTCAAATCCAAGTTCAGCCATTATTGGCATCTTGTGAAACGTGATAACAAATCTTACATTGCCATTGTCATCAGACATTTTACTCCATTCTATTCTCTGACACTTGCTCATATTTTGAGCTAAATCATAGGCTATGAATGGTGTTTCAGTACATGAGGACAATGCCATACCCAAATATAACATAAATGCAACGATCATACAACCGCATCCTTATTAAGAATTTTTGTCCAGTTCAGTATAGCAGAATATTTTGGCTTGTACTCTATCAATTCATCTCCTTCATGAGAAATTTCAATAATAGAATCTGCACACTCGCTATAATCATTTGCAGCATCAATTATGCCTTCCATAGCTTCTGACCTTGATTCATAGCGTATCGAATAACCCGAATGGAAATTGACTACATAGTAACTATTCATTGTTTTAGTTCAGTATGTCGAACATTCCTTTATAGTAATTAGGCTGTTGTAAAAAATGAACCGCGTTTGATCTTAAGTGGTTTTTATACTCACTATGTATCGCATCGTGAACAAAATATTGGGCTTTATATATTGGTTCTTTGTAATGATTGTTCCCCAAGTACAGGGAGTTTTTGAAGTTCCCTGATTTGGAGAAGTAATCATTCACAGGTAACGAACCTTTCGGAAAGCTAGGGCTAATATACCACACGTTTGATGGATATTCAACTATTTCATTTAGAGTATCATATAGCATTTTCCCCCAAGCATCCCAAGCATCGGGATCAAACTTGAAGTATTTTTTATACTGACTCTCTAAATTGTCCAGACTATCATCATCGTCGTCATGAATATTCCCACCATTTGTCATAATATTACCCTATGCAAAACTTGTCGCTGATTTTAGATGCCAGTTCTTTAGCAGCATTAGAGAGAAATCTGTTGTTACTAAAGTAGAGGGGCGTTGAGACTTGATTAAGGAACTCCACGACCGTCTTTAAAAGCTTGGTCTGGGAACCGTCAAGATCTAAATCCTCGCCTCCAGCGTCAACAGGAAGGGACTCAAGAGCGTCCGTATCATCATCAGTCACAGGAGATACTGGAGTAGGATCACCATAAGCCTTGTTGAACATACCACGACCAGAATAGACATACTTATTCTTGATATCTTCTGTGCTATTGGTATATGTGTTAAGGTTCAGAGATTTCATCTGATTAGCAATAGTTGCGGAAACATTAACCGCTACCGGAACTCCTGTAATGTCAGATTTCTTGTAAGCCTTAGCGTATTCCTTAAACCATTCGTCGCTGGTCTTATTAGCAACAATATTAACAACAGCAGAAACGCCGTCAAGAGCTTCTTTAAGCTGTTCAATATTTACCGGATTACCAGTTGATCCCGACAAAATGCTGGTAAAATAAGGTTGCTTACCCTCCCAACCCTTTCTCCACCAAGTATAAGGGATACGATAAATCTGATTGATCTTAATAGCTCGGGCATCACCACCAAAATGGTTTACAAGTTTCTTTTGAATACCATTCCAATAAGTCTTGTGAGGACTATTAGTATTTGGGTTTAGAATCCAATAGCACTGATAACCATTACGAGTATCAACAACCCAGCTTGGCTTTACTGGAAAGTTATTAATCTGGTTCAAGAATTCCTTTTTCTTCTGCATGACGATGCTAGGCTTAAAGTATCTACCTTGATCATCTCGTCCAGCATCCATGTCAACAAAACAAGCACGAATTCTACTAATAGCATATTGCTTACGTCCACCATTAATATAGAAGTAAGCATCAGCACCCTGACTATCATTTGCAATAGCAACAGTAGTAAGATGATCTGTATGATTCATGCTGCTGATCTTCTTACGAGGATCACCATTATAGCAAAAAATCTGCTGACCACCAAAAGAATCAAAAAACTTATTTCGCAAAGCAATCTGATCTCTTGTTCCAATAGCACTATGAGCCTTATCGAAGGGATTAAAAGCCAAAGTATCACTAAACATTTGTTTTCCTTTTTCCACTTCCTACCTACAATTTTGATATTGGGACAGTAAACACTACCGTCAAAAGCAATATCTTAAAAGATGGTAACGGAATCGAACCGTTATTGCATGATAGCAGAAACTATATAGGTGCTACCTTACAAGTTACCAAACACCACCTTGACTATTTACTTATAGAAACCGTTATTATCTACATCTTCCTCATCGTTATAATTTTCATCTTCGTCCTCATCTTCTTCGTCAAACTGATCCCAATAACTCTCGTCATAATCATTCAGATAATCATCATCATCGTCATCCTCATAATCGTCCTGACTAAAATCAGCCTTATAAAGAGGTTTTAGAAGTTCACCCTCATACTCGCCAACTACTTCATAGCGACAAGTACGTAGCTTTTCATAGTTGCATTCAATTGGAACGCTCACAACATCCTTGGGATTAATCTTGACGATCACAATGCGGTCGCCAGCCTCAAGACTGCCATAGTTGGCAACATAATTCAATGCTCCAGCATGAAGTCCATTAGAACAACCACGACCACGATCATCGTCTACCTTTGCTCGTTGCATTTGGCAAACCTGACCAACTCTGTTGTCAAAAACTCCCTTATACTTATCCTTAAAGTCTGAACGAACAGCCTTATAAGCAAGGAAGAAACCATCCTCTGTGATAGGCAGATGTTCATGCTCCAAGAAATCGTACAGTTCCTTTTGACTCTGCATACTTGGATTTTCCATGAGATTATTCAGGAAAGTAACGAGAGGCTGGAACGGCAATCCCTTGCTCATAAACTCCAGAATTCTCTTACTAATACTACCATGAACTTCCTCACCCTCATAAAGAACCTGTCCATTCTTGATCTCCACAAGACCGTCGCTGAAAGTAGCAACAGCCTTTTGAACATCGACAACTTCCAACATTTCCTCTGCCGTAGCAGTAGGAAGTCTTTCCAGAATCAACTTATAGTTGGTATGATCTGGCAACACCTGATAACTCTGATTATTAAGAACCAGCGTCAAATTACCATCCACAAACATAAACGGAACAGCCATAATCCAAACTCCTGTTTTTAGTTACGATACCTGTGATACTGTCATTTTACACTAATCGGCAAGCTTGTCAAGGGGTCTTGAGAAATTTCTGACTACTTGATCAAGCTACTCAACTGAATCTTAAAGAGGTCAATATTTTCCTGGCTCATCTGTTCAATCCAATCCTTGCTAGACTTTCCATAATAAGAACTACGATCTTCAAGAATAGGATTCTGACTAGGCTTTAGGTCTGTCAGATTACCACTAACTTGATGAGTTCCCATAATATACTTTAGCATAGGATTCTTGTCTACTTCAGCCTTAATCTTCTCCCTAATTTCAGAGATTTTCCATCTCTTAAGATCTTCAGTAGAAGTTCCACGAATAATCTTGAGATAACCTTCTGCCTTGTCTTGATTAGTCACAGAATACAAGCGAGTGACGATCATGTTTGTCAAGGTGTTATAGGCCAAATTAGCATTACGAATGTCTTTACTATCAACATCTTCAATCCCAGCCTCTTTCATAAGCTTAGAAATATGAGAGAGATATTCTGTTTGAGTGAACTTAGTGATATTAAAAGGATGAATATGAACAGTATTAGCAAAGAACTCTGTTAGCATTGTTTTGTTCAAGCAATCAACAAGAGTCTTATTGCCAATAAACTTATCATAATCCAATCCAAAGATATTCAGAATATGAAACATAAACTGCTTATCGGTTGTTCCGTACTGATAATACCTATATCCACCACTGGTCTTTTCATCAGTTGCAAAGTCTTTCTTGCAATATTCAACAAGCTTGTTGATAGAAGCAAGATTCTTAAAGTGCTTGTTAGCAACAACTTTAAGTTGACGCTTCAAGAAATCATTGAAGTTAACAAGATTATATCCATCTTTCTCAAGCTTTTTAGCAAAAGCTGTTTTGATAGCATAAACCTTACTATCTCCAACCAAGTCCTTGACTATGCTCTTGAGCTTATCATCACTAAGAGTAATAGCGATGTCATTAATCTCAGGATAACCAGACTCAGGTTCAGTCTTATATCGAAGCATAGGAACATACACAATCTCATCCTGTTCCAGAAAATCCTCCAGTTGTTGTTCTGAAAGAATTCTGAGACAAGTAGCATCATTATAAGGATTAGTAATCTGCTTACTGTCCTTATCATAACCGTGGATAAAGAATACATCTTGATCACTAACGCTGCCATTAGAATTTCTATTGTAAGACTTTCTTGGGCCAGAACTTTGTGTCAGATGCTTATAGTCTGAAACCTTGAGCAGATTTCCAGCCCCAACATCTTCGATTAGTTGATCAAAACCTTCTCCGCTTTTTGTATGATCCTTAGTGTCAATCAAGAGATATGCGAAGCAATCATTTGCATTACAAAATCTTGTAAGAATCTTCTTGGCACTTTCTTCACTAGCAACATCGCATACAAAGAAACTCATCTTACCCTTCTTCTTCTGGTTATTCCAATAATAGGAACCTTTACCAGTAAGGGTTTCGTGATGGATTCTGTCTGTCAGAGCAACTTGGCGACGAGAACGATAGCCAGCAGTCTTATAATTAAAAACGTACAGACTCTTACCGGCAGGAATTTTATATTCCAAGTCATTACCAGAATTGATAGGATGATCTTTACCCTTGGGATCAGTCCAAGTAGCGCCAACACCCCATCCGCCAGCCAATTCATTCATAGTATAATATGAAGTAATTGCTTCTATCTTATTCTGGGCAGATTTAATCTTCTTGGAGAATTCTTCCTTCATCTCCATATAGATTTCTTGAGTCTTTTTACGCAGAGTCTTGATAACATCTTTGGTATACTGCAAGCCCTCACGCGAAACATCCATCTCAAGTTGGCCGATACCAAAATCAAGTTCCAGATAAAGACCGGAGTTAAGAATCTCTCCGACAAAGCTCTTCCAAGAATCAATATCTGCTTTCTGGAAAGCTCTATTCCACTTCTGGATATGATCAGGCATTTCATCCTTCTCTTGACCAACAATCTGTGCGGTCTGAACAGGATAGGCAATGTTGCCCATGATAGCTACGATACCACTATCAATGTGATGATAACCATTGGGGAAATAGTTATTATCATTATTGAGGCGACAAACCCTCCAACCTTCACCACTAATGATGATGTTGGTGTTGCTATATTTATGATCTTGAAGATTATTGCCGATACCACCCTCCATGATGGGTTTCATACGGAAATAATGAAAGATTCTCTTAGCCTTATCCGTAAACTCTTGAAAGTCATGATGCTTAACAGCAAAGCTAATCTCAAGACCATTAGGCTCAGAGGTATCTGAAGTATTAAACAGATTCAGAGTAGGAACACCACTTTCGTCAATAGCTGCAATATAGGTATATTTCTTACCATTGAAATATGATGCGGTAGTAAAGCTCTTGGTATATGCGAAGGGACTCTTAGACCCTAGACCAAGACAACCAACAAAATCATTGCTATCATTCTTGTTGGATGCTCCGTAAGTTGTATACAAGTCCTCCATATCGGCCTGACTAAGACCAGTACCATAATCTCTCACCACAAAAGTGGGATTAGCAGCAGTAGGCAGAGTAACCTTAAAGGGATTCTTATTCCCGGCAGAGATATGACTATCATAAGCATTAGTAGAAAGCTCACGAATTGCAGCCATAACCTTATCAGAATACAAAGAGTCTGAAAGGATCTTGAACATTTTGCTTGTCTGAGCAATATTAAACTGATTCCTGCTTGCAACGCCAACGCTGTGAGTCTCAATCGTTCTATCTGCCAACTTCATCTTATTTCTCCAAAAGTGTTATCGTTCCTGTGATGGCTCAAGTATATCATCGTCAAACCGCCTTGTCAAGCTCCAGTTTTCTTTTCTCGTCTGTCGGCTATTATTTTAAATCCTATGACTATGTCTATCAGACCCAAAACTTTTAAAAAGACTACGGGTAACGTGAATGTCATGCCCCCAACTAATATGCAGAGAAGCCCCATTATCCATACAACAAACTTGGGCATCCAATCAAACAAAGATAAGATATAACTTAATGGTCCTATAATTAGCACAGATAAAAAAATTATTGATACTAGCAGAGCTAAACTAGCCATCAATTATCTTCTTCTTCATCATCATCGAATGAAAAATTTCTATCTTCATAAGGAGTCCAATCCTCTCCATCCTCTTGTTCATCTAATTCATCCATCAATGCCTCCTCAATTTCTGCTTCATGCAAAGCTATAGTGATAGCTTCTAATGTATCAAATACTTTCTGTAATACTCCATCCATTCTTTGAATTTTAGCTTCAATATTTTTAACGCTTCTTTTTAGTTCGCCTATGTCTTTAGTCAGATGATTATCCATAGTGTGTAATTCCTTATTATTTTTCATTACTTCTTTAACTATATCATCAATGTTTTTGGACATTTTGGGTTCTTTATTTTAGGCGTTTATATTCTTTAATATCACCATTCTCAATAATTTATACACCTTTAATTTTGGTATATACAATTCCATTGTCCTTCATTTCCCTCTATAATAAGAATCTGATTATGTGCTTCATAATGACAATTTTTACATAATAATATACATTTTAATAGTTCTTTTTGAAATACTTCAGTATTAGCTTTCCAAAGTCCACAGCTTATTCTAGTCAATTTTGTTTGTGGATTTACATGATGAAAATCTAAAGAACCAGAACATTTATTATATCCGCAATTTTGACATCCTATAGATATTTTATAGAGACCAAATTGTTTATATTTTTTATCTCTACTTTTTTTATTAGATATTATCTGATTCTGTTTTCTACATAAATCACTACAATAAACCAAACCAGATTTTCTATTATCATCTGATATATTATTTTTACACTTCCTACATTTTACTGGATGACACTTAAATCTAGATTTTTTAACTAGTTCTTTATGCTTTTCTTTATTTATTTTTGGCCAATGTGCAGATCTACATTTTGTAGAACAGTATTTGGCTGGGATGGTTGCTTTATGTTTAAACTTTTTGCGACAGTTTAAACAGATACACACCTTTGATTTAATTTTAAGATTGTATTTTTTACATATCGTTCTAATATAGTGCAGATTTTTACCATAAAGAAAACCTATTTCTGTAAAATTCAATCCTTTATTTAAGAATTTTTCTAGCTCCTTTTTTGAGATTAATGAATAATCATTCTTTTTTGTGTTTTTTAGCATAACCTTTTGTATTCTGGTATATCTCCATTTTCTAGAATTTTTTTATCTTCTAGATTTACACCAACTCTCCTATAAAACTCTTGTTTTACATTTTCTAATACTCCTGTAATCATAGCAATTTTAGAATATGAAGGTTTGCCCATAACACCTCCTAGTATTCTGGAAAAACAATAGTTAATTTTACCCAAAAGCATCATGATCTGCTGATCGGATAAATTTTGCTGCTGACAGATTTCTCCATCTAATGAGCATTTTAGAATAAAAATAATATCGTCAATATGATTATCAAATATTTGTCTATCTTCTTCTTTAATATATGGCATTTATTCTCCAGTGCATTTACATTCATATTTTAAACAATAACCACATTTGGGGCCAGGATCAACATTGCCAAAATAATTTGCATCTCCAGCCCAAGTTTCTTTTCCAGTATCTATACAAACCAGACATCTCTTATTATTTCTCATAATATAACCAAGGTTATCCCAATGACAATCCCAAAACTTAAGCTTAGTTTTTGATTGAATTTTATCAACTAGTTTCTGTATCTTATTAAGAGATACTGTATTTTTACTGATTGTTTTTGCTACTTCAGTAATATATCCCCACCCACTTTTACGCCCAGGAAATAAAGTCTCATATTTTATTTTGCATAATTTAGATAATACTTTTGGTGCAAGATTATGTCTGCTTAGTTTGATTTGAATTTTTCTAGCATATTCAGCTCTTCGTTTTGATATGAATTCTTTAAATGCTAGATGCTTAGTATTGCTAATACAATAGAATGTGCAATATCCACCATTATCGCTATATGAGAATAGATCAATGGTATACTTATTATTGATCATATTAATAAGATATTACTTTTGGTTCTTCGCCAGTTAAATCTAGTAAAAAATTCAATGCTTGATCAAGATCAAAAAATTCAGCAAGAAATCTGCCGGAACGAGGATCATGTTTATGAAATCTAGCATAAATATGATAGAATGGTTCATCATAGGCATTACCTTCTTTTTCCAAATATTCGGCAGCGGTTTTTACTTCTTCAAAGTAAGTACCACCTTCATAATCATTATATTCTCTTACGGTAACTAATTCAAGCTCTGCTATCCTAGATTTGGGATGACCATAGGGAACAATAGCTTTACACAACGTGTTGCCTTTAGGTTTCATTATTTTGCTCTATACAGAGGTACTACTGTGTCTTGATTAATATATGGATTATTTTGAAGTCTCAGATCAAACAAATCTCCATGATCGTTTATAGTAGCCCAAGCTACAGGACTTTCAAGAGAATCTTTTAAAGTTTGCATCTGTTGATATACCTCTAAGTATTCATTGATTTGTTCAACAGCAAACTCATTAGCCCTGTATGTTTCCTTAACCCACTCTTTATTTTTTTCTCTTAGCTTTTTCAGTTCATCCTTGGCATTTTGCACAAAGAAAAGATCAGCACCACTTGCCCAAGCAAAATCAATAATAGAATCTAACGGATTAGCATTTTTGTTCATTTTTTGGACTAAGATATTCTATAGCCCTCCATAGTCTTTCAATATCATCTTTAAAATTACCAATTGCCCTATTACAATTATGGCACAAATATCCACGAAACTTCTTTGTCTCATGATCATGATCCACAGTCCAACAATCTTTTGCTTTTTTACCTCCAACCCCCTTTAATTCTTCGTTATTTTTTAGGCAGATGGGGCACTTATAATCGCTTGAAGGATCTCCCTGTTCTTTTCTTATTTTTATTCTTTCTTTTTGTAGTTCATATCCACATTTTCTACATTCTGGACGAAGATATGATCCTCCACTACAACGAGAAAAAGAACTATAGTCTAATTCTTGTGTGCATTTACTACATTTTTTAGTCATATAGTCTGCCAATTCTATAAAGGTTAGCCTTATGCTATCTTCCCAGTTTTCATATTCTTCGATCATTCTAAGACAGTAACTTCTGCCCCAGCAAACTCTGACTTATAATATCCTGTCAAACTATCTTTCTGATAAACATCATGCACTATAAACTTAACATCTAAACCATTGGGAGCTTCCATAATCTCGCTATCAATATATCTCTCAATAGCTTTTTCAATATCATCAGGAGTTAAAGTGATGTGTGTTCTATTGTGGATTTTCATAATTAAAAGTCATCCCCCATTCGATATTCATCAAACTTTTCTTGACATTCTTCATTAGCGTCATAATATCCGGTATCATAACCTTGTTCATGACCCATAGCATAAGCAGCCATCAACCACTTAATTATATCAGTAGTCTCTCCTTTTGCAACACAATTTCTTATGTCGCTCATAGCTCTTTCTTGTCTGACGCTATATCCTTCAATTTCGTTTATCCAGTGGTCGAATGTCATAAGAGTAAACTCATTTATTAAAAGGGTAGTAGGGGCTATCGGATTCGAACCGATACTTGAAGGATTTTCTTACCACTATAGTTTTCACTACCATTTCTGTTTGTGGTCTGGACTTTATCTTAACCATAACTTTCGTTTTAGGTTCCTGCCGTCAAGTCTCTACACCTTCATAATATTTCTATTAAGCTTGGCTCGGTATTAGCAGTTAAGCCTCCACCGAATTTGACAGGTTCTACATTAAAGATTTCTCTTTACGCACTCAAATTATATAAGTCCTTTATCTCTGCCGTTGGATTAAGCCCCCATTATACTTCCAAGCTACATATCATAACGATTAGTTAGATTTTGTCTATGTTGTCTCTACTAATATTTATGAGGGATGTAGTTGGAAGCATTTGGTTTGAACTAAACTCAGCCGTTAGAATGAGCAGCCTTAAGACGGCGAACAGTCTCAGCCATAGCCTCAACATTATCCACAGTCTTAATGGGCTTTGCACGTTCCATCTCAGGAAGATCAAGACCCTTCTTAGCCAGAGCAGCCTTTGCACGGGCAAAACGAGCCTGTGTGCTGGCAACCTTCTGACCAGTCTTTGACGCAATCTCAGCGTAAGTCTTACTGGAATAAACTGCCTCAAGGAACTGCTCGTCACTGCAACGAACACGACTCTGCTTCTCGGTAGTAGTAACTTCAGCCATAATCAACCTCCAAATTCTTAACCAACTTTCAACGACAAGCTCAGTCGCATGACTGATGTAACCTCTCGTTGACTCTTTCATTCTACAACACAGTATCGTCATTGTCAATGGGCGACCTTGATTTTTTTTTCGCTCTCGCCAGAAATTCTTGTTGAATCTCTTTAAAAGTCCAAGGAGTACCGAATGTGACCCCTTCTCTTTTATTATCGACCCCTACATCAAGCGTGAGGCTACCAGAATCAATGTCCTCCCGATGGAGTCTACCATGAACATGACCATAAAGCATCCAACTTTTCCTATAACTACTAGCCCAACTTCTCATAGGATAATGACACATAAATATTTTTTGATTTTTATATAGAATCATTTTCTGATGAGTAACACTGGCAAATCCAGTAGCAAATTTAGTTGGCTCATCATGATTACCAAGTATAATATGAACATTCTCACAGACTATTCTTTCTCTATAAGAGAGAGCAGTTCCTCCCTTATGACAAAAATCCCCTATAATATATAGAATATCTTTTTTAGGAACTGTTGCATTTATAGAAGAAATTATTCTATCATCCATTTCTTCTCTACAAAGGAATGGGCGATTACAATATCCTCTAATCTTATCATGTCCAAGATGAAGATCAGAAGTAAAAAATACCTTCTGACCACCCGCTATCCTATCCATTAAATTAATCCTCTGTTGGCAAAACCAAAGCCATTAGTAAATAAGCCCAAAATAAGATACTACCAGTAAAAATTGCTCCAGCAACAAAACCTAGTCTTACCACAGAAACATCTAGTCCTAGACTTTCTGCTAGTCCCCCACAAACACCAAAGAAAACTCTGTTTTTATTGCTTTTGTGAAATTGATTCATGAGATGAGCCTTTAATTAGTTGTTGTATTTGATAGTCAGTATAGCCAGACATTAACATTGCTTGATGATAGCCGATAACTGGAATTAGTTCGTTAGTCATTTTTGTTCCTTTGGAGAGTAAAGCGTTACCTTAATTATGATATAGCCATCTCTTCCGCTGTCAATATTTTGTATTGCTGATATTCTTCCTTTGCCCAAAAAAGAATCTCCTACTAATAGGAATGGGCCACCATCTAAATTAGCCGAAGTAATTATTGAGATATCAGACTGGCAACCAAATTTTGCCCAGTCGCTTTCTCCCTCAATCAGATATTCATATTCGCCAACTTGTGTAATTATTCTTTTATTCTTATTGTCTTTAGACCGTAAGCACTGACTCATTAAAAGACTCGCTATCGAGAATGTAACCTTGGTTATTTTCTGACGCTAGGTTAGCAAGAACGTCTTTTAGTCTTTGATTCTCAATCTCAAGAGTATTAATGATTTTTTCGGCCTGATTAAGAGCTGTGTGCAAATGCTTGACTCTGCCAATTAATTCGTCTGTCATGTAAGTTGTGGTATTTTTTTGGATCATGACAAGCCTCCTTGATATGAGTTTGATAACCCTATATCATACACCTTAAAGATTAAGTCCATTTAGGAATTTTTGTAAATCTTTGAGTTGTTTATTATCAAGCACCATTTGATCTGCGTATGGCTTTTTCTCAAATAAAACCTTATAACAGTACCTTAATCTCTGCCATAATGACATCTTATTGCTATAATTTGTATAATGTTCAAATATTGCTAAATCAGCCAATTGAATTTCATGGTCATATTCGATTACTAAAATTTCACTCTTACAAGAACACGGAATGAATAGTGTTTTATTTGCGCTTAGATTTGTTATGCTTCCCATCTTTTTTCTTTCTAAAAATTCTTTCGTAGTTTTTGTCCCAAGTATCCTGAGAAACCAAACTAGCTCGTCTTTTAGAACCCTTGCCGTTTTGGCTCATCATTTTCTCCAACGTGTAAAAACTCTCTCTCTGTTAGCATATAAAGTCTTGATGAATCTCCATAAATTTCATACAAATATGACCCATCTCTTTGGGGCATATCTTTATTTAGATAACCATATTCTATAATCTCTTTGTCTTTAACAATAGCAACTCTAGGAAATCTCATTGGACTCATGATTAATCTTCAAAAACGTATGACCAATAACGAGAATCAGTCTTATTCTGTTTTGCGTCCCAAAAAATACATCTAGCAATATACAATGGAACATTAAGTTTTCCGCAATTAATACTCCAATGTCTTTCCATTTTCTTATACAAAGCCAGTCCTGTTTTACTCTGATATGTAAGAGTTTTCATTCCATACAATTCAAGCATATGAGTATCTCCACAGAATACTCTACATTCATTAGGATGAATTTGCTCCAAAGAAAATGAAATTTTTGCAGAACCTAAGCCGCTGATCTTATTTACAATACTATCTCTCTTTTTAACATGACCTCTTTTAGCTGTAAAATAGAAGTCTTTAGGGTTAGCCCAAAATTGATCCTTAAAATCCCAAATAAATTTTGTCCTATTATTATAGAGTCCACAACCACTGTTCTTAATCTTCTCCCTCAGAGTCTCCTTATTATCCGTCCAATCGCTAAAATTTTTGATAGCATTATATCCATTAACATTGGATTTCCATGTTGTATGAACGCTCATGAAACTAAAGAGATAGCGACGAAAAATATCTTCGTCAGTCTTAGGGCGAACACTCTCCCAATAGTCTTTATAAGCAACTACCTTGTCTTTTGGAAAGTTCTTAAAAAATTCATCGGCCTTGCTGGTACTCATCACTACCGGTTTTTTCTCAACAACAATCTCTGTCATAGTGTCCTCAAAGTTTAGTTCCAAAGTGTATACTCGTATTCTACACTAGTCCTATCGTCTTGTCAAGCCCCGCATCTTGAATCAATCTAATTTCCTAGACCCGTGCTTATCTATAATCTCGTCTAATTTATAGTAGTATTCCCATGTTTTCCACTTAACTCTAACACTACCAATGTCTTTAATTTCTTTACCCAGATTGTCTCTGGTCTTATAAACAGCCCAATAATGCTCTTCTCCTTTTACAAACTCATGAACAATCTCAAAATCTTTTGGACAGTCTAGGTTTGCCCATAATCTTAATCGTCCATTAGATTTAACCCATTCTTCTACTCTTTCATCATACTTTATTGGGAAGAATATATTTCTTACTGATCTTTCTATCAGAACATACTTATAACCAAACCATTCAGAGTTACAAATAAAACCAATAGAAAATCCTACAAATAAAATAAACCATGGATATATAAGAGAGCGAAGAACAATTTTGATCATTTAATGTCTCCAGTAAGGCGGGATAATTGTATACACCATACTGGAAACTGATCAATTAGGTATCTCTAGAATCTCCATATAGGTATTTGAATGTTGGAAACCTCAAAGAAATACCGCCTTTTTCATTCTCTGTCTCCTCAAAGTATTGTACCAAAATTATCTTTCCAAGAATTTTTTTAGGGTTCTTATAAAATTCCTGTCTTTGTTCGATACTAAAACCAGACCCAACTCGTACAGTATGCCCCTTATGCTGAATCATAACACAACTCAACATAGTTTCCTCACATTCTGCACCATCCTTAACATAACGGAATGGCCCCATTTCAGTATCCAGAACCTCATATTCATCATCAAAGAATGACTTATATTTTAGTAGGTCTTTGGATCGTTTTCCTTTATATGGAGCATCTGATCGAAGCATAAGCCCCTCCCAGCCATTCTGAGTAGATTCTTTGACAAATTCTTGGAAATGGTTTTCATCCTTAATCAAGGATTGCTCCAGAAGTGTCAAGCATGGACATTCGTTCTTCTTCATAACTTCTGTAAGATTCTTGAGTCTGATTCCAAAGGGTCTGTTCTTTTCTCCCTTTTGACTATAAAACTCATCATGAGTAATCATATCAAAAATCTTATAGGAAGGATTAGGAATAGTATGATCTTTCTTGCGAAGCTCTTTCATTACTCCTTGGAAATCCTCATTACCATCTTCATCAACAAGACAAAGCTCTCCATCAAGAACTACATTAGTAAGTCCCAAAGCTTTAATCCCACCGCTAACAACGTCAAGAGTATCAAAGACTTTTCCAGTGCGGGAATAAAAGGTAGAGTTACCATTACTATCAACAATAGCAATACATCTAGCTCCGTCGATCTTCCTGCTAACATACCATCCATCCTTCCAGTCTACGATTTTAGGAACATACTTGTCCGCTAGAGCAACACTAAATGTTGGGATATGATCTGGAATAGCCTTATTAATCAGCTTATCTCCAGCACGGGTTTTCAAATCCTTGTCAATGATGCAATTAATGAGTTCTTCGTATTCTCTTTGGTTGTCAATAAAGCTATTAACTGCTCCAATAGCATCATGACCTGTAATTTCTCTATTCTTCAAAGAGTCCAACAGATCAAATATAGACTTGTAGACTTTGCCACGCAGATGGCTCTTCTTTTTAAGATTATCACTAGTGACATTATATTGCCAAAGAGGATGATAAGTATATAGCAAAATCTTTTTAATAAAATTTGCTCCACTCTCATTAGAGGAGGTATAATCCTCAATAATTCCAACCTTATCAAGTGTACTACTAGTTGCTTTCAGATCACGAACAAAACCATTAAGATGCTCAAACGACATTTTTATTTTCTCCTGTGTTGTCCCAATTCTACCATAGGGTAGCCCCTTTGTCAAGTATCGTCTAATCGGTTTCGTTTCTTAAATACTATCGCCATAGACTGAACTAAATCGCTGCCAGAGGTTTGAAACCAGCATGGAAAAAGAGCATGAATAATCAAACACAAGCCAGCTACTAAACACACAAACCCATGAAAAGCAGCAAATTTAAGATGCTGATAATATGTCATATTGTTTTCTATTAGGTGTTCTTTAATTGTGTTTATCATGAATATTAGATATTAAAATAATTCTTTAATAAGTTTGCCACTATTAGCAATTCTCATTGGTCTACCATTTTTAGCAGTAAAATTGGTTTCTAATGAAATTCCTAGTGATTTAAGAACACTTGCCATCAAATCTTGTGATGTATATGGTTCGGTAATTACTTCCTTACCATCGCCGCTAGTTTCTCCAACAATCATACCACTATTAAACCCTGCTCCACCAACAACAACACTCCAACTTTTAGCCCAATGATCTCGTCCACCATTACCGTTTATATTTGGCGTTCGTCCAAATTCTCCCATACAAATAATAGCAGTATCCTGTAGTAGACCTCTATCATTTAGATCACTTATCAAAGCACTCATAGCTTTGTCTAGTTCTGGTAACTTCTGATCTTGTAGAGTCTTAAAAATGTCAGTATGATTATCCCATCCTCCAAGATCAACCTCAATAAATGGAACACCCATCTCTACCAATCTTCTTGCCATCAAACAACCTCGACCAAATCCAGTATTACCATATCTTTCTTGAACTTCTTTTGGTTCTTTAGATACTTTGAATACATCCATCTGAGAACTAGTCATTAGCTTAACTGTTTTAGTCAAAAGCTTAGAGTGGTCAGAAGCATAATCTCCACGTTTTTCATTAATGAATTTATCTTCAATCACCTTTAGCATTTGTAGTCTTTGATCTAGCTTGGTCTTATCTATACCCATATCAAGATCACGAACTGTTCCATTAGAGTTAACAACAAATGGTGAATATGATGCTCCTAGAAATCCAGCACCAATACTAGGCCCGCCAATACTAACAAACGGAGGAATATCTAGCTGGGGAATGGTTGACATTAATTCATGAGAAATAACAGAACCATAGCTTGGATGTTCAATATTAGGATTAGGAACATATCCTGTGTGCATATAATAGCGACCTCTCATGTGGTCTGCTTCTCTTGTACTCATAGATCGTACAATATTCATGTGGTGCATTTGTTTTGCCATTAGTGGCAGATGTTCACATATTTGAATTCCATCAGCACTTGTTGATACTGGCTTAAATATTCCACCAGTAGCAGACCCAGGTTTTAAATCCCACAAATCAATAGTGCTTGGGCCTCCGCTCATCCATAAAAGGATAGCACTCTTATTCTTCTTTTTTAGCTCATTAGCATTTGCTAGAATAGAATCCGTAAAGAATAAAGAAGATGCCGACAATGATGAAATTGCAGCAGAGTGATTTAAAAAATGTCTACGGTTCATAATAGTCTCTTATTAAAGTCAAGTGGACGATTGGGGAATCGAACCCCGTCCAGTGTAAATGTCTACATAAACTTCTACATTGTTAGTTACTTGTTATCACACAAATAACAAAGCTATCAGAATTATCTGTGTCAGATTGAGTACAATCATCATTCCTATTTATGTCTGGTAGGACTACCATATCCGATTATCGGAGTCATCATGATTTGGTAATAAGGCTCATGCCGCCCCACTCATTACCTAATTAATTAGGCAGCGAGAGCGAGAGTTGAAACTTCGCCAATTAACATTTTTAATCGACTTTTATACTGGCCGGTCGATCAACCAGTCAATGCAATTTATATTTCTTTTTACCTGTCGATACCAGGAATCGCCCGTTATTTAGTATACCCCCAAACCTTTGGTTTTATATCAATTTCCGGTGGTCTTTCTATAATAATCCTTGCTGGCTTGTTTGCCATCTTTTTTAGCTTTTGTATCTCTATATTCAAAAGAATATTAAAACCCAATGATGTTAGGAATAATCCTGCAAAAATAGCTGTTAGTGGTTGAAATTTCATTGTTTTTATTGTACTGTGTGTATTATATGGTAGGAGGATCGACTCAATGAAACAACTACTTAAATCTAAAATAGTCGAACTAAGAAAATCTGGCTACTCATACAATGATATTCAGCTTAAATTAGGATGTTCTAAAGGAACCATCAGTTACTATTGTGGAGATAATCAAAAAGAAAAAAAGAATAATAGGCAAAGAAAACGCAGATCATCTGATGTTGTTAAGAGTAAAGTTGAAGCATTTTGTTGTCGATCCTATTCTGGAATTGAAACATATATTGAGGATCGTCATTTTCTAAAAATACTGAACATTAAAATAAGGTTTTTTTCTATGAATCGTAAAACTAAAAAAACAAAACAACTATTTAAAGCACAAGATCTACTGAATAAGTTGGGAGATAATCCTGTTTGTTATTTGACTGGTAGGCCAATCAACTTAGAAGATGGACGATCCTATCATTTAGACCATATAGTTCCAATAAGTAAGGGAGGAGATAATTCTTTAGATAATTGTGGTATAACGTGTAAAGAAGCGAATCAATCTAAGCATAGTCTAACTAAAGACGAATTTATTCGTTTGTGTCAAGATGTTGTAAATAACCATGCTAAGAATAAGACTTCTACTCAATAATAAAACTATACGGCACTCTGGAGTCGAACCAGACTATGATCAATTTATAAGATTGACGGATGCTACCGGCTTACCTTGTGCCGCGTGTTGTGTAACTTTCGTATTGTATCCTATCGACCAACCACTGTCAAGACCTTGAGAATTAATCTATGTTGACTCCATAATCAGTGAGGAGCCTATGAAACTCTGTTCTAATTTTATCTAGAGCATCTCCAGAATCAGTAAAGTCATTGCTGTATTTCTGCCAAGACCTAAGCTGCTGAGAAAAATCCCACAACATTCTCTTAGCATCATTAGCTTGAATAACAGTATCAAATTCGTACTGTTCTTCTGGTAGATCAAACTTTAGAATTGCTTGTGGCATAATTATTCCTCACTACTTTCTAGATCTTTAATTTTTTGCTTATATTTTTCAATCTGTATAGCAGCTTCTCCGCAAGCATAACAAGCCTCAGAATGAAGATACTCTATAAGATCGTGAATTTTTTCCTTCAGATCTTTAATCTTCTTAAGTTTCTCGTTCATGATTAAGTTGATGCGGAACTATCCTTATTTGGGAGCCAAAATACCATTTCATTAGATTCATCATCCCAAGCACATTCTACACTTCCATTAGCTGCAAGTTTAGCAATTCCGATACCATAAAGCCAGTCTCTAATCTCATTGAAAATGTTATCAAAGATATCTTCATCAATGATATGACAATTATCCTCATCTAGACCAAGACTTTGAGACTTTACAAGACCCATTACCTGTTCAAGAGAGATAAAGTCATCAAGATTTTCTTCATATTTTTCAGAAAAAGATTCTGCCGCACCTTGACGAATAGCTGCGGCAAATCCATTCAGATCAATAATACTATATGTATTTTCCATTTGAAACTCCAATTAAATAAATTTCTTAAGACCTTGGCTGCTTTGTTCTATTTTACAGCGTTCCATTAGATTGTCAATAGTGTTTTGTAAACTATACTCACCTCTACTCAGCCACTTCCTATCCTCATAGAGAGCCGTTGTTATTTGAGGTAGGTAAAACTGAATGGCTCTTTCAAATTCTTCTGGAAAATAAGTTTTTAAAATACGCTCAATATGATAGAGACTATCTACTATTTTATCTCTATTATCAAGCAGATTATTAATCTGATCTTTTTGTTCTTGAGTAAGAGACATTACGCCTCCACCTTTTGTTTGAGTTTCATAAGCTTGTGCTTAATTTTCCAAACGTGAGTTTCTTTGTTCTGAATGTCTGGCCCCATATAGATATGACAGAAGCCTTGGTGCTTGTCAAGACCCCATGCTTTAATTCCATGCTGGTCAATCCCTTCAACAACAAAACGACCTCTATAGCCCATCGGAATGAAGTCAGCACCCCGTGCAAAATATGGGCCTCCTCCGACCCTAATGCGATCACCCTTGATCAGTTCCTTCCAGTTAAAATCACGAATAATCTTGGTATTCTTTGCTTCCTTACTCTTTGCTTTAAAGACGAACGGAGTATTGCATTTAGGACACATATAAGCTCGCGGGCCTGTGGTAGCTCCACATTTGTCGCAAGCCTTTTTACCTTTTCCAAGTCCAAGACCCATTTTAATCTCCTGTGTTGGTTGATGTTATGCTCTAAGTATACATCAGTTATCGGTACTGTCAAGGGGGAATCTTTAGTGGTTCTGAGAATTTTTCAAAAATCTACAGAATATCCACATAATTTATTTTAATGTGACCATCTTTAATGGTAATGTATGAACAAGGATGATCTGTCCAACATCCACTATTATAGTAATGAGTTGATCCAGACACATCAGTAGTAGCTAAATGAGTATGTCCGCAGATTATTGAATCACATTTTTTTAAGGAGCAATATATTTTAGCTCTTTCACAAACTTCTTGAGAACATCGTAAAAAGGTTTTACTACTACGTTTAGCAAGATTGGAGTAGTATAGTCCAGCATATATCTGTAGCCACCGATAAATATAGTCAGCTATTTTAGTTAGTCTAGGATATTTAGAAATAACATTATCGAATATATCTCCATGAAGAATTAGTACCTTTTCATCTCCACTAATAAAACTATACTCATTCATAAAATCCACACCAATTAAATGACTTACCATATCAGCAGGCCCATCATGATTGCCGCTAATCCAGATAACTTTAATAATATCGGATATTTTACGGATTTGAGATAGTATTTTCCAATGATCTTTTTTTAGTTTACGAAAATCCCAACTATCAAACAAATCGCCATTAATAATTAGAGTATCAGTATCAACCTCTCCAAGTTCAATCCTAGACAAAAAAGATGCTAATGTCTTAGCTTGACAAACATTACTCCCTAAATGAATATCACTAATAACTATAGCATCAAAAGTCATACCACATAACCTTGTTTAATTGCTTCATTATCACAAAGAGTCCTGACCCATGCCGGAATAGGTTGTCCATTTTCATCAAACTTTTTATATCGAACTTTCCCCTTTTGTCCAGTAACTTCACAAGTAATATAGCTTATGCTTTCTGCCATTTCTATTGATCCATTAATATAAGAATCTCCACCCCAACAATATGCTCTTAATCCACCAAATTTTTCTTTAATCTGACTCCAATAAAAGAATTCTAGTGGTTCATTGATTTTTTTCTTATATTCAAGATGGTTATGTACAATATAACAAAGTCTAGATAGAATCTCATACCAGCCATCATCACACTCTAAGTATTTGAGATTTTTAAACTGTTCTGGATATTGTTCAATTAACTTATCTGATAATTCAGGACTCATTGTAATCTACCTTATGAATAATGCGTGTTCCAAGATGAGCATTGCTTAGTTCTGCTTCGTCTTTCATGGATTCACTACAAATTCTTTCAAATTCTTTTCGACCAATCTTTCGACCATCCATAATAGTTTCATCAAGATATTTCTGAGTTAAAGATTCTGGATGATCAATCAATACAGTATCATAAGCGTGTTCAAGACTTTTAGCGTCAATAACATACTTGTGACGAAAAATTGAAATTGTACTAACTTCAAACAATGGCATAATAATATCTCCTAATAAAAAGTTATCTAGCTCGTCTATTAGCTCTATCTAAAATTCTAATTGTTTCCTTAGCATTGCTAGGAACCATAACCAAACTTGGTGCGGTCTTATGTCCCCAATCCATATATCCAACAGCCTTTTGTTCTGCTGAACATTCCTTACATACAATATTTCTATTAGTTTCTACAAGAAACTCATGCCTTTCAACACCAACACAATTTTTGCAATAAATACAATTCATGGCTACTCCAAAAAGAAATGTCTCGCAACCACTGATTTATACCATACCCATCGGCGTTGTCAACAGTTAGACTTGAAAAACTATTTGTGCTTCTTTTTCTTTTTGATGTTTCTGTCTAAATGATCTAAATATAGATTCTCGTGAAGTTGTTCATGTTTCTCTTTTTCTTTGCGTAATTTTTTATGTTTTTTATCTTCTATCAATTTAATTTTAATGGCTTTTGTACCAGAGTATACCATAAAGATAGGAATAAAAAGAAATAACAGTAGTATGGCATAAGAAAAATACCATAAAATTCTCACTAAGAACAAAAGGAATAATATGCAATAATAGGAAAAAGGAGCTTCTCTCTCAAAATACTCCATCCATTCTGGTTCAAACATAAGATGTCTCTACCATGTCAATCCTGATGGTTTTGGTTGGACAAACGAAATCTCCATTATCGTCGCTATAATAAATCTGGTTAAGTCCCACAGCATTTAAAAGTTTAGAACAATTAGAGCATGGTTTGCTTCCGAGTATTAATCCCTGTCTGTTAATTCGTAAGACACATACGCTCCAATTAGTATCAATGGAGTTATAGCGATCAAGTAGTTTAGAAATAAGATGAGATTCACTATGAACATAAGGATACTCCAAGTATTTGGGGATATTAAATCTTTTTCCTATTCTGAAAGCTTTTGTACTCATTTTAATAGGATTATTCTGTGCAAACTCAATCATTTTTGTGCCATCAAAAGCAGCAGCATAATGATAGCAACGAACCAAAGGATTCGGCTCCCAGTTTTCGTATGCCTTTTTAATAGTCTTATGAATAATTTTCATTGTATTTACTTAGATGCCAACATATATAGACCAACATTTGCTGCTGCATATCCAAGGTATGCTATAAACATACCATAATTATTGTGTAAATAACCTTGTTCTATGGCTATATAAAGATAAATTATGCCAGTAATAAGAATAAGGTTAGCTGACATTTTAGTTCTTTTCTATGGGAATATAGCGACTACCATCGGGAGCAGTTTGTTCCTGACCAATAGTAATTTTCTTATCTTCCTTTAGCAAGTTAATTATTGCTTGGGTATTAACATTGTGACTAATTGAAATTGCACCGATTTGAGCCATAATTATCTCCTTATATTTTAAGAAACACAGTTTAGTAAAGAATCATATTTTGCAAGAGCTAGATCTTTTGCTTTTAATTCTAGATCAATATCGAATTCAAGACCATAATTATCGAAAGTATTCTCAGGGTAGTCTGCGTGTGCCCTTGGATTATTACCTTCCCTACTTTCGCTATAGTGAAAAAGTGGTTTGGTTTGCCAAGTATCCCAACACATATTAATTGCTTCACATTCTGTAAGACCGTTAGGATGACATTTATGATGAAGGTAGTCGAAACAAATTGGAATACGAGTTATGGGATGAAAAATATCTACTAATTCTTTGACGCTCCAGCAGTTAAGTTTGTCATCATTCTCTATTGTTATACGATCCTGACAATTTTTGTCCAGTTTTTTGAAGTTGTTGTAGAATCTGTGAGCGATTTCTTCTCTGGTTCCGTTATTATTATGAATATGGAAATTCATTGGCGATCTACGATCTGCTGGAAGTCCAACTCTGTCAAAGAAACTACTGTAGAAGTTGAGTTCTGTGATTGTTTTTTCAACAACTTTTTCATTGAGACTTGATAAACTATTGAATTCACTAGGATGGCAAGAAACGCGAACATTAGTATCGGATATAGTTTGTGCAATATTATCAAACTCGTTTTGAATACTATCATAATTGGGCAAATCCTCAAGATTTACATCAGCCTCGTCATAGGTAATAAGGGGAAAAATATCGCTACTAACGCGATAAACATAGTTATTTTCTGCACAAAATTGAATTGTTTTATTTGTAACCATCAGATTATTCTGGATTCTATCTCCAAGAATTTCTAAAGCTTCTTCTCGCGGCAAAGAATTAAATCGTTTAAAGGTCATAGTCTGATGACCAAATCCCTGTTTTTTCAGCTTGAGGGATATGCAGCAAAGTCCAAGTTTATTCATAGTGTCTCCTGTGCTGAGATTATATCCTAGTATCGTCAAGTTGTCAAGCCAGACTTGAGAATTATTCGTATTCAACCAGCAATGCTTGTCGAATAGTATCGGTAAGATTATATCTATCCAAATAAAAAGATAGCTCAGGATTAAAAGTATTGGGCATATGCTCTAATACTCTTTCTGAGTAAATAGGATTCTTAGATCTTTTCCTAAGCTCTCTATTTATATGATAAGACCACAAATAAGCATTAGCTGCACGAATATATTTGTCGGTATCAAAATCTTCAATAGGACAATTTTTTACTAATTTAAGAACTCTTTTTTCGCAATCATGCTCAAGTTCTAAAATGTCGTGCAAACTTTGGTCTAGTTCTTGTTCACTAATCTTACAGTCTTTGATAAAAGGACTATAAACAAATACGGGATAATTAATCCAATCGAACAATACATCATATGTTAATTGGCTTTTATCCCATAATTTACGATCATATTTCCATTGAAGAAAATGACAGTATTCATGAATCAATATCTCAAATCCCATGTGATGCTTTAAGGCGACCACCAATTCTTTCTCACCTTCTTCTGCACCAAACCATCCACCAAATCCATCTATATTATCTTTATTGTGTAACATTACAGAGAATTCATGATCTAGTAATTCTCTTACAATTTTAATGGTTAAGTTAGATTTGGTTTCCATATTCAAACTGTTCTACTGAATGGATTTTAACTATCTGAAATTTAATACGATATTGATCCTTAAATTGAAAAATAGCATCATCTTCTGAATCAGCATCTATAACTTGATTAATTAAAAGATTTTGCTTAGAAGTGTCATGTAATTCATACACCTGCGCTGTAATATTATACATTTCCATTATTCCATCCTAATGCTTCTGATACTGTGGGAAATTGTTGTGAAAAAATTTCTTTAGCCTCATTAGCAATAATCATATGTTCTTTTTGAGTACCATGACCAGTTCTTAATTGAATCCAATGTATAAAACTGCGTACTGATCCGCTCATATAAAGTCTGGTTGGAGTAGATAACGGCAATACAAATCTAGCACATTCTTTAGCTATTCCATCAGCAACCATACCATCATAAATAGCTTTGGCTTTAGAAAAATGTTCACGAATTTGGCTATTCCATTTTACTTTAGTCTCGTCAGATATATCGTCAATACTATTCTGTCTGTTCTTATTGTCTTGCCTTCTCAATTCAAACATTGGAATATCTTCAGCCAACAATGTAGCATCGGCATATCTCTGGCTAAATTCTTGAAAGGTAAAACTTCTGTGTCGTAGAATTTGTGCGGCTAATCCTCTGGTGGTATTGATTTCGACTGTTAGGAAAGCTTGTTCAAATATGCTCCAATGTTGATTTTTAATACAATAAGCTAGTAGCTTTGCATAATCCTCACGGTCTTGTCCACTAGGATTTGATACTCTAGCACAATATGCCATCAGCTTTTCTGCATCAGGAGTTACACTAACTAATTTTACGCTCATGTTTGATCCTCTTTTTTATTAAACGAGTTAGTAATTTTATTCCATATTGGAGTAAAGAAATATACAGCTATAAAACTAACAATACCACTAATAGAAGAATTAATAATGCCAGAAAGAGTTAGTGCTGGCACTATTGGTATCATTTGTGTTTTAACTTCTTCTTTATTTTCCATAATCACTCACAGTGAATTTAATATCCTTTTTTTCTTCCTTAAACTTTGTTTGATGATCAACCCACTTATCTTCTGTCATGTGATTAAAAATAGCAGTGGCTACTTTACTAACACTTTTAGCTACTCCGCTGGCATCCGGCCCAGCATCTAATTTAGCCCAATAATAAAGACCATCCTCTTTGTCTTTAATTACTGTGTAGTTTTTTTCTTTTGCCCACTTTTTTATTTCTGAGATTTGCATTTACTTTGTTTCTTATTTGTTGTTCTTTGTGTATTTTTTTGATGATGTTATCTATGTCTGAAACTTGATCTATGTTCAGATCGTTGCCTTTTCTTAAGGCGTAATAACAGATATGTAATAATAAATCGTAGTCAGAATTTGTCATTAGCAACTCATATTACCAGACTTTGGTGGTTTGTCAACATTTTTTCTAGTGACTGGATCATAATTTTCCACAGGCTTATCGTAATGTTTCCATGCCTCTGTGTGTTTGAGTGCTATAATCTGTTTTTCTTGTTCTTTGAGTCTTTGTTTTTGGTATTCAATTAACTTATAGAGTTCTATAATATAGTCTAGAACGGGTTGTCCTTTATATTGGGTTAGTATATTATTAACTCTAGACAAATCCATTGGCTCATATTTGAGTGTCATATCATAATCGTCTGGATTCCAGTCTGGATCGTATTTTTGATCACTCATTTCTGCATAGCCTCCTCATGAGATATTCTTCTCTTATGTTCAAAGCCCATAGAGAATCCTTGCATATAAACAGTTTTAAGTAGACGAGAATTTTCTCCAACAAATTGTTTATTGTCTTTAGCCCAAAGGACAAAACTCTTTTCCTCATCACAAATATCAGACAGGTCTGGATAATATATATCATCAAACCACAAATAATGTTTTTGTAGCATAGTATCTAATGCTATAAATACTGGTGGTTTTGGATCGTAGCTATGGTCTATTGCTGATATAACAAGTTCATCCATAAATACATTAACGATCTTATCTCCTACCTTTAGTCCCATAGCCAAATCAAGACGCATTAGTAGTCTCCTTGCTAAACTGATCCATATATGAATTATAAGCATCTTCTAGATTTTCAATAAGCTTAAATTTCCAGATAGGGGCATTATTCCATTCTGTACTCTCGTCAATGCTTTCAATCAAACACTGCAATGCTTTTTCTGTTCCTATTGTTTCTAGTGCTTTCTTAATTTGGTCTTTATTAGTCATCCCATCCTCTTATATAAATAACTTCCTGCCCAATCACATTCATCAATAAGTTTTTTGTGGTCATCGAATAAATTGTATCTAACATCTTTATAAGGAGCTTTATAGCTTGCTGGCTTATAAATGTTTCCGTTAATTTTATCTACAAAAGCATGAATAGTTTCAACACCTTCCCAAGCTTGAGTAATCTTGTAGTATTTCTTGTTTTCTTTGAAAAAATAATAAACTGTTTGTTCATCTCCATAGGTTTGTTGTTTTGCTTTTGTCTCAAGAGCATCCAACCAAATATGTATATGGCTATGAAAATCTCCTTGGGTTTTATTAAAAATAGTAGTCATAAATAAATCCTAGTATAAAACCAAAAACAAAGAAAACAATCACAATTAAAACTAGCTCAATTACCCAAGTATAGTTCAACTTCATCGTGCCTCTCATTTTATCTTATCGGTCAGTCCTTGTCAATACTTCAAACAAAACCAATTTTTTGCTTAGTTGTTGAAAGAGTGCTTTCAATTTCATAGTCAGCAAAACTTTTACAATCATAACTTCGTCCATTCCACCAGCCAATTTCATAGCTGATTGAATTATTTCCACGAATATTAATACCTGTTACTTTGCCGAAAACATCTTCAGCCAACTTAACATCAGTACCAATAGCAAAAACTTCTGTCTTATCTTTCATTATGTTCTCCATTTTCTGTCCATAATTCTATGTCAAACTCTGGTGGTTTGTCTCTATTTAATAGCATTTTCCGTTCTTCTTGCAAACCTGCTATTTCTTTTCTTTGGGTTCTAATCTCATTTTTAAGAGATTCGATAGTATATTTTTGCTGCTCTACAGTTTTTTCTAGACTATTGATATAAGTATCTATATCAAAACGAGGATCTTTTTTCTCAAGTTGTTTCATTATTCGTCCAGTTATTTCCTAAATATGTCATAGTTTTACTTGCTTTTTTATAGTTGCCATAAAAACAGTCCAGCTCTGTTCCAGTTATCTCATTATATTTATCGGGTCGAATTTCAGAAAGACAATTCATAACTATTTGACCCAATCTGAGATTTGGATTGTTCATGCTAACACGATAAATCTCTCCAAAAAAATCATTGAATGTCATATTTTTGTGACTCACTGATGTCTCTTTTTAAGAAGAACAACAATATCTCCAGCAGTATTAGCAACACTATTTCCACCAAGATAATACTGCCCAGTAAGCTGAATCATTTCATTCAAAGTATTTTCAGCATTATAAAATTTTGCCCACTTTGGCTTATATTCAGCTTTCATATAATTTAAAACGCTATTATAGAAATCACAAATAGCACGATTAACTGATTCGTTCATTGTTTTTCCTTTTTAGTGACGATGCGGTGTTCGATTCTAGTTTAACGTACTCTTGTTACTTTGTCAAGCCCTCTTGGAAGATCGTTATAGATAGTGCCAGTCTTTTTTAAATAACGAGCCTAGAGAGCATCAACCTGTTCGCTCTGAGAATATTCTTTGATAGTCCATCCTAGTTGTAGTAAGTCTGACCGAATTTCATCTGTAATAAAACTCTCCCCGACATATCCATCATGGCTACTGCCTATTCCAGAACAATACCAATCAATGTAACTCTCTCCCACATTTCGTATATCTGCTAAAACTCCACCAGCATATCTCCAAGAACAACTCCATTCTTCATTATTCTTATAGAATAGGTTGTTGCACATAGCAGCATAAAGATTTTGGCTGTAAGATTCACTCTTAACACATTTGTCTGTAATATAATCCGATTTGATAAGATCGTGTTCTAAACTAACTGTTCTCATGACCACAACTCCTTACGGATTTTAATAAGTTCAATAAGCATTTTTGTATCTTCTTTTTCGTAGTCCGCTTCGATCTTTTCAAGCTTTTTAAATTCCAGTAGTTCTTTTTTAGATATCTTTCCACCCATCAAGTTGTCTTCTTTATTCTGATCCCAGTTTAATCCAGCAACAGTCATTGGTTCTGGTCGATTAGGACGATCTTTCCACCAGAGATAAAGTTCTTTGATCTTTTGAGCAGAAATAGCTTGGTGGGTTGGTTTTCCATACTTTGGGTCTTTTTTATCTACTCCCCAATCTTTGGTATATTTTAAAGAACAAGCCCATTTGAGATAAGCTAATCCTGCTTCAACTGATCGGCCATGCTTGAACTTATAGTTTTTAGTTCCCTTTTTAAGTGACCATTTTGCTAGGTGTGCATACTCAATCTCTACAAAATCCACAAGCTCATTAAACAAACCATGAAGAATTCTATAATCAAGCTCATAGTAATGTCCTGGTTTTAGTCCAGTTTTTAGATAGTGTGTTTTAGTTATCCAGCGATTTTTAATATAATACCTTATCTCTCCGTAAACATCAGCAGGAAACATGACCAATCCTTGTAGTTTAGACAGTCCATCCTCTGCCAACCAATATCTGATTGGTCTTTTCTTTCTTTGTTCTTCTTTCCATTCGTCCCATTTGCCCCACTCTAAAGCATAGGGTTTCTTTTCTCCACGAATAAAATCTGCGAATTTAGAACAATTCCAGTAATTCATTCTTGATCTTGGTCTGAAAAACATATTATTAATACCACTCTTTAAAGCTCGATATGTTTTAGTATAGTTAGAATTCTTCGTGCTAATGCAGCCCCACCAACAATTCTGCCGTCATTATAATCTTCACCGTATCCAGATGTAGACTCATGATCTTTTTGATCTTGAATCTTTCGATTACACAATTTCATAATTTCGAGAATATTGGCTTTTTCTATTTCATTCATATAAATAATCTATCTTGTAATAGTTTTCTAACGGTTTCTGTTACATTAATTCCATCAACAATAATATCGTTGCCTCCACCCTTGATAGGATTAGAAGGCATCATTTTAGCTACTCTGTTGTATAGCCAAAATATAACAAATTTTTCATCTTTAGTCATCTTATTTTTTCCCTATATTTCCACTAGTAACCAATGCTGTTAGCCAAAGTGTCGCTAGATATGTCCATAGATTTATTGAGATAGACAAATTAAATACTGTATTTAGTGACCATATAGTAATAAATGGAGACAAACACAAAAGGACTAGAAATAACACTACAATAAAAATACTTCCGAACAACCAAGAGTTACGATATTTCATTTATTAAATCCTTGTATTAAAGCGGCATTTCTCAGTCATTTACACAGAATCCCGCTAAGAGTCTACGGAAGTTGATTGTAGGGAATACCCGCGATCCCAAACCTTTCGGCATCAACATCTTAATTATACTACCTGACACTAGACTGTCAATAGTTCAGTTTCCAACTCATTTAAGCATTTGAAATCTGTACCACTTATATTCATATTCCAACTCTTATGATAATGACCAAATCGCCACTTCTTAGGTTGATGAATATTAAATAGCTCTTGCAAAGCCCATCCTGTTAGGTTCTCATATTTTCTTTGATTACGATCTAATATCTTTAAACTAACCTCGTCTGGACAATCGTGAGTTAAAACAATATCAGGCTTAATCTCTCTATAAAGCTCTCTAGCTTTCATAAACTGATCTATAGTAACCTGTTCTTGTTCCCACCAGTTTATTCCAATAGTTCGATCTTGACGATCAATAGAATAGGCTCCTCTATAATAGAAAAAATTCACACCATTCAAGCATGAGTAACCAAAATCCCCAAGGTAATGAGGAATATGAATAATCCTATCGTAATGGTCATGATTACCCCCTATTATTTTATGTTTTTCTTCGTCCACATTAAATACTGTGCCATAATCAAAGCCAAAATCGCCTAGCTGAATGGTATATGGGTGACGATCTTTTTCTCTGATAATTTCATGGTAGCGTTTATATTTACCATGACAGTCACCAATAAGTGTAATTGAATTATTCATATCCATTTAAAGGATCGTTTTCATAAGGATAACTAAACGGCCCCAAAACACTTTTTCTTTTTTCTTTCAGTAAACTAATTACATCATTAAAACACGACTCGCACAGATCAACCTCAAATCTTGATCCATCATTACTTGAACCATATCCCCAATAGGATTCTAGAGTGGCATAATCTGGCCCAACATCTGGATAGTTAGTGGTACTTTTCCCACAAATATCACATGAAACGTCGCTGAGAACTTTTCTTACTTCTTCTTTAAATGTTCTCATTTCCAACGTCGTGAAACGTCACGCCTTTTAGGTGGGCTGTAATAACTAACTGTTTTAGTAGTAACTGAATATGGTCTAAAAATTTTTGAAAATTTCTTTGATTTAAAGCCATTAGGAAGAACTATATCTTCACTTTTAATTAGATCAGGTATACCAATATATTTAGCACAATAATGAATAAAACCATTAATCATTGTTAATAATCTCCAGTATAGTCTCTGCTAGTGTTGATCTACCAATAATCCTACCATCCTCATAAGGATCATTGTAACTAGATTTTTGACTCCAAACTTGCATAATACCTAAACACATACGCCTAATTTCTTCCAGTTTTTCTTCTTTAGTCATTTTCTACCTCGACTGGAATATATGATACCTGTTTAATATTACAACGCCCAAGAGCAATTCTAACGCCTAACTTTTTGTTATAGTTCTCTTTCTTACTGCAAATAGCAAGTCCCTCATAATGATCACCAGATGGACTATCAATTACAATTTGAGTTGAACCACCTTTAGTGTCTGGATCAATAGGCCCATAACCATGATCACCGCTAGGCTTGCTGCCTACTTGCCATTTATAATAGCCGTTGTAAAGCCGATTATGAAGAACCCTAACCTTATATCCGCTATTACGAAGCTGTTGAACTGTCATGTTTTTCTCCAATAATTAGTGTAGACCACAAACTTCCACTGTGCGAGTGATAATAATAGTATTATACTCCTGTAAAAAACTATTTAGATCATCTTGTTTAATAACTAGTTCACAGTTATTCTGACCGATAAAATACTTGTCAAGCAAATTTTGAACTTTTTGTTGAACTGTTGGACTCATTAGATTTTCTCCAAGGTATGCCATAGTATACTACAGTATCGGCGTTTGTCAATAGCTTCTTTAGGCTTTTATGTATTGTCCTTATAAAGACCAATACTTACTCCAGAATCAGCACTTTGATAATACTCTCCCTTACGATATTCTGGAAAATCAACCTCATTAACTCCAAATCCAATCCTGAGATATTCATTAGCATAAATCTCTCCTTGAAAATAATCATCAAAGACCTTAACTTTCTCAATGGTAGAATTTCTAGCCACAATAAAAACCCATCTCATTTTTTTGACTCCAAAAAGTTATTGATAAAATCAGCAAAGCCTTTAAGTTCTTCTTCAGAAAAAATTAGTACCAATTTCTTCTTGTATAGAGAAATGCCTAGCTCATATTCAAATTTTCCTACTCTAGTATTGCCTAGTTCTAAGTTAGCATATTCTGTTTTATATATTTCGCTCACTCTTAATCTCCTAAATTATTCCCCAAAAGGTTCAAAATTCACAATATAAAGTTTACCGTTTTTAGCTCTGTACAATAGCTCTGGCTCATCTTTCATATACCATATGAAACTATTGGGTAGTAAGAAATTAAAATTTGAACTATTTTTAAAGTATTCTGGTGGCTTATCTGATCTTGCTAGTCTAACATCTACTTTTCTACCAAAACCACTAGACAAAATACTAAAACTTCCATCAAATCCAACTTCAATGGGTTTCATTATATTCTTCCTGAGTCATATAAGACCCATCTTTTTTTATGGAAGTAAATTGGCCCATTCCCATACATTTTTCACAAGCCGCCATATCTATTTTCGGGACTGCGGCAGCATATTCTTTAAGCAAAGTCTGATAGTGTTGATTTACAGCTTCACAATATTCATAACCATCTCCATAAGGAAGTTTAACACACTTTTCACACTTTTCAATCATGATATGATAATTTAAGTATAAAGCCAGTGAAGCATCCATCATGAGTTTATTAATGTCTGTTAGATATTCTCCAGATCCTTTACATTGATTGCAAGTTATCAGTGGTGGTTCTGATAGTTTTTGTATATTCTTTTTATGGATAGGATTAAGAACAAGGGTGCATAATGCTGCTGTAAGTATAACTAATCCACCAAACAGCATGATATTGTCAACGGCTAATTCTTTTTTTCTCATATTATTTCTTTTCTAGATTTTGTTTCAGTCCACAGGATAGTCCAGCAATAAATCCAGCCTCAAAATAGTATTGTTCATCAACATCTCCCTCATGATCTCCATCTTGCCAATGTTTTTTAGCTAAAGTTTTAGCTCTAGTATACTGTTCTCTCATTTTATTCAAAACTTCTTGATCAATCATGTTAAGCTCCGAATTGACATTTGGGACATCTTTTCCAGTTATTTCCACAAATTCTACAAACTGCTCTGTATAATATTTTCATCACCAAAATCCAATAGGTCAGGATTAATAAGATCAATCATATAGTCCCTCATCAAACCATCAAGACAGTCATCGTCTGTTGCTGTATCCCAAATATCTTTTATGATTCTATCAACCAGATTACTGACTGCCATAAAATCATTACGGTCAAGATTTTGTAATTCTGTTTTAAGATTAACTATCATTAAAACATCCTTTTGATTTCTAGTGGTTTGTTTTCGACAATCTCAATGATAGCATCAGCCGAGCCTATAATCTCTTCAAAAGAGTCTATAAAAATATTGTGTCTAGGACTTATAAGGCTAAGTTTCTTAGCATAAGTTTTGATAATATTGGCTAATTCTAACAAATCTTGTTTATCTTCATTGGTCATTAAAATAACTCCCCATATCCATTCCACCAATCATAAATTCGTATACAAGCCATATATCCTAATATACCAAACAATACAAGTCCAGCCATGATTTATTTTTCCAGTTTAGTCTTAATTTTTTCTAAAAGTTCATCATATTCCTCATTAACATCTGACCCAGTATTAGTCTCATGAATAAAGTTTTCGGTCAATACCTCATCAATAAGATCAATCAAAACCATCTTGTCTGTTTTTGTTAGATTAACTATCATTATTTATTCTCCTAAAATTCTTTTTCATTAACTTCCCTAAAATCAGAAACATGACGCATAACCTCTAAATGTCCATCATCAAGATCAACAAGAACACAATGGCCGGGAGCATTTTTAATTTCGGTCAAAAACACAAAAAACTTCTTCTTGTCCGATCCATAACCCAAAGGCCCGTAATATTCAGTCCTATCTTTTTCTGGAAGGTTATTCCAAAACTCTGGATTAAAATTTTTGGGTTCAAATACCACAACTGTCCCGTTTTCCATTATTTATTCTCCACAAAGACTTTACTGTCCAAATATCTGGTCAATTTAATAATATCTACATTAAGCTCAGTAACACTCAGGCTATTTTTCTCAAAACTTTCCAAAGCCTCAAATAAAATATTAATCTGTCTGGTTGTCAAATCCAAATTTAATCTAGTCATTGGTTATTCTCCACAGTTGTCCAATAAGTATAAACCCGATTAGCTTCTTGATTACTATTAAATGACCACAATATTCTAAATTGATGAAGACTAACTTCCCTCACAATATCTTTCCCATCAACACTTTCATTACCTTGAGGCTTGCCCAAAAGATCTGTCCAAGTTTTTTGAATTACCATTATTTATTCTCCAAAACTTCTTTCAAAAGGTTAACAGCAGTCTCAAGCCACAAATCATAATCAGCCATATTAAAATCACTCACAGTATTATCATAATCCACAATAAAGTTTCTGATATTACTTTGTAGTTTATCGCTCATGGGTTATCCTCCACAAATTGGTTAAGAAAATTGGCTAATCCCCGAATTTCATCCCTAGTTAACTTAAATTTCATCCATTCCCAACTGATCACATTATTAATAGTCAGATTATATAGTTCAGCCCATTTAGTACAAGGCCCGTCCTTTACTGTTCCATCTTCATTAAACAATATCTCATTAGGAATTTCTTGTTTCCAACATTCCATATCAAAATTGAAAACATCAGCCTTATAACTATCTTTGATTACAACGCTACTCATTATTCATCCTCATCTTCTTTATTGGTAATATCGGTCATTTGAGATTCAATATCTTGCAAAACTTTGATGAGTTTATTAACAGTCTTTTTGGTAGGCCACCACTTTAGACCCTTCTCATCATCTGCAATATAGAATTTCATATTCTCATGACCATTACCCATATTTTTAAATTCAACACTAAGGGACACATAATCATCCAAATCAATATTAGTCATTATTTTTCCTCATCCATTCTCTATTTTCACGAATATAACCAATAACATCACTAGCAGCATTATTGACACTATTATTCAATTCAAAATGAGAAGTTAGAATTTGCTTAATAGCATACTTTTCATCCATAGTCAATTCTTCAAAATCATCATCTGGCCCATACTCCATTGCAATATAATCAGCAACACAATTAAGATAATTATTGATTTCCATTTTCCTGCTCCAAAAAATTGTTGATTAAATTAGCCAGTTTCCCCAAGTCCTCTTTGTTAACCATCATATAATATCTTTCACTAGAATAGTTAGTTAGTCTAACCATATAACACTTGTTGCTTAAATGGGGATTATGAAGGATTTCCACAAAATCATCATGCAAATTAATATAGTCTGATCTCATTTATATTTTGTATCTTGAGTCTATTTCTGGTACAGCTAGTATACCTTATGATCGGCGTTTGTCAACATGAGCTTTAATTTTTATGAACTCGGCTAATAAAACTTGTTCTTTATGTAATCAAGATTTTCCTGCGACACTAGATTTTTTTTACAAACACGCCACAACAAAAACTGGATTAGGATCATATTGTAAAATATGCAGCAAAACATATAGAGCATCTTATTTTCAAAAAAACAGAGCAAAAGCTTTAAAAGATAGACATATTTATTATCGTAATAATTTAGAAAAAGTGCGCCAAAGTACCAAAGAGTGGTATAGGAAAAATCAAAAATCAGTACAAATTCGACAAACAATAACTCGTAAAAATAAACGAAAAATTAATATTCGATATAGATTAGAATGTAACTTGCGTGGTCGGCTAAGAAGTGCAATTAAACATAATGCTAAAAGTGATAGGACTTTGAATCTTATTGGTTGTTCTACAGAAGAATTGAAACTTCATTTGGAAAACCAATTTCAAAAAGGTATGAGTTGGGATAATTATGGAAAGTGGCATATTGACCATATTCGCCCATGCTCATCATTTGATCTTTCTGATTCTGCTCAACAAAAAGAATGTTTCCATTATTCTAATCTACAGCCATTATGGGCAATGGATAACTTCAAAAAATCAGATTCGTGGGATTATAACCCAAAAGAAACTTGATTCTTTGATTTATTTGCCATTTCTTTCCCATTTATCCTAATTGATACTCTGATTATACTTTTTTGTGGGTTGTATATCCCTTAGTCGATTGTGAATAATGGTCAAGTTTTTATGTTCTGGAGTCAATTTTTCATGCAAATGATCTCCCACAACACGCTTGAGAAGAGCGATTTCTTTATCGGTCAATAGTACGTTTTTATACATTTTTACACTACTTTTTATTACTTTTACCCATACCAGTACCATCAGTATACATCACAGCATCCTCTCTGTCAAGTATCGACAACTGGGCTTGACAACTTTAGGCCGATATGGTAGAATCCATACTGTGAGATTACCCAATTTTCACCACGGGCCAAGCTAATAAGTGAATATTAATTCAATTAGCCGATAAATAGATACTATTAGCTAAAAATCCAGTTAATCGGAGACATTTGGATTTTGCGTATATTCAATAACCGGGGTATTGGGGGCAGAATGAATAGTTGAAAATAAGAAATATCTAACGGAAATCATAGATACTATAGTAACTAGCCCCACAAAAACTAGTTCCTTAATGAAAGGGATATGAAAATCTTCATTTTTTGAAACCTCACTCATTTTCGTCAACTCCTAAAAAAGCCTCTAAATGTTTGGATAGTGCCCAGTAAGATATGATGCAGATAAGAATTATAAGGTGGCCGTATTTAATCAATGGTTCATTATCTAACATTAAAATACCTAAGAATTCCCCAGTGAAGAGCTACTAGTATGGGGATAGAGATGAGAAAGATGATTATTCTGGTTTGATCGTCATGAATAAATGTGGGGCAAATTGGCCGTCTACTTGTTGCTATCATTTGTGCTATCATGATCATCTCTCTTGGATAAGTATGACATAAAATATAAACCCCCAAGATAAATGATACTCTCTACTATAATTACCATACATAAAAATAGACCAACTTGACTAAAAATAACTTCCATGTTACTTTACTTCTCTTTGTGCCTCAGTGAGCCATTGATGATTAGATGTTTTCAAAAATCTTAGATACTTGGAAAATACTGATTCACTAACTTCCAGAAACATTAGTTCCGATTTACAAATCTTATTCAGGAATGATTTGCTCAGTTGTGGTTCTATAGTATGTAGCTGTGTGGGATCATATAATACTTTATTAGGCTGGGCCTTAACATAATAAGAATATCCTACCCGTCCCTTATCTGCAAAATTCTTTGACAACTTATTCTTTACTGCCTTGGCATATACCTTATCATTTTCAATAGATGTTCTGGGATTGTTATCCTCATCAAAAAAGTTGGCAAAATCTTTCTTGGTATACAGCCTAGTCTCATGGTTACTATGAGCTACTCTGAATTCATCAGTATCTACTTTCATTTTTTAATCCCCTAAAGTCCGCTGACTGTTTCCATAAATTCCAAATCCACAGGATTAGCTGGGACTATATAATGTATTATAACAAAAGAGATAGTTAATGTCAATTAGAAAATTCTAGTTTAAGAATACTACTGTCATCATTCTGGGATACTGTCTTAATACTTATTACAATGAAAGAGTCTGAAAGATTTCCACCAGCCCCCTGAAATTTATTGACTAACTCTTGTGCTTTCTGACATATATACTCACACCGCATATTGTTTTGAATTTTAAGTGGAACCATAAACCCGCTGACTGTATCCATAAAATCGACTCCAGAATATTAGCTGAAACAATCTTATTCTATTAAAAGCAAGAGAAGAGACTCGAACTCTCAACATTCAGGTTGGAAACCTAACGCTCTACCATTGAGCTACTCTTGCTAAAGTATCTAGATTATCCATAAAAAATTTACAGTACATATCAATACTGTAGCTTATACTATGGGTATCTATTACCATATTACCTCCACGATCTTACTCTATACCACATTCCATTTTGACCTTGTGCTGACGCATCTCCTGTTAGTCTCATGTTACCACTTGGAACACAAGTGTTACAATTGGGACTAGAACCATAGCCTACTCCTTCAAAACTCCCAATAACTCCCCACACATGACCAGAGATATTATTAGCTGCCATATAATTTGCTTCGGCTTGACAACGATCCTGATCACTACTTGAAATATAGTTACTAGTATAACTTTGTACCACTGTTTTTGGCTGACTATAATAATACCTTGGGCCTGCGGCCGATGCGGTAAAAGTAGTCACAAAAACTAATGCAATTGCAATCATAAAATTTTTCATAAGTTCCTCCGTGAATAAAGTAAAAGTTATTTAAGAAAAGACCCCCGAAGTGTGCATTGTTAAGAGGCATCGGGGGATTATCTTTCCTTTGATCTATAATCGGACAAGTCATTCATGACCCTTCTGATTATCAACCATGAATATTAACGAACAACGCTGCGAACGCGGGCCACAGTCCTGCGACCAACATTACGAGTAGCCTCAACAGTTCGGCGTGTTACCTCTACTGGGATTGAAACTACTTCCCTAGTAACATTGACAACTCTACTTCGTAGAGTACAATTACCAGTAGAACACTCGCCAGCATAGGTTGACGAACCAAGAACCATAAGAGCGAATACGAATACAAACTTCATCATAAACTTTTCTCCTGTTAAAGTATGTCGCGTCCATGCGACTGTCGTTTAGAGTATAATAGGCTAATCCATGATTCAGACAAGTTGGTACTTCTTACTGACCCACCAATCTCGCTGACTACTACCAATAAAACCAAATCCGGCGGATTAGCTGGGACTAATTCCACCGGACTTAGTAAATGGTATTTATTATCTATTTAATAGTTGGAGGAGAACAGTAACACTAATAGTGTCACTAGTGTTCCAATAAACTAATGTATAATTCATAGATCACCTCATGGTTTAAAAGTTAAAAACACTTTTGCCCATGATTCCATTAGCCCCGCATTTGTCTCACCATATGCTTGACTATTGGATCCGTTGACTCTTGTATTATACCATAGAGTATTTTGAGACTCAACCTTTGGTTCTTAATCATTTTTTAAAGGGTCATCTAAACTCGCTGACTATCACCACGACCGCCAATCCTAAATGATTAGCAGAAACAAACTAATTAAGTTTGTATTTCTTTTTGTTAGGGTCAGTTTGCTCTGCTTCGTTACCCATAAGAATATCTAGAGTATCATCATCATTAAGTCTAGCAAAATAGGACTTACTAATTCGCTGACTATCCAGATCATTAATTACTTCGTGAGTATAAACATTAATCCGATATTTATTATCATAAACATTAATAGCCTTGCACATTTTATATCGCTTTGGCTTTTCGATTTGTTTGAAAAGAATTTCACAAACATCAATCAATCCTTCGTGCTTTGCAGTCTTTGCCATAATTTACTCCTGAAAAAAGTTATATTGACTCACATCATCATTAATAACCAGATCGTCGTCATGTTCCAAATGAATCGGATCCTTAGGCTTAATTGTTTTCTTTACATACACTGCTTCACTATCCTTATTGTATATCATATCCAGAATTAAGCAGGTTGCTCCAAGAACAAAAAATAAGCCAATTCCAGAAAGAATCATTATTCCATTGTTCATAAAAAGTTTTTTCGCTTGACAGGGAAACTGATTTAGGATATGTATTATGCAGAGGGTGAAAGAAATAATATAGGGTAACTACAGATAAGACTCTAAGTAATAGAAACTAAGAATCTTAGTAACTAGATACATAACACCTTCCAGAATGACCACATTCGATTGAGAATTTAGTCTCATAATACGGTGAAGAATATTCAATCTGGAGTGATTTTTATATACCATTCAACTACTTACTTCATAATTCCACTAACAAAGCCGAGCAATAGACAAATACAAAAGGCTCCGTAGAGCATAGAAGTCTCCAAGAAAAGGGAAATTGACCACAGCCACCACCACCTTAGTATACCATATCGTCACGTTCGACGCAAATCCTTGAGAGCAAACAACTTACAAGAAAAACTGGACTCTCACCACCAGTTATTATCCCTTTACAACCTGCTTAAGTTTTTTAGTAATATTGTCGAAAGTTTTATGAACCGCCCCGGTAACAGTATAATCTTTCATATAGGCCTGGACTGCATCTATTAGCTTCCAAGCTTCTTGTTTTGTAATATCAATTTCCATTAGTTCTCCACATAAGAGTTGTCAAAACTTTGAAATAGACCAGAAACATCTTCTTCAGAGTAAGGCCAGACAGAAGGAAGTCCAAAAGCTTTTCTATTTTTAATAGTTTCGCTCATATGTTCCAGAGCATCCAAGATTATTTCCATATCATGTTTTTCGATATAATAATTCATATTAGTTCTCCAGAATATCAGGGTAGTAGTCTTTAATTTGATTTTCTAACATTTCATTGGTCAATCCTTCTTTATTATCCCTCAACATATCATAAGCAAAAGTCCACAGAGTATCAAAGTCCATGTCATCCAAAAGTCTGCGACAATAGATGTTAGTAATATCCTGTCGATTTTCATCGGTCACGATAATCTTTTCTTTCTGCATCACAAGGGGCCTCCATATTTGACGGACTACTACAAACAACTACTAATAAAATCATGTTTATCTATTGAGAATAATTCTCAACTTATATCCATGCTATTACATCGTTGTTACATCCTTAGTATACCATACGCCTAAAAGTGACGCAAGTGCTTGAAACATAAGGTTTTAGGATCATCTTGCTTTGTTACTATTTTGATATTCTGGCTGACTGTCCTTATGACCCGCAAATCCGGGGGATTAGGCGAGACAAATGAATATAATCCTATCTTTACATTCATGATTATTATTTTATCCTAAGTCTTTGCCAGATAACCACTTACGTCCCTATCCATTATATCGTCATTCCAACACCCTTGGAATAGGGCATTTACCAGATTCTTTGACAATTTTGCCGTAAGTCCTTGATATCATTGAACTTAGGACAAGATTTCGCCGCCCCGCCAGCCCTAAGTCCTTATGCCACAAGGGTTTGTGTCAAGTGGTCTTATAGACAAAAAAGAACCGCCACCCATTGCTGAGTGGCGGCTCCAGTGTCAACCCCTATTGCGAGGGATTAGAGTGCCTGAGCGAACTCCATAGCCCTCTCCAACGCTTTCGTATTGTCGTTGGCGTTGAGTCCGAACCACAAACTGTCGAGCCGATTATCTTCGGTGCGACCCTTGTTGTAATTCAGATACTCGTTGTAGCCGTTGTACGCGGCCCACCACGTTCCACGCACACCCGTAGCACTCTGCTTCGGGCCTTCGACCAGAGCAAGAATCTCGTCCATGATATTTCTGGTACGAGTTTTGATCTGATCATCCGGTGTACCGTCAATGTCGAGCATCACCTTGACATACCGGCGAATGTCGGCCTGATTGAAGTTCTTCGACGCGAGGAACTTGAACTGCTCCGCAGTCGCCTCAAACTCCATGTTGATATTGTCCATAATATCTCGCACGTTTTCCAGATTGGTCTTGCTGGAACGTGTGTGACGAATACGAATCAATTTGGAACCACTGCTCTTGCTATGAGCCATTGCCATAGTGTTAGCACACACAACGCGGATCGGCGTATAGCCAACCCGGATAGCGGTCGTGCCGTCGTGCGAGTTGCTGAGAAGAATAAACTTCCCAATCTCGTCACCCTTCACGATCTCGCTATTGTCTCGGTTCAGTTGGGCCAGAACCCAAACTTTCTGACCGCTGTGGAGCGAACCGGCAGTATGCAATGCACACTCGCCAGCATCCAGAAACGGCTGGAACCAATCGAACGCTTCGCTGTTTTGCAGCGGAGTGTATCGCGGGCCGACAACGCCCAAAATACTATCGTCGGTTTTGCGATAGGTTGCACGGGCCGGAACTGGCTGGCCGTCAACCGTCACCAAGTCCTTCAAGCCAACTTCCCAATCCAGACCGGCAGCGGTCATCGCTTCCGAAACCGTGGGAGCCTCGTCAAGCTGGTTCCCAAGGCCGTGCCACGGGGTCGCACCAACAAACATCATCTGTTCAACTGCATGAGCCATAATCATCCCTTTCGTGTTGCTGTTCAATCGTTCTTCGTTCACTGATTCTACACTATATTATCGGCAGTGTCAAGCGAAAACTTTGGAAAAATTCTGTATGTCGCAAGTTGTTGGCAGATAAGGACTTACGGCGACCGGGGCCGCCCGGCTTAGTCCTAAGTCTTTGGCTGGTAAGGGTTTAGAAGAAATGTCCCGAACTGCTTCTCAAAAAGTTTAGAATTGGAAGCATTGTAGGAGCACTCCTCACCCATGTAGAAATATGCGCCAATACATTTTGCTCGCGGAACATCATCATGAATATAGTTCATAATGCGTTTAACGGTACTACCAGAACAAATTAAATCATCAACAATAACATAATTAGACGGAGTAACGCCTTCGATAAAAAATTCGCTATACCGTCGCTCTCCCTTGCGAATAACAATAATGTTCTTATTGAGAATCTCTGCAATCTGTGGCACTACCATCAAACCACTTACGCCACAACAAGCAATACTATCAAAATCTTTCTCAATCTTACGCAGAGAACAGATAGCCTTTATAATCACACTATTCCTATATTTGTGATTTAATACTCGGCTAGTATGGGCAGCACCTTGGATAATCTTACCGTCCGGGGTACGTCGGAAGTCATCTAGTTCTTCCTGAAAAGCATTCATAAAGTGTGTGGTCGGATTTGAACCGACAATCCCGATAAGAAAGAAAGGAATAAAGAATAGGGTCTAGTCCCACCTAGAAGCACACACAGAGATTATTCGTTTTCGTCTTCAATACTTGGATAATAATTCCTACCATAAGACGGAACCTCATCATCGTCTTCCTCGGCATCTTGCATCCAAGGTTCTTCATCCAGACCAAGATCCTCGGTATTTTCTACCAATTCGTCATAGTCATAGTTGTAGCCGTCATAGTAATCTTCATATCGCATAGTCTGCTCCCTTTCTTTATCTCTATTCTACACCAACAATCAACAACTGTCAAGTGCGCCCCCCGGGACTCGAACCCGGAACTTACGGTTTAAAAGACCGCTACTCTGACCAATTGAGTTAGAGGCGCATCGTTCTATTCTACCTCATGAGAGCTATAGCTGTCAATATCCTGCCCTGTGATTTCATCCAGCTTACGAAAAATATCGATCCATTCATATTCATCGTGCATTTCCAACTGAATATCTGCAAGAGTTCGACCATCCTCGGTCAGAATATCGTATACCTTTACGCTTTTCATCTTAGGTTCCTTTCGTGTTCCAACAGTCTACCATACCAATATCGTCCTGTCAACACCCAAAACTTTAGAATTCTCGCTGACTATCGCCAAGACCACCAAATCCGTAGGATTAGCAGAAACAAATGACCCCACGGAGAATCGAACTCCGATCTACAGCGTGAAAGGCTGTCGTCCTAGCCGTTAGACTATGGGGCCACACTCGCAACTCAACGTCAGCCTCCGATTAGCAATCATATCTCTATTATCGGTAGTTGTCAAGCACAAACTTTAGAAAATTCTAAGTCGTTATGCAGCAAGCACTTACGTCGAAGTCGGCCCGCCAAATTTGTTCTAAGTCTTTATGTACCAACAACTTAGTGGTAGATGAGAGATTCGAACTCCCGAAGGCGATAGCCAGCAGATTTACAGTCTGCCCTCGTTGTCCACTTGAGTAATCTACCTAAGCGGCTGGAACAGGATTCGAACCTGTGGAGGATTTCTCCTCGTCGGTTTAGTAAACCGGTGCATTAGACCGCTCTGCCATCCAGCCAAAACTGCCCCGGTAGGATTCGAACCTACAACCTCAGTGTTAACAGCACTTTGCACAACCGTTGTGCTACAGGGCATCAAACTAATTCCGGGACTAGGATTCGAACCCAGACAAAGAGAACCAAAATCTCTGGTGCTACCGTTACACTATCCCGGAGAGCCGCTCATCCGAATCGAACGGATAACCTACGCTTTACAAAAGCGTTGCTCTGCCAATTGAGCTACAGCGGCAATCAAAGTATTATAGTCAATAGTCCCCATTCTCGCAAGCCCTGCGATTTTCAGCGGATCGGGTTCGTGTTCGCTTGGGGCGATTGTCCATAACGGTATGCCGGTGTTCCTTGTGACCCGTAGGAACCTGCCACTGCGGTCGCACCTTGAGCTTGATATGGTTGCGCTTGGGTCGCATATCGTCGTTGTTGTGGAGCGTAATCATGCCATTGTCCATTTTCGTGTAGGTAAAAAACTTTGTCAACATTAGGGTCGTAAGCCATCAGACAGTATTGTACCGGATAAACCACCTTTGTCAAGGCCGGTTTCTGTGGAATAGGAGGAAACTTTATATCCCCCTTTTGATAGTCCTTGAGTCCCGTATATGCCAGTCCAAGCAGGGTAATCAACACTCCAACCCACTGAATCATCTGTCCATTCCTTTTGGTTTCTTGCTTCGTTTCCATACTATATTATCGACCAACCCAGTAGGGAAACTTTAGAAGATTTTTGAATTTGCTCTAAAGTGTTGTGGTCTAAGGACTTATGTCAAAGCTGGGCGGCCCCGCTCGCCCTAAGTGCTGTCGCAGTAAGGGTTTGCGGCTAGTCTTACTCTAAAGTCCATCCGGCATCTTTTAGAATGTGGCTAGTATGTAATACACAAGTCAATCCATCGGCAGTAACGTAGTCTTTATATCCACGTTCATCTATATAGAAATGCTCATCTAGTGTATCATTTTCATTTGTTTCCCATATGGCATCCATCGCAGCATCCCTTGGACATTTGTTGCAGGAATAAATGAGTTCTAGTGTCCCACATTTGATATAATACTTTGCCACGATTATCCTCTGTCTCTAAATTGTTTGCAGTGAACACAATTACACACCCCGTAGCTATCGACATCGCTATCAGAAAGATTATACCCAACATCAGCATCGTAATCAAACTTCCCATAAATATCTTCATCCCAATCACCAAAGCTCTCAATCCCAAGATCGATAGCAACCGCAACCCATGATCCTTTGCGTCGAACATAACCAAAATTACCCTTATGGGCATCGTTATATCCTAGTCCATGTTCGCCCAAATCATAAACTACTTCAGAAATAGCAGTACCATTCTTACATTCAGTCTCAAAACATTCACCATCACAATTCTCATCATAACACGCTGGCATAGTACGAGCTACTTCGGTCAAATAACCATAAGCGGTCAATTCACCATCATGTCTACGAATCATACCAACATCCCCATATACCATAGGGGCTAAATCAAACTGTGCCAAATGAGACTGAACCCGATGGGCAAACTCTGCTTCTTGCTTATTCTCAAACTCTTTGAAGCCCACACGCTTCCGGCCAATCTTTTTGTCTTTGATAATATAGAAAGCATTCTTACTTCCCTCATCATCATACAATCCAACGTAGCTCATGTCTCTCCCTTTCCAAATTGGTGATACTCCACCATTCTACAGTATCTTATCGACAAATGCAATAGCAAAACTTGAATAATCTCTAAAACCTTACGCTTCAAGGACTTACGACCAATCCGCCCGCCCGCCCTTGCCGTAAGTGCTTTACGGTCAAGGACTTAGGTTTAGTGTGCAGGAAACAACACATTAGCTAAACCACGAACACACAAGTCACATGATATACTATCTTTAGTGCCGGTACAAGTGATTTCCGAACGACCGCGACGGATTTCGGGACACACTACAAACTTTGTGGCATTGAGAACCACCAGCTTCGGCAGTGCTTGTCGCCATGCTTCTGCCTTTGCTTTGCTCTTAGGACGCTTCGGAGCAATCTTCATGTCGCTGTCACACCATGCGAACAGCTTGAAACCCTGCGATAGTGCTTCGCCCATATCGTTATCATCATGCACACTAGCGTACACATTCATATACTTTTCCAGACTCACAAGCCGGGAATCGTAGATATGAGTATAAAACCACATATCGGGCAGCGTATCACCATCGGCAAGAATACTCTCACAAGCCCACGTTACATTCGCAACATAGTCTAGGTCAAGTTCGCCATTGAGAAACCAGTCGCCACGTTCATGCCAGCGGATAGACTTCTCACGACGCTTTGCGTCCAGAATCATGGCACGGATTTTATTCTTCTCGGTCACGACATTAGCAAAACCAGCAGTGCGAGCATTTTTATACTGGTTTTCAGTAGCTTCAGCATAGCAGCCATTACCGAGATAGTCGCAGTCTGGCGGGCAAGTATCACCCACTGGACGCGAAACCACAATGCAACCCTTACCCAACTTATCGTTACCGTCAGCAGTTTTCATGTTCTTCTCCTGTGTCTACCGATTCTACACTATAGTATCGGCAACGTCAAGCAGAAAACTTGAAAAAAATATTGTTGACGCAAGTTCTTGTGGCATAAGGACTTACGACGCGGTCGGCCCGCCGGATTTGCCGTAAGTGCTTATGCAGTAAGACTTTACGATAAACGAGAGCGACGGGACTCGAACCCGCAACCTCTAGCGTGACAAGCTAGCGATCTAACCAGTTGATCTACGCCCCCAACAATAGCCCCGGCAGGAATCGAACCTGCATCTAGAGATTAGAAGTCACTTATTCTATCCATTGAACTACGAGGCCATGTAATCATTATACCATACCCACTCAACGCCGCAAGCCCACATGGCGTCCCATGTAGGCATTACGGTTTGATGGCGTTATCGTCTTACCATCCTCATTGTAATATTCGCTAGAGGTCGATAACTTCGACGGAACCACCCGACTTATCTGGTTGGTTAGACCCTCTAAGTTGCACCTTTTGGTCTTGCAACTAACCATCATTACGCGGGTTTGACCCCGCCGCACTATGCCTAAAATCTATTTATACTGGCATAGTCCAGTTGTGTTAGCTCAGGCAACCGCTTCGGTAGTTTCCTTCTCTACCTTGCCATCATGGGCATCACCTGCCTGCTCGGCAGTAACGCCCGTAACTCTTGCTCGCCACACTTTATAACCCTGCTCGCTAAAAGCCTTGACCTCGCCAGCCTTGACATTCGCATGAACGTCACCGGGCAGACTATCGCTCAGGCAATCACGAATTGAATCCACGACCGAATCACGATCAAGCTCGTCAGCCACAACGTCAACCACAAAACTAAACTTCTTCATCTTATCTTCTCCAAAAGTGTTACATTGTCCAATCATGCTAGTACCAGTATACGCTACTGTTACCCACTTGTCAAGTCCGTCGTGATGGTTTCTGTTGTTGGCATCATCGCGGAGTCTTGTCTCGTGATACTCTCATTCTACAGTATAGTATCGTCATTGTCAAGCAGGAACTTGAGCATCCCTCAAAGATTTTTGATTTTGTCCTAAGTCGTTTGCTGACAAGGACTTACGTCAAATTCGGCCGCCCAGCCTCGCCCTAAGTTCTTTAGGGACAAGGCTTTAGGTCATGAGAGATAACCCTCACAACCCAAACCCACCAGATCACGCAGCAAAGCCTCTGCCGCTTCTGGTGTTTTCAGAGTGATGCTCTGTTTGGCTCCGGGCTTGGCAGGAACGAACTTGTCGTAATGCCAGCCGCCAACCAGATAGTCACTCCAATCCTTTGCCTCTTTCAGACCCCATCCGGTGTGCAAGCGGATAGCTTTGATGCAAGGAATACGGTTGTCCGTATCCATTCCACTAGTGATCGTTACCACACGACGCTGGTTCACACCCAGTGCCACTTCCAACGCACAAACAATCTTCTCGAACATATCCAGACTGCAACCGTTTGCAATCATGTTCAACGACTCACGAACGCTCATTTCGATCTTGATCATTCTCTTTCCTCCAAAGGTGTTGTTCTGCTTAGTATATCTTCTTATCGGCCAATGTCAACCAGACGATCTTTCCTCAAGCACATGAACCTGTCTGCCGTCAGTTACAAGAGTATCAAACTCATAATCGTCCCACTCAAATTCTCCAGAGTCCGATTCTCTACGCCATCTAATGTCTTTAATTGGATTGTAATATAGTTTTTCAAGACCATCAATAGGTAAATCCTTGCGAAGCATCACTTCCTCGCACTGTATCCATCCACTAACATTCTTTTTCTGTTTCTTATTGACCCATTTCGCCCTAGCTACCTTATTAATCAGCTTGCAACCACGCATCTCTAACTGGTATTCGGCCGGATCGACATAGTATTGGTCAACCCTTTTCCTGCCCTGCATAATATTTACTTGCCACTTACGATAGTTCTTCCCATTGAGCAGATGGAATCGTACTTCGGCGTGTAGCTCTACCTGTTTCATTTTCCTCTCCCGATAACAATACAGTTGACCGGCTGATCTCCGACCATATCTCTATAATAGTGTGCGTGTCGCCCATTATACCAATAGAGCTTGTTTTGTCCATCCCAGTTGTCGTTTTCAACAAGTGTGCTAGTTGACACATCGGGATTGTCGTAGCCGTCCTCATAGCCCGGAATTACCACCATGCTATCCTGTGGCACAATCTTCAGTTGTTCGATCAGTTCAGCAACGGTCATCATTTTCCCTTTCGTGTTACCACTATCTTACACTACTATTATCGACAAGTCAAGAGAAAATCTTGAAAAAATATGGTTAATCGTAAAGTCTTTAGTATCAAGGACTTACGGCGAACGCGGCCCCGCTGCCTTGCTCTAAGTGCTTTAGAGGCAAGGACTTGCGTCAAACTACCAGATCGGCCGCATTCTTCACAACGGCTTTTTCTCTGGCAGACCCGACATTTTTGATAACGATCTCTTTGGTTCCCTTGAACTCCACCGTGCCGTTAGAGTGCATTACCAGATAAGCCTCTCTACCGTTCTTCCCCTTGAAAAAGTAGAGAAGTTCACCCTCATCTTCAAAGTCACTTCGTGTCCACTGTCCGCTCATTTCCTCTTCTCCTCTACAACTTGATAGAAACGCCCGTTGACGCTAATCGTACCACCAAACACGTCCCAGGTCAACTCCTCTTTTAAGGCCCGCTTGTGCATAGCCAGAACAGCCTTACGATCCTGCTTCATCTGTTCCGCTGTCGCATCTGTCGAAATGATTCTCATGACTCGATTTTCTCCAGTTCGCTAAGGTAGGCATCCTTCTCGGTTCCATCGTCGTATTCGACCCATGCCCAACGAAAGGGTCGATCTTCTGGCATACTCAACGCAACGACCGTCCCTTCGTGTCCAATCAACCCATGCATTTCCCCAAACGGCTTCCAACGAATGCGATCACCAACGCTAATCTTGCTCATCTCAGGTTTACTCCGTAATTGACGCACTTGAAACGACTGTCCACTTGATCAGGCATAATGCAAGGCTCAACGATCACTGCCCTGCCATTCTTTTCGTACACGTTGCGAGATTCATCCCTCGCCCATGTGCCAACACGACCAACGCCAAAAAGATCCATCACCATGTCGTCTGCATAGCTGGCAGCTTCGTTGAAGTCGCTGAAAGCCTTAACGTGCTTGACACGGTTATACTGAACCATCAACACCAGATACATAGACATAAGCCTTTTCCTTTCTGTGCTTTCTACTATACGCTACGAGCGTTGTCAAGTGTCTCAATCGTGACCGTCGTGCCATTGGGATGTTCGTAGACGGTGCGGTAATCACCGTTCTCCCAATCGGGCAGATCGTTAGACACTCCAGCGACATCCATCACCACGTTGTCAGCATGGATAACAGCCGAATCCCATTGGTCAAAGGACTTTGCGTGACGAACACGGTTATTGCTAATCATCAAAACCAGATACATAATCAACCTCCTCTTGTGAGCCTTTAGTCTACCATCTATTATCGGCGTGGTCAAGGGGAAATCTTGAAAAAATCTTTTTAGATACAAAGTCTTTAGCAGCAAGGACTTATGACGAGCGGGGCGGCGCCACCTTGTCGTAAGTGCTTTACGGACAAGGCTTTAGGTTACTCTCGGTTCGTGTTGCTGAAATTGTTGACGATCACTTTCTCGTCGGGCGTTCCAATGTTCTCCACCAGAATGCTGTGCTTGGTTCCCACGAACTCCAGTATACCATCCCTGTAGATCGTGTAAGAGCCAATTGCCACAGTCATTTCCTTGTTCCAGAAAACGCCACTATGCTTGATCAACTTGCTCACTTGACTTTCTCCGGTTTGTGGGTGTAAACGGCCTCATGCTCATCACCGATTCTTTCAATCACAACGTCGCCAGACTTCTTGCTGCTGAACTCTACCAGACCGTCGGCATACAGAGCAATGTCTGCCACTTCGACTCCATTCACCAGCCACTTGAAAATTCGCTCGTTCTCACTGACCCTACTCTTGACTTCAATCATTTCCACATCGCTCATTTCTTTTCTCCACTTGTGAGCCTCTAGTCTACTATCTATTATCGGCGTTGTCAAGGGAAGATCTTTAAAAATTATTTCTAGCCGTAAATGCTTTAGAGGCAAGGACTTACGGCAAATTTGGCCGGGCGCCCTTGAGCTAAGTCTTTTAGCAGCAAGGACTTGTGTCAACCACTAGGATAATCGGGTGGAACTATTCGGCTAGGCTTTTGTGGTTTGTCTTGTCCATTATCTGGCATCCACCACGGAGCATCCATGCGGTCAACCACGCCGTATGATTCACCACAAAGAATAATGTGATGACTCACAGGATCATTTGGATCATAGCGGTACTGTCCGCTCCACACGCCAATGTGTTGTCCATAATAGTAGATGTCCTGACCATCTACTGGCTGCTCTTTGAAGAAACTAATCCACTGATTTTCAATGGCAGTCATAAATGTCTCCTTCAATTTCATCGATATTAAGAGTTGCTCCCTTACCATAATCCCCATCGTTCACTCTGGCAGTTCGACCCTCAATAAACTCCTGAGCGTCTGAGTAGTTTTCAAACTTGTATGGTGGTTCAACCCCATATGTAGGCCAACCACTCAATCCAATTTTTTCACCATCGTCAGGCCCACCGCAAATAACAACAACAAACATTTTATACCCTCAGTGCGATCTTTTCCCACTCTTCGATCAAGTCTTTAGCAGTTATACCATACTCTTCTGCTAAAGTCAACGCCTCATCACGATTAGGCTTGGACATTACCATCATGACACTTTTCAAAACTTTCAAAACCTTGATGGTCGCTTCGTCCTTATTCATAGAAAGCCTGTCTTTCCTCTAGAACATTTGCTATTGAGATTCTAACTTCAACCCATTCGTCTAGGCTGGTAAAATCTTCAAGGTTTTCGGCCAACTCACTATCCGTATAGCATTCCACTATGTATTGACCCCAACTCTCATAGTTATCATGGGCCAGCTTCTTTGCTTTAGATATCAGTTCTGGTGTGACTTTCAACATCATTCTTCCTTTGCTAGATAGTATTCTGGCAGGATTGTTCCAGTTTTTGGGCAAACAACCAGTTTTGGCATTTGGATACCATGAAACATAATTTCATCCACAGCTTCATGCCAACCAATATGTACCTGCTGATTACACTTGATTGGATACTCTACCATCAAATCCTTGAAGTCTGGACAAACATCTTCATCCCAGTAGGCGAAGATACCCTTTCAGTTTTTCGTCGTTCATGTTTTCATTTTCTCCAACAGCTTTTGAACCTTGGCGAGCTTGTTCTTGTCTTGCTGCACTATCAATTGCAGCGTAAGACTCGTTTCAAAGTCGCTCATAAAAGACAACGACGCTATCGACTCCCTGAGACTATGGACTTGATTTTCCAGAGCCTCCACCATCAACTCATTCTCATCTGCATTCAACATGATACTCTCCTCTTGTGTCAAATCATTCTACACTACTACTATCGACCTGTCAATAGGGTTTTCTTTAGAGAATTCTTTTTGACGTAAAGTGTTGTGGCATAAGGAGTTAGGGCGAATCCGGCGGGCCGCGTTCGACGTAAGTCTTTACCAGCGAACCATTTACGACTCTGGTTCTATAATCCACTAATACCCGATAATCTCCACAGCATGATTGTATTGTCAATGTGGTGGGATTTTACCCACACTTCCCTCTGGAGGTCTAACGGACGGTTGTGGTAGTACTCCCGCCAACCGTTGGCTGCTTAACGCTTAACCTACACATTGTATTAGAGCGTGGTGAGGACGCGATCCCCCATAGATTGGCTTTCTATCCCAACGTATAACCCCGTTGGTCTATCTGCTATCTGCTAGTCAGACTTTATCGAAAGGGTTATCCCAATCTAGTCCAAGGCATGGACCCACGATTTTTGTGGAACTGAGGCTCCTTACTACAATTCTCCCAGTGTGGCCGTCGGGCCTCTTGGCGAGTTCTCTCCAGTTCCATTGTATTGTGCGGGTGGGTGGATTCGTTTTCTGGTTATCATGGGGATTCCTACGTCCCTAAACCATAGACTTGACCACCTACCTAACTTCCCGGCCTTCCATCGTAGGAAAGACAGTTAGCCGTTGGGGAGTTGCTCAGTGCAACCTTGCAACCCGCGTTGTATTGTCAATGATCAGCTTCAACTCTCGTATTCTACATCTATTATCGTCATCTGTCAAGCCCTCTCTACAGAAATTCTAAAAAATTTTTGCATTGACGTAACCCTATAGAGCATAAGCACTTACGTCGATCCGGGCCGCCCGCCCTATCCCTAAGTTGTTTAAGGATAAGGACTTACGATTAGTTGTTACTAGCCCCAATAGACTCACGAACCCTAACCACCCCATCCCTCTTGGCAATCTCAATAGCCTCACAAAAGAACTCAAAGAAAGTGTCCAATTCATCATGCACAGCTTGATCGTCAACAGTAGCAGCACTAAACAGACGAATGGAAAAATCGGCCACACAACCACAAATAGCAAGACGCTCATCGTTCGTCAACATAATTCTCTCCCTTTCTGCTCAATATACCCTATTAAAGACTCTTTGTCAAGCCCCGACTATTGGCTGACTAAACCCATCCAGCCCAAACCCGTAGGGTTAGGTGGGACAAACTTGGGAGATTCGCTCAATGAGCAAATGCTTCCCATACAACTGCTCTGCCTGACACAAGGCATGATAGGTACTGTATGCTTGAATATACCCTACCACCTTGTTACCCTTCATTACCATATAGGTATCGGTATTCATTCGTCATCCTCCGATCCGGCGAACACACTATCCCAAACCTCATTATCGTATCCTGTTTTCAGAATCTCACGCTTTTCAGCATCCAGATAAGGGAAAGCATTTTGAATCGACTCTCCATTTATCCAACTGTTGGCATCGCTCAATTTTACCATGATTTTGAACTGCTTGCCACTAGCGGCCATACCCATAAAAAACATATAAACGATTCCACGATCACCATACACACCATGATTGTCAATCCATGTGGTACGTTCAACATTGTCGGTCAAAGCAAACGGTCTAAACAGCATCTTTTTCTCCTTTTGATTCCTTGTATTCTACACTACTATTATCGGCTTGTCAACAGGAAAAACTTGAGCAATAAAAAATTGTCGTAAAGCGTTGGAGCATAAAGACTTACGACTTGCGGGGCGGGCCGACCTCGCCCTAAGTGCTGCCGTAGCAACGACTTAGGGGTTGGTCAGTTAGTAGGCAGAGCTTGCTAATTTTTAGAACAGGTTAGCAAACCCGCTTTTGAACAAAGCACCGGCCAGTAACGGCTTTCGGCACTTCGTTACACGCTCTGCGTAGAAATTACGCACCTTGCCATCCGCAGTTTGGCACCTTACCAGATTGGTAGTGCGAACAAACTCAGGATCGTTGATACGATACCTACTCTTGCGATTCAATTTCGCAATCTGGTCAGCAGTCAACGTCTGCTTGCCGAGTACCTTTGCAAGAAAACGCTCATGCGTTCCATGCAACGGCTGTTCGTAAACAAAGTTGAAAACCTGGCCCTCTACAGCATTCGCCAAGTTAGCTTTCGATCCACCATAGACCGAATAGAAGACGAAACCCACAACAGCAACGGCAACAGCCGCAAAAATCGAACCAAACAAAAACGCATCGTTCATAGAAACCCTTTCAAATTGAAAACCGATCACAACATTCATGCCACAAGTCTACACTATATATCGACATTTGTCAAGCAGGAACCTTAGAAAAACTTTCATCCCAGTATTCTTGCAGTTCCGCAAGATTCACAGCACTATCCGACCAAGTCACGCCGTCCGGTGTTTCATATCCAACACCTTTACGATATGCGGAATATAAAGCCAAACGCATATTATCCTTGAACTCTGCATAATTAGCAGACCGACGAGCAATATTATTCAAATATTCGTCATTGCCAATCCACAGACAAACATTCCACGTTTGATAGTTAGCGTAACCGTTATAGCTTCCGTCGGGACTCATGTTTTCACCCTTGCCTTTCTTCTATATCGTATTCTACTATCTATTATCGTCTATTGCAAGGGGTAAACTTGAATCTTACGAGATTGTAAGGATTGTCGTAAAGTGTTGCGACATAAGGACTTACGACGAACGCGGCCCGCCCCGTCGGCCCTAAGTGCTTGAACACAAAGGGTTTACGACGAGAGATTATTTTTTCACTCAAAATCAACAAAGATGATTTGAGCATAGCCGCGAGGCTTAACGGTATAGCCATCGCCATAGTCAAGGGTATCGGCCTTAACAGCCGTCATACCAGCTAGAGCCTTAGCCTTACGAATAACGCTACGCTGGCTAGCATTCTTCTTGGGGATGAATTCGTAACGATTCACCCAACCAAAGTTAGCCTCACCAGCAAACGTATCCGTATGGGTAACAACACACTTCATCGAGTCACTTCCTTTGCTTTCATGGTTTTAAGATACAACTTTTCCAACAGATTCACGCGAGCAATCGCACGATTAGCTTCACGATTCATGAGTATAACAGCTTTTTGGTGTGCTGTCAATGGTTTCTTTTTCATTTTATTCCTCACTAGACTACCACCCATTACGGCGGCATTCTTCATTCCAGGCTTCCGCTTCTTCCCTCTGCTTACGAGTAACCGCCGGACCCTCACCAGTCAGATAAGCATCACGAGCAGCATCATAGCCATCGTCCGAATCATCGTCCTCATTCCAGTCATCATACCGACTCATCATTCACCTCTTTAAACCTAACATCAGCACCCATACAATCGGGCCAACCCCACTTGTCCCACGCCTC